AACAGAAACTGTTACTAAGTATGTAACTTCATATGCTTTAAAGCATTATGTTGAAAGAACATTAGCTATTCAAACTAATAATGAAATTAATTATGTTTCTAATGAAGAAATTATTAAAGCTATGGATTTAGCTGGATTTAAATGTGTTCCTACTTATAAAGGTTCTATTAATTGTCATTTTAATTTGTCTCGTAGAAGTATGCTTGAAGTTTTTAAATTAGTTATTTAGTTTAAATATTGAATAAATAATTGTTTTTCTTTTTATTCCATATCAATCCTTGTGTTCCTTCCTTTAGGAAGGTTAATAAATCCAATTTTGTTTGGATAACATGGAGGTTTGTATGGGTGATATTAATAAAGATGCTATGTATCCTGAAGGTGTTGATCCTAATCTTGTAGACGATAGTCATAATGCTAGAGGTCAATGGTCTCCTTATTCTGAAAAACAACGTAAAGCTGCAGCTGTGCTTATTAGGGGATATCAAGCTTCAGGTATGTCTTTGAAGGAAGCTACGGATGAAGCTTTTAAAGTTGTTGGGGAACCTGAGAATATTGATGAAGTTACTCAGGGTAAGCAAAAAAAAGTTAAACATTAAGTAATAAGGGTATTAGCTTTACCTTGGTTAATATTAAATGTGAAGGTATAAAATACACGCCCTTTGTTTTAAATATAAAGGATTTTAAATGAATATTTTTAGAAGAAGAAATGGAATTAAAGAGTTTAATGAAGATGGAGATGAAGTTTTACCTTGTGGTGTTTATGATGAATATGGTGTTTTAGATGAAAGAACTGAGGAAGAAGTCAATCGTGATATTGAAAAATTTAATAAAAGTATTCGTGAAAAATATCAAGTAATTTCTATAAATGATAATGTTAAAGAAATTGAAAAAAACAGTTTAATGAAATGAATTATTTAATTTAGGAGATATTATGTCTAAGTTGACTGCTTCACATCGTGCTGCATTAAGAGATGAAGATTTTGCTTTTCCTAAAGAAAGAAAGTATCCGATTTATGATAAAGGACATGCTCAATATGCTATTAAAATAGCTTCTATTCATAAAAGTGATGGGAGTATGAGTGTTAGTAAGTATAATACTTTAATTAAAAAAATAAATGAAAAGTATGGTTGGAAAGCTAAAATAATAAAAATATGATAAATAAATTTTAATGATTTATTTGATTTTTATATTTTAATGTTTTTAAAAAATTAAAATAAGTTAATGTTTTGTATTTTTTATTAGGAAATATTATGAATATTTTGATTATTGAAGATGATGAATTATTACTTGAAGTTATGTTGTGTGCTTTTGAGGATAAAGAATGTAAAATTTTTACTTCTTATTCTATAGAAGATGCCTATAGTAAACTTCAAGATATTAATGTTGTTATATGTGATTCTTTTTTAGGAAAAGAATTTTCATTTATAAATTCTTGTAGAGATAAAGGTATGTATTGTATTTATCATACTGGTCGTGCATATATAACTGATGAAGAATATTATGTATTTGATTGTGTTATTGAAAAACCAAATATGTCTTTTTTGTTTAAAAAAGTAAATAGTTTAATTAATGATTTTATGATTTGTGTTTAATTTTTTTATTTAATATAAGGAATTATAATGAATATTATTAAATATCAAAATACTGAGAGTCTTCGACTCTCTTTTTTATTGCAGCCTTTGGCTGCTGTGTTTTGTTTTTTCTTTATTCCATTTAAATCTTTTGGAATTAAAATCTTTTTTGCATTTCTTATAAAAAGTTTTGTGTATTCTTTTATTCTTTTTATTAAAGTTTTATATTTTTTATTTCACTTTCTTGTTCAAACTGTTTGGTTAAAATGGTTTTGTAACTTGAATTTGAGATTGAAATTGAATATAAAACTTGATTAAATTTAATTGATTTAAGAACTTAATACTTTGTTAAGCGTTGGTACCCAACTATGCCCAGGTATTGGAAACTTTGCTAAGCGTTGGTTAGTCATAAAACTGGGAAGCTGTGTTGGGTTTGGTAAGCGTTGGTACCCCATATAAATAACGAATAAGTCTATAGGTCATTAAAAGACCTAAGAGCAATTAAGCTCAAAATATAAAATAGGAGTATTTTATGAAAACGAACACACTACAAACGACGCTACGCCTTATGATGGTTAAAGAGCCACAAGAGATTGAGAACAAGTGGATTACTAAAGATGGTAAAGAGCATTCACGTATTCGTGAATCACTAGAGGCTTATCTACTAGGCACTGGAGTTCCTTTGACTCTTATTGATTTGAATATCAATAAATTTCAAAATGGTAAGCATTATCGCGATGTTAAGTTAACTGATTTGTTTAAGTCATTCATTAAGAATGAAGATGATCTAAAGACAGGTCGCAAGGTTTTGCTTGCTCATGTTGAGCTTATTCCAGTAAAGAATAACTTTGCTGAGAACGAATCTATTAACAGATTTGAGCCTTATCTTACTGGTTATGATATTGCTGACGCAACGCTAGTTGATACTCAAGAAGTTGAGAGTATTCGCCAGTTTGTTGGTTAATTGATTTTGTGGGTTGTTTCGTATAGAATGCAACCCACGACTTTTAATTACTTTTAGCCAATGGAGGTTAATATGAATTTCTTAACTCTCCTTCTTCTATTCTTTTCAATTCAAACTTATGCAAGTATTGACATGGAAAAGAAAATAGAGAAGGTCTGCCAAAAAATGCATTACAAAGACTGCTCACTGGTTAAAGCAATCGTAAAGATTGAATCAAACTTTAACCCTTTAAGTATTGGGGCTGATGGAAAAGGGAGTCTTGGTCTTACACAGATAATGTGCGATACAGCATGGACGCTTGATAGAATTAATGGAAGAAGAAGCATTAACTGCAATAGACTGTTTATACCAGAAGTAAATATTCAATATGGAATTGAATATTTAAATCACTTGGAAAGTTTGCTTTCTATTAAGCCAAACTTATATGAACTGCTCTCTGCTTATAATGGTGGTTATGCTTTTAATAGAAGAACAAAATCATACGAGGTAAAGAGATGCAACGCTATTAGTCGGAAGAAAGGTAGACTTTGTCGACCTGGTGAGCCATTTAATATTGCATATGCAAAAAAAGTTATTTCAGTTTATTTAAAAATTAAAGGGGATTAATATCCCCTTATAAAGGAGTATTTATGATTAAGCTTATACAAAATAGAACTATAGGATTACAGAAAAAAACAATTCAAGATAGTACGACAGTTATTAACTGTAATGCATGTTGTGGAACAGGAATAACCACAATAACATTACCAGCAGGATCTATTCGCAACCTAAAGGTGAAAAGCCAATTGCTTGTCCTTCAAAATGAATGTGAGAAGTGTGAAAATGGTAAAGTGACTACAAAGCTACGTATTATCAGAAAGAACTTATTATCTTTGGTTTAATATGAACGATTCAATATGGAACTATGTAGACTTTAGTAAGTATGATGATTCATTAGAATTTAAAGGTGCATGTTATACATGCGAGCCAGTAGCTATGCTTAATCTAGAATTAGATAATCAAAATAAGGATCTTCTAGCTGCACTAGATCTTGCTACCGCTCGCCTTTTATCTGCATGTAATCCTGATATTTTTACAGACCTAATGGAATCTGCAGCAATAGCTAAAGAGCTTAGGTTAACATTCTTTGGAGTTGATAATGGGAAGCAACAGGAAATCAATATTCTTCACTAGTGACTGGCATATTGGTCATGCAAATTCAATAGTTTTTGATGAAAGACCATTCAAAGATATTCAGGACATGCATAAGGGATTGATCAAAAGATTTAATGCTAATGTTCCGCCAGATGGTGTTACGTATTTCCTTGGAGATATGGGTGTCTGTGGTAGTACATTAACCTTTGAAGTTATGAACAAATTAAATGGAATAAAAGTTCTAGTTTTAGGCAATCATGACAAGCAACATAACGCTATGTATGGTTGTGGTTTTGATGTAGTTTTAAATGGAGCTGTTCTCCAAATTGCAGGGGAACGTGTGACTATGTCTCACTGTCCTTTGATGGGAGTTTTCAGGGAAGATTTAAGTCACATTCCTATAGAAAAACAAGTAGAAAATGCTAACTGGCATGGCGAACATAAAAATAAACGATTTTCATTTGAAGATGAAGGTCAATTTCATTTGCATGGGCACATACATTCTAGTAACAAAACTAAAAACAAGAAACCTATTTTAGGTAAGCAGTATGATGTTGGGGTTCCAGCTCATAATTACTTGCCTGTTTCAATTAGTCAAATAGAGTCATGGATATCTAAATACAAAAAAGGAATAAAATGAATAATAGAATTGCATTCGAAATTAAAATGACACCTGATAAGTTATTGGAAATGCTTCAGTACGCCAAAAGTGCTCAAGAACATATGTGCGAAGGCCAAACATTTAGACTTGAAGTTTCTTATAATGTTGATTTTGTATTTGCTGGATTAAAGCCATTTAAGTCAAATGTTGGCTCATCTCGAGATTCTGAGATGCTAAGAGACTTACCGGTAATACAATGAAAGATCAATTAACCGTTGTTCTAGCATTAATAAATTCAATAGATGGAAAGCATTTAGTTATCCATCGTTTAAAAGAAAACGATTATGGCTTCCCTGGTGGTAAGGTTAAAGAAGATGAAAGCTTAATAGATGCATTAGTTAGAGAGGTTCAAGAAGAAACAGGACTTTGTTTAAATAAGGAAAACTTTATACTAATCAATGGTTTAGTCCGAAATGAAAATAATAAAGAGCTTACTATTTTTACGTATGCTTATACTGATTTAATTTCTGATTCTGTAAAACTGACAACTGAAGAAAAGCATATAGATCCAATGTTAATGAATCCAGCTCTTTTTTATTCTCTTACTTCTTTTAAAGAATATTATAAAAATTTATATTTAGAATGCTAAAAGGATTGACTATGAATTTTAACCCAATATCTTATGTAACACTAAGTAGAATGAAAAAACTTACTGCTTCTGCTAACTACAATTTAAACGAAAGCAAAAATAAAGACTCAAGATGTCTTTTTATTTTATCTACAATATTTGCTTTAGTTTGTTTTCTTGTTTCAATGTATTTTAGATCATAACAATTATTTAGTGGGATTATAGCTCAGTTGGTTAGAGCTCCCGGCTCATAACCGGGTGGTCGTAGGTTCAAGTCCTACTGGTCCCACCACTTTACAATTAAGACAATCTGCAGGAGATAATAAATGAGCACTACGTATATGCAATTACTTGAATCAAATGAAATCTTAAAAAGAACTTTAGAAGTAGTTGAAAGTTCTTTAAATAATAAAATAGAAGAACTCCAAGGAAAACTTGAAGAAGAAAAACAATTCTATCAAATCTTATCTGAAGAATACAATAAGATTAAGAAACAAGTAAAACTGTTTTAACTATAATTCAAGTAGAGATACTAAAACTCAAGGAGTTGATTAATGGACTTACCAATGCAGTATCCACCAAAATTTAAAGATGTTGGTGGAATGGAATGTCCTAAGAACTATTACGCTTATGATCAAACAACAAGAGATTGTTCAGTATGTGGGCAAGCTAAGCTATACCAAAGATGTCATCAATATGAAGACCGCGCCGCTTGTGCTGGTTGGGTTCATCCAATGTTTGGGCCTTTATCTTGTGAAGCTTATGTTGAGCTAGATATGATGATAGATCAAAAGCCAAAAACAGCAGAATGTTCTGAATGTAAAAAAACAATACCTGAAGACTTTATGATTATCAAGACTAATGGATTAGTTTGTTATGACTGTGATGATCCAGATTGGGCAAAAGACATACCGTCTTTTGAAGAAAGAGGTGCAGTATGAATGAAGACAAATTAGTAATATATCATTCAGATGAATGGGAACTACTTGTAACTCCACAATATCTTGGATCCTTTTTTGGTTGGCACTCTTGGATTACATGGTCAGTAGATGAAAACATAGCAACAATGAAATGGAGTAAGCTATGAAAGAATTAAGAAATTGTCCATTTTGTGGCAGTGAAGCAGATACTAGTTTAGATCATGGGACACCGCAAGTATTCTGTAAAGAAATAGAAAAATGCGGCATTTTTATGCTTGATTTTGATAGTCCATTCCTAGATGAAGTTATACTTAAATGGAATAAAAGAGCAAAAGATCTCTACGAGGAATAATATGAAATCATATGAATTGAAAATGAGCATGTGTGTTAACCGTGAACATTACCTTGAACAACTTGTTCAGTTACTTAAAGAAGAAAAAGAAGAATTCTTTCAATTAATTAAAATTGCTGGAAGTTTCTTGGAAGATAGTGAAAACAACTATGAGAAACATGCTCCTAATTGTAATTTCAACAATGGCTGGAGCTCTGAAGGTAAATACTGCACATGTGGTGCATCTGATTGGATGATGAAAAGAAAAAAGATAATTTCATTTATTAATGAATCTATTGTAAATGAGTCTTCATATCAAACCTGAACAAAGCAGTATCAAAAGGATAATTATGTCTTACGAATCTTGGGGCAATGAATGGAAAGATCATGATGAAATCATTAAACTTAGAGCAGAAAGTGAAAAGTTGAAGCTACAAGTTAGAATAGCAACGACAGCATTAGAATGCATTGAAGATCCTCGTAAAATGAATCACTCAGAAAAAGACGATTATACCCAGAAGGCATGCCTAATGAATGTAGCCCATGTTGCATTAAAGGTTATGAGGGGTGAGTATGTCGAAGTATGAAAAGATGCGCCTATGGCTAATTGTAATACAGATAATTATTGGTATATATGCTGTAGTCTTTCACTTTAAACCAATGCCAATGGCACAAACAGAATGTAGGTAATTATGAATCATATAGTACAAGAGATTGTAATTATATTAGAAGAAAATGCTAAATTAAAAAGTGCCCTCGGCTTTTATGCTTATGAAGCCAGAGATCATGTTGTAATGGAAATGAATGGTCAAAGAATGTCTGGAATTAAATTTGCTGCTGATGCTTGGGGCGATAAAGCTCGAGAATGTCTAAAAAGCATAGGACTAAACAAGCATGATTACTTTGAAGAAAAACAAAGAAAAGAAGCTATATTGCAGCACATAGCTCCAGTGCTTGAAATGAAAAGAAAATAAAAATATTAGATAATCTGTCCAGCCGGTTTCACCATTTTATGGTCTGTAGCTCAACTAGAGCAACGTAACTAATAATACGTAGATGCGAACTTAAGATGTTCGCTAGACCACCATTTTAAAGGAAATTCTATGCATCCAATATATGGGAAATGCCATAAAGACTACAGTTCTACAGATGCTGATAAATGCGAAGAAAAAGAAACAGGTTGTCCGGCTTGTAAAGATAGACCATGTAAACAAGAATGGTGTCCATTCACTAAAAAGGAAGATTCTAATGATAAATGATTTACATGAATTATTAAAAAACAAAGAAAACTACTCAGTTACTATTCGGCTTTGGCCTTTGGATGAAGTTGATATTATTATCATGGATCAGTCTGAAGTCTATGAACCATCAAAACAAATATTTAGCTGCAATGAAGAAAGTTTAGATGATGCTTTAATTAAAACAATAGATTTCTTGGAGAACCTATGAATAGAGAAAATATACTAATAGGAATAGAACTACTTAGGTTTGCTGCAAAGATTAATCAACAGATGATTGAATGCGGTGAAGTCTTAACGGGTACACCTTTTTCAGAAGAAGATGCAAACAAGCTCCAATGCGAAATCATTGCTGCAGTTGAATGTATTGAAATCCTTGAAAACTATATGAAAAATGATATTGCAAAAGAAATGATAAAGAATTACATCGGACAGCTATCGCAAGAAGGTGATCATTCAGATCATGACTTTCATGACTAAAGAAAAGCCAAGGATAGGTGATATGATTTCTCTTTTTAATAATGGAACAAAAATAAATGTTACTGTTTACAAAATGTCTGAACATCATATAACATTCACAATGAAAGATAAAAAGTTGTGGTGCATGACTTGGAGTGATTTTTTTAATAAAAAAGAAGGATATTAAATGACAACAGAAACTGAAGTAAATAAAACCATTAACAAAGTTGTATTCGTAACTGCTCCATGGTGTCAACCATGTGCCGCTTATAAGCCAAATATTGATTCTGCATCGGCTTCTATTAAGTCTTATGGATATGCTATTGAATACATTAATGCAGATGAAGATAGACAATTTTGCAAAGACTATTTAATTCGTGGTGTTCCTTCAACACTAATCTTCCATGGAGATAAAGTTGTTGAGCAATTTGCAGGTAATAAAACAAAAGAAGAATTACTAGAAAAGATATATAAAGTTTCAGAAATCTAGTGCTTATATTTTTTTAAGTTCTGCTGTAAATGCAGGATACCTTAAAACTTTTATAAGTAATTAGACCGTCTTGGTCACGCGGATACGAACTGCCCGAAAGGGTCTACTCCCCCTCAGCATTGCGTCTCAGGCCATAGTAGGACCAATTTTATTTAAGTATAGATGCTAAAAACATCAACGGTTTTATTAAATGGGGGATTAGCTTAGCTGGTAAAGCAACTATGGATGAAAAAAGAAGTGGCGAAATTCGTAAAGTACTCAAGAGATAGCTTCTCTTAATAGTCGCGGAAAGTTAACTAGTCTGTAGATAAGATCGGAGGTTCGATTCCTCTGTCCCCTGCCAATAAAAACCCAGTCACTTTGGCTCTTTGAGTAAAATTAAATCATACAAATTGGAGTCAGGAGATGAGTAAAACGAATATACTAATATTAAAATTAGCTATGTTGGGTTTTGTATTGGGAACAATACTAAGTTACATACTGGGGACTCAGCTCTTTAATATCTCTGCCTACATAGCTATTCCAATAGGAATGCTTGCTGGGATTTGTTCACCTTTTATTGGAGAGTAGTATGAAAAAAATAAATAGGAGAAGAGAATGAGAAAAGGTTGGATAATTACAAAAAATTACTTAGAGTCGCGCAATGAAAAAACATTTACTGAAGTTTCAATCATTGGACCTTCTCTTACTACTCTTACTAAAGAACAAATAGTACTTGGTCATCCATTCAAAATGTTTGATGATGATGATGTTCTTTGTTATGAAGGATATCTTTATGCTGATAAAAACTCAGAAGATGGGTTTATGCCATTAGATAACTATGGCACGCCAGATGCTGGGTGTACGTATGTTCAATATAAAAATGAAATTGGTGAATGGAAAACATTGTAATCTATAGAATACAACGCTAATATTTTAATGTGATATTTTTAAATATGTTAAAATTTTCTCTAGGGGAGAAGTTTTAATATGATGACACCTGTCGACATTAAAAATGAATTAGATAAATACGTCATAGGTCATGATGAAGCAAAGAAATATCTTTCTATTGCTGGATACAATCATCTTAAGAGAATGAATGGCAATAATATTAAAAAAACAAATGTATTATTAATTGGCCCCACAGGGTCTGGAAAAACCTATATGATTACCATGTTGGCAAACATATTAGGTGTAAAGTATTCTTCTTTTGATGCAACTCAGTTCTCAGCAATAGGATATGAAGGCAAAGACGTAGAAGACATAATAACTGATTTAGTAAATAATTGTGAAAACAATGAAAAAGAAGCAAGTAGATCTATTGTCTACATAGATGAGATTGATAAGATTAGAAAAAAGAAAGTAAGCGGATCGTTTGATATAAGTGGACTAGGAGTTCAACAATCACTTTTAAAAGTGCTAGAAGGCTCGGACATACCATACGTTTCAAAGTACTCAAATAATGGACAGTATGATGAAAAACTTAATACTGAAAATATATTATTTATAGCATCTGGAGCCTTTGTTGATTTAACAGAGGTCAGCACAAAAGGTCTTATAGAATATGGAATGATTCCAGAATTCCTAGGAAGATTTTCAATCACAGCAAAGCTTGAGGCATTAACTCTATCTCATTATGTTAAAATATTAAAAGATTCGGAAGGCTCTATTATCAAATCATATAAAGAATGGTTTTTGACAGAAGGCATAGAGCTAGTAATACATGAAAGCGCTATAAACTTTTTAGCCACGGAAGCAATGAAAAGAGATCTAGGGGCTAGAGGCTTACATATTGCACTAGAAGAAGCATTGATAAATGCTCAATTCGAAGCACCCAGTATGGTAATCAAGCCTAAGCAAATAATTCTAAACTCAATAAATATTAAGACAAAAATTCCTTTCTGGGTTTTTTAATATAATCTTTATTCCAATTTAATATTTTTTATTTTATAATAGCTTTAACAATACAAAGGAAAACTTATGTGTTCTTTTTGTATTAAGCCTTGTGGCAATAATTGGTATTTTCATACAGAAAGAAATTCTATGGAAAATGTACACTATAAAAGCATAGGGTATCTTTTTATTTAAAGGTAAGTTATGATACGTTGTATGCACATAAGCGACACTCATCAAGAGAATATCGCAGATATTGTAGTGACTGATCTCAAGACTGAATCTTTTGGGACATTAGATCTATTATTTATTTCGGGTGACTTAACCTATAGAGGAGACATTGATAAGCTTAAAAAATGCGCTGATCAGTGTGAAGATTTAGTTAAATACGGTTACGTTAAAGATATTGTAATAACTCCTGGTAATCATGATAAAACATTTCACAAAGCAAAAATAATAAATGACAAGCCTAGCAATTGGGAAACTCCAGAAAGAGCCCGCGAATGCTTTGCTCACAAAAAAGGCATACATCTTTTAATTCATCAAGCTATTGAGTTACATGGAATTAAAATATTTGGAAGTCCTTGGACTCCTGAATTCTGTAATTGGGCATATAACTACTACTGGTATGAAGCAAAATCATTATGGAATCTTATTCCTAATGACACACAAGTATTAATGACACATGGTCCTCCTGAATTCATCTTAGATGAAGTTCATGAATATATGAAAATTAAATATTGTGGATGCCCTGAGTTAGCAAGACAAATCATAAACAGACCAAGTATTACTCATCATTTATTTGGCCATATCCATGAAGGATACGGAACTATAATAAAGAATGGGGTTACTTATATGAATAGTTCCATTATGGATGGATCATACAAACCAACAAACAGACCTCAATATTTTGAATTTAACCCAAAGGCAACATGAAAACAATTATTTTTACAGTTTTACTCCTCTTATCTTTCAATGGATACTCACAAGAATGCAGTGAGAGATATGAAAAAGGCATAGACCTTACAGCTAAAAGCTTAACAATTACTCTTCAATGCAATAATAAAGAAGCAGTGAGAATAAGCGTAGATAAATTTGCTAAAAAATTAAAGTTCTGTCAGAAAGGCCCAATCTGTATGATTGTTGGTAAGGCTGGCGTTTATATTGTTCAAAAACAGATCCCATTAGAATGGGAATGTAATCCGCAAATTGCCATGAAAGTCCTAGAGTTCGCACTAACTAAAACATGTGAGAAGCTTACAGGACTCTAAGGAGTCTCATGAAAATCTTTGCATATCGAAACCTTAATCGCAAAGGTGTAGTGTGGTCATTAAAAGATACTAAAACAAATCTAGTAATAGATAGAGTTAACGTAGCTTATTTTAAAAATGTGGAATTAAAAGTATCTGAAGCTGGAAGGCAAAGAGTACTTAGGAATAAAAAGAAAAATGTACACGCAGGCGTTAAAGGTCAGCGAATAAAACACATGCCTAAAGGCATGATCTGGGTACAAGCTAGTTATAATCCTTATAAGCAAAAAGCATTTACAGACCTTAATGGAAATGAAATCCATAAAGCTGACTATGCTATTTTAAATGTATTTGGATTATCTGTAGCAATAAAGAAGCCGTCTGAAGAGGTATAATATAGATAGTGCTCAGTTAGGTGAGAACAAGATTCGGATGCCTTGACCCAAAAAGTCCTAAACAAGTGGTGATGGTATGCTCCCCTGTTGTCAGTACGGTTGCTGAATGTAACGTAGGCTATTAACGGTTGAATTCCTTAGTGCACCTTAAGTGGTTTTTAACTAACTATTCAACGTTCTGCTAATAGGTAAACTGACCCTGTCGACATGTAACATATGGTTCTAGTAGTAATAGAGCAAGTTGTTAGGTGGCAACGGCTACGTTGCATTCTAAATGAAAAAATAAGCCTATGCGAGTTAAAATCTCGCGGAGTCCAACAATACATTAAAGGTTATATATGAAATTTGATTACATGAAGCATAGGACTTGCAGATATGATGGATGTCGTATTGCTCTTAGTTATGTAGAAATATCTAAAATTAAAGAACTTAAAAATAGATATTATTGTAGCCATGAGTGTCTTGAGAATCAGTACAAAAGCTTAGGTTTTGATGGAGCTATACATTTAGTACATCAGAAGTTTGGGTCTTTACATCCAGTAACTAAAAAGATACAAGAGATGAGAGAAGAGCTTGCAACACTTAGAAAAGATACAGACTATGATGAGCGAGCTACAAAGGGTCGAATAAAAGAAGAACAAAATTTTGCTCGTCTATTAAAAACAAGTGAAAAATGCTTATAAGGATTAATTATGAATATCGAATCTATTGTTACAGATACTACAGATGATATATGGAATAAAACAAATACATCATACCTAGCTTTTAAGCTTGGACGAAAAGCTGATTCCTATAATAGAGCAAGACCTGCAGTGTCTAATGGTAAGATATTTGATGGTCTTGATTGTGTAGCTTCAAATATTACTTTTGATGGTAATTCAGCTAAAGAAGAAGATCAGGGCCCTGATGGACTAATCCCTAAGATTGGTTCTTGCGTGGCTCTTTATGCTTCTAAGTTTAATTCAGGAAACTCATTTTTAAGAACCAGTAATATTCAAGACTTTTATATTCATGGGAATTATGAGGCTTCTAAAGATAAAATTATCTTAAAGCCAGAAAATGCTGATCTTCTTAAAGGGATTGATTTTCAAGATGGAGATATCCTTCTTAATACAATGAATAGTCTTTATTACTTAAAAGCAATTAAGAACAATAGATGAAAACAATATTCTTTTTATTCTTTCTTACTTCTTGTTCAACTATGACTTTTCATGAGCAATCTGCTTATGCATTAAAGACTATGGATCCAAACTTTGCATTGGAAGGAGAATCAGATGACACAAGAAGATAAAGATAAAATTATTAAAATAGCTAAAGATTGCTATGACAAAATAGATATTTTAAGAGTTGAAGATATTGGAATCGAAAAGAAAGCTCAAGCAATTTATGCAGAGCTTCCTGGTATTTATAGGAAACTAGAAGAGATTAAAGTTTTACCTGAGAAGGTTAACTTCCAAGTCTTTATGGAACTTGTAACTACTAGACTTCAAATTGCAGCTCAAGAAGCACAAATGTTTAGAAACTTTAATGGTTTTGCTTAGAAATCATTAATAGTATTAACAAGACTTGGATCATCAATAAATGGATTTGTATTCCCTTGAATCTCTTTAATTTTTAGATTTCTAATAATTTCAAAAGAATCAACTGGATCAGATTCATGCCACTTGCGAAATGTAGCTTCTTGCATTGGATCTATACGCATCTTGTAACGTACAGAAAAATAGAACATTGCTCTAGCAACATTACCTTTGTGGTGACTTGGTGGTTGAAATGCAGTAATATCTGTATTTGGAATCTTTCCTTTAAAGGATGTCCCACAAACAGTATCTCCATTTTTAATTATAGAAAAAGGATGATTACCTCTTGCTGAATTAGCAAAAGAAGCAGTTGGATAGAGATGATGAAGATCGGTTTTTTTAATAGCAATTTCATGAGGACCAAATTTTGATTGAGGCCACGTATGTTCGCAATTAACAAAATTAGGATCTGGTATCTTTCCCTGGCCAACACCATGGCTTGCATTGTAATTATTGTCGCAATAAACGTCGGTTACAATTCCGTTGTTATAATGAAGTATGCCGAAAAGATATTGTCTCGCAAGAGTATAAGAGACGATTGGAACATGAACTTGAATGACTGAATCATTTAGATTTTCTTTTTCACTTATCGGTTTACCACAAGCTCCAATAGAAAAGATTAATAAAAGAAATAAGACTAATGTTTTAATCATAATTAACTCCAATGTATAGTTGAATTATAGCTTACTCAAAAACAAACAGGAAACTAAAAATGAATATATCTGACAAAACTGCTCAGCCTGTGACGCTAAAGCAACTAACTGATTTTATTAAAGAAAACTTACATTTAACTTGGTTTCTTGGAGATGGTGGTTGTTTTAAGGCAGTGGGTCAAGAGAAAAAAGGTAGACCAGTTTTCAAGTATTTTTATCCAAGTATTGATACAAGAACAATGGATATTTTTCATATTAAAACTGATAGGTATGAAGTTGATTTCAGAGAAGAGTTCGATGGGACAATACTTGATTTACTTATATTTAAATATAAAAAAGAATTTGAAAATGAAGATAAATGAATGCAAGATTTGCTTAGGAATAAGCTATCCTGATTGCAAAACAGAAGATATAAAAGAGGAGAAAGAAGATGAGTAAATGCTTATTGTTAGTTGGTCCTATTTGTAGTGGGAAAACAATGTTAGCTGAAACATTAATGCAAAGAGGCTTTCTTAGAAATAGAAGTAACTTTTATGGGATTGAACAATCTAGAAAACTCCTATCTGACGGAACAATGGCCGGAGAGCTTGATGCTTGGGCTGGATTCCTAAGACAGATACAATCACCCTCACCTAATGATAATGCCATATACGAGTTCTCAGGAACTGGTAGGCATGTTTATAGTGTCTCATGGGCAATTGGGCATTCAATAAAAGACGATCCAAATACACAATGGATTATAGCTTATTGTTTAGCTCCAGAAACTACCATTAGAGAACGATTCCCTAAAAAGGTCTATGACTCTCCTATGCCTTTTGCAATGGGAAGTCCTCTTAACTCTTTAGCTTTTATGAATGGTGAACTAGAGAAGTCTTATGGCAACTCAAGAGAATGGAATGGCTCAATGAAAATGAAATTTAATATGAATGTTGAAAACTATGATGGGATTGCAGATCAAATATCTGCAGCCTTTATTAATTAAGGAGTATCTATGTACGAAGCATTACAAGTCTTGGTTCGCAAGCCTGGTCAATCTGAAAAAGGTTTACCTGAAGAAGTTACTATTGAAACAAAAGAAAATGGCGTTTTGATCGTCTCATCTGTTGATGGAAAATTTGAAACTGATATTTCAATTTTAGATGCCTTCTATGATATCAAAGAAGAAGTAACTAGTCAGAACCTGCCTATTGTTACAATTAAAGCTCTTGATGAGATAATTGGCTTATTTGACGCATATGCTTCAAGCCCAATGCCTTTGCTTGGACTTCAAGTTAAAAACAAACTTGTTGGCTTAAAAGGTACAGTAAATAAGGTTAGCGGTAATACGCTTGGAGTTCATTCAATCCTTGGTCGTAAGATCAGCTAATATTTCCTTACATTACTTTCAAAAGATAGACTCCCAGTAATATTATGGCATTATATATGTAATACACTATATAGTGCACTTTATTTTGGGGGTTTATATGAAAGAATTAATAGTTTTAATTTTTATGGTTTTCTGCATATCTGCACAGAGTAGTTCTCATTTTTGTTTTCCTCAAAATACGAGATATAATCCAGTAGGATCTAAGTCTGTTAACTCTATAAATAAAGAAGAATTCGCTGACTCTATTGCTCAAGCAAAAGCAGTTTACTCTCCTATCTTTAAAGAAAAATATAATGCTGAATTAGTTGTTGAAGAAAAATGGGATGACAATACAGTTAATGCCTATGCTCAGCAATCTGGGAAAAGCTGGAAAGTAACAATGTTTGGTGGGCTTGCAAGAGATCCACTAGTAACAAAAGATGGGTTCACAGCTGTTATCTGTCATGAAATCGGTCATCATGTTGGTGGAGCTCCTCGTAAACCAGGTTTTATTGGAACGTGGGCTTCTAATGAAGGTCAATCAGATTACTTCGCAACTTCAAAGTGTCTAAGAAAGATCTTTGAAAATGAATCTGAATTAAATTTAAAAGTATACAAATCAGAGCTTACTGAAGATCAGAAGCTTGCAAAGAATGCCTGTGAAGGCGTATACAAGAGTGAAGCTGAGGCTGCTCTTTGTTTCAGATTGGCAATGGCTGGTGAATCATTGGCTAAATTATTAGGTTCATTAGGTGGTAATGCAAATGTTAAGTTTGGTACTCCTGATGTAACAATTGCACCTAAAACAAATCACAATCACCCTAAAGGTCAGTGCCGTATGGATACTTACTTTCAAGGGGCATTGTGCGATAAAGATCATGTTGTTTGGCCATCAAGCTCAGATGCTTCTGAAGGCTACTGCACAAGTAAAGAAAATTTCAAAATTGGATTAAGACCACTTTGCTGGTTTACTCCATCAGAATATGATTTGAAACGTTAAATTCGAATCGTAAATATACTCCTAGAAAAGCCCCAGAAATGGGGCTTTTTTATTTCCTAAAAGGCTAATATGATTAATATATTTTCAGGTGATGTTAAGAAAGATAGTTTGATGTATGGGCAGATTTTTACATTAAAAGGTATTGGCGAAGCGGGTATTGACTTAAGAGGAAAATTCACCGATATTACGGTTAGTGGTGAAGGTATCAAGTATTATGTATTTAAGATTACTAGTCACAATTCCGAATATGATGAATTCTCAACAGCAATTCCTAATAATGGAGATATAGTAAAATGAAATATTTAGTAGCATTATTTTTGTTAGTTATAATTGGGTGCACAACACCTCAAGATATGACTCCACCTCCTATTAATCATAACAAGATGACATTAGAAATGGCAGCTTGTGATAAGCAGGAAGTTGGATTACTTGGATGTTTCTATAATCAAGACTTAAGCAAAAATTTAAGAATCCCTCTTTGGTATAAAGGTGAGTATCAGATTCGATCAGAAAGATGTAACTTTTTTGAAAATAGTAGATATGAAAATTCTGAAGAATTAGAATTTACATATGAAAAGCTACTTGCGAATAAACCAGAAAATGAAAAAACATGTCTATTTAATATAAAAGTATTTATAGATAAATTCGATAATGGGTTTCAAGGTTTTTTTCTTTTAAGTGAAGGGAATATTAAGCCACTAGAATTCAACCTAAGCAATCAAAATTACTTAGGTTATGCAGGAATTCAGATTAAAGAAGGACAGACATTACTTCCAAACATTGCTATTAAAGCAAAAACTAAAGGATTAGTTTTCTGGGAAGGTTGTAGAGTTCGTGGCGAAAAGAAGTATCAATCAAACCCAGTAATTAACATCTCTGAGATTATAGGTGATATTGCTTTTCCTCTAGATACTTGTATCTTAACTATTGGTTTAATTCCTAATGATGTGCAATTACCAGTAGAGTTAGCTAAGATTCATATTAATATCTTTGAAAAAGTTATCGTATCTCTGCCGCAGCCATTTTTAGAATATAAAAATGAAAAACTAAAAGTGAATGCAGATAAAATTGTTGCCGCAATTGGGATAGGAAATAACCTTTCCATTGAACATGGTAATAGGAAAAAAAGCTACAAGAGAAGTGTAAAAGAAAATGAAGAAGTTGATGTTAGAATAATGACATCTAATGGACGCTTCATGTTATTGAAAGTTAAAAATGGAGAAATCTTATGGATGAAATAATGCCTACGATTAAAACAATACTGAAAGGTGTTGAGAATCCTTGGAAAGCTGGGATCGGAGCTGCACTTGCTTTGTTTGTTTATTTTTTTATTCTTACAATGAAAGGTAAGCTTAGAACAAAAAAAGCAGACAACGAAAAAGATGAACAAAAGACTGAATCAAATATAGAACTTGAGAATTCAAATGCAGAAGCCGATATATCGGTATTAGATCGCCTTAATAGGAGATCAGAATAAAGTCTAACTTTTAGCTCCTCTTCATGAGGAGCTTTTTTTTTGGAGGAATCTTGAAACTCAATAAAGTCTTACCAAAATTTAGTAAAAGATGGGAAAAAGAAAGAGAATTATCTGGTATCCGAAGTATAGACAATGGTATATACTTAATACTTGAAAATGATAAAATGACAAGTGGTCACGAATCAATTAATCTTCGAGCATATATGCAATTAAAAGGAGAGGTTGGAAGTAACTACTTCTTTGAACTCTTTAAGTATTTAAAAAGATATCAATCATATTTAATAATGGAGATCGTTGTACGCCATAAATTTCTTAATACAAAAAAAGAAGTAAGAAATGCAATCAAAGTTCATCTTGTTAAGAATTTTCATAAAATAAAAATTAATGAAACAAAAGAAAATAAAATTCCCACCTTAACATATTATCTAAAACTTGTAGATGAATGCTTAGATCAAATTGATAGGCATACCAAAATCTCTCTTGTTTTTCAGAAAAAAATTGGTTATAAGTATTATGAAAATGTCAGATATTATTAGGAGATAAGATGAAGATCCATGCGACAACAAATAATGTAATTTTAAAAGTTCCCAAGAAAGTTAAAAGTATAGATGAGTTACTAATTGAAACTGGAGAACAGGAACAAATCCTAATTGGTCATATTGTATCAGTAGGTCCAGATTCTACTGTTTTGGCAAATTCAGAATGTCTTGCTTGTGCTTACCTTAATAGGGTAGCTTTATTGCCTTGGGCAACAGAGACGGATACATACTATGTTGTAAAAGAAGAAAATATCTATGGCATCTTGGAGGCTTAAATGAGTAAATTAATTGAAATAAAAGATACAAGATCTGTAATACTTAAACCTGTTAAAGAAATGGAAGAGATTGTCTGTTCAACTATGGGACCACATGGTCAAAACGTAATGCTTCGTAATGAAGCAGATTCTCCTGTGATTACTAAAGATGGTGTTACTGTTGCAAAGTCTGTAAATTCAGATGATGCATTTGAACAATTGATCTTTGACATATTAAAGCAAGCTGCTGAAAGAACAAACAGTGAAGCTGGAGATGGGACTACAACTGCAACTTCTATTGCAGCGAATACATTTAAAGAAGGTTTTAAACTTATATCTGCAGATGTTGATCCAATGTCCATTAAAAGAGAAATCGATCTCTTTTTAGAAACATATAAAGATGAACTTAAAAAACATCGAGTAATATTTAAAGATAATAGTGACAAGGAAATTCAAGATACTTTATATAAGATAGCAATGATATCAACAAATGGTGATATTGAAATGTCTAAAGTTATCTCTGAAGCAACTGCTCGGGCTGGACTAAGTGGAATCATTAACATTAAACAAGCAACAGGTGACTATGGCATTACTCAAAGTAAAGGTGTTAAAATTCCTAATGCTGGTGTTGTTAACTATGATTTTGTTAAAGGCACAGTCGATAAAAAAGTCACTCTTAAAAATGTTTACGTCTTACTGACAACTTATGAGCTTGAAAATCCAAGCTTACTAACTGATCTTAAACCAACATTTGAACATATTGGAAAGAATGGATCACTCCTTATTATTTCAAAGAAAGTAGACAAGGGCTTTTTAGCTCACTTATTGCAATGGAATGCAACTGGTCAACTTAAGAATGCTGCTGTTAGAGCTCCATATTTTGGTGCTGTTGGTAGGGAAATGATGGACGATCTAGCCGCCTATCTTGGAACTGTTGTTATTGAGGAAGATAAGAAGCATTCTTTTGCTAAGCTTGAAGCCAATATGCTTGGGCGTGTAGAAGAAGCTGATGTGACTCCACACTATACAATTTTACGTGGTGTAAATCCAGACAAGGTGCGATTAGCTCAAAGAATTAAACTTCTTGAAGATAAGCTAGAAACAATTAAAGATAAACAAAGTGACCCAGATAAAACCCTAGAAAGACTATCGTTACTTAATGGTAAAGTATTTACTATATCTGTTCCTTCTATCTCAGAGATTGAAGATAAAGAAAGAATGGATAGAATAGATGATGCTATCAATGCCTGCAAAGGTGCATTGAAGTATGGATATATTCCTGGTGGTGGTATTACACTAGCTCGTATAGGTAGAGATAGTAAATCTTCTCTTATTCAAAAAATCTTAACAAGTCCATTAAGTAAGATATTAAGCAATGCAGGAAAATCAGAGCATCAAGCTATTTGTCTTCTTGAAGATGAACAAGATGTATCTACTTCTTACGACTTAAGAAATGGTATTGAAGGTGATGCGTTAGAGATTGGAGTAATTGATCCTTATAAAGTAGCTGAGTGTGCAGTAATTAATGGCTTATCTGTTGGCTCAATGTTGCTAACTACAAAAGCAATTATATTGCCAAAACAAACAAAAGAAACCGCATTCGATATGTCTTACTAATCAGAATATCATTAGACAAAAATCCTAATCAAGCTCATCATATATGTACAGTATAAGAGGGGAAAAAGGAGAATTATGTTATATCTTATTTTGATTGTAGAAATATTCTTATTTGGCTTAGTCTTTTATAGACTTGTAACAACTAATCATTGGACAATTGGTAAGAAATTACTTGTTGGTTTAAGTGCAGGGATTCTAGTAGAAGGATTGGGCTTTATTGCTGCAATGCTTTTTTCTTCAAATCCCATGACTTTAGTATTTATAAAAATACCTAAAATGATCTGCGGTGCCATTATGGTATATTTCTTTTATCGACATGAGCATGTGGTTCACTAAAAGGTAGATGAAATGGAATTCATAACTCAGATTCTTGCAACAACTGGGCCAATTGGTTTCGGTGTTGGATTAGTCTTCTTACTGATGGTACTGGCTCTTAAAGTGGTCTGGGAAAGTCAGAAAGAAGAAAGAGAAGCTAGGATTAAATCCCTAGATAATAATAATGAGAAGTATGAGAATGTAGTTAGGCAAATGTTTGAGGTAGTAAATGCTAACACTCAAGCCCTAACTGCCCACACGGAAGTATCAAAAGAATTAAAGAAAAGTATGCGGGAGCTACGGCTCCCGTCCATTCAGAAATAGCATGTCTATACTCTGAGGCAATAGAGGTGTTGCTTAGGATGTCACGGGAAGAAGGTTGTTCGACTGTCACGGACGCAATGTCCAAGGTTGTCTAGTCACTTGGCACTAGAGAGAATGCTCCCAGCCAGAGAGAACTCAAAAGGTGTCTGGTTTAAAACTTAAATTAAGTCCTCAAACATAGGAAGCTTTTAGCTTCCTTTTTTTATTTTGGAGTACATATGTCTGAAAATGTTAAACAGAAAAAAGTAGTAAAAAAAACTGTACAAGTCGGTGGGCAAAAAGTGCCTATGTACATTTGTCCTCCAGGAATGTCTGGTCTAGGTTTAGATCTAGAAAAGCATTTTAATCAAGAAGACAAAGAAGAAGCTATCTTCGAAGTTATTGATAACTCACAAGCAGCAGAACTTGTACTTACAGAGGATTATGCTTTTGTAAGAGCTTATCAAAAATATTGCGATGATGGTGAAGTCGACAATGCAATGGTTGAGGACTTTGTTAATTATAAACAAATAAACAAGTACTATGACCCTGAAAGTGATTTAAACAAAGATTTGGTATCAATATTCAATAACTAAAGAACGTGGGGTTCTTTAGCTTTTAATCAAGGAGATTTCTATGTCAACGCTCAAAACTGGAATGGTTTATCAACGTACTCTTAAGGGACCAAATTATCTTTGTCTCGGTAAGGCTAGTGTCAATGGTAAGACCATGGTTATTTCTGTAAAAAACGGAAATATTAATGCAAATGGTAAGTCACGCACGTTATCAAAAGCTGATGGTGGTGTAGTTATATTTGCTCACATGCCTGAAGACATTGCTCGCGTTCATCAAATTCGTAAAGTAGATGTTGGATCTGTCTTTACAAAAGGTGCTGCAAGTACTGCTATTCAAACAACACTTAAACGTCTACTAACTCAAGGTATTGAAACAGCTGGGGAGCTGCCATCTCTCGCAGAGCTTCGATAGTCAAACAAACAAACACTCTAACGAGGAGAAAAACATGTCTCAAAAAAGAATTATTTTCGGTGAAACATCAGTACCTGTACCTGATGCTGTAACTTCAGTAGAACAAGCTCGCGGATTCGCTGCTGCATTCCTTCCAGGTCTTTCAGATTCTGAAGGTTTCATCAATGAAGATGGCGATTATGAATTTCGTAAAAAAGCTGGAACTAAAGGTTAATCTTTAGGTCTGAATCCAAGGGGGCTTCGGCCCCCTTTTTAAAAGGCCATATATGTTAAAGATAGAAAGACTTGAAAATCATAAGAACTTAGAATCAGTTCTTGAATCAAAAAAAAAGATATTTAATTTAATGGTAAAAGTGAATGGTTCAATGAATACATTTCACAAAGAAATTAAAACACTAAGAGAAATCGAAGTGCTTGCCGAAGATTACTTTATTTCAAAAGAAGAAATAAAAGCATTAAAAGAAAAATCTTTTGGCCTAAATGAATCGTCAGTAATCGAAAAATTAAAAAATATAAAAAATAGTAAAATAGCTGTCTCAATAGACTTTATTTAAAAGGTAAATATATGGATCAGTTAGTTATAGAAACAGATATACAAAGAGCTCCTAGTTTTATTAATAGCTCAGAAAATATATTTTTTGATTTAGACTATAGTTATCTCCTTAACTTTTGGTATACATCTAAAGTAAATAAAGAAAATAATTATATAAAAAGAAATGGATTACATCCATATTTTCTGTTCAATGAAAACTTAAATTCAAACTCATTTATTACTTCTAATGCAGAGGGTAACAGTGTTAATTTGAAAACAGTTTTTTACACTGTATTTAAAATATTCCTTGAGAATGTATTTAAAGATTTTAAAATAAGTAAAACAAGAGATGTTGAAGAATGGAAACTTTTATTTCCAGCAGATAAGAATGGTTTAGACTCTGAGCAATATCTTAAGTTTAGTTATTGTGAGCATCGTGAACTTAATCTATATCCATTAATGCTACAAAGCATAAGGCCAAGATATGGTGTCACTCACCTTCCATCATTTAAAGTTCTTTTAAATAAAAAAGACATTTTACAATCTAAAGAAATATTTAATTGTTTTAATCAAATAGATGAGGAAGTATCTTCTACTATTGATGAAGGCTTAAAAAGTGTTCTTAATTCTTTACTTGAGCAAATGATTTACAGAGATATATTTAAAGTTCCACAAACTTTGATAGCTGAAACAGTTCAGGCGGAAATGGATGCCGACATGGATGATAATGAAGATACAGAAGAATACCTCGAGATAGTTGAAGAAAGGGTTCATCGTCTTCTTCCTGTTTGGTCAGCGATTCAAGCAAATGTCCCAGCAATGATTGCAGGGCGGGCTCGTTTTAGCTTTCTTCTTGCTTATGCTAAAGCGCAACAACCTTCTTTGTTTGATAATATTCAAGACTCAGATGAGAACTATGACGGTATCTCTAGACTAATAAATAATTTTGCCGCATAGGAGGATCTTATGATTAATATTAAAGTTTTAAAAGACTTTGCAGAAGTTAGCTATCAGATCTCAGGATCACAAAAAAAAGAGACAAAGATAGTAGGTCTTTCCGAAATTCCATTGCTTTTTGATACAAAGATTTCTTTTGATTCTGGTATCTTACCTCTTTTTGGTAATGAGAATGCTTTGGGTATTCAAAGATTGGTACAGCGAGATAATTACTATTATGTTTTGGTTCAAGGTATTAATCCTTTTCTTAACACAAGACATGTTGCAGGTAATGTTTTTACAGATAAAGATTTGAAAAATTTTAAACTGAATCATATTGAGAATACTGATCTTTTGATATCCAAGAAGGGTGATGTGTATGAATATAAGAATGTTTATTATCCAAATCTATTAATGTCTTTGATGCTTAAAAAAGAAACAAAGGGCAGTCTTAAAATTGAAAAATCAGGAATACTTGCTTATTCAGATCATTTCATTTCAGAAGATACTCAACTTTATGAATTTCCATTTTCAAATACACATTCTGGTTCTGTTTATGGACAGATTTGTTGGGGTGGACAAGGGGCTCCACAGCTTGGATCTTTAGCTCAAAGTGTTGCTATAATGCAAAGTTTCTTAGGTTCAACAATGAATCATGACCTTTACAAGAAGGCATATGTTAATGGACATGCATTAGAAACCTCTTCTGACTTACTGACATATTTGTCTTTAAAATCATCAGAGCTTAGTGCATTTCCTTACAAAGATATAGAGATGAAAAAGATAATTAAATACAATGACTTGATGTCTTACCTTAATCAAAATTGGAAATAAAAATGAGACTACCAAATCCTAAACATTTATCAGAAAATGTACAAGAAAAGCATTTAAATGGTCAGCAAGAAATGTCATTACTTGAAAGAGTAAACAAAATAAGAAAACCAGAAACTGCTGTAGTTTCAGTTCAGGATCAGATGAATTTCTGGAACTATCTTAATGATATTCAATATGGCGCACTTAATAAAGACTTACTAACTAAAGCAAATACTTGGTTGTTAACTAAGGATTCAACATTCCTTATTCAAAAAAATAATACTGGATTCTATGCTGTTAAGAAAAGTGATGCAGGAATTCCAACATTACCTAAAATCGATTATCCAGATGCCTTCTTTGAATTAGCATATGGTCAAATTCCAAATTCTATTTTAGAACAAATCATTGGCTTTTTTAGAGAGATCATGAAGCGTCATAATGATGCAGAAGCTTTCATTCAAGTTTATTGGGATAAGCAAGATAGTCAATATATTGTAAACATTCCTAAACAAAGAATCTCAAAAGCATCAGTTAATTATGATGCAACAGAGAACTTAAATTTGAAAGATCCTGCAAGATATTTATTTGCCTATGAGTGTCATAGTCATAATTCTATGAAAGCTTTTTGGTCAGGTACGGATAATGCAGATGAAAAAGAACTAAGAGTCTATGGTGTGTTCGGTGAGTTAGATAAAGATAACTATGCTTCAAAGCATCGCTTCTTTGTTGGAGAAGAGCAAATTGATTGTAACATAAAAGCTATTTTTGATATGCCTAAAGAAGAAGAGAAAAAGTATGTAGTCACTCATAAGAATAAACAATATTTTGTTTCTGGAAATAAACTACAGCTTGATGAAACTCCTAAGTATATCCTTGAAACAGAAGCAGGCGAAAAGCACTATGTTCCATTGGATGGTGTTGTGCTTCATCGTAATGAGGTTGCCTTTCCTGAAACATGGTTTGCTAATATCAATGTTCCTCTTCCAGCTCAAACTCGTGAAAGATCAAATAACATATCTACTGTCTGGGATCTTGACTTTCCATCATATGGAAAAAAAGATAAAAAGAACGGTCCAAAAGATTTCTTTAATAAAGATCTTGTTAATCCTTTTTATAGTAGAGACTTTGATACTTTTGATGCTGAGTGGGATTACACTATGGAGCTTGAGCAAATGTCTGAAGAGATTGATGCGATTCTTGATAGAACAAATGGATTTGAAGATGAAGCATCTACACAGATGTTCCTTGAAAATCTTGAGTTTAAATCTTCTCTAAAAGAACTAGAACTCGCTATTCATAATTATCATGTCACTGCCCGTGAAGCAGAGAAGGGGCCATCTGATGGAAGATACTAATCTAGATATTCTTGCTAAGTTATTGCCAGTAGATAAAAAGTTATTTGATAAATTAAATAACAAACAGAATAAATTTCAGTCTGTTCTTAATCTGCCATTAACTAGAATAGCTGAAGTTGATACTTACCATTCTAATGTAGATTTAAATGCCACTCCTATCCAGATCAATATAATTGGTGCTGGAGGGACTGGTGGTTATCTAGTTAGGGATCTTTCTCGTTTTATTTATTCAATAGAAAAAAGAACAAGTAAGTCTAATATCTCAATTACAATCTTTGATGGTGATAATGTTGAAGAGAAGAATATCTTAAGACAGAATTTTCTTCCTCATGATATTGGCCAAAACAAAGCTGAAGTATTAGCTCTCCGTCATGTGCGAGCCTTTGGAACAAATATTAACTATGTCCCCGAAATGTTTGAATCAGTTCATACTAGTTCACAGAAATGGCGTGGATTTAATAATAGCGAAAAAGGTACAATCATCTATGTAGGCTGTGTTGACAATAATGCAGCTCGTAGAGAAATCGCAAAGACAATGGAAAACTTCAGGACAGAGAATTGGGGAAGACAATCTCAAGAAATTTGGTGGATCGATTCAGGGAATGAAAGGAAAACTGGACAAGTAATAGCTGGCTCAAATTACCTGATGGATGTTACTGACTTTTATCCTGAGATATTACTTCCTGAGTATGATTCTAAAGAAGTTATTAGTTGTGCAGATCGCATGATGGAAGATGAACAAAACATGTTTGTTAACCTTACAGCATCTAATCTTATTCTTAATTATTTAAGAAAAATAATTTTAAATGAGCCTATGATCACTAACGGATCTGTCTTTAATATCGACAATAAAGTAGACAACTATTACATTTTAAAAGATAACAAAGGTTAAGGGTATATGATCAGAGGACAAAAAGTATTAGCAGCAAATTTGAAAAAGACTTTTCTTAAAACTGAAATAAATAGTGCAATATCTATAGTTTCAAAAGACAACAAGACTTTTGCAATAAACATAGCTTCTAATCAAGTTGAAAGATCCGATGGTCTTATCCCTAATTCAGTAATCTTAACTGAGAAACCTATAGAAAACTTTAAAGTAATTTGTAGAGTTTTAACTGAGAATGTAATGTCTACAAGTGTCTTTGATGGTAACTGCAGAATTATAGCAAATTCAAGAATAGATAAGCTAAAGAGCTATGCAATCCTTAAGGAATTAAAAGATTGCATATAAGGAATGTCCATGAAAACTTTCAAAACAATCAATGGGATAAGCTATCATTACATGAAATTTTTCCAAATTAAAAAGAATGGCAAGAAACGCGAAATCAACTCCCCTTGTGACGCATTAAAAGCCAAACAGAATAATCTTAAAGTTCTTCTAGAACAAGAGATCGATTCCGTACTTCCTCCTTATGTTGTTGGGTTTCGTAAATCCTATAACTTAAAAAAGAATGGAGATAGTCATTTGGGAAAAAAATGGGTTATAAACCTAGATGTAAAAGATTTTTTTCCAAGTATCAATAAAAAGATACTAGAAAAAGAAATGATTGTTTTTAAAGATCTCTTAGAGAAGAATGGATATCTCTTTAGTGACTTTCTTGAATACGTTATTTTAAATAGGGCAATTCCGCAAGGAAGTCCAATCAGCCCATTGCTTTCAAATTATATTGGTTACATCAGAATAGATCAAAAGGTTTATCCCTATCTATTAGAAAAATATGGAACAGAGCTATCTTATACAAGATATGCAGATGACATAACATTATCTTTTAATTCTTTTTTAAAAAGAGAAGAAGTAATAGAAATGGTAAATGAAGTAATAAAAATAGTTGAAAGTGATGGGCTCTTTAAAATCAATCCAAAGAAAATCCAAATCATGCATAACTCTCAAAAACAAGTTGTGACTGGTGTGGTAGTTAATCAAAAGACATCATTAGGTAAAAAAGAAAAATTAAGATATCGGGCGATTGCACACAAACTTAAAAATAAGCAAATCGATATGACAGATGTCCTGCAAGGGAAATTGGCATATATCAATTCAATTGATCCCGAATATTATCAAAAACTTAAAAGGAGTTTTTTATGAAAGTTACAGAACTAAAAGTCTATCCAGTAAAAACAGCAGCTGGAAAAGTAAAAGCCAATGGCGTTGTCACATTTGAAGAAGCTGTAGATCTTAAGTTCATCGTTATGGCAGGTCCAAAGGGTGACTTTATTTCTTGGGCTGGTGGTAAGGCTTATAAAAAGAAAGATGGGACTAATGGTTGGGATTCTCCAATTTTCATTAAAGACAAATCTCTTAATGATGATCTTACAGGACAAATCCTAGCAAAATTAAAGGCTTACTCTTCTGGCAATAACAATAATGCATCAATAGGTCAAACTAATGACGCATCGTTTGCTTCAGATGATATTCCGTTCTAAATAAAAAAATGTGGGGATACAGTCGCATTGAATCATATAAGCCGACTTGCTGGGTATCTTAAATGTTAAGCTGAATATGCCCACTTTTAAATAAAACAATAGCTTAAAGCTCCACTTTGAAACTTAATACTTACTTTATGTTTCAGTGGGGCTAAGTTCTTGTTTTTACTATGAAAAGTCTTAAATTAGATAATTGAATTATTTCAGGTTTATCTGTATATTAGTTGTAGAACTATATACACAAGTAAGGTTTCTTATGACAGTACATAAAGGAATCACTTCTCAAAAACGAGCAGATAAGATATCAAAAATCTTAAAGTATGCTAATCAGATATTGAATATCGAAGTTGAGTTTGTTGATCAAAAAAAATTAGGATCGGATGCCGGTGGCTATGTTGCGCCTAAAGGTCAATGTAAAGGTAAGATAACAATATCAAACGAATACAATGGTCTTACTACAATATTAATTTTATTACATGAGATAGGACATCATATTGATTTCCTTAAACGTGGATATGTTGAAGATGAAGATGCAGCTTATCAATACTATCCTGATGTAAGAAATACTTATTGTCCATTAAAGCATAGAAGACTAATTAGAAGTGTAGAAAATTATGCAATCAAATATGCATATGAGCTTTCTATTTTTCTAGATTTAAAACTTCCAGCTTTAGCATATTTAAAAGATGAAATTTATACAAAATCATCCTTAGAGCTTATCTTTAAAAATGGACCATTGAATAAAGATGAGATGCGTAAATTAAAAAAGAAATCAAAAAAACAAGCTCGCTTATTGCTTCGAACAGAATATGGTAATAAAAAAATACTACCTTTAATTAAAAAAAGTTAGTTCCCAAGGACATTAAATCGAAACGATTATTTATTGTGCAATAATATTAATTATTATTAATAGAATATTAAGGTGAGCAATGATAGAAAAATATTATATTTATTTTTTTCCAGAAAGAGATAAAGAAAATCCTGCAATCAAAATTGGTTACAGTAAACATCCACAAAAAAGAATTAAACAATTACAGACTGGTCATCCAACTAAGATTGGATGTGAAGGTTGGATAGAAGTTGATAGTGAAGATAGTGCTCAAAAACTTGAAGCTAAGTATCATGCAACTTTCATTAAAGAAAGAATTAGAAAAAATGGTGAATGGTTTAGATATACAGAAAACATAAAAGTATTCTTAGATCAATTAAGAACACATCCAAAATTTACAAGATATTATCATTGACGAAAACATAATATTTTACTAGAATAATAGAACGCAAACGCAATGTTTGTTAACTATTTTTAGGGCAAAATTATCAGCCCGCTATGGAGTTTTAATGTCTACAGTTAAGTATCCCGAGTCTGTTTCTTTTTACAAAAAATCAGCTGAATTACAAGTCAAATTGAAAAAACCAGAGACAGATGCCGATGGAAGAATCATTAAAGGCAAAGAAGGCTGTATGTTTTTCGAAGCAGCAAGAGCAATTCCTGGTGATCCAGATGGTCGAATTGATTGGCCAAGTAAAATCATTATGAAAATTGGCGTTAATGACATTGGGCAATTAGTTGCTTTTTTGTCAGGAAGAGCTGATTCTTGTAAGTTGTTTCACAAAAATGCATCAGGTGCATCCTCAACTCTTGAGCTATCAGCTGGAGAGAAAGGTTCAGTCGGAGTTCGTATCGGGAAAAAGCTAGGTGAAAATCAGCAAGTTAGTTCGGCTCAACTATATTTAAGTGGTCCTGATTCTATCATTTTAGAAGAACTATTAAAAGCATCACTTCCAATCGTACTAGGATACTAATCTAAAACAAACTGCCGCTAGGATAAAGCTTAATTGCCCAATATAACTAGCAGTAAACTGAGCTATGGATGCAGAGATCTCGCAAAGAGCGGGGCAAACTGGCATGGGTAGTTAATAATAGGGTTACAACCTATTAAGGGCAGTTCTATATCTAAAAGGGATATAAATGAAATACAATTTGAATTACTGGATGAGTCCAAAAAAGCAACAGAATGTAAATCCTCGTATTCATGAATATGAAGAAGAGAAAGAATCAGCTCCAATGATTGCTTCATTAAGTCAGAACACACATCCAATTTTCTCAAGAGCAATTCTTTTTGATCAAGAGATTAATGAAATGACTTCAACTGCATTAAGAGCAGAAGTCCTAGCTAAAAGTGCAGAAGACCCATCGGCTCCTATCTATTTATTCTTGGGATCTCCAGGTGGTGGACTTTACGAATCATTAGCTATCTATGATACGTTCCAATTGATTTCAAATCCTATCATTGCTATCTGCTCAGGCAAGGTTATGTCGGGTGGTATCTTGATTCTACTTGGTTGTGATATTCGATTATCAACACCAAATAATACTTTCATGATTCACCATGGTCACACAATGCTTAGTGGAAATGTTGTTCAATTAAAAGAACAGCATAATGAGATTGAATCTTTAAATGATCGTATGCTTGATATCATTATTAAGAAAACTGATATTAGCCGTGAGCAATTAAAGACTTGGTTGGTTAAAGATCATTACATGAATCCTGAAGCTGCTTTAAAATATGGATTGATTCATCATCAGATCAGTTCTCTAGATGAAATCATCATTGAAAAAGAACCAATTCCTGTAGATGCTATTCTAGATAGCGCTGTTCAAAAGCCAAAGAAAAAAGCAGCTAAGAAGATTTCAAAAAAGAAAGTAACAAAGAAAAAATAAAACAATAGGGGTACAAAATGAATCAACAAAAACTTGAAAATATTGTATCCCATATTGATTATTTAATCTCAGAATTAAAGCATGTAAAAAGTAAGCTAACACAAGATGAAGGCTTACACTTAAATGTTATTAGTGATGAAATATTTGCTATTGAACTATGGGACACAGATCTTCTGGAACCAAGAATGCTTTGCTACAAGCCCGAACCCAAAGCAATTGAGAACTTTGACTATATCAAAGAATGCCAAAAAGCTTTAGATACAATCTTAACTCCAAGGGCTTATAGTAAAACAATCTACTGGAATAGTGACATCCCATGGGAAAGTCTAACAGAGCATTATCAAAAACTAGATCAACTATTTAAATTTGAAAAACGAGAGTTAGATGATAATTTAAAGAGTGTGGTAAAAGGACGAATCGATGCTTTATATAATCTGTGAGAATAGTAATCAGTATTCAGATACAATAAAAACTATTTGTGAACAAAAATTAAATATTTTTGATTATGAACTTTTGGATCCAAGGACTCATAAGCTAGATAGTAGTTTTTCTACTGTTTTGGTTTTAGGTAAGCTTCCAACAAGCCTTAAGATTGATGCTAACAAAATATTTGAAACAAAAGCCCCAGATTCAACACTTGGCGCTGAGGACAAAAAAGCTATCTTTGCAAAATTCAAAGAAGCAGTTGATTTTAGTAGAAATAATTCTTTTAAAAAAGAAATATTAAATACAGACATCCCAAGGCTTGCTGATCTCCAGCAATTCCTAGAGGGTTTTAAAGGTCAAGTAATGGAGCTAAAGATGATGGATGGCAGATACCTTGGTATCTACCCAGATGGTCAAAAGTTACCTTCAAAGTATTCTTCTGAGTATCATGTCTCTACAATCCTCAATCTAGCTAAGCTTCAGGGTATATTTAATTTTACCAAACTATCGGTTAAAGATTTATGATGATAAATCCTGTTGAAATGGTTCTTAAAACAGCTATAAACTATATTGCATTTAAAGGTGTAAAAAGTGGAGTAGATTACGTTTGGGATAAAGAAAGAGAACAGTACCAAAACGTTAGAGCAGCTCAGTGTTGCTTCTGTATGAATATCTGGGCTAATAATCCTACTAACTGTCCTCATTGTAACTGCAGGATACTTAAGAAGTTATTTAGAGAATTTGATTACTTTAAAAAACAAGAAGATGAAAGTCATTTTAATCTTAATCCAAACTTAACAATGGGAGGTAGGAATGGAGCTTACTGAAAGACTACAAGAAAATGAGGCGGAAGTCATTGCGATGGAAGTCAATAGAGCTTTAGAATCTGTTGATCTTATTCATTTTGAAATAGAACGAATTGCAAACAATAGAATGCTTTATGGTAAAACTGCAAATCAATGGATTGAGTGGTTTAATGTAGAAATACATCCACAGCCTGATCCATTACAAATACAAACATATTGCTCTCTCCTTAATCAGCGCTTTAATGAAGCTTATAAGCTAAAGGCCAAGACCTTGAATCATTTCGCGACTTTTAAAGCAAGTTATGAGGAAGAAAAGGCAAAAGAGATAAGTCGTATAGCCATGAGAAAAGACCGAAAGGTTGTTCCTTCAGCTGATACCTTGGAGCTTGTCGCAGATAGTCAATTAGGCAATCGCAAAATAATGTATGACCAGTACCAACTTTATATTGATTTTTGGCAGAACATCATATATAAATTAAAGGACACGTTAGAACTAATTAGGATTGCTGGTATGAGCAACGGAACTTTATACAAAGCAGAAAGAGGGAGTTATTAATGACGAACGAGACAGAAGTAGAAAAAACAACAAGCGAACCAGTAAGAGAATATGGGTTTACTGTAATGGTTGAGAAAGATGGGAACATCAAACTTACACCACACAATCTTGTTAATGACTTTGAATTTGTAGGCCTAGCAGAGTATGTTAATCAAAAGAAATCAGATGTTGTAAAAACCATCGGTGTTTCAATTGAAACAAGAACTCTACATTCAATTGGTCTATTAGCAAAAGCATTAGCAGGAGCAGCCCAGAACGATCTTAAGGTCCAATAATGAAGTAGGACGATGTGAGCCCTGAAGCGAATTTGCTTTTTGCAATTTTTAAACAAACAATTTTGGACTATATAAAATTAGATCCCGATAGTGATTGTATTTCTGCTGACTTTTATGAGTCAGAGGGTGAAGACTACAAAACTGCTGAAAATATAATTTTTAACAGTGGGAAAATATACTACGGGAATCTAATTTTTACATTTCATGATCTTTGTGAATTATTTCAAGAAGTTATTCACTTAAGTCCTCGTCAATTAAAATCAGAGATTATTCAAAAAGCTATTCACTTTTAAAAAAATATTAAGATATCTATATAGAAAATTATATATAGAATTCTATATAAAGGAGAACTAATGGCTAAAAACGTGGCACCTCAAACTGGTGAAAAGAACAAAGCATTAGACTTAGCCTTAGCCGCAATTGAAAAACAATTTGGCAAAGGTACTGTTATGCGTATGGATCCAACTCAAATCGTGGCTGTGCCCCTACTGAGTTCTGGAATTCCAAGTGTCGATCTAGCTCTTTCAGGTAAATACCCAGGTGGTATTCCCAAAGGAAGGATTGTCGAAATCTATGGACCTGAGTCGTCAGGTAAAACAACTTTAACCCTTCACTTTGCTGCTGAATGCCAACGTAATGGTGGAACTGTTGCTTTTATCGATGCAGAACATGCACTAGACCCAGTCTATGCTGGTAAGCTCGGTGTTGATGTTCCTAAAATGCTTATCTCTCAACCAGATAACGGGGAACAGGCACTAGAGATTGCTGACATGCTTGTAAGCTCAGGATCTATAGATCTCCTTATTATTGATTCAGTTGCTGCTCTAACTCCTAAAAAGGAATTAGAAGGAGACATGGGTGACTCACATATGGGCTTGCAAGCTCGCATGATGTCACAAGGTCTTCGTAAGCTTACTGGAAATATCTCAAGGACAAATTGTACTGTGATTTTCATTAACCAACTTCGTATGAAAATTGGAGTAATGTTTGGAAATCCTGAGACAACTACTGGTGGAAATGCACTTAAGTTTTATGCTTCATGTCGTATGGATATCCGTAGAACTGGCCAAATCAAAGATGGAGAAGAAGTTGTTGGAGCTACTAGTAGAATAAAAGTAGTTAAAAATAAAGTCTTTCCTCCTTTCAGAGAAGCCGAACCAAGCATCATGTATGCTCAAGCAGGATTTGATGTAGTCTCCGACTTACTTGATATTGCAGCCGATAAGGGTGTAGTTGAAAAAGCTGGAGCTTGGTATAAGTATAAAGGAACGAATATTGGTCAAGGTAAAGCAAATACTGCTCAATTCTTAAGAGATACTCCTCAAGAATTAGATAAGATTAAAGCTGACTTGTCCGTCTTTTTTTCGCCAGCTAGCCCTGGTGAGTTACCTCTAGACTAAAGCACATAGGGTCATGCCCTATCCGACGAGTGGTAATCGTGACAAGGGGTGAGAGAGCCTCACATTTTAGGGCGAGTAGCTCAACTGGATAGAGCACCGTCTTTCTAAGGCGGGGGTTTCAGGTTCGATTCCTGACTTGCCCGCCATTCTTTATAGTATCTATAAAGACAATAATACTTTTAAAACCACCGCTCACTGCCGTTACGTGTCGTGCCTAACTACACTAACGTTCACTTAGGTTTTAAAACATGCGACAGCATATTTTTGTTAATTGTATTAAGAGACCCAGTCGACGGTACATACAATAACATAATCAATATAAATGGTTCGCAAAACGTTGCACTTGTCCTTAGGACATTTGCTCACCAATCAATGGGGGACAGTGATGTTCCCCAATATGATTTCAAATTAAATAACTAAACAAAAGGTCTATATGAAAATTATCGTCACAGGCGGTAGGGATTATTCAGATGCTACCAAAGTCTATTCAACTTTGGATCACTTCAACCCAGATATCATTATTCATGGAGATTGCAGTGGAGCAGATACTCTTGCTTCAAAATGGGCTAAAAAAAATAACAAACAAGAAATTCCTTATCCATATCCTGGTGAATATGGACGAGCCGGTGGACCTATACGTAATAGGCAAATGTGTGAAGAACATCCTGATGCATTACTTCTCGCCTTTCCAGGTGGTAGCGGTACAGCATCTTGTAAAAGAGAAGCAAAATCATTAGGCTTAAAAATATATGAGGTACTTTAAATGAGTGGGTGTAGTTATGAAACGAGTTGTCCAAATTGTAATAATGAAGTTAGTGAATATAGCGACCATAAGCCATTCGGTGTTACTATCATCGGACCCTGCCTCAATTGCGGCTTCTATACAACTGTAGATGTTCATTACTTAAATCTTGAAGAGCTAAATGAAGCACGGGATCAATACAATATAGATTTTGAATATGAGGGAGAAGATATGCTTCTTCCGTTAGTGGAATTACCAGAACAGGATAAAGAATTATGAAAGTAGTGATCAATAGATGTCATGGTGGTTTTGGTCTAAGTAATGAAGCATTTGAATGGCTCATTCAAAGTAAAGGCTGGAAGGTAACTAATTATTCAAAAGACGACAAAGTATATGAAGACCCTACTGCTCAACTAGTAAATGCTGATAGTTCATTTGGTAATAAGTATTACATGGTTGATAACCATTCCGATAATGAAACAAGAACAAATCCCGACATCATAGAAGTAGTTGAAACCCTTGGCAAAGCTGCTAATGGAATGTACGCTTCGCTAGGCATCACAGATGTGCCTGATGATGTTGAGTGGGAAATAGGAGAATATGATGGAAGCGAATGGGTCCAAGAGCTTCATAGAAAATGGAGCTAAATGTATTCATGCTAACCTAGAGCCTTCTTATGGGTTTGCAGGATCTAGTGGTTGGAGAGGAATTGGTGTTGGTTACTGGTGTGCAGATTGTCATGCCGTGCCTAGGTTTTATGATGATACCGAGCTATGCTCAAAAGATGAAATTGAATATAACAAGAATAAACGAGAAAGCACTTTAGAAATAAAGGCTTCTTAATTAAAAGGAATTGGTTATGATTTTTTTAGAAATAGTTGCAGTATTACTGGCGGTTGCCGCTGCATTCTCTATTGCTGTTTATGTATTTAGTAAAAAAAGAAAGAGCTATGATCAAGCAGAAGATATTCTTGAAACTGATCTTCCATGGACTATTGTTAAAGCAGCAGAAGAGCGTTTAGGAGAAGTTGTTAGTTTTGAATATGATGACATTAAAGGATGGATCCAAAACTACCCACCGATACCTGAGATCAAACAAAAAGAAGTTAGTAAAAAAAAAGTTAGTAAAAAAAAAGTTTCTAAGAAAAAAGTTACAAAAAAAATAAGTAAAAAAGTTTCTAAGAAAAAAGTTACAAAAAAAATAAGTAAAAAAGCTTCTAAGAAAAAAGTGAGTAAAAAATGAATTTTTTTACATTGCTAGCAGTCCTATTTATAGGATTAAAATTAACTAATTTCATTACATGGTCGTGGTGGCTCGTTCTATTACCGCTTTATGGTGGACTTGGAATTGCTTTTGGCATTATGTTTTTTGGCTTTATTGTTACAGTAATTTTTGGAAAACCTTCATATAAATTTAAAAGGTAAAAATGCATTCTTTAGTTGATCTTGTTTTAATGAGAGATAGAACTTTGAAAAGAGATGAAGTTCAAAACATCTTAACACTAACGACTGAGGTTGTTCGTGAAAATTTGCAAGAAGGAAGGGATGTTCTTTGGGTTGATCTTTGTACTTTTACTTGGAAAGTTAAAGCTAAAACAAAGAAAGAGCTTGCTCTTTTTGCAGAAAATCCAGAACTTGCTAGATGTGACAAGATAAGAATTCAGCCCGCTGAAGGCATGGAATCTCTTGATGCTTTTGGTGGAGTAATCAAAGAATCAAAACGTAAAGTTAAAAAAGTCGAATGATCATGACAAGAAGTCATAAAACAAAATGGAGGACATATGGTTAGACAACCGAAACCACGAAAACGCTCAAGAGCTGACTTACTAAGAGATGCTTGCCAAGAAAACTATGATGGATACACTCAGGATTCAACTAAAGAAGAAATTGCACGATTAAGCAAAGTTAACTTCTCACTAGTTGAAGACAAGAAAGCTGTAACAAAAAGTATGAATGAAGTAATTAAAGACAATCAAATGAAAGTTGAATATTTAGTTGAAAAACTAGATGCTTTACGTCATGACGTTGCTGTTGCTTATCATTTAGAACAAGCTGAGTCTTAAGTGTCTCAACTCTTATTGTTCCCAGAAATGGGAACAAGAGACTTTGTCTCAATAAATAAAGAATATGCCTTAGAGTCTGCAGTTCAATTAATTGAAGATTGCATTATTGGTTTTGATGATTGGAATGAATATTACAAAACAGATGAGCTCTATAGAATTATTAATAAACTTAAAGAGTTAAAAAAAGATGACTAAAAATGATTATCTAGAATACCACAGGTCTATGTGTAATAAGATGGTGGAAATTGCTAAAGCAAAAAATGCTGATTACACTGGCGCAATCGAAGACCCCTTTGCAAATTTTAGTAGAGTTAATATTCTTGGAATATGTTCTACAGAACAAGGGTTTCTTGTAAGAATGAATGATAAGTTCTCGCGGATTATTTCATTTGTTCAAAAAGGTATTTTTGAAGTAAAAGATGAAAGTGTCGAAGATACTTTATTAGACTTAGCTAACTATGCCATTTTAATGGCTGGTTATATTAAGTCACAAAAGCAAAAAGCTCATTAATGGGCTTCATTGAAGTTTTCTTTAATGACTAATAAAAGATGTATGTTTAACTTCCTGTCCTACGGCAGTTCATTAAACATACATGTAATCTTGTGCTGGGCTCTTCGGTACCTTAGGCCTCTAAGGATACACGGGTTCCGGGATCCTGATCCAGGAAGAATAACTTGCAACTATTAGAAATTAATAGAAGCGATGTCTATCGATTTTGCCTGGTAGCATGCGACTGCAGGTGTATGCAATTGGAGCTGGAGACGGCGTGCGGGCGGAGCTGCGCGAGCGCTTCGTACGAGATTACATTCTGAAACTATCAGGGGGAGAAATCCCCCAAATAGTTTTTATTAGAATTTAGGAAACAATATGTTAGTAACTAGCATATCAGTAAAATTTTCATTCCTTACAACTTTTTGGAAGTGTCTGTTATAAAAGAAGTTTTATAACATACTCTTCTTCTAGAGGATGTAGGGGGAATAGCTACTACCTGACAAATTTCGCGATGGAGATAGGAATACGTTTCTATCTCCTAAGGTAGTATTTTTTTTTTAAAAAAGGTGGTTATATGAATGTAAATTTTAAAACAATTTTTTATGAAGAATTGATTGATACAAATTCAGAATATAAAAAAACAGCAGAAGAAACTATATCAAAGTTTCCAAATGCAAAAATAATAAAAGTAAAATCTCATAATAAAATTAAAGAATTATACGAGATAAATCCCCAAGAGTGGATTAAATCAAAAAAAGATTATTTAGTTCTTGGTATAAAAAAAGATCTAAAACATCAAGCAAATACAAAGTCCTCAGACTTTATAGCAGCATCACATACTACTGGATGCTTGGCATCTTGTCAGTATTGCTATGTTGCAAGAAATTCCGGCGGATCAAATGTCGCCAAATCTTATGTTAATATAAAAGAAATAACTAATTCTATAGATAGTCATCAAAAAGAAATAGGTAAAAAAACGATAAGCAATCAGCAAGACTCAGATTTTTGGGTCTATGATATTGGATGCAATAATGATAACAGTCTTGATGCATTCTATTCAAACAATTCAGTTAATTTAATAAATGCGTTTGCAGAAATGAAAAATGCAAAAGCATCTTTTGCTACAAAGTTTGTAAATGAAGAAGCTTGGCTATCTGTTGACCCCAAAGGGAAAACAAGGATTAGGTATAGTCTAATGCCTCAAGAGGTATCTAAGTACGTAGATATTAGAACTAGTCCGATCTCTGATCGTATTAAGTCTATGAATAACTTGGTTGATGCAGGATACGAGGTTCATGCAAACTTTAGTCCTGTTATTGTTTATGGTGGAGACCAGTGGGCAAAAGACTGGAAAAAACTTTGGGAAGAGATGAATGATGTCTTAAATCAAAAAGTTAAAAATCAGCTAAAGTCAGAAGTTATATTCCTTACACATAGCCAAAAGCTTCATGAGCTTAATATGGAATGGAATCCAAAAGGTGAAGAATTCCTTTTTGGTCAAATTCATCAACATGAAAAATACAATAAGCCGGATGTGCTTGTTTATGATTATGCAGAAAAAAAGAAACTAGTAGAGCGATTTACTAATGGTATGAATAAATATATTCCTTATTGCAAGATAAGGTACATTTTTTAATTATAGGAGCACAAATGAATACAGATGAAGCATTTAATAATATAGCAATTGTCATGAATGATTGCTATGATGCAGCCGAAAGACTATATAATAATGATCTTGGTTGGGATGCTGATGCTTACAATGCTATGGGCGATTTATTAAAAAGTGTATTAGAAAAATATTTTCACGCAGAGGTATAGCATGGATTTCGTTCATCTTCACTTGCACACAGATTACTCAATGATGGATGGTTGTCAAAAGCCTGACATGGTTTTTGAGCGTCTTAAAGAGTTAGGAATGAATAAGGTTGCTATTACTAATCATGGTAATGTAATCAACATGCCTTACATAATTGAGAAAGGCGCAAAAGCCGGAATACAAGTTATTCCTGGATGTGAGTTTTATATCTGCTGGGATCACTCAGCATTAATAAAAGATACAGACCATAAAAAGGTATATCACATGGTTGTTCTTGCAATGAACAATGTGGGGTATAAAAATTTACTAAAGTTATCTTCTTTAGGATATTTAGTAGGCAAGTATCATAAGCCAAGAATAGATAGAGAGATGCTTGAGAAGCACTCAGAAGGTCTTATTATTCTTACAGCATGTCTTAATGGTACATTGGCTAATCAGATAGGCAAGCAAGGTAAGTGCCCTACAGATCTAAATGCTGATGTTGAATGGTTGAAGGAAGTATTTGGAGATAGGGCATATCTTGAAATCCAAAGACATCCAGAATTACCTGAAAATGACGTTGCATGTAATGGGATAATTGAACTAAGTAGAATTCATAATGTACCGTTAGTGGTAACCTGTGATGCTCATTATAGTAGAAAAGAACATTTTAATGCATGGCAATCAATGATGCTGCTCCAGACAAACTTTCGGTTTGGTCATGATCTTCAGAATGATTACTATATTAAAAGTGCCGATCAGATGTATGCGCTTTTTCCTGATTATCCAGAAGCTGTTGAAGAAACAGTTAGAATTGGAAATCGTTGTGAGCCTATCACATTTGATAAAAGCATTAAGTATCCTGCTTTTAATACAGGAGGCATGAGTCCTCATGAGTATCTAAAAAATCTTTCATATTCTGGATTGGAATCTAGAATAGCAAAAGGTCAAATTAAAGAAAAAAGAATAAATGAATACAAAGAGAGATTAGAATATGAATGTAATATTTTGGCTGAAAAGAATTTTAGTACATACATGCTCATTGTTGCCGATTTCATTACCTGGGCGAAAGATCAAGGAATACGTGTTGGCCCCGGTCGTGGTTCGGGCGCAGGTAGCTTAGTTGCATATCTCACAAGAATCACAGAGGTAGACCCACTTAAAGAAAAGTATGATCTAATCTTTGAGCGTTTTATTAATCCTGAAAGAGATAGCTTTCCAGATATTGATACAGATTTTGATGATTTACTTCGTACGAAGGTCATTGATTATATGTATGAAAAATATGGAGCAGAGTATGTTTGCAGAATTTTAACTATTGTTGGTATTGCAGCTAAGGGAGCAATTCGTGAAATTGCTCGTAGATATGAAGTATCACCTGTTGAAGTTAATGCATTATCGAAAATGATACCAGGTCCAATCAGAGGACGGCCCACCGCGTTAAAAGATGCTGCGGCTTTAAGTGATGATTTTCGAAAAAAAATAGAGAGCGATTCTAAGTATAAGCTAATTTATGATACAGCTCTGGTAATTGAAAACATGGCAAAGAGTACAGGTACTCATGCTGCTGGTGTTATCTTGTCTGATGACAAGCCTTTAACAGAACATGTCGGACAGATGATAGATAAAAATGGCAACAGAACTTCTTCTGATGACATGAAAGTTCTTGAAAATCTTGGTTTTATTAAGTTTGATTTCTTAGGATTGAAAACTCTTTCTATTATATCAAATACAATTAAGCGTATAAAAGAAAATCACAAGATAGATATCGATCTAGACATGATTGACTTAGATGACAAAGCTGTTTATAAAGAAATCTTTTCTGTTGGTAAGCTTGCTGGTGTTTTTCAATTATCTGGGTCAAGTGGATTTAAGAATGTAACTATTCTTTTTAATCCTCGTGATGTTGCAGAAATTTCTGATATCAATGCTGTTTATCGTCCAGGTCCATTAGATAATGGTTTTGTTGAAAAGTATGCAGAAAATAAACAGAGACTACTGCGCGGGTCGCCACTTGATTATATGATGAAAGTTGATAATCCGATTAAACAAAAAGAAATTGAGATAATACTCAAACCAACTTATGGTGTTTGTTTATATCAAGAGCAAATTCAATTTATTGCTCAGCGTGTTGCTGGTTATACTTTGGGCGGGGCAGACTTGCTTCGTCGAGCTATTGGTAAAAAAAAACCAGAAGAGATGGAAATTCAAAAGAAAGTTTTTGTTAATGGTTGCTTAGCTAATGGTATCAGTGAAAAATCAGCAGTAGATTTATTTACACAAATTGAAAAATTTGCTGATTACTGTTTTAACAAGTCTCACTCAATTGCATATAGTATAATTACTTATCAAACTGCTTGGTTAAAATACTACTATCCTGCTGAGTTTTATGCTGCAAATCTTACATCTGTATCAAATGAAAGAGATAAAACAATTCAATTTCTCTCTTCATGTAAAGAAGAAGGCATTGTAATTCTTCCTCCTTCAATACAGAGCTCTGCACTGGATTACACTACAACACCAGAAGGTATTCGTTTTGGTCTTAATGCTATTAAAGGTATTGGATCTTCAGTTATTAACCCTATCGTTAAAGAAAGAACAGAAAATGGTAAGTTTACAAGTTTCTATAATTTCATGCATAGGGTTCAAGGCAAAGGCGTAGATAAAGCAAGTATAACCGCATTAATTGAGTCAGGTGCATTTTCTGAGCTTGTAGCATGAAAGATGACTTAGATACAAAAAAAATATTACAAATAATGGGCATCGTAACTGGTGCCTTTGTAATCATAAAAGGAATTATTGATGGCGAATATCCAATCAAAGAAGTTTCCAGTTTTATACAAGAAGACTTCGACTGGCAAAATCCAGACATGGGAGATATGGGTTACAGATAACGTAATGCATTCTGAGTCTGGACAACTAGATGGTAAGAAGATCAAATCTGAAGATACAATTAAAGAAGGAAAGAATATTGGCAGAGCCAATCAAACAACTCCCGAAGAACAAGCCATACTAGAAGCAGAAGCTCGTTGGACTGCTAAGACAAAGAAAGGATATACAATCACTCAAATAGGTGCTGCAGCTGGAAAAGTTGAAGACGTTATTGAGGGTGGGATTAATCCTATGCTTGCTAAGTCTTATTCAGATCAAGGAGAAAAGATTCTATTCCCTTGTGCAGTACAGCCTAAGCTAGATGGCATTCGATGTGTTGCTATGGGTTCGAGTCTTTGGACAAGAACTCGTAAATCGATTAGAAGTGTTCCACACATTGCAAACGCTTTAGATGCACTTGATCTTGGTAAATTAGTTTTAGATGGTGAACTATATAATCATGATTTCAGAAATGACTTCGAAAAGATAACCACAATTGTTGGTCAAAAAAAAGATGTCGATCCTAATCATAAATTATGCCAGTATCATATCTACGACATGCCGTGTGATGGCAACTTTAATCATAGACGTTTTCAGCTTCACAAACTATTCAGTAAGCTTCCAAAGAACTCTCCATTAAAATTGGTAGAGACTATTGAGGTAGCAGATGAAGTTGAACTAGATGCGGCTTTTGAAAAATTTAAAGCTGAAGGATACGAAGGTGCAATGGTTCGTAACTTAGACTCACCATATGAATATAAGCGATCTAATCATCTTCAAAAGATGAAAGAATTTGAAGATGCTGAATTCAAGATCATTGGCGTAGAAGAAGGTCGCGGTAAACTTCAAGGGCACGCTGGTGCTTTTGTCTGTGTAACAGATAATGGTAATGAATTTAAAGCTAAGATGGCTGGAGAAATCAAACACCTTAAGGATTACTGGACTAATAAACATCAATACATTGGTCAAATCCTTACAGTTAAATTTCAAGGCCTTACAAGTGGTAAGGTCCCAAGATTTCCAGTAGGTAAGGCTATAAGAGATTACGAATAGGATTAATATGTCAAAGATAAACAAGAGTGAAGCAATACATGCTCTTAGCAGTATTGTGGAATTGCAAAAGAAGAAAGATGACTTTATTATCTTCATACCTTCTAAAGAAAACCTCTCCGAAGATGAAATGATGATAAAAGAATTTGAACTTCTAGGTTATTATTTGACTAAGCATCCATTAGATAATTATAAATCCAAACTTGCATCTGTTACCAAGATTGGAGATTTGGCAGAATATCCAAGTAGTAAAAGTGTTGTGGTGTGCGGCATTATAGTGGAAAGTAAAGTTATTCAAACAAAAGCAGGAAAGACAATGGCTTTTTTGCAGCTTGAAGATCTGACAGGCAGAACGGAAATCGTTATCTTTCCATCTACTTATGAAAAGTATAAAACTTACATTTCAAACAATGGGCTGATAGAACTAGTAGGCAAAGTTGAAGTTGAGGAGTCCGAATCTGAAAATGAGGATGAGCTACCAGTTAAGACTGCAAAGATACTAGCATCAGGCATTCGACCACTGGAAGAAATGTGTAAGATAAGAGAACTTAGATTAAAGTTAAATTGCAAAGAGAATCTAGAACAAATAGCAAGTATTCTTAAATATGAAAGTGGTAATATTCCAATTCTTATTGAGTATAGTGATTTTTTACTAGAAACTTCGTTTAGAATATCGCAAAATATAGATATTCTAAATCAATTAAGAGAACTTTGTCTTATAAAGGAAATAAAAGAATGAAAATTACTAGTACAACGATTACTGGACGAAAGAACATTAAACGTGAGCAACCGTATCGAGCTGACAAAAAAGCAAAGAAAGTAGCACACGTAGTAAAAAAAGTTCGACCAAACAATGTTGAAGACACAGACCTTATCGACCTGACAAATGAAGTTGATCTAGTTGCACTTAGTTTTGAGGGAAAAGTAAAACATTCCCCTAAAGATAAAGAAGCTAGAAGAGATGTAGTAAGGATGATGCTTACTGAAATCCAAGAAGCAGCTAAGAAGTATAAGCCTCTTAGTCTTGGTAAGAAAGCTCCACAAAAGAAAAATGGTGAAAGCCTATGTATGCTTTTTTCAGATTGGCATGTTGGGAAAGTAATCAAAACAAGAAGTGGCAAACATATCTTTGATAGCGAAATTGCTATTAATCGAATTATGAATGAGATTCCACAACAGTTTGAAGATTATATTTCAAATAGAGTCAGTTCTAAAAACATTGAAGAAATTGTAATCTTCTTTGCTGGAGATGTTGTAGACAATGACATTATCTATCCTGGTCAAAGACTTCATGTAGATAATGGTGTTGCTGTTCAATTCAGAGATGCTATTAATGCAATTCATACAATGATTAGAAAATTCAGAGTAGCTGCAGACAAGCATATTGGAAAAAATATTCCGATTCGTGTTGAATGCATTACTGGTAATCATGGTCGTGCTGGTAAAGATTCTGAGACTCCAATTTGTTCATGGGATACTGCGGCTTATGCTGCCTTAGACTTAACAATGAGAGCTTCAGGAGTTAAAGATATTGAAATTGGTTATTCACTTGAAGATCAAAGAGTAACAAACGTAAGAGGACTAAGAGCTCTTATGATTCATCATCTTCCACCAACTACAGAAGGCCCATCAGCTAAGAAAACATTCGGTGGTCTCTATGAGATTTTCGATTATGATTTTTGTGTTTACGGTGACTTGCACCATTGGGGTGTTGGTTGCTGGCAAGGTAAGCCATGTATGATGAATGGATCATTATGTGGTTATGACGATTATGCAATTTCATTAGCACTAAGAGATGACTGGTCACAATTAATGTGGATCGTTAAAGACAACGAACCAGTAGAAGAACTAACCCGTTTTAAAAGGATCACATAAGTGATAACAATTTATAATACGAAAGTATTAAATGCAAATGATGTAAGAGAAGACTCAACTGTCATTCATGGACAAGTCTACTCATTACTTTGTAAAGATACTGCTGGAAATGAATTTGAAGTAGAGACAAACAAAGATACCTTTGTTCAAGTCTCTAATTTCTTATATAAAATTAAAGAAGTCTAAAGGAGAAATCATGACTACACCAGAAAGCCCATTAGAAAAAAAAGAATCTAGTGATGAGCGACCACTAACTGCAGATGAACGCATTAGTCGTCTAGAGATTGCTTTAGAGAATGCATATAATGTATTAGCTAGAGAAAATCATCGAATTCAAATGAAAGTTGAAGAAGACAATGGGATACTGCAAGGTGATCTCACTCGAACTTTAACTCTAATGAATATGAGTACACTTCAAAATATTGTTTCAATAAGAGTACTAGCACAAGAACTTGTAGCTAAAGGATTATTGGATCAAAAAGATATTGAAGCAAAAGTTGCAGCTGAACTAAACACAGCTGTTGAAGCACAACAAAAAGTTATGCAAGAAGCTAGAGATGCTGCTCAGAAAGCTGCGACTGAGCCAACTGCTGTAGCTCAATAATATGATGCTTGGGATATATCAACTGGAAGTAATTCTAGTTGGTATATCTCTTTTAATTTCTTTATTAAATAATTATATCTCAATCCATATTTTGCTTTTAAATCTTCAAAATCATAACCATAATAAAAATAATCCCTAGCAAAGCTAATAGAGGCGGGAGTTAATTTGGATTTCAACTCATAGCCATAGATGTATTCTGGAGACACATTAGTCTCAAGATAATTAACATCATCATCAATATAGACATGTAGACTTAAGCTAGTGACTAGTTTGAACAGACTGTCTTCATAACTTTTTTTTGATTTATCTTTATTTAATAAATGATTTATTTTAAAATATTGATACAAGTCATCATCATGAAAGTAACTTCTAACTTGAAGTAGTTTCACTGCAACCTTTCCATACATCATATTCCAATGACTGGAATATCTAAAAATAAAATTAGAACTAAATATTAGATCTAAAAAGTCTTTATCTTTTGCTTTCTCAAATAGATCAGAGTAATGAACAACTGACTGATTAAGTCTTTTTTTCTTTTTCTTCATAACCATAAATTTCTATAAGAATTTTGGGTTCATTCTTTACGTAGTGTTTAAAGCGATGATCTTCAATTATTTGAGAATCATCTTTATATATGATGCCATTAAAAGCATCGAATTCAAGTTTCCCACAGTTCTGAACATCTTTCTTACGAAGAGTTCCGAAAGTCCAATGACTAACAATTTTAACTGGCCCAGTATATGGCTCAGAATCTCCCCCCACAGCTTTGATTGCAAGGTCTATGAGCTTTTGCTTATAGGCTTTGTAGTCGGCTTTCATAAACATACCTTTAAATCCTTTGCCTGTATTGGCTGATCTAAAGTATGCATTGTTTGGATTCTTAGCTTCTTCATTGTGCTCAATTCGAGCCAATAAGACTTCAGCATATTCAAGTCCATCATCGGCAGTAATTACTTTTTCTTTTGCTTTAGCCATTGTTTCTGCTTTTCGTATTGTTCTTTACGATATATCTTTTGTTTTTCTTTTAAGGAGTTCTTAAATGCTTTGCTACTATCTGATTCTAATTTTATTGTTTTTGGCTTATATAGTACCGTCGATTGCCGTTCCCTGTGTTGCTTTTGCTTCAGCTTATTCTTTGCTTCTTTTTTTTCCTGAAAAGTTAAAAGCGATTCATCTGCAACTAAGCCACTACCGTAACCAATTGAAGAAATTATTTCGTTCAAAGAAAAAACAGAAATGTTCAAATTGTCAATGCGGATAAGGTTTATTCCTCTATTTGCTAAAAGGATATCTTTTCTTGAATCTCTATTTTTAGATTCATTAAATCCTCCTTTGCTTCCATGGAAGAAAGAAGAATAATTGTTGTGTTGAGAGCCATCATATTCAAATGCTAAATTGAATGGAGAACTAATAACAAAATCAACTCTAAGCTTTTCACCCAATGGGAATTCTTTATGAATCTTATCATAAGGAAAGATTTCTTTTAATAAATACTCTAACTTAGTTCCGCCTTTAGAATACTCTTTAACTATATTCTGTTTGGAATTAGAATAAAATTTATTTATATGGTATCTAATTTGGTTATCAGTATAAATATTATCTAGTAGACTGACAATATCTTGTAAGGTAAAAGTCTTCTTAGATATTAATGATTCAATTTTTTTTGAATGCTCATCTGTTATTTTCATTACAGTTATAATATAAAATAAAAACAATAAACACAAGGAGCTTGTATGACTTTTTCTTTATTAGCAAAAGTACAAGAAGAACTAAGAAGAAAGCGCACACGATCACTTGTGAGTAAGAATACACTCTGGCCATCGCAGGCTTCAGTCGTTGGAGTTAATGGAGACATTATAGGTAGATGCTTAAGGGCGTCATATTATACAAAGACGGGTGAATCTGAAACTAATCCAGTAAGTGATTCTGTAGTTGCGATGGGATACATGGGGACTAAGATTGAAGATGGTTTAATTGAACTACTTAAAAATCAAGGACTTTGGGAAGCTAATAATATCAAATGGCAAGCTTATGGTATTTCTGGTGAAGTTGATATTCTAATCAGAACACTAGACACTACCGTTAGTCCACCCCAAGAAAAGAAATATGTTGTTGAGTGTAAGTCTTGCTCTGGCTATTATGTAAATAAAGAACTTTTTGGTTACGGTCAAGGTACTGGTGCTAATCGTGTTTACATTAAAGGTAAACCTAAAGATAAGCATTTACTGCAATCGGTTCTCTATGCTCATGTAGCTAGAGAAACTGGATTTGAAGGAACTATTCTTTTTTATGTATCTCGCGACGAATCAAAAATGACTGAGTTTTTAGTTACAGTAAATGATAATGGTGACATTTTCATTAATGGTGAGATCGAAACTCGCTTTAAAGTTCAAGATATATTATTACGTTATGAGGTATTGCAGTCTGCTATTGACGCAAAAGCACTGCCTGACAGAGACTACAAGCCATCGTATACAGATGCAGAAGTTGCTCATTTTTATGACACTAAGCTAATATCAAAAGCAGCTCATGATAATCACAATAGTAGAAAAGCTTTGTATTGCGATACGGAATGTAATTATTGTGAATTTAAGTTACTATGTTTAGATCAAAAAGTTATTCCTCAGAATCAAACTGAGAATCTTTTTAAGACTACAGAACTACCTTCGAACTCAGAAGTACCAGACTATATTGCCTTTGGAAGTTTTTAATATTTAATTGGGGAAGAGAAAAATGATTAAAAATTATGAAGAGGTAATCGAGAAGCTTAAAGAAAAGCTAACCGACTACCTTGAAGATAAAGGGATTAACACAAAAAGAAATTTCTTTTGTTTAAATCCTAAGCATGAAGACCATCATGCGTCTATGGGGCTTGTGCCTCAATCTAACTTTACAAAAGCTCATTGCTTTTCTTGTGGTCATTTTGCTGATATCTTTGATGCAGCATATGTCCTAGAAGGAAAACCAAAGAATGGCCCTAATCATATAACTGAAACAGTAATGTATTTAGCAAACAAATATGATATTGCAGTTGAAATGAAAGAGCTAACTGAAGAAGAAAAATACAGAATAGAAATATTCAATGCTTATAAAGAAGCAGCACACTATATTGCATCTAATCCAAGTAGTTCTGTAATCGAAGCGATTACGGCAAGAGGTTGGAATCTAGACCAATGCAAAGAAAGACTTATTGGTGGTGTTCCGTCATTCATTGAATATAAGACTCATATGAAAACTCTAGGGTTCCCTATTGCTTTCCTTGAGGGTATTGATCTTCTTAATGAGAAGATGTTTAATGAAAATACTTTAATATTTACAATAGGAGATCAACACGGAAGGCCTTGTGGCTTTAGTGCTAGGAACCTTAGGTTTGATCCTAATTCAGATTCTGATATTAAATATCTTAATACTTCTGCTCGTTGTCCTATCTATGAGAAATCAAAAAGACTCTATAACATACATAATGCCAAAATGGATAAAGGAACAATTTATCTAACTGAAGGCTGTGCTGATACTGAGGGTATGATTCAAGCCGGTGTTACCAACACTATTGGAATTTGTGGAACTGGTTTTACTGATAATCATGTTGCTGAATTGGCTCGCTCTGGAAAGACTAATATTACATTAGTTATGGATGGGGATAAGCCTGGGATTAAAGCAACAGAAAGAATAATAGAAAAACTTTCAGACCATAGAGACTTTTCTATATATGTTATTAATTTTCCTGATGAATTAGATCCAGATGATTTCATGAGACAGAGAGGAGTTGATGAATTCTTTAAGCTTAGAAAGTGGACTGCTTTTGAATGGAAATTAGAAACATATGATGACTCTATTGAGGTATCATTAATTCGTAAAGAAATAATTCCAATCATTGCTAGTGAGACATCTCCAATTGAAAGAGAGAAGATGATTGATACTCTATCTGAAAAGATAGATATCTCATTCGATGCAATCAAAGAAGAAGTTCAAAACTTACTTAATGCAAATGAACAGAAAAGAAAGAAGGAAAGAGATAATGTTTTAACTGCATTAATTTCTGATCTTCGAGCTGATCCAAATAGTTGGAAACACACTTTCTCAGAAGCTCAAGCTAACCTTGAAGCTTTATCTGAAAAGCATGGAGAAGATTCGTTCTCTGCTAATGTATTTCTTAGTGAAGTGCTACACTTTAAAGAGAAAGAAGAAGCAATAGAGAACTCTACTATGACTTGTAATTTTCACAAGTGGAGAGAGTTCCAGGAAGCCATTGATGGTAACCACGGATCAACGCTTAATGTTGTTGGCGGTGGTGCTAACTGTGGTAAGACTGCAATGATGTCGAACATGGCTGCAATGCTTGCTGATATTCCTGAGTCTTTTGATGAAGACTACTTTGTCCTCTTTCATAGTATCGATGATACCTTGGAGCAATTTACTAATAGAATTGTAACTAATTTTGCAGTTGAGAAATATGCTGGAATTACCTTGAATAAAATCAAGCGTCCATCTAAGTTTCAAGATGCTAAAAGAATCAACGAAGCTAGAGAGTTTGCTTATAAGAAACTAGAAAAACTAATTAGAGAACAAAGAATTTTAATCAGAGGCGGTGAGAGTGGACGCACTGCTGCTACGCTAACCTATGCTGATGAGATGATTCGTTTTGCTAAAAAGGTACGCCCAAATTCTAAGATTGTATATTTTGGAGATAACTTTCATCGGTATCGTGATTTCTCGGGAGAGAAAGATGAACGTAATAGATTTAAGAAACTTTCAAATGCTGCTAAAGATATGGCTAAGAGACATGACATTCCGGTTTGGTGTACTATGGAATACAATAAGACTGTAGGAACTGGTCGCCCAACAAATAATTCGATCTCTGAATCTATTGCAATGGAGTATGATGCAAATCTTATTATGCATTTGTATAATGACCTACATGTTAAGAATCAACTAGGTGAAGATCCAGATCTTTACTTTACGAGACAAGACAGCGAAGGTCGTTCTATTAAGTGTCCACGAATTGAAGCTATTATTGGAAAGAATAAACTGAATTCATTTAAGGGTTCATTGTATTTTGACTTCTATGCTGATCAATCAAGAATGCAACCAGTTAGTGCCTTTCAAGTTCAGCAAGACTTAGAAACAAAGAAGACGAGATGAGATTAGATATCGCAGACATTAATCGAATTAATACCTGTGGTATCCTCAAGAAGAATAATTGGGATTACGAACAAGAAAATAGTAGTAATCCCTCTTATTTGCTTGGTATGAAAGAGATAATTAGATGGCATTATAAAAGGAATAGACCAATTGATACTGTTAACTTTATGGCTTTTATCAGTAAGCTTTACTTAAGAGTAAAGATAAGTCATGAAGAAAAAATTCAGTTAGAAAAAGCGTTTAGAGAATTTATTAATTCTGCTTTTTATCAAAGAATGAATCAAGTCTTTATTAATTATAGTTCTGATATTAAGATTAACAAGCAAGACTATCTTGAATATCAGATACCTGTTTTTATAAATAATAAAGATGAACCTACATTCCTTTATTACAATTTAGGGAATGAATCTAAAAATTTATTCTTACAGAGATATGAGATAATGCACAATGCTATCTGGTCCTTTTATCATTTAAATAGATTGCCTGTTTTTGTTAATGTTTGGTTTGATGGAAAGAAAATCAAACATGAGACTATAAAGGTTAATGAAAAGTATATTCAAAAATCCAAAAAAAACCTAATCATTATAGGTAATAATTTAGATATATTTATCACACCCCCTATTCAAAGATGTATTAGTTGCAGTAAGATAGTAGAGTGTGAACGCTTTAATGAAAAGAAGAGAGGCCGCAATGACCAAAGATCAAATTAAAAATAAGACAAAAGAAAATCTTCAGAAGAATGCTTATGCTCGTAAGATTGGCAATCAATATGAGTTTTTAAAAAAATGGGATAGTGGTGCCATGACTGGAATCGAATGCATTGAAGCTATCGAAATGGAAGGTCAAATCTTTAGGATAGATAATGATTTAATTAATTTAAATAAATTTCCACCAATTAACCTTCCAAAGAGTACATGATGGATGAAATTATCTTTAAAGATATATTAGGTAAAACTAAGATGAAAATAAAAGGTGAAGACCTAATCATCATAGAAGATTTGAAAAAAAAGAAAAAAGAAAAAGAAAAAAAAGAAGAGAAAAAAGATGAAAACAAAAGTAGTGAAGGCTAAGTATTATGCTGAAACTGGTGACATCATTCCTCTAGATCCTCAACCCGTTAGGGTGCAAGGGTTATATAGCTATGCCAGATCAGGAACTGATGAGGCTGGTGAATATGTTGTGATTGATTTTATGACAGAAGAAGATGTTTACTTCGGATACGATGCAGCAAATCAATTAACTAGTCAACCTTTAGAAATAAATATCACAGAGGACGAATGGAACAAACCAGTGGAAAACGATACAGAAACTATGGATATGCAAAACCAAGGAAATGCGGGAAATGCGAATCCACCTACTTTACAAAAGTCTCCTATAATCAATTTAAAGATGAGTCCTCAGACCTCCTTAACGGTGATAGGGAAATCGACCCCGACCATAAAGCAACGCTTCTCAAATGTTTGGGATGCGATAACCTCGAACTTCCTTCGATAACTTATGGCTACGCTAGTGGACTAGAGTTAGAGATAGCAAATGACGTAAGTAAGATACTTGAAAAACGTAAGGCAAAAGTGTAACTAAATGGAACTTATTTATCCAACAGCTAAGAACAATACTTTTCAGAACTTAAAAGAACTTCCATCCATAAGGGGTGGAGGTTCTAATTACTTCATGCTCTCAACTGTTAAGTCAGGGCTTGATATGTATATCTGTTTCTGTAACGCAGAAAGAGATAAAGTTTATATTGAAAAGACTACTTACCTTAATCCTAACAGATACTTGTGTATGGAAGACCTTACCTTCGTGGAAAACGAAGAAGAATTCAAACGAATTCATAATTTTTTAATTGAAAAAGGGATACTAGATGGGTAATATAGAGTTCTTTAAGAAAGAGATAACACAGGAATTTAAGAATCATGTTAAAAAAGAGCTAGGGTCTAAAGCCTTAACTTTTATAAAGGATGAAATTAACATCTTTTTAAATAAAAAAATAGAAGAACTAAAGAAACCAAAAAATGATTACACAGTCCAGCCACAATACACTAATAGAAAGGATAAAAATCCTAACCAATCTCAATGGGTTAGAGAATAGATCTGGTCTATTGTGTGATGTTACAGAATTTCTGTATAGACTAAAATCATTTGATGACTATCAGAGCATGTCAATGCCTGATAATATTTCAGCAGATAACTTTGATAATTCAATTACATTTGAATGGATAAAGAAAGACAAACTTAAAATAGATACGCTACTCGTTACATTTCATGGAAATCAGTCTATACAAATAGAAGCGAGCTATCCACGAGTGGATCTCAAGCTTGAGAATAGCTTTCCTCTGAATGAAGACATGGCAAACCTTGTTACAACTCACTTAGATAATTTTAAACAACCATTAAAAAAGAAACGCTACAAGTAAGAATCAAGACGTTCCTTATTATTACTAGATAGTCCTACATTTACTTGTAGTAGATTATTTAATTGCTTTTAAAAATTCAACAAGGTTTAGATATGGAAAGAATACTAGAGAAAAATGACAAGCGACTCGTCGCGCTACCTATATTGCATCAAGACCTATGGGATATGTATAAGAAATGCATAGATACTATTTGGTTTGCAGAAGAATTAGATTTAGAGTCCGACAGGACAGATTGGAATAAGCTCAATGATAAAGAGCAATATTTCATTAAAAATATATTAGCTTTCTTTGCCGCCAGCGATGGAATTGTTAATGAAAATCTTTGTAGTAGATTTGCAAATGAGATTCAACTATATGAAGCCCGATCATTTTATCATCTTCAGATGACAATGGAAGATATTCATAGTGAAACTTATGCTTTGCTAATTGATACATACATCAAAGACACACAAGAGAAAGAAAGACTTTTCAATGCTATTTCAACAATACCATGTGTTAAAGAAAAAGCAGACTGGGCTTTCAAGTGGATAACATCTTCAGAATCCTTTGCTCAGAGATTAATAGCCTTTGCCATAGTGGAAGGTGTATTCTTCTCAGGCTCATTCTGTGCGATCTACTGGTTAAAAAAACGTGGGTTAATGCCAGGCCTCTGTACATCAAATGAATTTATCTCAAGAGATGAAGGAATGCATACTGACTTTGCAGCACTTCTTTATAGAAACTATATAGAAAATAAGCTATCAGAGTCTGAAGTTCATTCTATGTTTGCACAAGCAATTGAAATTGAAAAAAAATTCATCACAGAATCAATACCAGTATCTCTTATCGGTATGAACTCAGAACTAATGGGTCAGTACTTAGAATTTACTGCAGACTTGCTTCTTAGGGACTTAGGATACAGATCACTTTTTAATTCTAAAAACCCATTTGAATGGATGGAATTAATTGCACTTGAAGGTAAAACTAATTTCTTTGAAAAAAAAGTATCAGAATATAAAAAACCAGGCATCGGAGTTGAAGCATCTCAGAATGCTTTTGCCTTAGATGCTGACTTTTAGGGGAAAATAAATGTCTTACGTTATGAAACGAGATGGAAAGAAAGAGTCAATTAAGTTTGATAAGATTACTTCCCGTATAAAGAAGCAATGCTACAATCTTTCTTCACATATTGATCCCTATATAGTTGCTAAAAAAGTAATTGAAGGTGTATTCGAAGGGATTAGCACATATGAAATAGATACCCTAGCATCTGAGACAGCTGCTTATATGTCTACTAATCATCCTGACTACTCTTTGTTGGCAGGTCGTATTGCAATCTCTAATCTTCACAAGCAATGGTCTAAAAAGTTTAGTGATTGCATTGAAGATCTATATAACTATATTAATCCAAAAAATAATAAGAGTTCACCTTTAATTTCTAATGAAGTTTATGCTATTGTTCAGCAGCACAAAGACCTACTTGATGCTAGCATTATTCATGATCGAGATCTTGAGTATGACTTTTTTGGATACAGAACTTTAGAGAAATCTTATTTACTAAGAACTAATGGAACTCCAAGAGAAACCCCTCAATTTATGATAATGAGAGTTGCTCTCGGTATCCATGGAAACAATATTCAAAAAGTATTAGAAACTTATGAGTGGATGTCTCAAGGGTTCTTTACCCATGCAACTCCTACTTTATTTAATGCAGGCACACCAAAGCCTCAGATGTCTTCATGCTTTCTTCTTGCAATGAAAGAAGACTCAATTACAGGTATCTATGATACTCTTAAGGATTGTGCTCTTATCTCTCAGAGTGCAGGTGGGATTGGTGTTCACATTCACAACGTAAGAGCCAAAGGGTCATATATTGCTGGAACAAATGGATCATCTAATGGAATACTTCCAATGCTTAGAGTCTATAATGCAACTGCTAGATATGTTGATCAAGGGGGCGGTAAACGAAAAGGTTCGTTTGCTATGTATCTTGAGCCATGGCATGCAGACATTCTAGACTTCCTAGATGCTAGAAAGAATTCAGGTAAAGATGAAGTAAGAGCAAGGGATTTATCTTATGCTTTATGGATACCTGATCTATTTATGAAAAGAGTTGAGACAAGTTCTCATTGGACATTAATGTGTCCAAATGAATGCCCAGGATTATCAGATGCATATGGTCGAGAATTTGAAACACTTTACATGAAATATGAAGCTGAAGGTAAAGGCAAAAAAGTTGAAGCTAGAGACCTTTGGTTCTCTGTTTTAGATTGTCAAATTGAAACTGGTTATCCTTATATGCTTTATAAAGATTCCATTAATCATAAAACTAATCAGAAGAACTTAGGTACAATCAAGTCTTCAAACCTTTGTACAGAAATAATGCAGTATACTTCTCAAAAAGAAATTGCTGTTTGTAATTTAGCTTCAATCGCCTTACCTCGTTTTGTCGAGACAGTTAAAGGTGTATCTAAATTCAATTATGAAAAGTTCATGAACTGTGTTGAAGTTGCCACCTATAACCTAAATCAAGTTATAGATCGTAACTTCTATCCTGTAAAAGAAGCTGAGTATTCCAACAAAAGGCATCGCCCGATTGGACTTGGTGTTCAAGGATTAGCAGATGTATTTGCAATTATTCGTGTGAGCTTTGATAGCGCAGAAGCTAAAGATTTAAATAAGAAAATATTTGAAGCTCTTTACTTTGCTGCATTAAAGCAGTCATTAGAGATTGCAAAAAAAGAAGGTAAGTATGAAAGCTTTGATGGCTCTCCTGCCTCTAATGGTGAACTTCAGTTCGACCTCTGGGGAGTAGAACCAACACTTGGTCTTGAATGGGATAAACTAAAAAAAGATATTATTAAGCATGGGCTTCGTAACTCTCTATTAGTTGCTCCTATGCCTACTGCGTCTACTGCTCAGATTCTAGGAAACAATGAATGCTTTGAGCCATTTACGTCTATGATGTATTCTCGACGCGTTCTTTCTGGAGAATTTGCAGTTGTAAATAAATACTTAGTTAAAGATTTGGTTGGATTAGAACTATGGAATGAATCTCTCAAGAATAAAATCATTGCAGAGAAAGGATCCGTACAGAATATTCCAGAAATACCTGACTCACTAAAAAGTATTTACAAAACTGTTTGGGAAATTTCAATGAAAGATATTCAGCAAATGGCAGCAGATCGTGGTGCGTTTATTGATCAGTCTCAATCAATGAATCTTTGGATAAAAGACCCTAACTATGCGAAATTAAGCTCAATGCATTTCAATGGATGGAAGCTTGGACTTAAGACTGGAATGTATTACTTAAGAACAAAAGCTTCAACTGCTGCACGATCTATTTTTAGAGAAGATGAAGCGGTTAAGACTGAAGCAGTAGATCAAATCTCTTGCTCTTTAGATGCTCCAGAAGATTGCATGGCATGTGGCAGTTAGTATTGACTCATGCTTACTTATTAGTATAAACTATAACTCAGATTTACTTCTTCCCGTAACTTAGTGAATCTTTCAACACCTCTAGCCTCTGGCGTTTACCTCCTTTTCGTCAGAGGCCTTTTAAATTCAAGGAAATTTTATGACAGAAAAAAATCAATTTGATTTAAAGATTAATCTATTGCATCAAAAAATTTCAGAACTTCAGAAAGAAGTTGAAAAAACTGAAATTGAAAGAAGAGATAATTATAAAAATTTTAAATCAAAAGCAAGAGAACAACAACTAAAGCTGTACTCTGAAACCGTAGATGAACTAATTGGTGAACGCTATGGAGATTCTTATTTCGTAACTGCTCTGGCTAAAGTTCCAGAAGAATGTAGTAATGAAAATGGAGATCACTATACAACTCTTGCCTCTCTTAATTTAAGTAAAGAACAAACAATTAAACTTGTTTATCGACTTGATAGTTTATTGGTTGCTCATCAAAATGAAGAGGCTGTAGAATCTCAACCAGTTTCTCTATTTAATTTTATGAAGATGTTTAACTTGCCACCTCAAAAAGGCGTTAAGGCATCTTGATGAAAAGTAATAAAAATGAACTTGAATATCTTAATGCCTTATCCACAATAAGAAATAAAGGTATTCTTGAACCAGACAGAACTGGCACTGGGACATTTCGATATCCTGGCATAACAATGAAGTTTGACCTTCAAGACGGCTTCCCTTTACTAACAACAAAGAAGATACTATTTTATCCGATGACAGTCGAACTACTATGGTTTCTTCAAGGTCGTAATGATCTTAAATGGTTACAAGAAAGGAACTGCAATATCTGGAATTCATGGCATGATGAAAATCATTCTATTGGAAGAGGATATGGAGTTCAATGGAGAAGATGGGCTAAAGGTGCAATACATTTTGTTGATCAGTTAAAAGAAGTGATCACTACACTTCGGACTAATCCTCAATCTCGTCGCATTATAGTCTCAGCTTGGAATGTTGGTGAAATAGAACAAATGGTCTTACCACCTTGTCACTTTGCACATCAATACATTGCCATTAATGGTACATTACATATGATAATGCATCAAAGAAGTGGTGATTTTTTTCTTGGTGTTCCTTTTAATATCGCTTCTTATGCTTTACTGTTGCATATTATAGCCAAAGAAGTTGGAATGAAAGTCGGAACACTAACTCACACTGTTGGTGATGCTCACATATACTCTAATCATATCGATCAAGTAGATGAGCAACTCTCTAGAGAACCACTAACACCTCCTGAGTTAATCTTGAGTGATGGTATGTTCTCTCAATCTTGGACAGATAGTAAAGATGAAGCAGGTCTCCTGTGGTGGCTTTTAAATAAAGCTAGTGAGATCAGTCTTGAAGAAATAAAAGACATGATAAAGTTAGATAACTATCAATGTCATTCTTTCATTAAAGCTCCAGTAGCTGTGTAAGAAAAAGTTAGCCTCTAAAACTTTTACGGCCTCCCCGATCTATGTGATTATTATTATAAGTAGTCATATGAATCTGGGGAGGTTTTTTTATGGCAAAGTCCAGAAAGTGCAGATGCAATACAATTGCACGAGACGAGGATCGTGACTTCTTACTAACAAACCATCACCCGCAATGTCCAGTGTTCAATCCAGCATCAGAACTTTTTGATCTTGAAATGCAATGCCGAAAATTCATGGGCATTATCATAGAGCTTAAAGGTAAGATTAGCGAGATGCAGAATATTGCTGATCGGGTTGATTAATGAAAAAAATATTACTCTATGTGTTTTTGATAGTTATATCTGATCCATATAGAGGAATTAACTATAATCAAATTAATGTCTATGATGTGAATTACTGTAGTAATTATTGCTATAACCAAAACGATAAAGACTATGCATATTTTGACAATGAAGATGTTGAAGAAATAGAAGATGACTATAGAGATGGAGAGGACTCAGAAGATTCAGAAGACAATATGCCTTTAATCTTTAATCTTGACGATTGGTTGAAAAAAAAATAAAATTCAGATGTATGGTTCAGACCGTCCACTAGATTTTATTCATATTAGTCACATGAAAATACTTCTATGATTCTGGATTAGGTATCAGTTACTCTTAGGAATGACTAATCCTTTGGCTCGATAGCAGATATTAGATACCCACGCGAGCGTCTGTAATAGAGCACTTTCAATTTTGGTCCCAGGGTCTGCTTGGTGAAGACGCCGGCCTGTCACGCTGGAGATGCCCGGTTCGAATCCGGGTGGGACCGCCATTTTTTAAAGGTATTAATGAAACACATAGATGGTAAAGTTAGAATCCTTCACACTGAAGGAGCAGATGTAATTCTTAAAACTGATTCAGGTTTTAAATTTCCAGTTCCACTTAATGTTATCATTGGTCTTTTAGATAAAGGCTATGAAGCAATTACTTACAAGAGCTATATAAGAAAAGAATTAATTAAATTAAATGTTTTTACCCCACCAGCAGATTTAGTATAATCTAAATCAAATAAAAAAAAAGGACTAGAAATGAAAAAGACTTTATGTCTATTGCTATTGCTATGTAGTATGTTTGCTTTCGGAACTACAAAGCAAGTAGATGTCATCTACGGAAAAGATAACAGAAAAGATCTCTATGAAGTTACATCAGAGTTATATCTTGAGCTAGCAAGAAGCACAGCAGGAATGATCTCTCATAGTGCAATTCAACCATTAGCTAATGAGACTTACAAGATTTCAGGAGATCCACTTACTTCTCGTGGTATCTGTGCTAAAGAAAAATTCTCAAATCAAATCTCAGCTGCTAACTGCTCTGGTTTTTTAGTTGGAGAAGACCTCCTTGCTACTGCTGGTCATTGTATTAGAAATGCTACAGACTGTGCATCTTATTCTTGGGTCTTTGATTATGCTTTAACTAGTTCCTCTCAAAAAGAAATTACAGTTCCAAAGAGTAGTATCTACAAATGCAAAGAAGTCATTAGAACAATTGTGAATCCAACAGATATGATGGATTATGCATTAATTAGACTAGATCGAAAAGCTACAAATCGAAAGCCACTTGAATTTAGAAAAGCAGGTAGCCCAAAAGTTGGAGACAATCTAGTTGTTATTGGATGCCCTACTGGTATACCCCTTAAAGTTGCAGATGCTGCAAAAGTAAGATCTTTAAAAGGAACCCACTTTGTTACAAACCTAGATACTTATGGTGGCAATTCTGGTTCTCCTGTCTTCAATGCTGATACTGGTTTAGTAGAAGGCATTTTGGTTCGTGGTGAAACAGACTACGTTAGAGACCCTTCTGGTTGTGCAGTCTCAAATGTTTGTGCAGATACAGGATGTCGCGGTGAAGATGTAAGCTATTCAAATGATCTTAAGAATTTAATTAAGAATACAAAGTAAAGAGGCTATATGTTAAATGAAAATGACTTAGAAATAGAAATCAATAATGCTTTTAATAGTAAAGAAAACCTCAGACCTAAAGTCGAGTCTATGTTTGCTATGCAAGATGCATTAAATACTCTAATTGATCCTGATTGGACTTCTCATCAACATTGGGACTTTCAACGTGCGACTATGGTTGAACTTGTAGAGCTAATGGATCATTATGGTTATAAGTGGTGGAAGAAACAAGAACCTAACTTAGAGCAATGTAAGTTAGAAATTATCGATATTGCTCACTTTCATATTTCTTATCTTATTCAGAAATCAATAAGAGAAGGAAATCAATATGACTTTTGTGTTGATGACTTTTTAAGTAAACTTACACCTATTCAGTATGAAATTAATCCTGAAGTTGTTCGTAGTGTTATTGATGAAGCGGTTTACTTTGCTTCGGTTAAAGAGTTTAGTACAGAAGTCTTAGCTCTTCTTATGAATGTCTTTGAAATTACGCCTGAAGTATTATGTAATCATTACATTGTAAAGAATACATTAAATATTTTTAGAGCCAAAAATGGATATAAATCAGGAAGCTATATTAAGACATGGAATGGTAAAGAAGATAATGAAGTATTGCTAGAAGTTTATTCAACAACGAATCAATCTTCTTCAACTCTTGCTGATGATCTTTATTCTAAACTTGAGGAAGCTTACAAAGAAGTAGCATAAGTATGTTCTATCTTTTAGATAATCTTTTCAATAAAGAAGAAGCAAGTGTAATAATAAAAGAACATTGTGGAGAAGGGAACATTGGGAATAATGAAATCCTAACTTCACAAATTATTTTAAATACTCCACTTGATATTTTGTTAAAGAAACTTAATATTCATTTTAAGGATTTAAAATCTGATATTAAAAGAGAGATGTACTACGATAAAGTAATAGCAATAAAGAATCCAAATACAGAAGGGCAAACTCACCCTATGCATTTTGATCAATCTGTTAGTCTATATCCTAATGAAGTAGCACTCTCTGCTTTTGTATCTTTAGTCTACTTATCGGGTAGCGAAGACTTTAAGGGTGGACAACTCTATTTTCCTTTTCAAAAAAAGATTATAGAACCAGAGGTAGGAAGGATGATTACTTTCCCATCTGGACCACTTTACCCTCATAAGATTTTACCTTTTCAAGGAAATCCAAGATATCTATTAAGGATCTTTCACATCTTTAATTCTGAACTAGAAATTGATGATAGAGAAGATCTAACAACTGCACTACAAATTAAACAAGAGAAAAAAGAATTATGAAAAATCTAATTATTGCCTTTATTGCCTTTGTTGCTTTTAGTACTTACGCAAGCACAGCAGCAATTCCAGTTCAGTGTCGAATGAATCTAAGATACGGTGGTATCTTTTATGTTCAATGTCCACGAACAATGGTAGCTCAGGGAACTGACATCTGGATTAGTCCAGGTCCATATCCTAATGCTCAAGTAAGAGTGCAATGTGCAATACCTGAAATTGTTTGTAATGATTTAACTAAAAAAGATTTGCAAAACAAAAGAAACTAGTTTAATATATTCTTTATGAACAAATCACATACACAATCGCAGATCTATTCGGATAATACTGATTATCAATCTGGGGTAAAGTTGTTTGTTTAGAACTAGAATATAAAACAAAAAACTAACAAGAACCCAGAATAAAATCTGGGTTTTTTTTTGCTTAAAGCGGAAGATTGGCCGAGTGGTTTAAGGCAGCAGTTTTGAAAACTGCCATCGGTGAAAGCCGGTCCTGGGTTCAAATCCTAGATCTTCCGCCATTGTTTAACTTGTCACATATGATTAATTAAGGCTGTTTTTGGCTTTAACTTGTCATATATGCTTAATTAATAAAGGTATTATGATTAGATTTCAAAAGATTAAAGACAAGGATAATGAGTTTGATAATACCGATGTTTTAATAGAAACAATATCTATAACTGTAACTGACCTTTTAGAAGACTTTAAGCATTTTTTAAATGCTTGTGGTTATATTATTAATGGGACTTTAGTAGTTGAACCAGATGAAGAATAAATAAAAACAAGGAATAAATTATGTTTATAAATTGTAAAAGTTGGAGAACAGGTGTTGATTAAGTAACTTATTACTTAGGAGACAGACATGTGGATCAACACAGAAGATTACTGCAGTGATAAGCAGTATAAAAAAATTCAAGAAACTTGGATCAAACATTACCAAGCTGAATTAGAGAAGAGATCCTATTACGAATCTTCTCATGTTCGCTTTGTAAGAATTCAAGAGTTATATTTTGATGGCAGAATGCGTAAGCGTCTTGAGCTAATGGATTTTAAACAATTCCAAAAGCGGCTGACAAGAAATGAATACAACTATTATTACTATAAACGTTGGAATCATAATTGCTTACGTAACCACATTAAATATAATGTACATGGTAGAAAACATCCGGTTGATTATTCTGAAAAGAAAATTTTAACGGAAGATCAAATTGCAAAACGTGAGTGGCGCAATAAAGTTAAAGATCCTAGAGATCAGAAGTTTCCGAAGAACTATCGTGGAGCTGTTTCAGCTTTTAAGCATGACACAAGAAGACTACATAGAGCTTTTGAAAAGCACTGTTTGGTAAATAACCAAGTTGACAAGCTTCATCAACGCACTTGGAAACAAATGGCTGATTGGTGGAGTTATGATTAATAAAAAGATAGTGTCACCTACGACGAGCCTCATCTTAGTGGCCGTGCCTAGTGGTGAGTGAGGGGACGCTGCAGCGAACATATAAATAGGGGTATCGGCAAGTTGGCTTAAGCCAGTGGATTTTGATTCCACGATTCGGTGGTTCAAATCCATCTACCCCTACCAATGGTGTGGTATGCAAGTGGTTAAAGCGCGCAGACTGTAAATCTGTTCTCTTCGGGGTTCGTAGGTTCAAATCCTACCCGCACCACCATTCTCTAAAGGAGATAAGTTATGTTGAAACAAGAATATATTTACAATGCTTTAATTACAAATGTTGTAGACGGTGATACAGTGGATCTAATGGTCGACTTGGGCTTCGGGACATATCGACAAGACAGATTTAGATTAGCAAGAATCAATACTGCTGAATTAAACTCTAAAATTGAAGATGAAAAAAAGCTTGCACAAGATGCTAAGAATTGGATGATGGCTTTTCTTAATCAGAAAGTTATATTTAAAAGTATGAGAAAAGATAAGTATGGAAGATACTTAGCTGAATTATATTTACCAGATCAAACAGTATCTCTTAATCAAAGACTTATTGATAGTGGACTAGCTCAATTATATATAGGCTAACAGGGCGCAGGCTCAAAACCTGTATATCCGAACATTTTATAAAAGGAAAGTATGAGCGAAAAATTAGTTATCAAAGTTAATAAACAGGATGGATTCAGTGATGAGCAATTTAAAAAATACTTAAATGCTATTGAGCTAACTCAGAAAGTTATTAATGCAAAACGCTTTGAAGAAAAGCTAATGAAATTAAAACTTACTAATACTAATGGATTAACAAATGAAGAAATTTTTAGTAAAATGAGATCAGGTGCTGAAAATCTTGATCCTGTAGTGGATAATGAGGTTGATGTTTTTATAACTATGTATTATAAAAATAACAGTACTGTTGGATATACATTTCCTTCAGTTAAGGATACGTGGGTTAATAGCAAGTTCTTTAACTCATATGAGCCTGCTGATATAGGTTGTAACTTGATTCATGAATGGTTACATAAGCTTGGGTTCGATCATGCTTCTGCCAAGGAACATACAAGTGTTCCTTACGCAGTAGGGTATTTGGTTGAAGAGTGCATTAGAGAAATGGAGAAAAGTCCTCATCTTTATGATGATGAAATTTCGCCTCCAGTTTCTAGTCCAGAGACTAAGCCATTACCTACTCCTCTTCCTGAACCTGTGCCAGAACCTGAACAAGTTAAGAAGAAAGTATGTAAAAGATTATGGTATACATTTTGGTTAAAAGAAGTTTGTTGGTTTGAATAGACAATACGTGTGCATGTAGTCGCTGAAACGAGAAAACGGAAACACTACATTGACAGCCTGGAAAGACAGGCATTACTTAATATTTAATTGAGAAAATATGACAAATCAAAATCTTCCTCCTTTACAAATATATGTTCACAATAGTTTTTTATTTGAAAACGGAACTGGTACATCAGAAGGTACTTTAATAGGTGTTCGATCTTTAATGAATCAAGCATTTCAATTTACAGTACTAATGTCAGATGGAGCTCTATATACTGGATTACCGATTAATGCATTAACTAGAAAAAAAGAAAACAACACTATACTTCCTATACAAGAAGCACAAGCCTATGATTGTATTGGCTCAAGTATTGAAGTAATTACTTTTGATGTTTTAAGATACATGAAATGTAAGTTGAAAACTTTTTTTAATATTTTGCATAATTGTTATTACTTATTTACGATTGATTTTATTGATGAGAATGGCTTAGCAAGGCATCCCGTTCAATGGAAACAATTTCATGTATTAGAGAATACAGATGGTAATCTTATGTGTTATCCTCAGTACAGAATACAATTTAAAGATGGTGCCTTTTGTTTTGACTCGGACAAAGACTTGCCTCGTTATAAATATAATGAAACTATTCATTTAGCTGAAACTTAATTAAAAAAATATACAATTAGCTTTGATATTTTCTTTAAGGAGAAACATGAGTCTTTGGACTAGAATGTATTGTGATAACTGCCAGTTTGTTTTAATGCACTGTCAGTGCGAAAAGGAAGAGCAAGTGAAACTCTCAGATCGATTTAACTCATACAGTATTGGTAATTATAATCTTGGTCTACAATTAGCTCTACGTAACCTTTTTGAAAAAAAAGATTTTACAATAAGATACATTCAACTAATTTTTAAATTACTAGGAACACAATTTAAATTTGAATTTAAATTTGCTAATTCGATTTAGGTATTCTTGAAAATAGTTCTTTAAGATAATAATCCCTATGCTGCTCATATTGAGGAAAGGTGTAGGGGTGCATTATACTTTTAGGCCTAACGAAAATGAAATCTCCTATCATAGTATCATCATGCTCTAGGTCAAACATGCAATGGCCAAGCTCATGAATGATTGTCGATTCTCTCTGATAAGGGGTAGCATTATCCCAATAGGTTTTATCTATAAGAATAAACCTAAGAAACCTAGGCCCTTTAAAAAAATAACACACCCCTAACGTCCTATAACCCTCTTCTTTTTGAGGGATATCAACAATATCTATTGGTATATCTACTTTCTGATTAAAAGTTTCTTCAAAAACTTTAATGGAATTATTTAAAGGTGAACCATATTCCTTGCAAGTACCGCAACTAAACAGTAAAAAGATTAATAAGAATATGATTATATTATTACTCATAACTAATTTTATCATGATTTTTAAAAATACATGGTTTTTGAAACTAATATTTACTAACAGCTAAAGTCAAGATCTAAAAGTATAACTTCTATTGAAATATTTGCTATACAAAGATAATTAAAGATATTAATATTACCAGATATAAATCAATATTTTATAATAATAATACGGAGTTAGAAAATAAAATGAGCAAAGAACTTTTTCACCAGCATTTACTTATCAGAGCATTTGTTAATAATCCACCAGTAGAAGAGACTATTCTTAATCAGTGGATGACAGAGCTAGTTGCTGACATTGGAATGAAAGTGGTAGTTCCTGCCAAATCTAAGTACGTAGACGCAGTAGGCAATGAAGGACTTACTGGTTCTATTAATATTGAAACATCCCATATGGCTATTCATATCTGGTCTAAACAAGAGCCTGCGCGAATTGAAATGGATGTCTACTCTTGCGCTTGTTTTGAAGAAAAAACTATTCTTAAAAAACTTGATGAGTGGGGATTGATTAAATTTCATTCAATGATGATTGATAGGAATGGAGAAGAGTTTAAAGTTATATCTCAATCAGATGGATACCAAACGCCTTAAGTTAAATGAAAGATCCATATCTTAATATAATCCCAAATATTTATTTAGTTAGAGAAACTAAAGAAATTAAAAAAATAAGAAATGAGTACATTTTAACTAAAAGAAATTCCTTTACTAAGAAAGAAATATTAGAAAAAATAGTAAATACTACATATAATAGAAAATGGCCAAATGGCAAAATTCATAGCTTATCTAAAAATGGTGAATACGTATCTCACTCAGTTACTCCATACGCTAAAGATTTCCTAGATAACATTGAAGATGGAATTAAGCCATTAGTTATAGCACTTAAAGATAAAGGATACTTATCCATAAGCAGTTGTGAAGGCCACAACCTTTGGGATCGTCGTTTTGTTGTATTGATTTTTCCAAGTAAAAAAGAAGCTATAAGCTTTCAGAACAAAATGCCTTTTAATGTTACATCTGAAATCAAGCATCATACAGAATTTCTGAATACTAGACTAAGTGTTGATGGATATGGTCAGATACTGAATGCCGAAAAGAAAGAATTTAAAAAAGATCCAAATGAAAGTCTAGACTATATTAATACTTTTACTAAAAGAAATTATGCTGACGCATGGTTTCTTGAGTTAATCATTATTGATAAGATAGAATATACAGATGGATTTTGGAAGTATATCAAAAACATTAAATATATATTATTTAGAAAGTTTTTTTTAAAGTTTTATACTAAATGCATTACTGACTATGTGCTATCAGACTCTATGCCAAGTAATATTTATTAACAAGCAGAGATAGAAATTGAACCAATGCGAAAAAGACCTACGTGATTTATTAAAAAAATTAAATCAAATATTATCACTAGAAAGTATCGACGACAAAACATCTGATGCAATAACTGAAACTATGCTAAAATGTGAGGACATTTTATGGGCAGCAAGAAAGCTATCCAAACCAGCATAGAGGTTTTGTGTCTACCAAATTTTACTATAAGTTCTTATTTTGGCTAGTAAGTACAAGATTGTATCTTTGGGCAATGAAAAAGGTAATCCCCTTTATTCGTTTTACAACATACTATGCAATTCCAGAAAATAAAAAGTTTGCTCAATGGGGACCATTAGAGCGTAAGGGCTATGCACGTCTTCAGCCTGGTGATCTTGTCTTTACTATTGATAAGATGAAGTTTTCATCAATGGTAATTGGCAGAGCAACAGCAAAACTAGGACATAAGAAACCTCTTTTTACACCTAGTCACATAGCCTTGTGTGTCGCTAAGGGATCTGAATTTGAGATTGCAGAGATGACACATAATGACTTTACTAGATCTACATGGGAAGATGTAACTAGAGGTTCTACTAGAGTTGTTATCGGAAGAATAGATAATTGGGACAAGGAATATATCACAGATGTAGTCATTCCAACAACACTTTCCTTTAGTGGTAAGAAGTACGATGATCGTTTTTTAATGGGAGAAGATTCTCTTGCCTGTTCTGAGCTTCCTTATTTTGCAGATAAAGAAAGAAGAGCAAAAGTTAACTTAGAACCAATTATTGGAACCGAACCATACATAACTCCAGTTGGCTGGATTCTTGCAGACAATATAGAATTTATTTGGGATTCAAATGCTGAGCTTAATAACTAAATCATTAAATGATATAAGACAACTTCTAGTAGGGATTCGGAATTCAGCATATGGATTGTTCCTTGGTATTGGATTACAAACTATTAGTTTGATCTTTCATATATTAAAGAATACATTTGAACTTGGATTTAAACTTTATAAAGTAATAATGAAATAGGATATTGATATGACTACTAAAATATTTGATCCACAGTACGAGAAAAATTATAATGAAGCTGCTATAGATAAAAATAGACTTGCTGAAGTTACTCTTGTCTCTAAAAAGATACTTGAAAACAAAGCACGATATTTGACTGTTAGCGAAAAGACAAGTATCCCTTGGGATATAATTGCTTGTCTTCATCTTAGGGAATCTTCTTTGCGTTTTGATTGTGTTCTTCATAATGGAGAAAGAATAATTGGAACAAGTAAGAAAACCAAGTTAGTTCCTGCTGGTCATGGTCCATTCTCAACATGGGAAGAGGCAGCGATAGATGCGCTTATGCTTAAGAAATATCTATTCCCAAAGACATGGTCTATTGCACTTCAGTTAAAATTCATTGAAGGCTTTAATGGTTTTGGTTACAGGAAACGTGGAGAACTTAGTCCATATGTTTGGGCTGGAACTACTAAACATAGTGAGAAAGGGAAGTATGTCGCTGATGGGCACTATGATCCAAATGCACCAGAGAAGCAATTAGGTGCAGTCGCTATCTTGAAATATCTAAGAAAATAATTAAGGAAAAACATGCACATTCCACATAACTGCTACTCAGGTAGCTCTCCTATTTATTTTGCTAAAATAGGAATTAAGTTTCAAAATTAAAAAAATAAATTAGAAAAATTAAAGATGCTTTTGTTAGAAAACTAATTTAGAATAAGTAGTCTTTAATAAGGAGATTTAATGACTTCAAGTAAAATAAAACACTACGTCCTAGACACCTGCGTTCTGCTTCATGATCCAGACTCTTTGCTTTCATTCCAAGAACATAATGTATATCTACCATTAATAGTGATAGAAGAATTAGATAAGTTTAAGAAAGAAGAGAATGAGAAAGGTCGTAATTGCCGCTCTGCTACAAGAACAATTGACGAGCTAAGGATTCAAGGATCACTAACTGAGGGCGTTAAGCTTCCTGGTGGTGGAACTTTTAAAGTCCTTCCTGTCTACTCGGGTATGGGATCTCTTCCATTATCTTTTGATATTAATGACGATAAGATCCTTTCTACTACCGCTGTCTTGCAAACCCTACATAAGAATGATGAAGTTATTCTTGTCACTAATGACATTAATATGCGCGTTAGAGCAAATATATTTAAAATCCCAGTTGAGGTCTTTGGCAAGAAACTAAACAAGGACTTACTACATACAGGAATTAAAACTGTATATCTTGATCATCCTGAGTATGCATCATTTAAACAACATGGACATGTAGCTCCATCAAGCTTAATTCATGTTCCTGGTAAAACTGTTTCTACAATACATAATAATGAAGAAACACTAATTCAACCTAACGATTATATTAAACTTGTAAATAAACAAGATGAGAATAAGTTTGCCTATGGAGCTTATGTCGCTTCTGTTAAATCTATTCAAAAGATTAGAGGTAAAAATGACCAAGTATTTGGTATCATTCCAAAAAATGATGAACAAGCTTGTGCGCTCGATGCACTTATGGATCCAGATATCAGCCTTGTTACTCTCATTGGCAAGGCAGGATCGGGGAAAACACTTATTGCTATCGCCGCAGCCCTTGAAGCTACATTAGAACATAAGATATATGATAAGATTTTAATTGCTAGACCTGTTCAACCAATGGGTAAAGATATCGGGTACTTACCTGGAACCTTAGAAGAAAAGCTAGCTCCATGGATGCAACCAATTTTTGATAATCTTGAATTCCTTTTTTCTATTAAGAAAAAACATGTTGGTTCTTATGAACAAACAAAAAAACAAAAGATTAGACATACAAGAACTTCAAATTCAAGAAGAGGAGAGAAACCAGAAAAACCAGTTGAACAAGAATCTGCACCAAAGAAAAACTATGAATTCTTACTTGAAAGTAAAATGATTCAAGTTGAAGCTTTAACTTATATTAGAGGACGATCAATTCCAAGACAGTTTATCATTATTGATGAGGCGCAAAACTTAACTCCTCATGAGATTAAAACAATTATAACTCGTGCTGGTGAAGGTACCAAAATTGTTTTGACAGGTGATACTGAGCAGATTGATAATCCTTATTTAGACGAAGTAAGCAATGGACTAACTTATGCCGTGGAGCGTCTTAAGCATCTTGGTATGACTTCTCATATTACTTTATTTGAATGTGAAAGATCTGCCTTAGCTGAAGCTGGGACTAAGTTTTTATGATAAAATCTATTAACTTTAGTTCGTCAAAAAAAACTATACTCCATATTTTCTTTAATATATAATCAGGCTATCTATATGGAGGCACAGTGACGGCTCAGACTACGTTTAAATCGGTATATAGGCCGGTTAGTAAAAAAATTAATACGGTTTTAGCAAATGCTGCACTAGATTTTTCTGGAAGAGCAACAAATATTGATTTCATAGCTAACCAACTAGCCCCCTTTGATTCTATCATTGGCAATGCTCATTTTATTGATGGGCAAACTGTCATTATTTCAAATAAAACTGGATTCGATATCATTCTAAATCCTTCTCTTATGGAGAATGGTTTATCTTATGATATTGAACCAGGGACCACTGCTGTCTTTCTTTATCTAGCTGATTTAAATAAGTTTTTTGATGCTGGTGGATCTGCTACATCTATAGATATTCAAGAAAATTTAGATGCAGCTATCATTTCTATTAACTCAGAAATCCAATCAATAGAAACATTAATAGAAAGCAATTATGAAGAACTTGATCAAAGAGTAACTGAAGAAGAAGTAACAAGAGCTTTAGCAGATACAAATTTACAAAATCAAATTAACAATGTTTTATCAAACATAGACCCTTCAGCTATAGATTCTTTTGTAGAAATTGTTGCCGCTTTTGAAGCTGCAGATTTAAACCTAAATGGTGCAATAACAAACTTATCAACAGCTCTTTCTCAACAAATATCAAGTCTTGACTTAGAGCTTGATCAAGAAAAGATTGATAGAGCATCTGGAGATGCAGCACTAGACACAAGGATAATCGCACTTGAAGATCAGGTTGGAGATGACTTACAGACAGCAATAATAAGCCTTCAAGCATCAATAGCAGCAGAAGAATTAACAAGAATAGCTGCAGATGCTGCAACATTGCAATCAGCTAAAGACTACACCAATGCTGAGATTGAGGCAATTCCTTCTATTGATCTCTCATTATATGAGACTACTATAAACGTAGACTCTAAAGACGCTTCTACTTTAGCTGCAGCCAATCTTTATACAGACAATGCCATTGCAGAAATACCGCCTGTTGATCTAACAAGTTATGCTCCCATAGATTATGTTGATACAGAAATTGATCAAGCCGTAACAGGCCTTCAATCTCAAATCTCTTACATTACTCAGAATACTGACCCAGCAGCTATCGACTCTCTAGTCGAAGTTGTAACTGCATTTCAAGAAGCTGATCAAAATTTAAATGGCGCAATAACAAACTTATCCACAACTCTTTCTCAACAAATATCAAGTCTTGATTCAGAGCTTGATCAAGAAAAACTTGATAGAGCATCTGGTGATGCATCACTAGACACAAGGATAACTGTCCTTGAAGATCAGGTGGGAGATGACTTACAAACAGCAATAACAAGTTTGCAAGCATCAATAGCATCTGAAGAGTCTGCAAGAGTTGCTGCAGATTTAGATATAACAACAAGGATAGCCACACTAGAAGAAGAGATTGGAGACAATCTTCAACAAGCAATTTCTAGTCTACAAGCAGCAAATGCTACTTTAGATACTAGAATTACAGATCTTGAAGATCAAGTTGGAGATAACCTACAAACAGCAATATCTCAAATCCAATTAGATATTTCTGCAGAAGCAACAACGAGAGCCTCTGCCGATATTGCATTGCAAGCAAACATAACAAATGTTCAATCAAATCTTTCTCAAGAAATAATTGACAGAATTGCGGCAGACCAAACCCTCCAGTCAAACATTGGATTGGAAGCTACTAGAGCAACAGCTGTTGAGCAACAGATAGTAAGTAACCTTCTTACTGAAAAAACACGCATTGATGCAATTCTTCTCAGTACAGATAATTTGGATTCTCGCCTCGATATAATTGAACCTAAAGTATCAATTTTAGAAAGCGAAATGAATTTAGTCGAATCTAATATTGCCTCTGAGATACAAAGAGCTATACTTGCTGAAGGCGAGTTAGATGGCAGACTTGATTCTCTTGAGCCAAAGGTATCTACACTTGAAACTGAAATGGATGCTGTTGAGTCAAATCTTGCATCTGAAATACTAAGAGCTACGTTAGCCGAAAATGCGTTAGATAACAGACTTGATATTTTGGAACCAAAAGTTTCAACTTTAGAAACAAAAATGGATTCAGTTCAGTCGGGTCTTTCTCAAGAAGTTCTTGATAGACAATCTATAGACTTAGCGCTTCAAGGACAAATTAATACAGAAAAGTTTCGCACTGATGCAATCCTTTTAGCTTCAGATGCTGACAAGGATACCTTTGCAGAAATAGTTCAGCTTATTAATTCAATAGACACAAGTAATGATTCAGCATTTGCCTCATATGTCATATCTAACAATGCCGCAATTGGAAGTCTTGACTCAAGACTTGATTTCATTGAACCAAAAGTGACTACAGTTCAAGTTGATCTTGCTCAAGAAGTTGTAAGCAGAGAAAATGCCGACATTGTTTTGCAGCAGCAAGTTAATTTATCAAATTTAAATATTGATTCATTAGAAAGCTTAGCTTCTACTCAAGAGCAAGAAATTATAAATTTAAAGAAAAGAGTTCTTGAGCTAGAAATAGATCAAGATGATTTTTTATTTAAGAGAGAAAAAATAGCAATTCAGTTACAGCAAGATCTTACTTATGTAGATCTTGAATACAAGGTAATACCTAATTCAATAGTCGCAAGCATTGATAGGTTAATGATTTATTTAAATGATGATTTTGAAGTTTCAGAAGTAAACAACGTAACAAGAATAACATGGATTGGACCGTTAAACTTTACCACAGGGGATGAGAAAATAGGATTAGGTGATATTTTAAAAGTAAACTATAAAATATCAAATAGTGTTTTTGATTCTGCTCCAACTCCTTTAATCCTTGATGATGGTTCTTCTTTTACACTAGACAATGGTGATGAATTAATTTTTTAATATAAGAGGAATATATGGCTAAAAAAATAGCAGATCTAATCAGAAAGACAACCCCACTAGAATCAGAAGATCTCTTTTTGGTTTCGACCTCTGTTGGATCTAGATCAATAAAAGCTCTAGATATGACGGGCACACTTCAAGGTCCAGTTGGCTCACAAGGTCCAGCTGGTGAAGTTGGCTCACAAGGCATTCAAGGTATCCAGGGAGTCCAAGGAGATAAAGGTGATCAGGGTGAACAAGGCATCCAGGGTATTCAGGGTGAAACTGGAGTTCAAGGACCAGAAGGTCAAGTTGGTCCTCAGGGCATAGAAGGTCTTCAAGGTCCTGCAGGCGCTGATGGTGCCGATGGTTCTCAAGGTGAACAAGGAGTTCAGGGGATTCAGGGAGAAGCTGGACCACAAGGTGTTCAAGGTGTTGCTGGAGCTGATGGAACAACTGGCGCTCAAGGTGATCAAGGATTACAAGGTCAAGTCGGCTTAAAAGGTGATCAGGGAGAAATCGGATCTCAAGGTACTCAAGGTATCCAAGGCGAAGTTGGCTCTCAAGGAATTCAGGGTATTCAAGGAGTTCAGGGAGATAAAGGCGATAAGGGAGATCAAGGAATACAAGGTATTCAAGGACCACAAGGTATCCAAGGTATTCATGGTGAAACTGGTGCTCAAGGACCAGAGGGTCAAGTTGGACCTCAGGGTATCCAAGGAGAAGTTGGGCCACAAGGCGAACAAGGTTCTCAAGGGATTCAAGGAATCCAAGGAATCCAGGGAGAGATCGGATCTCAAGGTTTGAAAGGTGACCAAGGAGAAACTGGTTCACAAGGACTTCAAGGCGAGCAAGGCATCCAAGGTATTCAAGGAATACAAGGCGAACAAGGGATTGAAGGAATTCAAGGAATACAAGGCGAGCAAGGCTTAGTTGGTCTTCAAGGAATCCAAGGCGAAAAAGGAGACAAAGGCGATCAGGGAATTCAAGGGTTCACTGGTCAAGATGGTACATCTTTTTCAATTGCTAAAATTTACTCCTCTTTAGCTCAGCTTCAATCTGATTCTTTACCTGGAATACAGAGTGGAGAATTCGCAATAATTAGTACATTAGATGAAAATGATACAGACAATTCAAAACTATTTGTCTGGAATGGATCTCAATATAATTTTGTTACAGATTTAAGTGGAGCCGTTGGTATTCAAGGACCTCAGGGAACTCAAGGAATTCAAGGCGAAAAAGGTAACAAAGGTGATCAAGGTGAGCAAGGACTAATCGGCTTGCAAGGAATACAAGGTACTCAAGGAAACCAAGGTGAAATTGGTCCTCAAGGCTTAGAAGGTATTCAGGGAATACAAGGAATTCAAGGAGCAGAAGGTTCTCAAGGCTCTCAGGGCTTACAAGGATTACAGGGAATTCAAGGAGAAGTTGGCTCACAAGGAGCTCAAGGTATCCAGGGTGAACAAGGTATCCAAGGCTCTCAAGGCGAAAAAGGTGATAAAGGCGACCAAGGCGAAATTGGTCTTCAAGGACTTCAAGGAGTTCAAGGCGAAGTTGGAACTGAAGGATCCCAAGGGATTCAAGGTATTCAAGGAGAGCAAGGTCTTCAAGGAATAGAAGGTCCACAAGGTTTACAGGGAGAACAAGGTCTTCCAGGTGAAACTGGTCCTGAAGGTCTTATGGGTGAAGGTGGTCCTATGGGTGAAGCTGGACCTCAAGGAGCTCAAGGCATTCAAGGCAATACTGGTGATACAGGTATTGCAGGTGCTGGAGTAACCACATCTAATCTAGTTCAAGGAGAAACATTAAGCATAGGAAATCTTGCATATGTGTCATCCGGTACAGGTAACGATTCCACAAGAATCGCTGGTGCATTATATAAACTAGATTTATCAAACTCGGCTAGAAATAAATTTGCTGGAATTGTTCTTAACTATGACAACACAAGTCCTCACTTTAGTGAGGATTTTTCTAGTGGAAACTTTACAAATAATGGCTGGACAGAAGTAAACGGGACTCAAGCAAACAAATGGCATGTAGGTTCTGCAACATTTAATTCATCTAGCTATTCCGCATACATATCTAGCAATGGTGGAGTTTCCAACACATACAACACAGGTATTGCATCAGCTGTATATTTTTATAAAGATATATTCGTACTCAATTCTGCAAATCCTGTTCAGTTAAGATATTCCATAAGAGCAACGGGAGAGTATACCTCATTACCATATGACTACGGTATGATTCTAATAGACCCAAATTTAACAACCGTTCCAGTAGCAGGTACACCAATATTGTTAGCACCATCTGGGGGAACTAGAACCTTGCTTTCTCCCTCAACATCTTGGTCACAAAGAACAATTAGCGTAAACGCATATAAAAATACGACTATTCGTTTAATCTTTGGATGGGTCAATGATCCTAGTCTCGGGGCAAATCCCCCAATTGCTATAGATGATATTAGAATAGAAGATATACCTACCGCAACCATACAAAGCTCTGGATTGTTCAGTCAAGCAACTGGTTTAGTAACTGGTAGTTATTACTATCCATCAGCTACTGCTGGGGCTTATTTAAACTCAGTACCTACATCTATTGCCTCCCCTATTGGATTAGCTATATCTGCCACGGAGATGATAATAAATCCACCAGCAAATAATTCGCCATCCTTAGTACCTTCAGGCACAGTAATGGCTTATGCGCCGTCATCCACGCCTACTGGATACTTACTTTGTACTGGTCAAGCCGTAAGTAGAGCAACTTACTATAGTCTATATTCAGCAATTGGTATTCAATATGGTCAGGGTGATGGCAGTACAACTTTTAACGTACCAGACTACCAAGGTATGTTTTTAAGAGGACGAGTAACAACAGCAGCATCTGTTACTGGAACTGGAACACCCGCAACTAACAATGCAACCTTTACTTCTCATGGTATCAACAGGAATGGATTTAAAGTTAGATTCACAAGTGTTGGGACCTTAACTGGCGTGGTTATTAATACTGATTATTACGCTATAGTTGTTGATTCAAGCACATTAGCATTTGCAGCAACTTTAGCAAATGCTGTTGCGGCAACTCCAACTAAAATTATCTTAGGTGGGACAAACAATGCTGTGATTGCTCAGTGGGAAGATCCAGATGCATCATTAAGATCAGTTTTTGCAACTGGCGCAAATGGCGGAATGTCAGCAGGATCTTTTCAAGCTGATGATTTTGCACTACATACTCATACTGCTGAAATTCCCGCAACTTCATACACCGCTGCTCTGGCTGGAGTATCTAATAGTGTTGGTGGAGCTAACCTAACTGGAACTCAAGTATCGAACGTATTAGGAAGCACTGGTGGATATGAAACTCGCCCTAGAAACATATCTATAAACTATATTATTAAAACCTAGGACAAATATGACATTTCATAAATACGACATCGACACTAAACTATATATAGAATCAGTTGAAACAGAAGAACAGCCAGAAAACTCTGTGTCAGGTATTCTTCCAGAGATGACAGACTTGTATGCTTTGGCTTTTATAGAAAATGAATGGGTTTCTGTTTTAAAATAATAAATAAAAGGGGTGTTTAATGCACCCCTTTTGTTTAATCCTCAAACAAATATAATATAAAAATATTTTTTTTTTAAAAATTGCATAAACTTTTTTTTTAAAGTTTTAAACTTATTTTTATTTTAATTTATTGTATAGTATATTGCTTACATCTTTTGTTAAAACTATTTTATTATTTTGGATACAAAAAAATAAATATGTTAGAATTCTCTCTGGTGATATGTAGAAAAACACAATAGGAGAGAATAATGTCATTACAAATTAAAAAGAAAAATCTTGGCAGCAATGAAGTAGATGGTTCAAAAATCTTACTTGCTCAAGGCCAAGCCATTAGAGGTTTCGACCAAAATGGAATTGAAAAAGACTTAATCGAATTCGGTGAGTCTGGTGAAATTTTAGTAAATGGTTCAGAGGTTACTTACAAGTCAGTAACGGATGTTATTGAATCAGATCTTTCTAACGAAGTTGCTCGTGCAATCTCTGAGGAAGAAGCGCTCCTAGAAGAAATTAATTTAGGAATGAGAGTATCGAATGATCGTTGGGCTGCAACTCAAGCTGCAGATACCGCTATTCGTTCAGAATTTGCTGCTGCTGATAGTGTTGAACAATCAGCTCGTATTGCAGGAGATGAAACAGCTCAAGCGAATCTAGTTTCTGCTGAGGCAGGTCTCATACAACTAGTTGAAAGTGAAGAGCTTAGAGCATCAGATGCTGAAATTCTTATCGCAGGTAGAATAGATCAAGAAATCTTTGATCGCGTTGCAGGTGATGTTTCTACTTTAGCTGAGTCAAAGTCTTACACTGATGGGAAAGTTAGTCTTGTTTTAAGTAACCTAGATTCAACTGCTCTAGATTCATTAGTCGAAGTTGTTGGTGCTTTCCAACAAGCTGACCAAGATCTAAATAATGCAATCTCAGGTCTTGCAACTCAACTTGATGTGAGAATTGATCAAGTTGATATAGATGTTGATTCATTGGAAATGAGAATGCTTTCTGCTGAAGGCAATATCTCCAATGAAGTATCAAGAGCAACTTCTGAAGAGCTTCTTCTTAAATCAAGAGTTACTACTGCAGAACAAGATGTTGATTCTTTAGAGATGAGAATGCTTTCTGCGGAAGGTAACATTTCTAACGAAGTATCAAGAGCGACCTCTGAAGAGTTGCTACTTAAGTCTCGCGCTACTACCTCAGAGCAAGACATTGATTCTTTAGAAATGCGTATGCTTTCTTCTGAAGGAAATATTTCTAACGAAATTTCTCGTGCAACTTCTGAAGAATTACTTATTCGTTCTGATTTTGCTACTGCTGATGCTGCTAAGTTAGTTGAAGCAAAAGCATACACAGACGCTCAGATTGCTACTATACCGGAAGTTGATCTTTCTGGCTTAGAGACTAGAGTATCAAATGCTGAAAGCGATATTGTTGCTCTGGAAGTTTATTCTAAAAATATTGTGCATGTTGATGCTGTTAACGGTATAGATGAAATCGGTCGCGGTTCATTACTTCGTCCATTTAAAACTATCAACTTTGCTTATTCACAAGTTCCGTCACTCGGAAACCCTTCAAACACTTCGTACAACGCTAACGTTGGAAAATTTGTTACTGAAAAACTAATTATTAACCTTGCTCCGGGTCGATATACTGAGAACGTAGTTCTCGGATTTAAAAGAGCAAGAGTTCAATTAAAAGGTGACGGTGCAACTATTATTGGTGATGTTAAAACATCAGTAAAACTTGCCGACTTTCCATGTGCTGCTTTAGAAAATATGAAAGCTAGTTTTCCTGCACCATTCACTGGTGTTTCAGCTTTCATGAATATCGAAATTTCGGGAAATGCTGGCGGAGGTCTTGAGTCAGACCCTACATCTAGTGTCTTTACCATTACCGGTCAAGCTTCTTTAGCTTTCGAAGAATCAACAGTAGCTGGTTTCGGTACAGGTCTTAACTGGGATAGTTCTCATGGTCAGTTCTATGCTAACCTTGATAGTGCTTCAGTTGGTAACTGGGTAGTTACCTCAAGCTATACAGCAAACATGGCAAGAGCTTTACCTAGTGGTGTAATTGAAGTTGATTCTTGTAACATTGCTTCTTCAACTACTTACAGAATGTTCTTCGGTGCTGTTCCTTATTCTTACTTAACAGATTTCGCTACATGGAACGTTGCTAGTAAGGGTACAGTAAACAAGGCTCCGAATTCAGGTCTTACACTTAAGGCGCACAATTCGACATTTGGTAACGTTATCGGCCCTGCTTTAACTCTTGGTGAAATAGACGGTTGTAGAATTTACGATATTGATAGAACGATGAGAGGCACAGTTGATAACGGTTCAATCATCGGATCTACATCAACTTCTTATCTTGGTTTTGTTAATAACCAATTTAGAATTTTCTCTGGTTCAGGTGATCTTGCGTCTTTTTACAAACTTGGTCAAGCGGTAGGTGCTACTCGCTATAAGATGGATTCTGTCTCTCATACAACAATGTCTTTCAACAGAAGTTCATCAGGTGTATTAACTGCTAGAGCTTTAGATCTAGGAGCAGGAGTAAGCTTTGACTTCTTGGATGATGCACGCAGTATTTCTGTTGCTGATCCTGCTACCAACTACACAAGAACTGCAAGCACTGTAGACGCTTCTCTTGAAGGTATTGATACTGCTCTAGGTCTCAAAGCTAGTTCAGCATCTGTAATTGCCGGAAATGCTTCTAGTTTAGTTGAAGCTAAAGCTTATACAGATACTCAAATTGCTGCTATTCCAAGTGTAGACCTTTCTTCTTATGAAACAATTGCAAATGTTGATTCAAAAGATGCTGCTAAACTTGTTGAAGCAAAAGCTTATGCAGATCAGGTTTCATCTTTAGCTCAAGATAACGCTGAAGACTATACCGATTCTCAAATTGCTGCAATTCCAGCTGTTGATTTGTCTAACTACTATATTACATCAGAAGTAGATGAATTAATCGCAGGACAAGAAGCTTATTCTGATGAAGTTGCTGATAATACTCTAACAGCTTCTATCGAAGCTTCTAAAGCTTATGCCGATGCGACTTTTGCACTAATAACAGATGTTGTATCTATTGATCAATCTCTAATGGCTGCGCAAGAAGAGACTGCTTTACTTCGTTCCGAGGCATTTGAAGCTATTGGTACGGAGAATCTTAGAGCCTTTGCAGCTGAAGCTTCTCTTCAAAGCCAAATAACAAATGTTCTTTCAAATGTTGATGGAGCTGCTCTTGACTCATTGACTGAAATCGTATCAGCTTTTCAAGCTGCCGATTCAACTCTGAACGGAGCTATCACAAGCTTAGCTTCTTCTGCTTCTTCTGCTATAAGCACTGAACAGGCTGCTCGTATTGCTGCTGACTCTGCACTTCAAGGTGAAATTGATGCTGAAGAAGTTGCTCGTGCTGCGGCTGATACAACTCTTCAAAACAACATTAGCTCTGAAGCTTCTATTAGAGCAAGTGCAATTTCTTCTGTTCAATCAGCTGTTGATGCTGAAGAAACTAGAGCTATGGGTGTTGAAGCTCAGCTTCAATCTGACCATGATGATCTTGATGGATATGCTCAAGATATTCGCTCTGATGTTGACGACTTGGATGGATACGCTCAGGATATTCGTTCTGATCTAGATAGCGAGATTTCTCGTGCTCAAGCAGCCGAGTCTTCAATCTCTTCAGCCTTGTCAGCCTTATCTGCAAGCCATGACTCAAGACTTGATGTACTTGAAGCACAAACAGATGGTCCATCTTTCCATAAAATGAAAATTGAAATTAGCACAAATCTTGTTTATGTTGAGCTTGCTCATCAAGCAATTGCTAACTCAATCGTAGTTTCTGTTGGTCGATTGATGGCTCACAAAGATGAAGACTTTACTGTTTCTGTTGTCGGTGGTGTAACACACCTCACTTGGATTGGCTCTATGGTCAGCCCAGATGGTGTTGAAGCAATCGAAAGCGGCGATAAAGTTTTTGTAACTTACGCTTACTAATTAATAACAGTAGCACCGAGTAAAATCGGTGCTACTTTTGTTAAGTGTTTTAAATTAATTATTAAAAATATTTAAGAAGGAAATTAATCCTTCTTTTATGGGAGAGAAAATGGCTATATTTAATGTGCGGAAAAACGGGTCAGGTACGCATACTGACATTAAAAGTGCTTACATGGCAGCTTCTTCTGGCGATACAATTGATATCGGAGAAGGAACTTTTACTGAATCAATCGAAGTTCTTAAACAAAACCTAAGCTTTACAGGAGCGGGGAAAGATCAAACAATCATCCAAGGTAACTATGTGGCGGGCGCTGTATCTCAAGCTGCTGGGTGTTCTTGGACTTCCGGTGATAACTTCTTTACCTATACAACTCCGAGTACCGGCGGGGTTTTTGTTCCTTTTGCTGTTGGTATGTCTATTGGTGATACTTCAGCATCTTTAGCTACTCCGGGCGGGTTCCCTGCTGCTTCTCAGGTTACATCAATAGATGTCGCAAATAAAAAGGTTTATATCAATAAAACTTTTACTGCTACTCAAACAGCTAAAACAGTAAGACACTACGGTGTTCAGGCAACCTTTGAAGTGAGAGCTTCTGGCTTTTCTATGTCTAACCTAAAGGTTATTGATATGTCAGGAAGTGTTGTTTCTGGTTCTATTGAATACTCTGCTATATTCCTTGGTTCAAGGACAGTTACTCCCGCATTGAGTAAATACTCTGGTTCACATGCTTCAGGATTTAACATCAATAATTGCGAGATTGTTGCTGATGGCGACTCTGCTATTCTATCTGAGGGAAATGTCGGTGTTGGTAATGGTACTGTTGATTCTTGTATTATCTCAGGTAAAACATTTACAGGTCAATACTCACCAGGTACAGGTAACGCAGTAAAAAGTCCCGTTTTCTTTCAATCGGCTAACCTCCCTATTACATTTACAAATAATAAACTAGATGTAATCTGTGGTGGTATGACGAATGCAGCTACTCCTATATATGGTGGAAACCAAATTGCGACAATTGATGCTTATGGATCTGTTGTAACTGGTAACCAATTTAAAGGTAAAGCTGTTGATCCTTCTGGTTCATTTTTTAATTTGGCTAGTCTTTCTTTAAGAATGAGAGGAGGAGCAGCAACTGTTTCTAGTAACGTAATCAAAGGATTTAATGGTTTAGTTACTGGCGGTTATTTGATCCTTCCAACTTATGCAAACCTTGCTGGTAAAACAATACCAGTAGGCGAGGTTGTTACTGTTTCTAATAGGTACTTTAAATGTACTGTAGAACACCTTTACGCTACAGACAAACATCCAGTCACAGGTACTTCTCCGGTAGCCCACTGGAGTGAGTTAACAGGAGACATTGCTGCGCTATTAATTGCAAACGGAAAAGCAAACTATCAAGCAAACTCAGGAACAAACATTACCGTAACTGCAGGTCTTGTCTCTGCATCTCAGCCTTCTGTTGGGCAACCAGTTGCTACAAACCTAGACAAAGCTCAATTAAAACTTGTGCCTAAGGTATCTGGCTCTGTTGCTTTTGCTGATGATACAAGCTGGGAACTAGTTTCTTGTATTTTCAAAAAAGCTGGTAGTTCTCAGAGAATCGTTATGTCTTTCAGAGATTTTTCTGCTCAAAAACTTGCCAAGCTAAAAGCTGGTATGGCTGGTGGTGATAATTTTCAATTACACAAAATCATCATCTCTAAGTCAGACAGAAGTTTGCTAGTTCTTAATCGTTCAGATATCGCTGAAGTTAGTGATAATGATTTTGCTTTAAAGTCTTAATTTCTTTTGCTGCGTAGAGGCGAAAGTCTCTACGCTTCTAATATGCAGTATAGAAGCATTTTTTAATCCATAATCTAAAAATATTTAATATCATTAATTGCTTTTGCAATAGCAATATTCAGTAAATTAAACTATTATATAAATCATACACCATAAAGTGTTTAGATATTTAATCCTTAACTTTACATAATATATAGGAAAATAGAAATGATAAAACCAGTTGGCCTAGATGTTGGTACTCATATGTTAATTGCTTCTGAAGCTGATGCTTCTGGAGAAGTAACCTATAAAGAACAAGTTGATGCATTTTTTGTAATGGAATCAACAGATGAAGCAAAAAACATGCTAGACACACTCTCTGTCCCTTACTCTGAAAAGAATGGAAAGACATATGTACTAGGTGAAGAAGCTAGAAAATTTGCAAATATGTTTAAGCAAGAGACTCGCCGCCCAATGCAAACGGGATGTCTTAATAAAAAAGACATTGAAGCACTTGGAATGCTTAACGCACTACTTTCTAATCTGCTAGAAAATGGCAATGGTTCCCCTATCGTCTATTCAGTCACATCTCAGCCATTAGGTAGTGAGATGAGCTTTGACTATCACAGGGCTCAAGTAGAGTCTCTATTAAAAGGAATGGGATATGAACCTAAGCCTATTCAAGAGGCTAGGGCAATTGCTCTCGCTGAGTTGGCCGCTGATCGCTTTACTGGTCTTGCTATCTCTTGTGGATCTGGCACTACCACTGTTTGGCTTGGTTTGTTGGGAATGGATAATCCAAATTTTCAGTTTTCCATTGATCGTGGTGGTGATTGGATTGACACTAATGCTGCTGAGAATTTTGCCGGATTGACAAGAACTAAAGTTCAGACAGTAAAAGAGCGTGGCATTAAAATTAAAGAATATGAAAATGTTGAGACAGACCATCTTTCTGGCCATGAGCTTACTGAAGCTAGAGCTAAGCAAGCACTATCTATTTACTATAGAGAGTATATCCGAGCTGTAGTTAAAGGTATTAAATATAAACTCGATAAAGAACAGCTACCTGAGTTTGATGGACCAATTCCAATTGTTATTGCAGGTGGAACTAGTTCTCCTTCTGACTTTGTAGAAGTCTTCAAAGAAGAATGGGACAAAGCAAAGACTGGGCTAGATATCTCTGAAATCAGAAGAGCTAATGATCAATTCCGAGCTGTGTCTAAAGGTTGTTTAATTGCTGCTCAGCTTGAAGCAAAAAAGATGCTTAAGAAATAAACTTGGCATGAAGTCATTTTTTAAATATAATAAAAGACTAATGGTATTAAATCCAGTCTAGGAGTTTTGATACAATGTATGCTAAACATGAAAAGTATATTGATACTGCCGTCGATGGTATGATTTTCGACATTGAACATAATCTTAAAACTATGATGCCATTAGCATCCCTGTATGAGCCAATCGGCTTAACAGATTTCCGCTCCGTTTCTCTTTATGATTCAAGGGTTGGTTTTATTGAATCTAAAGGTCTTAATGTAAGTAGAGTAAGTTTTAGTGCACCGTTTCAAGGTTACATCTCATTCTTAGATATTAAGAATGCAAAACCCAGTCTTGAAGATCGATTAAACAAAATTGAGTCTACAATCTCTTCTGCGATTCAGCAGCAAAAAAGTTTTACTACCATTTCTCAATGGAAGGAAATGAATAATTTTGAAGAAAAAGAACTTCAGGTGTTAAGAAGTGCAATTAACGTTCTGAGTAATCAATTGAGTTCATTAGAAGAGGAAGTAAAAAACCTCTAAGACAGATGTGGTTTATTGGGAACTATAGTTGTATATATTTTTAGCCTGACCAAAAGCTTCTATTGTCCCAATAAACCCTACTGTTTCTTTTTTTTTGTTTTATTATTTTAACATTATTATATTTCTAAGTCTTGTAGAATATCCATACTTTCTTTTATCGAATCTTTACTTTTCGAAGTTTTCCCAATCTTTCCTTTTATTTCAATCTTTTCAGTTTTAATTATAACTGGACCATCATCATAATTAAAGGTCTGCTTATTGATGTCATCTGGTTGTCGTCTGGTGAATTCAGGATATGCATGCGACTGCAGCTTGTCTCCTATTCTTTCGATAATCCTATTTGCAATATCATCGACATCTAATGAAACTTCTACCTTATTTTCTCTCATAAAAGCAACCATCATGCGCTCTGCGATATCTGAAGCTTTTTTTAAAAGATCATGCTCAAGATCTAATGTGTTAAAGTAATACTGCTTGTCTCTTACAATGTTGACTGGTGGAACTCTTAGATTTTTTGTTTGTGTTGTTCTTTGTGACATATCTTATTGTAACTAAAAAATATTTTAATGACTAGCAAAGACTCATCTCCTTTACTTTTCTCTTCTCTACAATTAATATAAGCTAATGATTATCTCAGATAGCATCAATATATACTTAAAGACCACAGAGACATGTAACTTGAATTGTGATCATTGTTTTACCTCTGGAAGCAAAGGTAGGAAGATTTTTTTTAATCCAGAGAAAACATTTCTTTTTCTAGATAAGCTTTTTAGTCATCAGAAATACAAGCATAAAAAAGTTATTCTTCATGGTGGAGAGCCGATGCTTGCACCTGCCTCTGATATTAGAAAGATACATAAGTTAATAAAAGATAAGTATCCTGAAACAGAATTTAGTCTACAGACAAATCTAGTATATAAGTTAAACGAAGAGCGGCAATCCTTAATTGATGATCTTTTTCTTGAAAAAGGAATGGGAACATCTTGGGATTACAAGATGAGATTTGCTTCTTATCAACAGCAGCTTCAGTGGGAAGATAATGTTCGAGCTCTACTAGCCAAAGGTCATTACCTTTCTGTTATGGTATCTTTAAACAAAGACTTACTTGATAACTTTGAGCCTGTAGATATCATTCAGTACTTTATTGATCTTGGGATTCAGCATGTTCTTTTTGAACGCATAACCTCTAATGGTAACGCTCTACTTAATCCTAACATTCAGCCTCAGAATAAAGATCTAGATGCTTGGCTTCTAAAGATGTATGAACAGACAATAGAATATAAGCTCTATGATAAAATCCATAATATGTTTCTTGATGAAATAGCTACGACTTATGTTAATAGGATCCATGCTGGAAACAGATGTAGAAACTGTGAACAAAGCCTAGTTACCATTAATGCTGATGGTAGTCTTTCTGGATGTCCTAATAGTGCTGCTAGCGAATACTGGGGAAATATTGAATGGTCGATCCAAGAAAATCTTTCCTCTAAAAAAAGATTGAAGACAATGGCTTGTGAGCTTAAGCGAAATGATAACTGCCTAACTTGTCCTGTGAATAGTATCTGCAATGGTGATTGTCATAGACTCCCCTGGCAAGGTGATATCTGCGCGGCTCCCAAAAGCCTAATGAAGATGATGAAAGAACAAAATAAGATTGAAGATTACAGAAAGTTAATGTTATGAATTGGAAAATGAGATCTAAGATATATCACATGATGACTCCTGAGCCAGGAGACAATCTTGAGAAAGAAACCATTGTTGAAGAGTGGGACAAAAAAAGTATTATAAAAAGAGCAATCGAATATCCAACTTTTCAAACTAAAGAGTTATATTATCCAGCGAAGTCATATGCAATTGCTACATTGTATGCTATTCTTTTGACTGAAAATTTTGGTGGCGAACCTCTTGATTATTTAAAAGATCCAGAATTACTTGCAGGAAATGATCCATATTTCAAACCTTACGATAGCTCTAATAAAGATATTTATTCAATAATTTGGAGCCATATTTTTCTAGCATTGGAAGATGGTTCAGAAAAAACTTCTGAAAATTTTAATAAATCTGTACAATATTTCTACGAGGAATTTTTACTTGCTGAAAATACAAAAGTCTACTTGCCTCCTGACGAAAGATGAAATCAATAGTCTTATCTATGACTATGATCTATATCTATCTAAGAGCTTTTACATAATCAATAAAGAACGGAAAGAATACAATGAAGATAATCATTCTCCAGATTTTATGTCTCATATACAAAAACTTGAAAAAGCATCCGGTGAAGGCTGCACTATCATTGTTAAGAATATGGAAAGATATAACAGCCAAATACAAGAAACGGCAGAAGAGCTAGCACCAGGAACAGACGTTCATCTTTACTTAGTATTCGCTGAAGAAAGTGGAGATAGTTTTAATTGGCATAGAGATGATAAACCAGTTTGGATAAAAATGATCTATGGTGAGAAATTTTTTTCAATTAGATCAAGAGCAAAAGAAACTGTTTTCATAGATTCCTATAAAGTAAAAGAAAATGGATACTTATATATTGGATTAAGAGAGCATAGAGCTGAACCAATGGGACCATCTGCTATGTTAAGCTTTGGCTTGCCCAATCAAGAAGATCTCTAAAACCACTACATGATTTTTCAATTGATTTAACATCGCGATAATGTTCTGTTAAGCATCGTCCCAAGTAAGGACATGCTGAACATATCGGATTTGATTTAACCTTAGTCTTTTCTAATCTAGCCCATAACAAGTATTCGTTAAAGCTATCCATCTCAAAAAAGTACTCATTTTGTTCCAGATCAAACTCGAGAACGCCAAACTTTCCATTGGGAGTAATATAAACATGGCTATCACTATAAGCAGAATATAAACCACTGAGACTATCCTTGATCCTGTTTTTATTTATAAATGTAAAGTTTTTACGAATAGGAGAGATTAACCATTGCTTAACAAATTCTTCATACTCCTTATCAGTTACAGGTAAGGTATTTGCTTGGTTAGATGAGTATGGCTTTATCTCAACTGAAACTACATTTTGATATGTATTAAGTATACCGATCATCCTGTTAATGTCTAATTTCAACAAGTTAGGTGATGCCAACATTAGTATGGCAATTGGTTTCGATATCTTAGCCATGTTACTAAGTACCAACTCATGCTTCTCTCTGGCTTCAAAATCTAAGCTAACAGAAAGATCTACATAGTCATGTAAGAAATATGAATTTATTTTAGAAAGATTTGTGATAACACTTATGCTTGGTTTCGAATAAACATTTAAAATTTCATCTAATTTTTCCAAATAAGTAGGAGAAAGCAATCCTACTTCTCCACCATACAGATCTACGTGCTCTATGTAATAGCCATGGCTTCTTATCTCTTCAACCATTGCAACAAGCCTTGATGGATCTAGTTTCTTTTGATCAGCTAATTGTTCTGGTCTAAGATAACAAAACTCACATCTAAAGTTACAAAGATATGTTGGATTTAAAGATATTGTTAATGGCTTAGCAGAGTCCATGTTCTATTGCTCTCTTTCTAAACTCTTTCATTTTGACACAGCTTTCTTCGACAAGATTGTGCCTCTTTAGATCTTGAACTGTTTTATAGCATCCATTACATATAATAAAGTTTGGACAAGAAAGACATTCTTCTTTTTGATACTGAATGTTATGATCTGACTGTAGTGGCTTAAAGAATTCTCCAGCCATCTCTTTTTCAAAATCAATAGGATATTCCTGATCATCTCCCAATGATCCACATGATCCATACTCATATCCACTTTCGGAAACAGGCTGCAGATTTCTTATTCCCTCATCGCATTTTCTATTCTGAGGACATGTTGTAAATTCAGAGCCTTTGAGTCTCATAAGCATTTGTTTGGTAGAGTATTCCCATTCAGATAATCCAGCCTCGTATACGTTCATGTATATCTCATACATGTAACCAATAGGGAAAGGTCTCCCTTCTCTACCTGATGCCATTGCATAATTCATCTTGCATTCAGCGCCGATATGTTTCGCAAGCCTTACATTGTTTAGTGCAAGATGCTTGTTATCTTCCGTAATTACAGAAATGAAATGTGGAACATATCCAAAGTCACCTTTGAATTTGTCTATAACTTTTAAAAATATTTCCTCAGTAAAGACTTGTCCTGGTCGTATTTGTCGGCTATCGCCATAATGAAATGAAGTACATATTTGAACCTGAGATTGACTAAAAAGTTCTCTCCATTTGTCTGGATGAAGCCAATAGTCCCATAAGTTAGTAGTAAAACTGATGACACAATCTGTCATCTTTCTTTCTTCTAGCATCTTAATTATTTGCCAGTAATACTCAGGAGATACCATAAGAGGATCTCCTCCATTTACTATTATTGTTTTAGTTTCTGGGAATCTATCAAGAAATTGACGGACCTTGTCTATATCAAGATCATCGATCGGTTTATTAGATTTTGCAATCTCTGTTGAGCTACAGAACGTACATGAGAAATTACACCTTTGCGTTGGCTTAATGATGAGATCCATGCTTTCCTATTGTATTAAATTTTTAATTAATATATAATAACTTATCATAGTATAGTTTACACTAACTTTAAAGTGATTTTAAAGGCAACCAGATGGCAATAGTAAAAGATGAAGGTATCACAAGAGAAGATATCATCAATAAATTTAACTTGAGAGTAAGAGACTGGGTAGCTTCAAATGTTACTCTACTTGGAAATAGAACTTATACAGCAAGTCATTCTGTATGGAATGGAACTCCAGGTTGGAAAAATGGTGGTGACACTTCAGGTCCTGCGTACAGAGTGACTAGAACATTAAACTCGACAGCAGCAGCACTTGCTCTTAATTCAACAAATGCTGGTGGTGCAACAGACTCAATATTGAATACAGACCGTATACTTTCTGAAGTAATGCTTACTAGTGATTTTACTCCTGACGTAGGTGCAGCAAATAGCACTGGGCATGTAATTAAAATATTAAGAGACATGATGGCTTCATACTCAAGAGTTCACCAGATTCGTATTCAGAATATAGGAAATCTTACATTCTCAATTTCTGGAGTAGCAGGAACTATGCTGTCTGATACTGGAGTTGCAATTGGAACGACAACCAGACCAACAGCTATTGCTTTGATGAATACAGATATGGATTTATATATAAATACTAATAATTTAAAAGCTGGTGGCACTCTTGATGCAGATAAGTTCAACAACTTTCTTGAAACATGTAGATCTATATGGCTTAATCGCTGTGTAAACTCAGGAGTGCTAGAAACATTTAACTTTAGCTATTGCCACTCATCATGTCATTCAAATGTTACTTGTTATAACTCAAGAGGCCGAAGGTAAAGTTATGTCTATTATTTTAAATAATACAATTACTAGAGAAAATATTATTGCAAAATTTAATGAAAGAGTTAGAGACTGGGTAGTCTCTAATACTAACTTCTTAAATGCGACTCCAGTATGGAATCAAACTGTTGGTTACATAACAGCAAACAGCTCAGCTTTTGGTGGAGGTATTAACCGGATAACAGAAGTTTCGGCTACTCCAGTTTCTATTCAGGTCACAGATTTAATATCTAACATCGGTGCTGATAATTCAGCTGCAGGAAAAATCGTAAAAGTATTAAAAGATTTCTTAATCTTATATGCAAATAATCATAGAATAACATTAAACAATACTGGGAATCTTGCTCCAGCAAATTATGTTGGAGTCGCAAGACTTAATGGAACGCCACTTGCAACACAAACTGCAATAGGAACTGATGTTGACGCTGCAGCAATTGCAAGTAATGTTTCTAATGGTCAACTTATAACTGCATTAAATCTTAATAGTTTTATTGAGTCATGTAGAACAATTTGGACTAATAGAGCATTCACTCCAAGCTTAGAAACATTTAATTATAGTTATTGTCATTCATCGTGCCACTCAAATGTTACTTGTTACAATTCAAGAGGTCGAAGGTAAGGTTATCTATGGAGAAAACCTTAATAAACAAAGATGGCCCAAAGAGTATTAATGATTTCTTGAAGATCAAAGAGTCATATAAAACAAAAGACTCAATGCTTCTCTCTATATTTAAAGAGAAGACTCCACCTTATACTGAGATTGAAATTTCTTTCTTTGAACTATGCAATCTACATTGTCGTTTTTGCTGGCAAGATAATTATAATCCCACTGGAATTAATTCAATTAAAGAAAAAGCAGAAATTGTAATCGACTATCTAGATAAGCAAAAGGAAAGGCTACAGCCAAATATTCAAGTACACATGCTTGGTGGTGAGCTCTTTGAAGATAGCAATGATTACTATGATCAGTATTATTCTTTTATTAGTTCTATTTCTGAATATGTAAAAGCTAAAATGCCTGAAAAACATTTACGCTTTGTCTTTTTAACTAATATGAATTTTCAAAAAGATGAGACCAAAATGAAGCTGGAGCATTTCCTCTTAAAGCTTCAACTTAAAGAAATTAAGTTTATTCTAACTACATCTTGGGATCCAACAGGTCGCCCACTCAAAGGTGATATTGAGACTCAGTTCCATAAGAACATTACTTACTTTAAGGAGTATCTAAGTGAGGTAACTTTCGTATTAACGAAATCAACAATAAACCGACTTTTACAAGATAAAAATGATTACCTTGATCTATTAGTAAATCAAGGCTTTAACATCGATTATGATTACTATATGCCCACAACCTGGGTTGATCAAATGATGCCTAGTGATAGAGATCTGCTTAATGCCTTTAGGTATCTAATTTATAAATATCCAAATATCCGTAAGTTAAAAGCATGGACAAGCAAGGAACCTGGAGAAGGAACTATCAGTTGTGCTAGCCTTAATAAGATAACAATACTACCAGATGGTACTATTACTAACTGTAGACATCTTAAATATGATCAAAAAGATTTTGAAAGCAAGGTGCAAAATGAATCAAATAGTGATATGATTCTAACCTATCTATCAAAGCGCGAGTGTTTAAACTGCCCTTACTTTAAGGAGTGTCCTCTAAGTTGTTTCCTTATGGCTGATCATAAGAAATTTAATGGAAACTTAGAGCTTTCTGAGTGTCTTTATAGTATCCTTTTTAAGGAAAAATATAAGAGGTAAATATGAATACTAAAACTTTAATTAAAACATTGCCTTTATCAACTGATGATTTGATTTCTCTTTTTGATAATCCAGGCCAGATCTTAGATATTGATTATTCTAAATCATCTTTAAAGGATGATGCATTTTTTGCATATGTTTCTAATGTTAAGATTCAATGTCGTCTTCATGGTTATGAGGATCTCTCCTATAATGAAAAAGAAAGATTATTAAATTCATTTATTAATTCAAAATATACAATGGAAATTGAAAATCTAAAAGAAACTATTGTTGGTATTCTACTTAATGCAGATCCTAAAAGTATTTCTTTTTTCAAAGAAGATGAAATTGAAAAATACAAAGTAGAAAATAGAGATAGATTAAATCAGCTAGTTCAATTTTTTAATTCAATGCTAATAATGATTCCATCTATATCTAGTGATTTTAAGAAACTCTTTATAGACACAGGGATAGAGGATGGCTCAATAGCAGAGATTGATGGAACTGATTTTATAACTCCAAATATTTATAACTTAACTTTTTATCCAGGTTTTATTGATCTCTTTATTGGCAATCAAGAAGAAGAACATTCTTTAGTCTTTTACAAAGGTGTTATCGATAGCTACCAATATAAAAATAAAAGCTTTTTCTCTCTTCTTACTGATAATGAAACAGCACCAAATCTAATTACAATTTTTAATTATTTCTTTATTGAAAATGAAGAAAGTGAAAAAGAACTAAAAGAAGCCATCTAACAAAGGTAAAAAATATGATCCACTTCCTAGGTAAAGTATTCCTTGAATATACTGAAACCAAACCACAACTTGACCATATGACTGTAAAGCCATCTCAATATATAAGAATTGTAGATAGAGGGCTTGCTAACATTATGGATAGTTACTCAATCAATAAGCACATTGCAAACTTTAAAGATGTAGAAGAATGTCTTGAGAAATTCGTAACATTTGATAATTTTATTTCTTTCCTTAATGAGAAAGAAAAAGAAGAAAGAGTTATTATTTACTGTGATGAAGTCTCTATGCCAAAACTTCTTTGTAGTCTTTGGAAGAGTATCTTCCCTGGCATAACTAAAGAAATTGCATATAGTTTTTATGTCTCATATAAAGACAATGAATACTTCAGAAGAGATGACAGAAATGAGTATATTGAGATAGATATTAATAGTGCTAAAATAGAAAAGACAGCATTCCTTACTCGTTACTGGGACTTAGATAGAGAACTTTTTTATTCTTATTTTGATAATGCAGAATCTTTTAGTCTTGAGAATAAAGAAACAGCAATTGGCCTTGAGTTTGCCTTCACCAAGTTATTGCTAGACAATGAAAGATTTAAGCCTGTTTTTTCTGAGAAGTTAGAATATCTATATAAAAAGAATATCTCTAAAGAAATCATTTTCATGATCTCAACTATAAGAGAACATTGTCTTATTCTTCTAAGAAAAAAAGGAATAATGAATGAGATCATGCTTAATGACACATCGGTAATCGACTATCTTAAAGGACAGGAAAGATATAATATTCTTTTTGATGGGAACGTTAAGCATGCACCAGAGACCTATGATTATCTTAGATCTAAAGGAAACATTTTAAAACTTATTTCAGATCTTACATTTGACTGTTCAGTTATCCACAAAGAGATAAATCCAAGTTTTGTTTCTTTTGAAGAATTTAAACAAGAAAATCCAATTTGTTCATATATTCTTGAACAAAAGAAAGAACCTATTCTTGAAGACTTAATGGATGCTAATATTCTTAAGTTCTCTAATTATCATTTCATTAGAAGTTATGTACAAACTGGTATTTTTAATTACTTTCTTCTTCAGTCTATTTGCATTACAAATGAAGCCAACCCTTCAGCACTAGATGCTCTTAAAGTCTAATCAGCTACTTAATAGAATCAATAAGGAAGGATTTGTATTTGCAGAATACGATCCTTCTTTAATACAATATCTTCAATCTCATGAAGATAGAATTCTTATTCTAAAAGAATGGATTAAAGAGATAATAGATATAGAAGGTGAAACTCTGTATGCAGACTGGGAAGCTCTAGATAAAGACCAATCCATCAAGCTCCATTATCATGTTATCCCTGGATCTTTTCAAGCAGTAACATGGGTTCCTGAAAATAACTTTGAAGGTAGAGAATTCCTATACGGCATAAAGGATGAAATCTTAAAGGTAAAGCCCAGACTGGGTCTTATTTGTTTCTTTAAACCAAATGATGAAAACTATATACATGGAGTGGCTCCACTACTTAGCGACACTAAGGTCTATAGCTATGGCTTTACTAGTTCAGTTTTGGATATTTCTCAAACAGAAAATGATATTTACGTATGAACATAACTGCTAAGCAGGATAACTTCTTGATCGGCTTTTAGCTTCTCGACTTTATGAACAAATCTTGGATTATAAGTATTTAAGAATAAGACCATTCCATCTTTAATTTCAATTTTAGTTTCTTTAATTATATTTCCACTTCTGCAAATACCTTTCTGGTCTAACTCTATTGTTAAGAGATCTCTTTCTCCAATAACTAGTTCTCTTCCTTCTATCTTTTTAGAGTTAGAGAAGTAATTGAATATCATATAATAGACCCCAGGTGTGTAATCCATATGGAAACTATACGGTCCTCTTGTGTCTAATTCATTTTCTTTATATCTGTACTTCAGAGCATCTGTAGATATTATTCTCCTATCTAATCTTAATGGTCCAGAATACTTAGGGACATTAAGAACTATATAGTTTAACTCTTCAGCATTTGAATTCAATATACTTAATGGTAGGTTGTCATCTTTAAAAAAGACAATGCTGTTTATCTTTTCTCTTACCTTTTCATGCACATCATAGTGAGCTACAAAGTAGCCATCATGTTGCATGTCGCGCCAAAAGTAATCAAAACTATTTTTCTTATTACCAATGAAAGAGATTGGGATAAAGCTTCCAGCTTTATACTCTGATGAGCTATCTTTACTATAGATTTCGTCTATATAGTATCCATCCTCTGTGACCTTAATGAATTCAAATTCAAGATTAGGTAGGAATACCATCTCTCCATAAAGATCCGTAAAATAGGAATAAAGCCATGACTTTTTAAATTCATCAGGAGTTCCAAACCAGCCCTTACCTTTAGTAAAGAAATTAATAGTTTCTGGTGTCATTAGTCCCACTTTTTATAAAAAAGTTAACTCTGTATGTATATCTATCTACTGGTGTTGGTAGTACTGCATGTGGATGTGTATAGAAGGTTGGCATAATAATCATTCTTCCGGCTCTTGGCTTTATAACTAAAGATTGTTTTGGAAAGACAATTTCTCCTCCTTCAATATCTTGGAGGTAAAGCAAGACTATAAAATTTCTCCTTAGTCCACCTTCAGAGATCTCATTATCGTAATGCATAGTCAAACCAGTGCCAGTCTTTAGTTTTAATAGCATACTATTTTCCAAATAATACTCAGCTTGAACCGTACCTATTGATTGGAGATATTTGTCTACTTCCTTCTGGGCTAGTTCTCTAACATTAGAGTCAAAAGCTTTTAAGCTTTGAATCTTATCTAGGTTCATGAACTCATGCTGCTCTCCATCGAAATTGATCTCTTTTGTTTTTCTTTGAAGATTTTCTTTCTCTAATGAAAAAATAAACTCTTCACAGGATTCTTTAGATATTAAATTATCAATTTGGCGTATGAAGGTTTCCATTATCTTTTTAACTTTATTTGATCAACAATAGAATGCATACTTAAGTGAGAAGGAATACTGTACATCTTTCCAGGCCCATGGAACTCTGAAACCTCATGATAAAAACGCGGATTAAAAACATTAACAAGAACACTGATGTTGGTATCTGCCCATATCTTATTCTCTTCTTTTCTATCTGCAACTATATTATTTGTAGCTTCCCAGTCTTCGGTTATTATTGAATGAAACATATAATCATACCAGTCATAACTTCCAGTACATAAATAACGAGAACCAGAGTTTTCTGTATTATAACTAACCATATTTACAAACATACGAAAATCAACATCATTATGAGGTAATATACTTCGTCCCTTGTTCCACTCTAAAGCGATACAATCAAAGGCATCCATTGAAGACAATATTGGAGAAAAGCTAACTACTCGCTTCAGTTCTTTTTCTACATTCTTGTAAACATCTCGACATGTACTATTTTGGAAGTTTGGTTTTCCCCAAGCATTAGAATTGAATTTTAAAGTTTTAGATGGCTCTGTAGCTCTTTCACAACCAAGATCACTAAATGGTAGTCTTGGAAGTTTGTATAGTGTATTTTCAATATATGCTCTTGTATTGTTAGCTATAGCATATCCATGAGTAGATAATGCTGAGCCTATATTGCTAAATTCAATATCTCCCTTATTAAAGTTAATACCTTCAAAAGTAATATACTGATCTGAAGGATCTCCATACTCTTTGAATACATTCTCAAGTAAACGTACAAAACCTTGCTTTTTTACAATCTTAATAAAACCAGAGCTAGAGACTACAAGTTTTTTCTTATAAAGCATTTCAAAATATTTACAAAGATCAGACTCGAAGAATTCTTCAATGTTTCTAATATCAACAATATTGTAATCAAAGAAGTCTTTGGCAATCTTAAGCATGTAGCTTCTTTTCTTTTAGATTAATGCTATCTCTCCATTCCCTTGAGTTGATGCCAATGCCACCTATGATTACATATAACTCTGAGTCAGAAGTTAGTTCTGTTACTCCATGGTATGTATTCTCAGCAAAAGCATTAATAAAACAGAGGAGACCAGGTATGGGCCGAACCTTTAAATTGTAATCAGGACTGACAATATGAAGGTCTCGCCCAACAAAGGTATTGTCTTTAGGTATGTAAAGAAGAACCTCATATGGATTGATTCTGCCCTTATCAGTATGCAAGGGAAGCCCATCTCCTTTTGTGTACTTATCTATGCCAAATTGGAATGACTGTATATCATTTTTTATTTGGTCATCTACTGATAACTGGCTAAGTATTAGATCTTTGATCTTAATATCTAAGTCCTTATCTACTTCCATTATCTTGTACTTAATATCTTCACTTGGTTCTTCATCCCCAGCATATTTAAGAGAATCAAGATAATCTACAAAACCTTCTGGAATCTGTATCTTAGTGAAAACAAAGTCATTCTGAACCAAATCAGTATAAGTTATATCTTTCTTTTTAAATAGCATAGGTAGTTTCTTCTTTTGTTCTACAATCTTAACATTAAAAAACTAAATTGCAATTCCAAAAATACCAGATTATAATCACTAAATGATTACCAAACATGGCACGATACTATATGGACATAAAGTCTTTTCTGATACTTTTTGCTGGAAAGCAATTGACTCGATGACTTCTCAAAATAAATTAAATAGAGGATATGGAGCAGAATGTTTTGATCTTGATATAACTCAATCCATGATAAGTGAGATAAAGAATGTCTTTACTGAAGCAAGGAAATCTATTGAGATACCTCCATTAATTATAAGAAATAGAGGAGAGGTTCTCAAGTATACTCCAGGTATGAAGCTAGATACTCATTTTGATATTCCATACTGCAAAGATGACTTCTATCCATTCGTAACTGTGATTAACTTAAACGAAGGATATGGAGGAGGTCTTTACTTTGACTGTGCTGATTTAGAAATAGAAGGAATGGGATCTATCGTAATGACCCCATCTTCTTTTATGTCAACTCACTCAGTAAGAGAAATAACTGGAAAAGATAGATACTCTTTGCTATTGGATATTACATATCCCGAAATGCTTGAAAAGTGTTCTGGAAAAAAAGAAGATTGGATATTTATCTAGTCTTTCTTATTCATAATTCTAGTAACTAATGGAATTAAGTATGGTGATACTTCTATTCCTAATGCTATGATCTGTTCATTAGAAATGCCTGACATTTCTTTTGAAATATTATTAAGTCCTGAGAATCCATCTTTAACTTTTTTTAAGAAAATCTTATCTTGTGTTAGTTTAGAATAAACAGAAATAAGGTCTTCAAGATCAGCTCCATCTTCTAGACGATTAAGAGCAAACTCAACAATAGAAACAAGTGCAATTATTGCTTCTTTTGTATCTTTAGTTCCAATATCAATACTCATAAAATCTCCAGAATAAAAAAGGGGAAGCCATAGCCTCCCCTCATTATAACATTTAAATAAGTTTTAGGCTATTAGCCTTTTAGCCTTTTACAAGTTTAACAAGCTCTGCAATCCCAACAACTAGATCAAATGATTTCTCAATGATCTCTTCTGTTCTTTCAGATTTAAGAACAAACTTAGACTTAAGACTAGCAATTAACTCAGCTTTTTGCTCTGGAGTTGCAGAAGCAAGTTCATCTTTCGCAGCTTTAAAAGCTGAAAGAGCTGGACCGATTTGCATAGCTGGAGCCATGATGTGAGGGATATCCAAGAAGTCAACTTTGTTATCAGCCAAGACTTTGTCTACTGAGTTTGCAAAAGTAACTGCGAAATTAACGATAGTTTTTAAAGATTCCATAGAATTCTCCTTAATTTTTTTAATCTTAAATTAGATTAAAATAAAACATAGTAATAATACTTTTTATTAAAAAGTAAAGCAAGACACATTTTGTCATACTTTCTAATGAATTAATTTTAGGCAATTTGTATATAGCAAGTATAATCAATGGAAGCTCTTTTATTGAGCTTCCATCTATTCTATCAACTTATTTTTTTTAAATCAAATCTAACTAAGTTTTGTTATATTAATAATTCTAACTTCAACGACTTCGCCTGCAAGAAGCTGACCGCCTCCATTAGCAGTAAGAGTAAGAACAGAACCTGCGATAGTATAACCAACTCCACCAATGAGCATTGCTCCATCTCTATTAACTAAAGCATTCATGTATGTAGCACTAGACAAATCTTGAACAGTTCCTCCTGTAAGCTGATCAACAAAGTCAGCTGTAAGATTTAGTGAAGTTGCGCCAGTTGACATAGCTTCATGTAATCCTCTTTTTAAATTTACAAGATTAAGAGCTTCTACTTTTGTGTCGACTTCAACTAAAACATCTTCAAGAGAAACAGCAGTAAAGCGGTCTCCTGCATCATGAACAGAAATTAGAGATGCACCATTACCAAAAGATGCAGATGATAAATCTGCCTTATGTGCAAGATCTAATGCAAATAAATCAGAAAGATCTGAAGTATGTTGAGCAAGAGTTGCAGTGTGACTAATGATAGTAGCTTCAGCATTATTTATATCTAGCTCTGCAATATCGATATGTTCTCGTGCTTCTTTCAAAGCTTCTTCCACAGTTAATGCAAGATACAGATTATTGGTATCATGAATACCAATCAATGATGCGCCATTGTTTGAAGCATACATTGCTTCTTGTGAATTTTGAGAAGTTAAAATAGCTGAATCACGATCAAGAACTTCTTGTGCAATAGATGTAGCAATTGCTGAATTTCTATTAGTAACTTCTAAGGCAATAGCATCTGATAAATCTGTAGCTGTATCTGTTTTATTCTTTTCTATATTCCCATCAAGTTTTTGAAGACCAGTCTGAACCGAATCTCCAGAAACGATAGTTTGACCACCAGGGCCAGCAAGGTAGTCATTTGTAATTACAATACTTGTTGCAGTCTCCCAATCAAGATCTCCAAGTTTAAGTGCAGTTTTTGGAGCTCCATCTTCAATGTGGTAAATAGCTTGAGTCTCTTTATCTTCAGGAGAACCAAGAAGATCTTTGCCAACAATAAAGGTGTCGCCAGCAGTAACTGCTCGTGAAACTTTTAAATTTATATCTACTTCTGTTTCATCATAATATTTCTTAGTACCAACAATATCTCTAACAATCATTAGCTTAGGTTCTTCTCCTGCTTTAAGAAAAACGATGTTTGAACCAACTGGAATATTTGCCACTGTAGCATAATCAGGACCTTGATCATCTTCGAATAAACGAAGATCTCCAGCTCCATAACTAGAGTCAAGAAGAGTACTTCCATTTGCAGGGATAGAACCACTAGTAAATTTTGTTATGAAATTGACTTTAGATCTCCACTGAAGTGAAGTTGCAGATGATGAAATTGAAGAATAGATAGCTGCAACAATAGCATCAAGCTGAGCCTTCTGAACAGCTTGATCTCCATTAATGGCTGCAGGTACATTGTTTAAAAACTTATTATTAACATTTACATTTCCAGTTAGAGCTCTTGAGCCATCTAACTTGAAAAGAGTATCTGTATCAGCTATGCGATCTGAAGTCTCAGTAGAAATTGCAAGTGCATTCGCTGCGATATTATCTTCTAATGGCTTGAGGTCAGCATGCTTCTTGTGTGCATAAAAAGATGAGTTAGCAGCATCATAATAAAGAACAGCTCCATAGCCAGCTGGGATCACTTTTGAAAATGAACCAATTGAAATTGAAATTGGACTTGTAAGGTGAGCATTAGAAATAACGATTTCTTGTCCATCAATTAAATACTGATGTCCCAATAATGAAGTTATAGATCCAACTGCTGCATCAGACAAAACAAAAATTGTTGCCTGATCTAATATCAACTGACCCCCAGCAAGAGCTGAGGATAGTACTTTAACTTTAGGTTTCGCAACGCTTCTAAAGGTTGTCTGAATTGTCATTATGTCCTCTCAATTTTATTTTTCTTTTTAAGTATAATCTGTTCTATTTATCTCGTCTAGCATTATGATCTAGAGACTTCTCTCCAGATTCCATCATCAAATGATAATGTAATGCCACCATAATCATTTGTATTCGTATATGTTGTGCTGCCTTTCAGCAATACTTTTTGAGTTGCAGTCACATTGTTAAAAAGAATAGTAAATGAGTTTGCAGGTACTTTTTTGTAAAGATGGATTATTTGTCCTTCTCTTCCTTCAATGAATCCTTTAATCTCTATGTTTCCTGCTGTCGTATCAATCATTATTTTAGATTTTTCTTTGACATTAATTTGCTGACCCAAGCCAACTATTGAATGTGTTGCATTCTCAATCCCAAAGCTTGCAGGCATATGGGTAGAAGCCCTATCTATCTTACCAAGGACTAATTTATCAGTTAATCCAACATCTCCAACCGAAACTGTTGAAAGAGTAATAGATGCTCCATAAGTCCCATTTGAGTAATCTTCTTCTGAGGAAACTGAAAATTCAGCTCCAGTTAGGAAGTCAACTCCATCATAGCCCTGGAAGCCTTGATTATAGATCTCATGCTGAAGAGGAATTGGAATAGGTACAACACTTGATCCTAATGCTTTTCTTACTATGCTTTGTATAGGATTATTATCAGAAAAAAGTTTTTCTTCTATTATTGATTGATTCTCAGAAACAAAGAGAATTCCATCTTTATTAAAAAGATGAGTAGCACTACCTTCAAATATTAAGTTTAGATTACCAGACACAGAGCTGATACCAGTAGTCGACAAACTAGAGAAAGTCAAAGATGGAGTAGACAAAGAACCTGCAGGTAGAACCATCTGGTCTGCAAGCAATGTTAATGCGGAACCACTAAGACTTAACTTCTTAGAACCACTAACTCCAAAATGAAGAACTGAATCTACATTATCTTTAAATAAGCCCGTGGTTGGTTCGGAACTAAATGAGTAGGCAGGGCTTAATGCAGAGCCATTAATTAATCTTAAATTGCTAAGAAGTTTTGTTTCAGTATCTGAGAATACAGCTTTTTCTGTTGCTGCCCCAGTAAGACTTGTGATCTTGAAACCTGACAGATCAGAACCAAGAGCCCATAGTAAATTTGGTGCTGATGAGTTTAATATCTGAAGCTGTGTGCCATTTGCTGCTTTTAATGTAAGGGCTGAAGTTGTTAAATTGAATGGCTCTAAGCCATTTAATACAATAGAGAGTTGATTGCTTCCAAGTGATGCAATCCCTGCTGTTCCAATACTAAGAGAAGGAACGGCTAAAGTTCCTGTACCTAAACTTATTTTAGACGATACTAGGTTAAGAATATAACCATTAGAAAAAGAAGCTGGAATAGAACCTAGGCTATACTGATTATTTGCTACAGGAAGAATATCTCTATCTAAGAATAATAGATCCTCATCTGCATCAGCTATGGCTTTTAAGTGAGCATCGTTTTCAAATAAACTATTAAAATAGTTAAGATCTACAGGTACCCCATTAATTTTTCGAACTAGACTTAAGTCATTGTATGGCATGATCTCATCCTACTTTTTGTTTGATTATATCAACTTTCATTTTAACTGTAGAAAAGTCTTCACTAAGCTCTATAGTATTAGTATTTATAATAGTCCATGTAGAGTCATTACTTGATGATCTGTATCCATTAATGTATACGTCAACTCGACCTTCATTTAATAAGAACTCTGCAGTTATTCTTGTCTTCCCTCCGAAAACGATAGGAGGTAATGCTCTAATGGAAGGAATGCTATTGTCTGTATAGACAGTTGCTTCAATCATCGATTGGACATATCCGCTTGTGCCAGAAACTGGAGGAGCAACAGGAATAGAGCTAACAACACCAGAGGCTCCTGTTAACTTTTTTACTTCAATTGTTTCAGTATCAAGCAAGCCAGGAAAGACTCTAATCACATTAGAGCCAACAATATCATAGCCTTGACTTTGATGCAGGAATGCTCCATCTCTAAAAATAGAGATTAAGCCAGAATCCTCTAAGCTTATTCCAATCCCATCTCCAACAAGTTGAGACTGAAGATCTATGTCTGTGTAAGCCATGAAAGATTGAGTAGTTGGTGTTCCGTAAAATTTACCAGTTAGGTATGTATATGCGAAGTACTGAGGGAATCCATTAACGACTTTTTGTGTCATTTAAATCACGCATCTAGTTACAACGAGAACTAGTCCTTCTTCTGCTGTCAGCTTGTCTTCTAATGCTCTTGCAACAACTTGTCCAATAACGCCAGACTCTCCAACTCCAGGAAGATTAGAAAGAACAATAGCATCTCCCTTCTGAATCAAACCAATAACTCTACATGGTACGCGACCAGCCAAAGCAACATATGGATGTGTATCATCTAAACCAGCATCAACATTCATTTTAAATCCTGGATTCGCAGAAATAATACCAAATGGATTGAACCCATCTGCGATTGTAATTTCTTTAGCTCCACCAATTTTAACTATTGTTCCTGCTGGGTAAATAGCATCAGCTTCATATCTTTCAGCTAAGTCAGCGTATAAAGCACTTGTTGCAGTTCCTATAAACTGACCTGCTGTTCTAACATTCCCTTTTGAATAAATTCCATTAGTAGGAATTAATATTGAATCAGTATCCAGATCAGATGACAACAAGCTACTGATTCTTAATTGCTGAGGAGTTGTTCCATCTATTCCAGTTAGTTTGAACACTCCAGAACTTCTTAAATTTGGATTTTGAAGCTCAAGAGCTCCAGCCTTATGGAAGGTTATTCTTGAAATAGCATCCATTGAAATATCAATTCCATTAACGGTTTTAACGAATCCAGTATCTGAATCATTAATAAAAGATATCCCTGGATTAAGAAGAGAACCATCTTGAAATAGTGATGGAACTAACATATTAAATGTTGTCTGGTTATACCAAAACTTTTCAACTCCTGCTGATGTAAAACCAACATTTCCACTAGATTTTAAATATAATCCAGTAGAGCTATCTGAAGCAAAAGCAATAGATGGACTTCCAACTAATCCATTTGCAAAAAACCCATTTGTATCTATCTGATACCAGTAAGAGTTTGCACCCTCTACTCTACAGATTAACATTACTCCACCATACTGAGATGAAGCTAGAGTTAAGTTCTGCTTATTTGCTATTCTTACATTCTGAGTACCAGTACCATGCTGAAGAATAAAAGTATTAGAAAGTGAGGGTTTATAAATTAAAAGAACTTGCCCATCGACACCGCCAGAGAATCCTGTGATCGTGACGTTTGATAGTGATGTATCGATAACAAGATTACTCTTGCCTCCAACATTAATAATTCCATCTGAAGTAACAACCAATGATGGTGTAATCCAAAGGACTGGAGCCTTTAATGAATTTGCATGAATTGGGCCAGTATAATTATCCTGATAATATGCATATGGAAAAGGCATTACTCTAGCTCCTCAATCACTGAGGCATATAATTTTCCCCCAGCTTTTATGAAAGTGAATCCACTCTGTTTCCCAGCACGAATAAGGGTAAGAGGCAATCCTCCCTGCCATAGTGCAACAGGAAAAGTTACATTTATATTTGAACCACTATTGTTTTTAATAAAGAAAGTTTTAACTTTCCCATCTTGATCATTGTTAAAAGTAAATGTTGTATTTGCTGATAGCTCAGAGTAAAAATACTCAGCAGTATTCCAATCAACAATATTTGAAAAGATTTGAAGATATCTTTCATCTAGCTCAAACGTAGTTAGTTCTGATTCATCAAAGAAACAGATTCCACCATTTGAGATTAGTTCTATATAAAATTTAACATAACGAGTATTCGGCTTAAGAGACCTTATAGATGAAGCTGATTCACCAAAAGCTGTAGATTTATAAAAAGAATAAACGTTAGTTGAAACTGGAGTTACAGCATTAGCTACAAATCCTCCATTGGTCCCAAGATAGACTTGGTCTTCATCGTAACATCTTATTCCAACATTTACAGTTGTTGCTAAATTATTTGCTCCAAAATAAATTTTTGCGGTAGCTCCTCTAGTATCAGAAACAGGAACAAATCTATTATATTCAAAGATTCCAGTTTCACTAATTTCATATCTTCCTTTACCAATCTTACTTGCACCAAACTGATTATAAGTAAGCGTTCCTGTTCCGCTAACTCTAGTCCACTTATCAACGAAAAGACCTTTCTTTGACCAGTTAATTAAACCAGGAGACATAGCATCAGGAGATGAATCTTTTAAACCATTATCAATTGCAATTAGTAAAGCATCTAGACTTACACCAGAAGCATTCGCTAAGTATGGAAGAACTCTCTCCACTCTAATATCAATAACTTCAGCTTTAGTTGTTAGTGCCATCTTTTAATCCTAATAAAAATTTGCAGCTGGTGCAGTACCCATCATTTGTACTCCATCAACAATAAATTGTCTTCTGTCTTCTATAACCCCTATCTTAACCGCAGCATCGCCAAGTGTAAATCCACCATTTAAAGTTCTCCATGGTTTAAAATTACCTTGAGAAGTTAAATATAATGGCTTGCCAATATCTTGATCATCAAATGCTATTTCTGAAGAGTGAAGTGAAATTGACTTATGTATATCAATAGAGTCTCCAATATTGATATTAATAGTAGGATTAACCATACCTATAACCCAAAACTTTTGATCAAGATTTGCATTAGCCTTATCGGCTTTATAAATACGACTTCTGGTTTCTCCATCTATAGCAAAACGAACTAGTTTAGTTTCATTTGCATTAAACGCTTCTCCTGCGATTCCGACTTTCCATGCTCTAGAAGACCTAGGTACAAGGACAACCTTAACAAGCAAATGACCACCATCTACAAGTCCAACCTGAACTTCTTCGTCATTTGGAAGATAAGTAACATTTGATCTGGAAACAATAGATCCAGGATTTCTTGGATCAACAACAAGTAATGTATCATGAGCTATGCCCAAACCTGTAAGCTTAAACTGACCCGATATGACAACAAGGCCAGTTGTTCCTACTTGTATATTCTCAGCAGCAAGACCAATACATCTCGAAGCACTTAAACTATTTGAAGTATCACAAAGGATAACAGCGTTAGGCAAAGATGGATGCAGGGCAAGAGCTTTGCCTTTAGGAATTAGAATTCCAGTACCATTAAACATTTCGATTTTAACTACAGTTTTTGCTTCGTCAATTTCATTTAAAATGTTAATATCTTTAGCTACGTTATTCTTATATTGATGATATATCAAATCAGAATTACTATTTACATATAATTGATTTTGATCAAGATCTCCAACTAGTGTGCTTATCTTTTGGAATAATAAACTCTTTAAATTAAAAATTTTATTTGTTATGTTTACGCTACCAGCTATATCTAAAAGTAGATCGGTATCATAAGATAACATTTGGACTGGGCCATAAAGACCAGCTATCGAGATGATTGGTCCAGCAAGATAAGCAGATTGTAATGTTGGAACTTCAAAGCCACCTGTAACTGCTGCGGCGGCATATGTTACTCTAAAATGTATTGAACTATTTGGAGCAATATCTTTAAGAGCTCTGATTCTACCAATTGGCTCACCTTGTGTCTCTTCGTAATCCTTACCAACTTCTTGATATAGTCCATCTATATAGACTTCTAGTTGTCCTCTGCCTGGCTTGTATGTTTGAAGCAAACCACCAGCTCTACTATTTGACGGAAGAGTAACTAAGGCACCAGCCGCAACACCTGAGATGCCAACTAAGACAACTTCATCATAATACGCTGCAGACATTCCCATAGTAAGGAAAGGTCTTTGATCTTCGAGTATCTCGATAGAAGAGAGAGATATACCACCAAGGCCATCTCCTTGAACAATAAACATTGCAAGTTTCATGAATGCAGAAGGGATGAAGTTAGCATATTCCGCTATAGCATCAGCTCTTAATGTTCTTTGTGGTCCATAGTAAAAATGAACAGTATCATTGTCTTTAATGTATACATTAAATATTTGCCACTTGCTTCCAAGACCTACAGCTTGAGCGTCAGAAATAAACTTAGCCTGAATATCGATAGTAGCCCCAGCATAGCTAGAGGCTCTTTCCATTCCAATCCATGCTCCTATCTTTTCACCATCATAATTAATTGAATAACCAGGTGCAACTGTTAGTTGCTTAACCCCAGGAATAAGTTTAACTTTGAGCAAGTCAGTAAAGGTTAAATCTCCAATCCCAACATAGCCTGTTCTATTTGGCAGTTTCCAGATCTGACTTTGCGTTAATGACTGCTTGGTTAAGGTACCATTGAATGCAGTTGTTCTGTCAGACAATTCATAAGTTGTCCCTAGGACATTCCCTTGATCAGTAACTTGAAATCCAAGTCGTTTTTGTGAATCAAGTATTTTTAAATTAGTAGAGTCATTATTTGCACCTAATTCAAAAGAATAGTTAAGTGCTGATTTACCAAGAAAATCATTAAAACTTGTGCTGTATCCAGTACCTGTTTTGTTGATAACAAGAGCATCATTTGATGATGACTCGTTGATTGTAAGACGACCAGTAAAGATGTCTGTCGAGTTTCTTAATGATCTATTAAGTGATGTTTGTGCATTTGCAGAACTATTATTTTTAACTGTTGAACTATTGCTTGCACTGTAAGCTTGAATTAATGGTGTAGACCATGCGATCTGATTTCCATTATAATCAACTACTGTTATTGTTCTTGTTTCTGGTCCGGCTACTGTTGATTGGAATTCTACAGTATCACCTGGATTAAACCATTTAATATCTACAGCTGAGATATTTGCTTGGGTTGCCCCCGTATTAATACTTATAGGTAATACGTATTGGTTTCCAACACTAATAGCAGATGCATCATGTGCATTACTTGTTTTTTCAAGATGTGCAATTAGATTACTAAATTGCTCTGCGATGTCACCAGTTATGCTTGGGAAAAGAATACCATAAAGATTTTGAACTTGAGTTCCAAGTTCATTATGTTGAAACTCAAGGCTTGAAATTAAATTACTAAGGACTAGGTAGTCAGCATCAGTCATTGCATTAAATGCTAATTTAAGCTTTGTGATAGTGCTATTGGCAATCACTCCACCATCAATACTATTAGGAAGTAAAGAATGTGCAGTTGCTAAGTCTTTAGCTATATGCAAAGTAATTGAAGCTGAATTTGCAATTGCTTCGTTTAAAGTAGTTCCAGTCCCAGTGAATCCATTAAGCTGGTTCAACAAAGAGGCATTAACACTTAACCCTGCTAACAGATTGATTTGATCTTCTGTTGTTGTTATATTCTGGAGATCCCTCCATCGAGTTATACCACTCATTATTTCTCTCCAGTAATGTCAATATCATAATGAATCCAGATCATATCATCTGACCCGTTTGTATCGCTTTCTAATGCAGGCCTTATTGATGTAATCGTAAAGCCCTTATTGTTTGGATGTTCTGTATAGAACTTTGATTTCTTCTGCTCTACTCCATTGATTAAAACCTTCAAAGAACCAGGATTAAATTCTTCACCAGAAGGAAGATAGTAATCTCTATTAGTTCCATCAAGAGCACCAATTGGAGTTACATGATATCTATGCTCATGGAACTTAAGATGCCTATGATCCATTGAGTTAAAATCAGAGTTATAATTATGAGAATCTTGTATAGCTTTGATCTGATCGAAAAGAGAATGGATAAGAGACTGAGTCCCATTTCCTTGCAAGTAAGAGCTACTTCCAGACACGTCTAATGCTAATTGATCAATAAATCTTGAGTGACTACTAATCGCTCCATCTATAGAAGAAGGGCTTGATTCTGTCCCAGGGTTGAATATTCTAGATCCAATTGCTTGTTTTTGTCGTGGCGTTAAACCACTGTTCTTATTTGTCTGTGCAATTTTTATATCTAAATCTTGAATGTTTTGGTTCAACTGATTTTGAATTTTATTGAATGTTTCTTTTATTGTTAAGGGTCTTCTTGAATCATCATTGTAGAATCGACCATTGTCAGAGACTGAGGTAGAGGTTAAGTCTGTAAAAAATTGACTACCATCAAAACCATTAAGAAATGGATTTGGTGTAGAAGTTCTATTATCTTTAATTACACCAATAGAACCTGTAGGTAAAGTATCTATTAATGGTTGTAGTTGCGTATTCCATGCAATACTGATTTGAGCTAAAGAATTCTTTATCTCTTCCATTGTGGCGTTATAGTCTGCAGAAGATGTTGGCCCCTTATTTGGAGCAATCCTTTCCGTCAAACCTACATCTATCTTATTTAATGCCATATCTTCCCTAACTATCTAATCTTAACTAAATATTCAGTTAAGATAGGTGATACATTGTTATTCGTTGTTTCAAGGATTGCCTTAAAAATCAAACCCTTAATGTTCTCAGCACTATGTAGCTTTGTTATTATAGAGAATGTTTCATTGTTTATCAATCCAATATCTGGATCCGACTTTACAATAATACGTTCTTGATTAGTATTATCTATTTTATAGGAGAAAACATCAAGTTCATTTTTAGCTTTTGATACAAAAGTATCGAAATTAAACTCTCTCATCTTAATTGCCCAGCAATTCCTAGGATTACTAGAATAGATCCCAGATTTATCAATAATTTTAAGTAGAGTGGTATCATCAATAACTTGAGATAGACTCCTCCCATAGAGTGTTTGGCCAATGCCTTCAATCAAATATTTATGATTATATGGATATAAAGGATCTACAGATTGAGTTGATGCTACAGGCAATGAAGATAAGTCAATTGACTTCCAATTGTCCCTATGCGTCACTATGAAGTTCAGGCCCTTAGCTATGCCAACTTTACCATTAACTTTTTTATTATTAATGAAAATTTCAGTTGAGCCAGTATCAATAAGTATTCCATCTTCATCTTCCACTAAGAGATATGTTGAATAGTAAGAACCATCGAATGCCCAACCAGTTTGAGTCTTAAGATTCTCTAAGCCAAGACTTAGTTGAGAGTTCTGATCTAATCCATTCCTTAGAAGGGTAGTTTGGCTTTTTGAGTATCCAGAAGGAAGCACCGTGTCTAGGCAGAAATCATATTGCGCTTTGTCTTTATAGCTTAGACTTTCCTTAAGATTTAAATTATTAATTACAGGAAAGCTTGAAACATTTAAAAAGTCGAAAACAACAAGATCTTTGTCTGCAAAATTTAATGGATAATAAGTAAGATCCAAGATGCTTTTTATTTGATTATTAATATCTTCTAGCTCACTTTCATAGACTGGAGCTAGTGAGTATTTAATAGAAGATTCTGATGGCTTAGAGTCACAAATCTTAACACTAGCAATCTTTATATTATTTTTAAAAACAATAGGTTTTGAATAAAAGTAACCAAGATCATTTCTTGATATCTTATTGTATTTTTTACCATAAAAAGAAACAGATCTAAGCCCGAAGTTATAAACATAAGAGTCAGAAAAGAATCCATCATTCCCAAATTTTGTAAGCCTAATTTTCCAGTATTCTGACTTTAATCCTTTGAAAGATAAAGATGTAAGATTCTGAAGTCTCTTCTTATTTTCACCATCTGGAATAAGCCAGTTGAGTCCATCATTAGAATAATAAATTTCTAGATTAACTTGAGTTCTTAAATCTACAGAATAAGGATCGAATACAATCTTATTAACTTCAACTTCTGAAGAGGGAACTCTGATTATAATATCAACATAAACTGATGACAAAGCTTCTGATGCTGATATTTGATGCATCCAAACTTTGTTACTTCCTTTTACTATATTCTCAATTCCCATCTCTCCAACATCTACTGAGTTGCTTATTCTAGGATTGACCTCAGCTAAAAGCCGAATATCTACAGCACTAGTAGCAAGGTCTATGCCGTACTGCTCTTTACTTTGTAAGCTAACTTCCCCTAATGCTAAATTGGCATCTATCGTTGAATTCTTAATATCAACCATATCTTTAGATGAAAACTTTTCATAAAAAAGCTCTTCATGAGTATCTGTGTTCTTTGATTCAAAAAGAACTTTCTCAACATTTTTTTTGATTGTATCTATCTTGTTCTGAAGACTTTTAAGTTTTGAAAAACTAGTATCATATAGATCGGAAACTTTATTTTCCTGATCTAGGACAGCATTAATGCAAGTATTTAAATCTAACTCTATAGCTTCAAATGTCTGATTACTTTTTGAGGCAGAAGATATCTCTCCTTCTTCAATGTAGTAATTAGTTCCTGCTAAGATTGGATTTTGAAATTGATTACTTTTCAAAGCAAAAGCATTTATCTTTTCTTCTATTTGTAATTGAGTTGGGATCTTTGAACTTTTAAGAAAATCTTTTAAGATCTTGCCTTTCATGAATTCATAATAAAAAGCAGAAATTGAATATTTCACAAAGATTCCTTCGGAGTTGTAATAAGATTGTATTCCATAATAAATGGAGTAACATAAGGAAGCAAGTCAGATAATGATTCTTTGATTTCTTCAGTGTATGAATACTCAACTTTAAGAAGAGAAGACAATGAAGGATCATCAAAAGATGAATTAAAAAAATCACTAACAAACTTTTCGCTAAACTCTAACTCTTGGTTATCTCTACGAATAACATAGCTTGTTTCTGGAATCTTAGAAACAATATTATACTCTGCATAATAATTACTATTAATTAGTATCCCAGAGAAAGTTCCACTTTCTTTTTCTTGTAAGTAAACAATACCATTCTTGTAATCAATAGCATATCTTCCACTTGATCCTAGTTCGTTGAACTTCTTTTCCATTTCAGAATACTGGACTTCTTCTTTCATTGTAGAAGGAATTTCAATAAAAGAAACTGTTTTTTCTTCTATGTTTTTAAATCCAAGATTAACAGCATAAGTATCTACAGGTGCGATAATCTTAAAAGTTCTATTCTCTTTCTTTAAGATTTCTGTTGTAATTAACTCTCCATCATTTAAGTCAAAAGAGATCGGATTCTTTTTCTTATATGAGATGTTAACTCTAACTTCATCAGTTGAGCTTAATGGCTTATACGTATATAAGATCCCTCTTTTTTTATCAATTGAGTAATCTCCATTAGAAAATAATTCTAATACCCCATTGATATAGTCCTTTTCAGATAAAAGAACAGATTCCGTATCAGCAAGAACGCTAACAGACTGAACTTCAGAAAGACCTGTCCTATGAACAGACGCTAGGTTCCTTAGTTTGAATACTGACTCGGATATACTTTCATCTATGGAATAGATTGAGATATTATCCTTAATAGCATCATGTCTAAAATTAGTCTTAATTAAAGTACCTTTCTCTCTAGGAGAAAGAGTTACATTTTCTCTTTTTAATTTAAAGAATATATCACCGCTTGGCTTTTTCCCAAGTCTTGCTGAGTTTTCTTCTTTATGAAATGTTGCAATATTATTTAGATAATCAAACTCATAGACTAGTGAGTTTACATTATGAGATGGTAAGAACTTATCAACTCTAGTCCAAAGATAATTATCAATAAATAATTCTTCTTGATCTATCTGAATAGAATCAAGACCAAAAACATCTAATGGCATCTGTACAAGATACCTATCTGTTAATTCTTTAACTAAGTTAGCTTTTACTTTTAAGTATGTATCTTTTCCTACAGATCCAAAGTTTGTTCTGTATAAAAAGACTTGACCAAATGGCTTCTGGTTAAGAGATAAGATTTTAGATCCAATAGGAATACTTTTAAATTCAACTTGTTTTTTTGTTATTGGACTAGAGAGTACAGAAGCACCGTCTTCACTTTCTTTTATTGAGAAATCAGCTTTAAGTTTAACAGAAATTATTGGAAAATCTGTCTTTTTTGAATCAACTAGGTAATCAACATTATATGTTAATATCTCTGGAATCTTATCTTTTATTTTTTGGGTTGGAGAAATCTCCTCCCAATTAAGTCCATCATCCACTGAGATAAAATAGTCGAATTTGCTTTCAAATCCAGCAGGAGAATATTCTTTTGTAAACAAGCCTATTTTAGATATTTCTTTATTTGAAAGAAATGTTGTTGTTACAAGTTGTCCCTCGTTCTTATATTTTTGAGATTTTATTTTAATTTCTCTAAGCCCGATTGCTCTTCTGTATTTAGTTCCTGAAGATGTTCTTATGAAATAAGAGCTATCTTCAATAAGTTTAATTGATAAGAATTTAATTTTTTTTGGATAGAAATATAATAAATTTTCTGAATTTGGATTCTCTAGATTATTTCCTAGTTGTATAATTGAATTTCCAATTGAATCAAACCCTTGATCTCCAAGATATAACTTTTTCAAATCAAAAAAAGATGAACCATCAACTGAACCTTTAATCTCAAGGATAGCAGGAGATGAGCCATTAGGCATTTGGACTGTTGCAATATCTAAAAGATTAAAAAATATTTCTTTTTCAAGTTCTAGTTTTAAATTCAAAACAGTAGGAGCTTCAAGTTCATTTGTTCCTACTTGTTCGAACTCGAACCACGTATCGTTAGATCCATCAATTGCAAGTCTTAAAGCATCTCTCGCTAGAGAGTTTAGCTCTTGGTTGTTTCCTGATGTTCCTATGCTATCCTCTACTATATTTAATCGTAAGACTTTAGCAGACTCAGCTTCTTTATTTAGTGGGAGTACAGCATTACTATTAAAGATATCAATAAAAGCTTTTTCTTTTGTGAACTTAGTTTTGTCATTTTCTATCTTATAAAGATTAAAGAAAGAATCAGAAAAAAGAGGTGAAAACTTATTTGTATTCTGAATTTTATAGTCTATAAGCTTTGATGATGCTTCCGCTATATCGGACTTGAGCTTAAGGCTCATGCCTGACAATGTATTGTAATTGCTTGATAAGACATCTCTAATACTTGATAGTGTCTGATAAAGAATATTTAAATCATTATAAGCATTATAGTAATTATTATTTATTTTAACTATATCGGGATTTGATCCTTCGAGAATAGAGCTATGTTTAAATATGCTTCTATTAAGATTACTATAGTATTCTTTTGTTACCTTATTAAAGGCAGATGAAATATCTTCCTTTGTTGAAAGTCCCAATACTCCTAGCTCACTGTTCAGATCATTTAGAATTGTTCTTAGTTTAATATCTAAGTAGATTCCAGAATGTGATGTCTCTATTTTATTTGTCATCTATTCTTCCTTACCAGCTAAACGATAATAATCCAGATATGGAGTTAGAAAACTAGTCTCAACATGATTCCTAATAATAACATGCACGTAGACATCTGTCTTTGTGATTTCTTGTCCTCTAATAGTATCTGGAGTAAGTATAGAGTTATTTTCTAAAAATCTAACATTATTGTCAATCACTAGTTCTTCTGGTTCTAAGATATATCTAGGAGTATATTTTGCTGTATAAATTCCATTAATAATCTGGTCTGCTCTATGCATCAATTCAATGGCTGTCTTGTTTTCTGTTTCAAGAACGAATGGACTATTAGATGCAAGATCTTGTCTTTTATTAAATTTCCAGTCAACTCCTCTAATTAGGAGTTCTCCATTCCTGTAGAGCTCTATATTTGAGCCATCTCCATCTTTCTTATGAGCAAGGAATCTTAATCCAACTATGGATGTCTTTTCAAAATAAAGTCTTTCATTTGGTACTTCTAATGTCCCAATTGGCAAAATGTTAATAAAAGAAGTCTTCATTAGATTTCCATTAGAATCATAGTCTTTTTTGAATAAGCTATATTCGATTGAACCAGAAAGGATCTCTTGATTTGTTTCCCAGTGTTTTGCAGTTGGTATCATATCTTTAACATATAAACCAAGATTCCTTAGTGACTTAAACTCTTCAGGCTTAGATACATAAATGCCTTTGTTCTTATAACTATCATTTGATACTGTTATGGAATTTAAAAGAAAAGAATAATGATACATTAAAACTGAATCTTCTAATCTTTTTTGCTCTAGACCAAGAATGTTTTTAACATTTGGGTCTTTTATTGACTCTCTAACCTGGGTGTCTATTGAGTCTAAACTTAGAGGTAAGCTTGGCTTCCTTTGCAGTTCAGCTAATGTTATTGGCTTTAATGGATTGAATGGAACTACCTGACTAACGTCTTGTTTGAAAACAAAGAACAAACCTTTAGAAACTCTTTTTCTGAAAAGAATAGTTTTTGTTTCTGAAAGAATTCCTTTCTCTATTTCTATACTTTCTTTTATATTATTACTGTCTAGAGTGTAGACCTCATCTAAGTAAGCAGGATCACTAGAGTTTGGTGAGATGGTTACTGAGTTAAATTCCTTAATGTCTCCAAAGTCTAATGCGATGACTAGCTTTGCTGGCTCTTTTAATTGTTTTCTAACTAAGACAGAATAACCCCAAGACTGAATAAAAGAAGGACTAACAATATTTAGAATATCATTACCTGGATATGAGATGTCATGCTCAGAAGTAGTTGTCTGTTCTGCGACTACTCTAACTTCTGGAATAGCAATATTTACTCCATTAAATTTTGGAAGAGATAGCTTCCCTTGTTTTGTATCTATACTACAAAGACTAATAAGATCTCCACGTTTTGCCATAGGGAAATCATAATAAAACTCTTTTGCAGAGTTATTTAAAAAATCAAGTTTATAAGATCCATCAATGAATGTATTATGATATATCTGATTAAATGCATTACTCGGAGAAGTTTCAATCTTTGCTGATTCTAGATTCTGCTCTAATCTTTTGATTAAGAGCTCAGCCTCTGTGACTCCTCTTTCGAAAAAAATCTCTTGAGACTTTATCTTTGAAAATACATAATTTATTTCCTGAAAGAGAACTTCAATGTCAGCTAATATTTCATCATTATTATTATTAAAGACTTCAGAATAAGCAATTCCAGGAGAAAGAAGTAAAGGAACAAAAAGAGGCTGATTGGCTGTTGACGCCACCTCTACTAAGTTATTCTTTAAGTCTTGTTTAAATTCTAATTCATTCCTATAAAAGCCTTGATCTTTCTTTTTTGAAAGCTTTCTTAATACTTGATTTCCTTGCAAGCTACCAATGAGTGAGCCAATACTCTCTAGTATCTTCATAGAAGATCTCCTGGTGTGTATTTTATATTCAAAGTAAATAAATGATTTCCTGATTCTTTAATATATTCTGGAATTTTTAATTTAAATTTAATGCTGGCTTCTTCAAATCTTTGAATAACTCCTGCATTATAAAGTAAAGGAATTGGATAATCAGAAGAAGATCCAAGTTTGCTTTTAATTATATGCTCAGTTGTGATTTGAATCTTATATCGATCACCCTCTAACGCTGCAGTAAAGTTATCATTAAGAGTGAATAGATTATTAACTGTATCGTAACTAGTAACAGTTCTTTTTTCTCCATTAGAAAAACCTGATAGCATTTCAATTTCTGACCCTGTAAAAATATCTCTTGTTTCTTTTCTTGAAATATCAACTAGTCTCCGGCTATCCTGTCTATATACTTCACCATAAAGTAATATATCTTGCTTGATACACAGACCATAACCAGGATAATTATCTGCAAACCATAAGATTTTTTCAAAATCATATTCTTTGGTTTTAGTGCCATTATAATAATTATCATAAGGAGAGATGAACAATCCACAATCGACTATTGGCTTATTTGAATTGTGATTTATCTTAATCTCTAGGAAATCTGTTTCTGATTCTTTCTGTAATATACCTAGGTCTATATTGTCACGAATAATCTTATCATTTATTTTAAATGTTATAGCTGTACTGTTACTCATATGATCCATTCCCGAATTCCTTCTCTCCATACTTCATACTAGGTAAACTACTTGAGTAGTTAAATGGCATGAATCCTAGAATCTTCGACCCAAGTCTAGATATCCCACCGACTATAGGAACAATCTGAACGTAATAATTTTTATCATTTTCTAAATTTTTTAATGTAATACTTGTTCTTGTTCCTGGCTCTGATGAATACTTCTGAAGGTTATCTGGGCTATTGCCAAGATAGATATCATAATAATTGGCATTAATTAAACGCCATTCAAGATAAGCCTCTTTATCTCTAGGAGTAATATTTAGTATCTCTGTAGATTCATCATAGTATTCTATTATAATAAAAGAACCACTTGAAGTATGTCTCTTAACTATCTCTTCTACTTGTTCTCTTCCAAATTCACCACCAAGCTCTTTTAGTATATATCTTGGAAGGTTAACAACAATCGTTCCCATTCCAGGATATGCTTTCCCATCCCAGTTCCCTAGATCCCAGTACCATTCAGATTCATTTTGAAGTTTAATTGCCGAGCCTATTTGCTCTTTTGCAATTCCTCCACCTAATATTCTTGTGTCAAGCAACTCGATATCGGGAATTGATAATGTTTGTAATATAAAAGCTTCTGCAATTATTAAATAAAATCGGCCTTGTGCAAGTGATTCCCACCCGCCATAAAAATAGCCAGATGAAGTATAAGAAGAAACTTTTTTAATAATTCTATAAACTGTTTCTTTTTCTATATCTTGACTTGCACTATTGGTTAAAGATAATGTCTTAAGTAATGAGTTATAACCTGAAATTTTTGTTTTAAAACCAGAGTTAGGTCCAGAAAGTAATTCAATCTCATAACCTGAATAGAAATCAGATTCCGAAAGGTTTGGATCTGAAAGAGTATTGTGAGAACCACCTGCAGCAATGCCATTAAAATTTGTATATCCTTGTGTCTCTGATGATTCTAGAATTGAATCATCATTATCAATAACAAGATGATGTACTCCTCTACTACTAGCATTTGGTACCATGTAGAAGATTATTTTCTTACCTAAAATATCTGGATTTATATTAGGATTAACTGAAAGGTCATCATATGAATAGTATCTTTCAACGTATCGATAAGAAGCATAAACATTACTACCTTCTTCTATGTCCCTGTCTAATTGAAAGAAACCTGAGTTTGAAGATACAGATTTTATTGCATTCTTTTCATAGAAGATATCACTAACAAAACCTTGTTTTGTTATGTATGTGTCAGAGTCAGGGTCATCCGTAAAAGCATGAGTTATTGCTCCATCTTCTTTTTTTACTACAATGTAAAAATAGAACTCTTGAATTCCTAAATTTGATATTGGATTAATATCAAGATGGAAAAGACTTGAGTTTATTCTTGTTGCTTTCTGTTCTTTTATTACTCTATAAGGAAATGCTGGATTAAAGAGCTGAGTGTAGTATTCAGGTACCCAATATTTTTTTCCATTATAGAAGAAGTCGCCTGGGGTGATTTTAAAATTCCATCGATCTTGCATCCCACCTAGTGCTGGAGCTTCTACTGATATCTTGCTTTGCTTCCTTCTTTTAAACCAAAATCTTTGAGAGTCAGTGGATGGTGTTGGACTTTTATTATAAGAATCAAAACCAACTTTTACTGAGTAGCTATTCCCAACTTGAGTAATTGTATACTCTCTTTTCTCTGAAGAAGAAGAGTAAGATGCTTGCTGATAAAAAATTCTAGAATCAAGAAGACTCTCGACGACTAGTTGATTGTCGAGGTTCTTATATCTAACATAGTATATTTCATATACTTCTTCTTTTATATTGCAAATTAGATTTGTATATATCCCTTTTTTAGAATATCCAATGGTTGCCGATTCATCATAATAAGACCAGAGTGTTTTACTAACTGGAAGCTTATCTTCATTTAGTAGTTCAATATTACTTATATTCTGAACATGACTTAAGTCATGCCAGTAGTAAAGTGGAGTATCTACTCCATCTGTATTTTTTACAACATCTGTAATATGAAATCCAGCATAGTCGATAACAATATCATCTACTCTGAATTCTTCTTCTTCAATGCTTTCTTTTGAGTTACGACTAATAACATTAGACTTATCTATGATTAGAATATTTTTCTTTGTATTAATCTTTGGAGATGAGATATATGAAACCCCTAGACTTTGATTCGCATAGCGAGACCCTAGTCTTAAGAATTCAATCTCATCTTTAACATTAATTCTAGTATCAAATTTCTTTTCAATACTATGATTATTTAAAGTATAATTAAAGCTAACAGAACCAATTGGCATTGCTTAATTCTCCAAAAACTTCATCACCACCAACAATTAACTCATCGCGTGATCTAAGATATAATGCAGGCACCTGACTAACAGGGGAGATACCAACAAGATTATTATCAATATAAGATTCTATTTTTCCTTCATTATCAGATTTTACATAAACTAGCGTTAAGCATCTAGTCCATTTTTCAGAATCTTTTTGGCTTATTATCTTAAGTAGAAATGAGCAAATAAGGCAATCTTCTGATAGAAATAAGTAATTCATTTAAACCTCAAGTGATAATTATGATATTCTATCACTTGAAGTTTAATAATCAAAGAACTTATTTTACGACCAAGAACTTGCTCTAGCATATGTCATATTGAAAATCTCAAAAGAGTCAAAAACAATGCCTGTACTGCTTAGTGTAACATTTATGATTGGCTGAACAAATCTAGTATCGACAGGGAACATTAATCCTGTATATCCAGAAGTTCCTACCATCATTGCTTTATAAAAGTTTTCATCCATTGATGTATTTAATAGAGAGAAACCGCTAAGGATAAAATATCTAGTACCAAGGTAAGCATAGTCTGCGCTATAGCAATCTACGCCAACAGAGGCTCCACCTGTTGCCCCTCCTCTTATAATATTAATATGCCCAGCAATACCAACATTAATATTTACTGGTAGCATTTTCTTAGAAACAATAGTGCCATCTCCAACAATCTTGAATGCTCCTTTACCCATAGCTCCTGGTAGCGTATTGTCAAAAGTAACAATAGATGATCCTGCTTTAACAACGTATTCATTAAGGATTTCATCTTTTAAAGACCAGTCATTAACTGTTGAACCAGAATAACATATTGCATTCTTGGATACAGTCTGAACTGTTTTAATCAATGAAGCGCCTGTGTACTCAGTTGTTTTTATACAATTAAAGAAATTTACATTCTCTAATATTCTTAGATCATTAGCGCTAGAAGTTATCTGTATCGCGGTATTTAATGAAGAACAATTAACTTTAGAAATAACGCAATTGCTTGTATTTGCTAGTATTCCAATTGCTGCATTTTGAATAAGGACATCGCAGACTTTTGATCCTGACCCCATACTTATCAATGTTCCAGTACCAGTTATTGTTGTAGAATTTCCTGCACCCTCAAGAATAACATTTGCAGGAAGTGTAATCGTATTACCTAGAATATTGTAGTTACCAGCAAGAACTTTAATTGTTCCACCATAAGCAACATCATCAAGAGCTGATGTGAAGGTACTATAGCTTTGCCCGTTATACTTACCAAAACTATTAATTCCATCTCCGATTACTACGGTATATCCTGAGAAAGCCCATGGACTTATCCACTTAGATCCATTGTAAAAGACAATAGCTTTTTCAAGAGAACTATATAGAAGCTTCCCTTCTTCTGCTGTAGTTCCAGCAGTAGTCCGTGGAATGAATGTTAGTTCATCATTAATGTATACTTTCCCTTGCATGAAGATTGTATCTGATGCTAGATGGCCTAGTACTATATTTCCAGAAGTTCGAATGTCTCCTTCGAGAAAGATATTTTTACGTGCTGAGTTTAGGTCACTGACTGCACCTTGAATCCATAGTCCACAATCAATTATACCTGTAGTTAAGCCACCGTAAGCATGATCAATGTTATATGTTTTGAATTTAGCATATTTAATTTCTGGACCTTTGGCTATATTTCCAAAGTATAAAGAATTAGAGTCTGAGTCAACATTGTAGTTTTCATGAATTGAATCACTTGCACCTGTTGAGTTACTGCCAATTACAACATGGCCTCTGATTATATTACCTCCAGCTCCTTTATCTGTATCAGTAAAACCATCTCGATGAAAATACATAGAGTGATCATTATTAATAATGTTAGAAGGGCCATAATATTTAGATCTATTTGTGATGCTTACGGTTCCAGTTCTAAGGTCTAATAGATTTTTGTGACTAATTAATCGGGTCATATCGTTTCCGACACCCGTATTGCCATAGACTATTTGAGTAAGGCCACTGAGCTGAGTTGCTATACTATTTGCAGCAACGACAATAACATACTTACCAGATGCTACATTTAATATAATATCTGACTCAGTTTGCATTGTGAATTGATACTTTCTAGCTGAGCTTGAAGTTGCAGCCTGAAGGAAAATGATACCTTCAACTTCTCTTTTAGTATTCCAATCATATAACTTAATTAAGTTTAAAGGTATTTGTTTTGAAAATCCATTAGTATCATCAGCATCTAATCCCAGTCCATCAAGACCAAAGAAAAATTTTGGTAACTCATATTGACTATTAAGGCCAACACTAGAAACCTTATTCGAAGCAGAGAAGTCAACAATAGCACCAAGCTTATCGTACATCTTAGTTCTTACTGGTAATGTAACTTCATAAATCTTAGCATTAGAATCGATAACACTAATTGAAACAAATGGTCCATCATTTTCAGCTTGTGCTAAATTTGGGATTGTATTTTCTGATGCAGATTCAAGAGAAGAACCTCTTCCTGATGTGACTTTTTTAAATATAATACTACCGCCCTCAGATGGGGCATGAGTAACTAGTTTCCTTCCTCTTTTAATATTCCCAGCTTCAACATAAGAAGATACTATAGTCCAGTCGCCTGGGGTCTCAAGTAGTTCTACTGTATTCTTATACTGACCAATAGAGACTGATGAGTCAGAACTAAGATCGATCAAGTCGTTAAGTGATCCAACTGGAATCATATCCATCTCGTGCTCAACAGCACCCAGAGTTAGATTCTGAGTATATCCTGTCAACTCATAGGCGGGAAGTATGTGTGGATTTAATTTACTGAAGTCACCAAGATTTCTAGCGAGTGTAGCGACCCATGTATTAAATTGCCCTTCTTCTCCTGCGAGATCTCCTATCTTGTTTTCAAGATATTCTATAGCAGAATCTGCTTGTCTCATCATCCCTTGTAGCTTTTCAGCTGTCGGAGATTCACCAGGAACAAATGATGTTACTAGAGGAGTAAGGTCACGGATTTTATCATTCTTATATGTCATATTTCACCTATACATTGATATCGATATATGTAGCTGTATTAATTTGAGATCTCTCATAACTCAAAGGAGGGGTTGGTAATGTCCATGTCCCTGTCTGAATTGGAGAGTACTCACATGTTAAGCTTACAATGTTTGAATACACTCTAGCACCATCTATGTCAACAAAAGCTCTTGCTTCAATATTCTTCTTAGCTACGACATAAAAGCCTCTAAGGCTTGGTTCATAGTTTGGAGCATATGGATCAAAAGGTTGAGGTAACTGCTCGCTAAAACCAATAATGGATCCAGCAAGATATTCTCCACGAACTGGAGCTCCATCTTTATATAAAAGGACTAAACGTCCACCTTTTCTTGTAATGCTATTATATGGTAAAAAGTTATCGTTATCATCTAAAATTTTAAATATTAAAATATTAGCAAGATCACCTTGTATGGTTTCACTTAGCTTTAATGAGTAATAAGGGAATCCACCTTTAGTGCCATAGTTGTTCTCTAAAGAACTACCTGCAGTAGAGATAGAAAGCCCAGCCTCATAAAGATCAACGCGCATACCCATATCTTCAAGTCGAGAAGATGGGATGTATGTAGTTGAGACGTAACCATCTGAATTTGTTACTAAAGCCTTATCTCTAAATGCACCTGCACCATTAATGAATTCAAAATTAATCTTGGTTCCTGATACTAGTTCATCATCTTGTGTCAATACAACTGCAGATATCTCTGCAGTTTCAAATACGTTAATTGCTTTAGATGCAAATTCCGCAACAATCTGACTTGGTATTATCTTTTTTCTATCAAGATAAAGGAAACCTGCATTCATATTCTGCTTAGTTAAATTAAGATCAATGCTCTTTGCAGTCCAAAGATTGTTTGATTCTTCTGGTTCAAATTGGATTTTAAGTGTTGGTTTATAGCCAGCAAGTACTCTTAAATACTTGCCAGGAATTTGTCCTGTTATATTATTTCCAAATTTAATTAAACCAAGAGCAGGGTCTACTTCATAAACCTTATCAGTAGGTCCATATCCTGATATGCTCTTAACTCTTCTCCAGTCTGAATCAAAAGAATTGTCATATTCATCATAAAGAAATATCGAAAAATTCTTAGTATCAAGTAGTTGAATACTAGAGTAATCTATAATTGGAAAATCGCTTAATCTAAAAGACTGTAATGGATTTCCACTTGAGAAGCCTAAGTTGTCAAGTGTCCCAAGATCTGAGAAATTTGGATCTGTAATTCTAGACCCCTTATCTGAAGTATAATCATGATTAAATTCAATCACTGCGGGGTAATCGAAAACATAAGAGATACTTCCTAGATCCTTATATGGATAGGCTAAACTAACTTCAACTTCTCCTGTTTGGTAATCAACAGCATAATCTCCAATCTCTTCAACGCCTTCTCCAAAAAGAAAAGAGCCATAGCTTGCTTCACCATATCTGTTTGCTTTTGTTTTTTGTTTTTTAAATATATCTTTTCTAGAAAAAATCATATTAAATTCTTTCAATGGAACTGATGGTAATTGAAAAAAATAAGAACCAGCAATCAGATCAGTAGTTATTGGAATTTTCCAATTCTCCATTTTATTATTTTTATTTAGCTTAACAATAAACTCATCTTGATTTGAATCAATGTTAGATGGATTTTCTGTGTTTAACTCAACTCCATTTACAATCTTACCAGTAAAGCTTGCTTTCTTTAATATCTTCTTCTTTTGTAGAGTAACCTTGGTATCTGGATCTTCCTTCATTGAGAAAGCGGCAACAGGTATTCCAATCTTAGGATAATATAAAAGATTGTGATAAGACCTTCCATCTTCTGTTTTTTGTTCACTTAGGTATTCAATAATTGATTCATCACTAAATAAATAATACGGAACATTCTCAATATAGTAAGTCCCATGATTTAGTTTTGCATACCATGACTCTTGATCATTTTGTTTATTTTTATATATCCCATTAACACTTAAGGCATTATCAGAACCAACTCCAGATTCAAAAAAAAGATTTGGAATATTCCCTGTTGTTGGATCCCAAAGAGTAGGGACAGAAAGTTCTTTATTCTTTTGATTTTCTGGAAGAAGGTAACCTTCATCCCACTGAAATCCTTCTTGATTTTTAAATAGATCTTCTCTCGATGGATTGACGTACTGAGCATAAATTGCTTGGATTGTATCATAATCTTTCTTTACTTTTCCAGCTCCAGCACCTAATACATAACGTACATTATCTATTTTCTTTTGAATAGTAAGATCTGCTGACATAACAATTAAGTCACCAAGGAGAATTTCTCCTGGTATTGTTATAGTTCTAATCTTTGTACTTTCAAAAGAAACAATTCGTGTTGGATATCCACCAAAAGAAACAGCACTAAGAGCACAAAGATTTTTGACTAAAACACTTGAATTTAAAGCGACTCCATTCTCGGGAGTTTCTGAAAAGACTTCTAACCTATATGCGGAGGAGTCTTGTGTTTTTAATTTTAATAAAAAAATCTCTGTAGAGTCAATAACAACTGAACCATGTAATTGTCCACCTGAAATATGGATACCAAGCTTTTCTACTGAATTTGGATTAATTGACTCTTCAACTCTTGAGATTAAAGAAGTCCCTAGTTTTTCTTCTAAGACTAGCTGGTAACCTTTGAGTTCGCTATAGTTAAAATATAAGCGAATTTTCTTTGAAGTATTATCTTCACTTATTAATTCAAAACCTAATAGCTTTGCATTCTTAATCAAAGGTAACGATAGAGGCAATATAGAGAAATCTAATAACATCTTAAAAGCAGAAGGCATAAGTCTATCTAATCTAAAAGAAGATCTTTGAGAAAGATTCTCAGTTATGTTCAACTTAATCCCAGCTGTATTATCTTCAAGAGATGCTAGGTTTGTAGATGTATTAATTACATTACTTATCGATGGGACTATCTCATACTTTGGCTTGAGAAAATTATTACCAGTGATGTCAATTGTAACGCCACCAGTAATCTTTGAAGTTTTTGGTTCAATACTGAATATTGCCACTATAGACCCCAGGCTTGTTTGTTTGCAGAAAGTGTTTTAGATATGTATCCTATCATTTCAGCTTTTGGTTGGCTAGACACAAAACGATCTCTAAAATCATCATAGATTATTTTTTCTTTCTGAGAGAACAAAGAAAACTCAGATTCCTTATCTGAGAAATCAATAATACTTGCAGGGGCATGCTCTAGCTGAAACGGAAATTCCATATATGTATAGCTAACCTGACCTTGACCATTAGGTAGTAGGTTAGAGCTAACTACCCCCTCACTGTAGTTGACTGCATAATATGGTCCATAAACTTCTGGATCCACTATGTCCTCTTCCTTACCAAAGACTAATGACTCTGAAAAATTAAGAGTTCCTTGTTTGATATTTTTATTTTTAATTTTAAATAATCGAGAAAGAGGAACATCTTCATCGAATATTCTAATATCTGAATCTTTTTGTTTAAATGTGAATGCTGGGAGTTCTTCTTTATATGGTCTCTTGTCTGTTAGTTGGAAAAAAGAACTTTCTTTATTCACCAAGGAACAAAGTGAGCGATGCGTAAGATTTCGATCTGTAATATCAATGATAAGATCTAATTGATAATTCTCTTCATTTAAGTAATCTTTATAGAAGATAATTCTAGATGCTGTAACTTTTACTCTTGGCCTGTTTAGATTTAATGAAAACTTTGGATTAACCCTATGTGCTATCTTCTTATTTAATGTAAAGCTTTTATTTGTATTTGAAATAATAAGATACTTATCATCTTCTAATGACATAGAATAGTTAACAAAAGAATTTGGAATATACTCAGCATTAATAATAAAAGTCTGACCTATTAAAAGATCATTAGGATCTATATTCAGAATCACTTCATTTGCGGTATTTGATATAATCTGGAATTTTTTATTTGAAATACTTAGAGTTAATCCAGCCAAGTAGTTGATAGGCCATGTATCATCTGTCACAATTAGTTTGTTACCTAGAAACCGCTTTTCTATTCCATCAATCAATCCCTGATAACTTCTATTATCTGTTATGATATATTCTGTAAACTGAAAAGCTGAATCAGAGAGATCTCCCTCTAATATCTTTTTAAAATCAATAGAAACAACTTCTTCTTGTTTTAATCCAAGCTCTCTATTTATTCCATTAATAAGACCTGTGTATGATGAATTTGCAACCTTGGTGCTTGACTCTAGTATTCTCTTCTTGTATTCAAAGAGCTTCTCTCCAGGAATACGAGTAAGATCAAAAAGCATACCTATCTCATCGGCACTTGTTACTGTATTGAATTTTTCTGGAAAATATCTTTTTGTCATTTTTAATCCACATCGATTGAGGTGTACTCTTCTGAAGAATAAATAACCTTATTTATATAGTCAATAACGATACCATCTTTGTGAAACTTAATCTTGTGAAGACTTGAAATGTCTGTGTATATTTTAAGCTCTTGGTCTGTATCTATAAAAATAGAAACTGGAACTGCATCTCCAAGGATTCTTTTTAATTTATATTTAGCTAAAGCACAGTTCTTAACTATATGAGCAAAAGAAAAATCTCTAGAGATGTCCCCACCAGAATACATTGTTTCTAGTTCGAAAAGATATTCTCCAGCCATATCTGCATTAAAGCTATTTTCTATTGGATCAATAATATAACTATCTACTTTTAGAAAAATACTAGCTATGCTTGGATCTGATGTTATCGTTCCATCTTTTAAAATAAAGATAATACTGTTATCTGGCTTTGTTACTTTTATTCTATACTTAATGACCTTACGGCCTGGGATAGATTGGATGCATTTAATTAAGATTTCTTTTAAACCATTCTCATCTAAAAAAGAAGCATCAGAGACAAGAGTTAATGAAAAGTCAGCAGATCCATTATTGCCAGGTATCTTTTTAAGAGTTTTAGGATATGCTTCTCTCTTGTCAAAGATATATAGGAAGTCATTTGTAACACCATATGCAAAGTTAGAATTAGAATCTGAAACAATGTCTATCAATTCGAGAGGTGTCTCATTATCAATATCGTAAAGTCCTGATTCGGAAACGACCTCTGTTCTACCTCCAAACTTAAGGACATCAAGAGCTGACTCTCCTATTGTTCTATTTCTTTGAAGCACACTAATCTGATTCCTATTATCCAATGACCATATTGCAAGATCAGATGTTCCATCTACATTCGTTATTCTTTTTGAATCAGTAATTAAATGCAATGGATCAGGAAAGTGCAATATCTTAAATGTTATTTCTTGTTTTTTTAAATTAAAAAACTGAATTGAAACTAACTTTTTCCATGACTTTCGAGTATATAGATATCTTTCATTATAGATTACAATCTCTTCTTCTTCTTCTTTGTCGAATATAGAGATCCCTTTTATCTTACACTTAAGAAAAGAATATTTAGTATCTGGATCCTTATACACAGATGTATTAACACCTAGACAATAGATAACACACGTACCCTCTCTTTCAAGAGTTTTATTTAGTTGAATTTCCAGCTCACTAGCTAGTGTTTCATAGACTAATGTATTATCTGAAAGTCTTGTTTCTTCTGTGTTTATTCTTGTTGGCAACTTTTTATAATATAATGACTTTAATGTATTCTCTTCTGGTGCAAATAGATCAAATCGCGTTATCCCTTGAACCCCACTAATATCTGGCTGAACAAAAAAAGGAGAGCCATCTTGGTTAAAGAATTTCTTAAATTCAAAGTTTTTATCAAGATCATATTTATATAATAGAGATAGCTCATTAAGATCTGCAGTCTGTATAGTTGAGTTCTTAAAAATGTTGGAAATTAAAGCTTGGCTTTTTTCCAAAGCTTCACCTAGTGGATTTAGTAATTGTTGAAAATTAGAGTACTTATCATATCTTGCTCTTGACCAGTCAGGTAGTCTGTTTGCAAGTGACTGGGTATGGCTTGAATAGAAGTAATCAGTTGGATTAGAATTTTCGAAAATTCCTTCTTCTGTTGTGAAGACAAAACTATCTGATATCTTTTCCTCTTCTCCATTTTCATTTGTTCCCCAGGCAGTAAAGCTACAAATGTATCGAGAATTATATTCGAGAACACTAGGGAATAAATCTCTCATTCCATATTTTAAATCTCTTTGACCATATCGGTACTCATCACCAAATTTTATTCTTCTTTTAGTATATAGACTGACTACTAATTCATGATCAGTAATCCCATGGTAGATAGAGAAAACACTAGGAACAACTTCCACATTGTTAAGCTTAAAAGATATGTTTCTAGGATCTAATTTAAAGTCTGCTTGAATACGTAACTCTAAGTCCTGATTAACAGAGACATTTGTTGAGTTCTTGCCTGGAGTAATACTAGATACTGTAATCATATTAATTATTATCTATAATTGTAATTGGATTAGAAATTGATGTCTCAAGAGTTACGCGTTCATAACTCTTAGGGCTATAATTTCCTATAAGACTTTTTCTCGTTAAGCTATTTGATGCTTGCGTCCTTTTGTAAAGAAAAACATTCTGGAAGTTACTTGAAGAATCAGCATCACCCATTGATTCAATTTGATCACTTGAAGATAATACAATCCTAACAATCTGATCAAGAATAATTGGTTCTGCAATTGAAAGATTATTAACATAAGAAGAAACATTATTCTTCACAATATTTCTTATATTTTCTTTTTCTTTATCTTCTAATCTACCTCTATATGTTAATGAGAAAATAAATTCAATACCAATTAAAACTGGTGCTCGAGCTATGTTGCTCATTCCTACTGACTGCTTCTCTGCTATTACTCTTTGAGCTGTATTCAAAAGTTCATCTGATACTTCTACTGAACTAGAACTAATAAGCCAGTCACAAGTGCCAATTCCTCTAGAGTATGGAATCTGAACAATATTAGCAATACCAGGTATAACTAAAAGAGCTAGTCTTATTGCCGTTTCATTACCAGCTTCAGATGATATTTTTTCTTTTTGAATTCTGTATCTATAATTCTCATCAGATTCTCGATCTCTTCCATATGTGATACTATTGCTATTGCTTACAGCAAGAGAGTTCCCAAAAGAATCAGCATAGCCTTTAAAGTTATGATAAATTAATGTATTAGATCCTGCATTTGCATTAGATCCAGAAGTAATAGCGTGAGCAGAGAAGAAAACTCTATCCTCATTTGCTTTTAGTATTATATCTTCTTTATTTCTATAAAGAATATCTTCAGAAGAAAACAATGAACTATTTGATATTTGGACAGTACCTGCTTTAATTAGTATGTCTTCTTCATTATTGATATTTCCAAAAGTCCCACCTATTGTATAGAATGAGAAATTTCGCTCTGAACTATAAATCTGAGATCGAACTTCCTGTAATCTTTCTAATCCAAAAACTTCTCCGATATAATCAAGAGTATTGCCCTTAGCTTCTCTTAATAAGCCAGCTCCAATATTGGAATCGAACTGAGCAGCTTGTAGTCCAATCTCTTCACTAAGAATATCAACAAGCATCCTAGCTTTAGATCCTGGAGAAAGGAACGTAATATTGCTAAAGGTATTCAGCTTCTGCAGCGCATTGCTTATGATCTCTGATGTCTTTAGGTCTAATAATTCCATACTAAGTTCTCACTATTCGAGGAGTTGCTGTTTTTAAATCAAAAACAATCCTAACACTCTCTAACCTATAGTCAATAAGTTTTCTTATATTATCGGAGAAAACAACCTTCACAGCAACCTCATTTATATCTATTGCAATGGCTTCAACATTGAAGTCAGATGTAGATAAGAAGTCGTTAAAAGTTAATGCGTTAGATATCGATTCCTCAATACTAGAAATCAGACTATCGCTAATCATTCTTCCTTCAAAGACATGAAGATTAGCTCCTTTCTCTTCTTCAAAATACCAGTCTCCATAACTGCTTTTAATCCTTAGTTCAACTTCTTCCATAAACCCAAGTCCATGAAATTTCATTGTGTCCTTAAGATCTCCATGCTCAATTATAAAGTCTCCATGTTCCGAAAAGTTGAAATCTTTTCTTTTTACTACAATTGCTCTTATCATACTAACCTTTTAACCTAGTGCGCCAACTAAGGTACTTATTAATGCAATATCTTTAACTATAGGGCCAAGCATGGCTCCAACTGGTAGTGACCATTGGAATGTTGGAATTGGAGTAACCATGGTAGATGCAAAGCCTGTCATCAGTAGTGGGTTTAATGTCATGATCCCTCCTATTCTTATCTCATGAGGTTGAGCTGAAAAGCTTGTTGGTCCTTTAACAATATTTCCAAATTCCCTTGTAGAGAAAAACCCATTAGTTTTTGATCCTCTAAGGCTAGCCTGACTGTCGTTAACTTCAATTATTGGAGCATCTGGAGCAGCAAGTGTTTTTAATACTTTTGAATTACTTTTATCGAAAGTTTTGCTCTGATCAATTTCTCCATCTAAATGCATTGGCTGGTGAAATGGCTCTCCTGTTTCGAGACTTACAATCTTAAGTCTGTGTGTACTTGGATTGTAATCTTGGATCTTAACTAATGTTCCAGATAATTCTGACTTTTTTATATCAGAGGTTTTACTAACTAATTCATATTCAGAAAATGAAGATCCTTGTTTCAAAATAATCCTAATGACTTATTTGCCGTAATTGATGTTACTGGTCCATCTATTTTTGTTTCAGTCTCATATTGACTTATATCTAAGTCTTTCTTACCTAAAAGATGAATGGTTCCATGCTGTGTAATATATCCTATCTCTCCAACTAAATCACCTAAAAAAGGAGATAGGAGATAGTGCCAATCTGGAGTAAAGAGCATCTCCGCTACATTATTCTTAGTTGCCATTATTTTTTTCCTTGCGCTGCTTTAAATTTTTCTTCTAATTTTTCCCATCTTTTAGGGTCATTATCCTTAAGTCCACCACTATACGGAATCGCATAATAATTATCAACCAGAAATCTACCAAGATCAACACCATTAACTTCTACTGATCTGAATTTTACTTCTGCAACTTTTCTTCCGTAATTATCACTCTCATATCTTACTATGCTAATTTTAGTTCCTGGAGTGAGTAGCATTGAGACAGCTTCAGTTGCACGTTTCCCCATTCTATATTCTGCAGTATTCTTATCTGCTTTTGATTCTCCAGTATCTATTCCTGAGATACGTATCGTTTCATTTCTACCAGTTATTATTGCTGGACTTGTAATTCTTCCACCTTCTGTCTCAATTGTATCTCCATCTAAAACTCTCGTAACAACTTCTTCTTCTGTATTTCCACCAACAACTGGCTCTCTAAGCCATGGATCTAAAAAGGTAGAAACTAAGAATGCTGTAGCCCCAAGCTTATCTGCTCCTCTTGCTGCTTGCAACTCTAAATGCTCAAGTGGAGTATTTTCTTTAAATCCATTAAGAGCAGCCATCCAAGGCTTACCATCTTTAGTTAATGGGAAGATAGAAATGGGTTGTCTATATGCCATGAAATTGATGAATCCTTCAACAGCACTATCTATTGCAGCCTCAACAAGGAAGCCACCTGCAATTCCTCCCAGAGTACCAAGACCAAGTTTTCCTAAAACAAGACCGCCAGTTAATCCAGCCTTAAAAGTAGTCTTAGCTGCAGTCACTCCCGTTCTTATGCTATTAGTATTTTTTATAGCATTAAAAGCACTTTTCCCAGCATTGCTTGCTAGCTTTGCTTGTTGAATCGCAAGTTCAAAATTCTTAGTATTAATTGGTATAGATCCAAGATACTCTCCACCTATGTCATAGATACCTTTGATACCTTTGACTACTCCTTTGTCTATCCCTCTAGATAAAACATATGGAGCAATAACTTTATTGCCAACTACAGAACCACCAAGATGTGATCCAAGTGTAGCACTATCTATAATAGCTTTATTGCTTAAAAGAAAGCTTTCCCCTTCTGTTTCAACTTTTTCTTTTGGTACGTCACCTAACATTAATGGATCAGGCTCTAAGTCCTGGAATCCTTGATTTTCTAGTTGTTCAATTGACCTGTCTAGATCCTCATCAATGTCAGCTCTTCTTGTTGCATCAGAAGGTAAAAACTTTTCCATATTTGAATAGAAAAGATCAGCCTCTGCCCCTAACCAGTATCTTGCTGCCTTTAAAATTGATTTTATCTGATAAGCACCAGTACTAGTATCTGGAATAGCTATAAACTTAGGAGTTATACTTGTGATCCATCCTGATGTTGGCGAAATAGTATGCATGACTCTTTGGACTCCAATTGGTCCACTTATCTTATTATGCTTGTCATCAAGGATAACAATATCATGAGGCTTAATTCCTTTTCTTCCTAGTATCGTTAACTTACCTTTATATATATTTTCAAGTTCTTTACACAGAACTGCTTTTGCATATTTCTCTGGAAGATGCAATCCAGGATGATCTTCATGTGCATTGTGAAATGTAAATGTTTTATTATTTATAAGATTACTATGCAGATCATCATCTGCTTTCATCCTATCTGTTATTTTGTAACTACTAAACCATCTGCTTCCAGTAAATTCTGTTTGTCCACTTGTACCTGGATGGTGAACCTGAACAGAGTTAGCTACCCCAATAGATGAGGCTTCTATTCTATTGGAAACAATGTCGTGATGAGAGGTAACAATATGATAAGCTCTGAAGTTCTTTTGCATTCCAAGTATTGCTATTGACTGAGCATCTGTCTTTGTTATTGTAGAGTTTTGCAATGCTCTTTTTTCAAGTCTCTCCTTTGAGTCCACTCTTGAAGTTGGTGTTGTAGAATCACCTAATGTTTTAATATTTTCTGCATCTGAAAACTCTGCTTTTGCATCATATATTTCTCTAAGAGTTGCTCTTTCTCCTAATCCTAATTCGTTTGAAGCTTTGATCTTTAAAGCTTTCTCTAAAGCTGTTGCAGCTCCACGACAAAAATAAACACCATCTGGCTCTCCGAAATAGATAGTACTTCTATTGTCAAAAGGAACAACAGCTGTAACATATCCTGGATGTCTTAATGTCATCTCTTGTAAAACATCCCATACTGTCTGTTGAAAAATTGTGAACTGAGCAGGATTAGTCTCTTGCTTAGCAGCATCCCATACTTCACCTAGTGTACCTATGCCAAAAGCTGCTACTGCTGCTACTAATCCAAGTGGACCAAATAATCCAGCAACACCAACTAGCGGTATTAAGATACCACCAAAAAGAGAAACAGCGGAACCAGTTCTTAAGAGTGCTCCCTCGATAAATGTTCCCCATCCTTTAACTGGTCTATGCATTACTGGTGCATAGATATTATCTAATGCATTCCTTCCACCTAACAATAGTGGTAGATCTAGACCAAAGTTTCCTTTGATCTTATAATTTGTATTTCCAAAACTTTTAATCTCATCAGCTTGTGCGATAACTTTAGCTAATAAGTCATTAGTACCTGAATTCCATGAATATGTCTTTTTTTCATCTCCAACTCCAATAGTATTCTGAATAAGCTCATGACCATCTCCCATGCAATATATTTCAATAATATCACCATTAGATATAGCTGCTATCCTTCCATTGAATTCTAATTCGAGAGCCCCTATGTCGTTTGAGTTGCCTAAAAAGGCTCTAATTTTTATTCCTTCTTTTAATCCAATATCTTCTAAATTAGTATTGTAAGTATCATGCATGGTGGTCTGCCCACTCATTGCATCACTAATAAGTCTGCCTGCTACATCCAATATATCTTCTCCATCCTTCCTGTGAAACGATGGATCCTTAGATTGCTTTGTCATTAAGGATTTATGAGTACCCAAGACTCTTATAATCATGACATCTGCTGCTTCGTATTCATCTTTTATTATTCGAATATCAACGATTGAAGAGAGATCATATATATCAAGCAGGTCTCTTTGATTCTTAGCCATTGCCTCTAAACTTTTAAGATCCTCAGAAGAATAAGCTTGTGAATGAGACAGTTTTTCACTAAAGAGTTGAACTTGAAAAGCTGGATAAACCTGATCAAGTGAGTGAACAGGGGGTGTAGTCTCTGCAATTGCTTGCCTTACAGCTTGAAAGCGATAGTCCTCACTCATTAGATTATGTACTCTTGCAGATGAATCTAGATTTTCAGAATCAGTTCCAGCGTAATTTGCAGCTGGAGCATAATCAGTTTCTCCAGCTTTAAGATCTTTAGAAAGAGTAGATCCCCGATAAGGATTTAAAGTTTCTTGTGTCTTTGCAAGGAATGTTGGTTCAATCAATTTTTGTTTTATAGCTTTAGTGGTACTTCCATAAACACCTGCCATACTATTTATTATTGTATTTCTGTAACCATTAACTCTATAAGAGTTATTGTCTAGATAGTATGCAGGAGAGACTATCTTATCTGGGAGTAGCATATCTGGATATAGATCTTTTAGGTTTTTAGGTCTAACATCTGTATAGTTAGTGAAGAGATCTACGTAGTCAGCTACCCACTCTTCTCCTTTTTCAAGTCCTTTTATGAAATCTGAGTAGAGTGACAGGACAAAGTTATTAACCCAAGTAACATTAAAGTGTTCACTAAATTGATCAGTAATGAAATTTTCAATCTCTTTTTTTATTGCTCTTTTTTCTTCAGTTTCTTTTATCGACAATGGGCCATAAAGAGCTCTTGTTACTTTTTTTAATTCTTTAGATTCTTTTTGAGTTAATGGGTTCTCTGTGTGTACTCTTTTAATTTTTTCGCTAAAGAAAAACTTTGACTTATAAGCAGCATCAATTGGCTGACTATTAACCTCCGCCATCTCGTCATCACTCATTCCTCGTCGACCCATTGGCGATAACTCTGTAGATGAGAATGTTGCATCCCCATTAAGCAGGTCGTATAAGTCTTTGTCTCCTGCCAATAATTGATTTAATGCATTTGCAAGTTTTTTTCCTGCTATTGATTCTGCACTCCACTTATGTCTATCTAAAATGGTATCATTAACAAAACCCTGACGACCAAAAGTACAACCAGAATTAATATAAATTTTTTCTATGATTTTCTTTTGAATTTTAAAAGCATCAGAAGATCCAGTGTCTCCTTCGTACTTAATAGGGAAACTAGCTTTGGCAAGTCGTGTCTCTTTGAAATCAATCTGAATGCTTGATGCGAAAGGTAGATTAGGAATAGTTGAAGACTTAGTGCTTGAAACAATAACAGGAAGATATTGATCAATCTTAAATTCCTTCGGTTCACCATTCTTTTCAATATATTTATAACTTTTCTTATCTACATTGTGTGATCTATATTTTAAAAGCTTAGCTAGTGGATGTGAGATTAGAAGATGATTCTCTTTTGAGAATTTAGAATAGGTAATCCTATCTGCAGAAACTTTTTTAAAAATTGAAGAAAGAGTCGCAAGAGAATTCGAAGTTCCTACTGCTGTCTTATTCTGTTCTCCAGCATACTCTGCTGCTGCAAAAACTATTGCTCTAAGCTCTGATGTGTTCCCACCTAAGAACTGAACTGTTGGCATGGAATATAAGTCCATCTCGATATAGGTTGGATTGGTATTAAATGAGAAGCTAACATTCTGAAGAATTAAAGCTCCAGATGTTCCTCTTGGATTGAAATCAGCAAATGGTATTTCAAATCTTCTCCATCTATAAAAAATACCAGAAATAGGTTTCCCTAGTCTGCCTTCTTCTTCTTCTTCTGCAAGATACCATCCTTCTTCTTTTTTCTTATTAATAAAAAGAGCTGCATCAAAGCTTATACCTTTAGCATCCGTATTTAGTTGTGATCCTTTTGTATTTCTTTGAACAACAATAGTTGTTTCTTTTTCAAAAGAACCATACTCTTTATACATGAGTACCATTTTATCTTTTTCATCAAGAAGCCCAGGGTCATTAATTAAATTTCCGCCTACAGTTGTTGTTTCATTTTCGTAAAATTTCTTAAAAAGGCTAGATGGTGCTCTTTGTTTTCTTGGCTTACCATCAATCATCTCTATGAATTTAACTTCCTCAACATAAGGTGCATGGTTAAACCATGTTAGCTGAAGAGTACATCTAATAATTCCTGGGTGATCTTCTTCTGAGTATCCATTAATATTTTCAACAATTACAGCAATATTTGAGTTATCACTAGGATTATTAAAAAGTTCTTTTCTTATTTTTTCATTATCAATAATAGCAATTGGACTTTTCTTTGACTGGATTATCATTCGACTTAGTTTGTCATAACCATGAAAGCTTGTATCAATAGGAAAGTTTACGATCATTCTTATTCGTTTTTTTCCAGACTGTGCCATTACTGGAGTTTCTTCTCTCATTAACATTATTGAATTGGCATATTCATCCATGTCTATAGAAATTGATTCTGGCGGAATATCGAAAACAATATCATTGAATCTAAAATATCCCGAAGCAATTCGATTATTAATATCTATTGACTCACCATCATCTATGTCTCTAACTGGAGAGGCTTGAGCTAATGCTATGGCATCAGCTTCAGCTTGATTTGGATCTAAAACTAAGCCTTCCATTTGATTTGTTAACGCAGGTAGCCCTGTAGCTTTAGCTAGATTGTTAATTCTTTTCTTCCAACCATTAGAGAATACCTTATTTTCGGGTCTTCTTTTGACTATCTCTTGATAATCATTCATCTCTTTTTCTAAGAACTCAATCTGTACTTTTTTTGATTCATCTGAGGAGAGTTGATTTATTTTCTCAACCATCTCAGGAGTTACAGTTCCATTCTTTGGTAATCCGAGAATCTGCTTAAGATGACCTACTGGCCTGCTTCCTTTATTAAAAGTCTGGTCAAAAAGGGGAAGACTAACTTTAAGATTGTTAATCTCATCACCTCTTATCTTGTCCCATCTTTCCTTGTAAATAGCTCTTACTTGACTATTGGATATTGACCTTAACTCTGCTTTTGTTGCTGGACGGTTTAAGTACTCGGAATAGCTACCAATCGTAATACCTTTGTTAGTGGCACCGCCACTATCATTAGGGTTGTCACTCCAACCTCCCTCTTCCTTCAAAACATGTTTCATTGCTTTATCAAAATTAGTCATTACTTACCTGTTGCTTTTACTGGAAATATCTTATTATAAAGTTGAGAAGATAGAACAGCAACCTTATTTATTCATTCTGAATTTTTTATTGACTTAGATTCTTTATAGAAAAAAAGAAAGGGTATAGCTTGAAAGTGAACTCTAGTTATGTTTTCTAGCGAAAACAAAAGAAGAAAGAAAGAATCAAAGTGAAATACTTAAAAAGAGTTTATCATGGAATTCTCAGGATAGGAAGGTTAATACATTGGATTATTTTAAAGAAAATATGATATAGTTAATAGATAGAACTAGTTAAGGAGTAAAATGTATTATCTTACTTTTATATTTAAAGATCCAGATACACTTATAATTAAGTGTGTTGGTGTTAAATATAAGAAAACAGAGTTTGAAGACTCCGATATTGCTAAGTTGCTGAAACTAGGCACTTCTAATATTGAGACTAAGTTTTGGCTTAAGGAACTAAGAAAAGAAAATAAGATACCAGTTCTTGAGATACTATATAAAGGTCTAAGTTCAGCTGAAGCTTGCTTTGCAAAACAACAAATACTAATACAATCTGTAGAAGAAAAGATTGACCTAATTGGTCAACAACCTTTAACTAAGAAGTATACAAAAAAGATGAGAAGCAATAATAGTATGCGCTCTGCTATTGTTGATCAGTTTGGAAATAACTACTCAGGCATACTAGAAGCAGCAGAAAGATTACTACTAGCTCCATCTAATATTTCAAAAGTTTTACATGGTAAGCTTGAACATATTGGTGGATATATCTTTAGCTTTCTTTAATATCCTCTGCCTATCTTGTCTTGCATATCGTGATAATCAAAGTTTCTAGTGTCATCTTTTATTCTCATACTAGATGTATTGTGCTCAGCAGCGTACTTATTTATTTGGAAACCAGTTCTTGCATTCCCTGATATTGATGGCTTCATGTGTCTTGGACTTTTTATATTTGGAGCACCAGGAGGACTAAAACCGACTCCATTACTTTTGTTATGTCCAGATTGCATATCTCCAAACTCAACATCAGCTTCAATGCTTGATCTTGCCCCAAATACTGTTCCAAGCAATCCTAAGATTGCTGCTGGAGCAAGTGCGTACTTAGCTAAGTTTCCACCAAAGCCTTTACTCATTGCCTTCACATCATCAGTATTATCCATTATTGTTTTAACAAATTCTGATTGTTTTACCTTACTGCCTTCTAGTATTCTATTTAATTCCCTTGCTTGATCAGCTGCATTCATTCCACCTTTATATTCTCCAGCAAGGTTGCTTACTTCCATTAGGTCTGTTACTGCCTCATCTGAAGTAAGGTAAAGGAAATCTTTCTTACTGACACCACCTTCTCTGGAAAAGATAGCTTCAATTTCTTCTGAAGTCTCTCCTGCTCTGATCTTGTCTCCAAGATTTACGGTTGATTTCTCATTAAGACTTAAAAAGAGTTCATCTGAAAAATCTCTAAAAGTTTTTATTTTCTCAGTTATATGCTTAGATCCAAACTCTCCATCTCCAGTTATGGAATCTAGAACTTTTTTTGCTCTTCCACTTATCAGATCTTCAGTTGATTGTGCTTTTCCTTTGATAATGTTTTCAGCAAAAAGATGCAAGGTATTCTCTACTCTAGCGAACTTTTTAATATCACCATTATTAAGCATGGCATTCATCTGGTGTAACGGACTGGCACTATTAGAAGCTATTCCAATAAAGCCTTTTTCTAAATCTTTAGCAAGAAAGGTTGAGAGTCTCATTTCCGCTAAGTCATTAGTAAGAACAGATGCTGCCTCTCGACCTTTTAGGGTATACCTTGTTTTGATTTCTTGAGCTTTCCTTAATTCAATTGAGTCTTCTGTATTTCCATATGCTCTTTCTTTAACTTCATTTGCTGCAGCTTCTGTCTTTGCAGCGATAAGAGACATCGTATCTCCATCATAATCTCCATAAACCATTCTAAGGATATTGTTTTTTTTGCCTGAAGCAATAGCCATCCTTTCATCAGAAAGGGCTTCTAAGCCTTCTATCGAATCAGAAGGTACAACATTCACGGTAATTGCTGAAAGCCCCTCTACTGGCTCTCTAACAGCTACAGCCCATGTATCTGAGAATCTATTAGCACCTGTCTTCTTGTGAAAGGCATCGTAAGCATCTTCTCCATACATCTCTATGAATTTATTCTTATTAACAGCAACAACAAATGGTTGAGCGTTTTTAGTCTTAAACTTAGCAGCTAAACTATCAGCATATTCTTCAAGAGCATTTGAACCTGATGAAACTTGAGCATTCATACTGCTAGTTACTTTTCCCTTAAATATTTTGCTTCTTAAATCATCACGCATCTGAGAGATTGCACTGTCATAGTTAGTAACCAATGTAGTTAATCTTTCTTTATTTCTTTCTAGTTTTGGTTTTCCCATTTCACTTATTATATCTTTGGTTATCGTATCTAGTTCTGTATATTTTTTATACTTACCGCCATGTCCAATCTTTTCTCCAATATGACCTTTCATTGAAGGATCTGTGAAAATCCCTATCTTTCGATATCCTAAGATTTCATCTTCAAGGTCAACATAAGCAACACCATCAATAGCCTCATTACTAAGGTATGCTGCCCTTTGCTTAAGAACACTATTAGATCCTAGCTTTTCTCCTTCAACATCTAAAGGAAAGACATTAGAATTAAAGTCTCCTCCTTGTAGTTTTTCTGGATTAATAATGCCAGCTTTAGTTGGATTAGTTATGTCTTTCATCATTCGATGTGATGCTTCAAAACTATTAAGTCTTGCATTGGCTCCTGGGTCTAATCTTCTTGACATGACATCTTCAGCAAAGGCATCAAGTCCCATAACGCTATAGAGTCCTATGTGTCTTTCAGAGAAGAATCCTAGACCACCAGCTCCTGTATCTATTGCAGCATTACCGAATGCAACATCTTTATTTTTAAAAAAACCTACATTGGATCTTAGTCCACTAATTTCTTCAAATTCATCTTTACCACCAATGATAGTTTCTATTCTTTTAAAATAGTTCATTTTTTCAGTATCATCTATTCTTTCAAAATTAGAAAGAAGGTCTTCCCCAGCTTCATATATTGCTGCCCATTTATTATTTTCAGCATCAGACATCTTAGATGCCCCATAGGTTATTCTCTGTCTAGCCTCATGTCTAATGGAATGAAACATACTAGATAAATTACGTGGATCTAATCCGCTTTTCATTGCACTTGAGTTTGCTATTACTTCTACGTTTTTTATTCTTCTAATGACTTCAGGATCTAATGGCTTATTACCATTTAATTCTTGATAGTATCTCAATATATACTTCTCTAATCCATCGATACTTCTTTTAACTGTAGCTTTAACCTCACCTGCAATGTCATGAATCTTATCTCCTTGATCAAGCAATCTTTGCTTCCTAAAGCCATAAGTTAATCCTTCATTCTCAGAGATGTGAATATCATCAAGATACAATCCTCTATGTTCTTTTTCTAGTTGAACTTTTCTTTGTCCATCTCTTGAGATTCCTAGTAAGTTTCTATTTCTAAACTGTTCTTCTCTGGTTATTATTTCTTTTTCTATTTTCTCAATTTCAGAAGATAATGATCCTTGCCCCTTAAGTCTTTCAGCATCAGCAAAATATATCTGCTCACCTACTGGACCTGAAATTACTCCAGCTGAATTTGAGTTAACTTTAAGATATGCTTGTCTTTTGTTTTTTGAATCCTCTATAGCTTTTTTTAAATATTCATGATAGTCATCAACATTAATTTTTGTTAGTTTTGCTCTAACCTCAGGGCTAAATGCTTGGAAGCCCCCACCTTGTTTTAGCTTTGCTGCAAAATCTTTTTCAGACAAGCCAGCGGCATCACTCATCCTCCCCATTAAAAAGCGGGAAAGATCTGTCTCTTTTCCTGCATGGATCTGGAGTGATCGAGTATTATCTACAAGAGTTCCAGCAAGCTGCCTATTTGTTAAAAGTTCTTCTTTTCCTAAGTGACCGAATGACTTACCTTCCTCAGCTAAGTATTCATTTATTCTTGTTATCCCTTTTTCATCCATAAAAAGAACTTCTTGATTATGATTAAAAGAGTGGTTACCTTTTGAGTCTATATGGGATGTATTAGTTCTTAATCCTTGCTTGGAATTACTGGCTTCTTTTGCGAAAGGCTTTTGCTCTATAACATTGCCTTTTAGGTAAATGATACCTTTATTTACATCTGAAGCATTTCCTGCATTCCTTCCATCTAAGGCTTCATTTTTAAGTATTTGTTTTTTATCAAATTCACTCATTGGTTGAAATGGATTAGCCTTGGCACTATGTCTATGTAAAGCAATAGCTTCTGGATTCATTTTTGATGTATTCATAAACCCAGTAGCTTTGTCATTATATTGCATTAATTCCATAAACCTATTGTTATACTCGTCTAAGTTCATTTCTCCACTTATGAATTTACTATAGTTTTCTCTTATTCCTCTGACATATGCGACATCAGCTCCTACTATTTCTCCAATACCAGTTCCTGTTGAGTTACTATTAAATACTCCTCTAATCACAGACTGATTCTGACCAGCAGAACCCATTGTTACCATGCCTTCTTTGTTAACAGTATGAACTTTTATTTTCCCAGCTTTAGAAGGAATACCAATAGAGGTTATCTGACCAGTGCTATCAAAGTTAACTGATATCGCACTTGATCTTCCTCTCTTTCTTCCTGACGCTAACCCTTCTACTGAGTTGTCTGCTTGATCTATTGTAACTTGAAGAGCTTTTAGCTCATCCATTAGTGTTGCACTTTGGTTTCTATATCCACCATCTAAGAAATCAGCTATTCCACCGCCAGCTTTTGAGCCACCTGACATTATGATCTCATCATTAATATTATTTATTGCTGCAAAGTTTCTTCTTTTAGATACAGCTTTTTCAGTATCTGTATATGTATATAAATCTGTATTCTTTAATAAAGAATCTATAGGCTTTTGATCCTCGACAGCTTGAGCTACATCTTTGTTCATTAGACTACTTAAGTTCTTAATGAATTTATTATTTTCTTTTCTTAGCTTGCCCCTACCTGTCTTGAAGTGACCATGCTTGATAGACTTGTCTAAAGCTACAGCAGCACCACCAAATAAGGCGGCTCTTCCTGCAATTGAAAAAAAATCATAATTAACATCAAATCTATCTTCTGTCGTTGTGATCATACAACATAACCCCATTCTCTTAAGGCATCATTTCGTTCACTTCTTCTATCTAAAGTTATATCTAGATCAGGACTATTATCTAACCCTGGACGCATTACCACAAGGGCATTTTCAACACCACTAGCACTAAGGCTAGAATAGTGCGAAGCGTAGTCTGAGCTGGAAGAAGCAGGAATATTAACAGTAGCTGCTGCAACTTGAGATAGATCTCCTTCTCTTGCTGATCTTCTTCCTGTATATGCATGAGTATCTCTTGCCGCATTTTCTAAGTATCTATTCTGAGCACTATCTACACTTACAGCAGGACTCCATCCAACCCAGTCATTTCCAGGCATTCTTGATTGATAGTCTTGCAACTCAGCTGAACGTCTTGCTTGAATTGCTCTCTGTCTTGCTTCTACATCTTTCATTACTTTCTTTCTTTGCTGATTAGACATTGACTGGCTTTTCATTGCTTCTTGTCTTATTTGATTATCCATTTGTGCTTGGTAAGCATCACGATGTCTTGGATTAACTCTCCCAATCATTTTTACTTGTGTGGCTCTATCAGTCTTAATAAAATACTTATATGAAGCTCTTTCATTTTTTGGTAATGATCTCACAACATCAGACGGATGTGAATATAAATCCTTACCTGTATATGTCTTCTGTGCCATTATTGTATATCTATCTGCAGACTTAAGATCGCCTTTTGATTGTGCATCTCTTGCTAAGTTTGTGAATTTCATATAATCAGTTTTATCAAAGTAATCTGCAATTTCTGCTTGATCACTGCTCATGTCAATTCCACCAAGCCCCATGCTATTAAGGGTCATACTAACAGTTGGCATTATAAAATCGTCAATAGGATTCGCCCAGTTTCTGTAATCCTTGGAGTATCTTTGCTCTTCCAAGACATCTTCAATATCTGGTGGTGCTAAGAATTTATGTGCAGGAGAAACTGGTAATAATGTTTCTAGTGGATTTGATCTTGCAAGGTCAGTTAAGACTGCAGAGTATCTACCTAAAAAACTATCATAGGTACTTGGGTCTCTAGCATTAAGTTCAGACTTTTTCTTTTCATCAACTTGTCTTTGTACATCATCAAAGATATCTTGTTCATACTGAGTTAGTTCTCTGTTCTGTAATTTACCTTTAATGTTTCGATGTTCCATAGAGCCATAAGCGACATCAGATAAAATCTTATATTTAAAGATATCAGGATAATCATTTGGATCCATCCCTTTTAGTTCTTCATATTTTTGAGCGAAGCCCTCACCAGGCAATCTTGAATAGCCATCTTTAACTTTAAGAAATGGATCACCATGTTGAAAATCTTGATAAAAATCAGAACCAGGCATCCAGCTAGGCATCATATTCTTTAATGGATTAAGATTAATCGTAGCATCCATCTGAGCTTTCTGGAAACCATCTTGATTCTGGAATACCCTTCGTAATGCTTCTGTTGTTAAGATACCACCACCTAACTGGAGATCATAAAAGTCTCTAGTTATTGAATCAATATCTTTTGCTGATCTTACTTCATTTGGATCTGAAAATATCTCACTAGAACCTGTTATGGTTTCCTTTATTGCTTTAACTGCAAAGCCTCTTAGTCCCATAAATTCAAGAGCAGAGTTCCATTGCTTTCTAGCAAGCGCATCAATATCATATTCTGTGTTATCTAAAAATCCTTCTGGAAGTTCAGACTCGTGCATAGTAGCAACTGGCTTTATAATCCTTCCAAGAGATGCCTCATAGGCAGGACCAAAGATACCAAGCATACTTCCATCTGGACCAGTTAATGGATATGGTTGATCAAAGTATCTATTCTTTTCCAACCAAAATGGATCATATATGGATCTTCCTAGCTTTGTGAATGGTGAAATATTCCCACCATAAAGCTCTTCATTTTTAGAATCATCTATTAATTTGGCGTACCAATTAGGTCTGTAGTAATCAACCTCAGATCCTTCCCATGGCGTAAAGGATGATTCCCAGAATCTACCTTTCTTAACTGCTACTTCTTTTTCTCCACTATATTCTAAACCTAATTCAGAAGCAGATTTATCTGCTCCAAATCCGGCTAAAGTAAAAGGTAGGGCAAGTGCAAAGCCAATAGCTCCACCAGTCCTTATAGCTTTACCTGTTTTGGTTACATTCTTTTTAAATATTTTACCTAAGATCCCATCGAATGATTCTGTCTTCTCTGCATTCTTTAGGAATTGGCCATACTTGTCTGTTGCAGAAGACTCTAATGCTAGTCCTTGTACGGAACCCCAAAGCCCTCCAGCCATACCTCCAGCAAGAGTTAATCCTATAGTTGACTGCCAGCCTTCTGATCCTGGTGCTTTGGATTCTATATAATCTCTGAAACCAGTTAGTCCAGTTATGTCTGAAAGTCTTGCATATGTCTCATGTGCTTTCCGTACACTATAAGCAGCTCCACCAAGTAGTCCAGCATCTCCAATTGGAGTTCCATCGGGAGCTATCTTTTCTGCACCCCAATTTAAAGTTCCTAGTCCAAAGTAAGCTAAAGCTCCAACTCCTGCAAGCTTCCCTCCATGAGACTTAAGCATACCTTGCCAGTTAGTCGCAAGCTCATTTCCATCTAGTCCAGTATTAAAAAATTTAGCGATAAATCCATCAGGACCCAATGTCTTTTTCATCCATGGAGTAAAATAATCATCTAACTCTGGTATAACGTCCGTCAATGCTTCAAAGGGATCACTCATTAACTTCATTGGCTTACTTACAGTTTCATGAATAAAAGCACTAGCAAAATGATCAACACCATTAGTAATAAGGAAATCAAACTTAGACATCTGCTGAACATTCTTCAATCCAAGTTGGGAGAGATGCGACCTTGCAATTGAAGCCATGCTCTTTGATTGATTATTATCTGTTACAGTTTTCATTAAAGAGAATGATCCTTTCATCTCTTCGACTACATTCCCTCTGTGAAGCATTAGCTTCCCATTTTCAAAAACAACTTTATGTATCCCCTCTTCTCTAAACTTTCTATTGAAAGCTTTGTCCATATATTTGGCATATGATTCGCCTTGTTGTGTTTTAAAATCAACTTCAAAACGGGCAGTATCATACATACCATAGCTGGCAATGTCTCCTAGCCCAAAAGCTTTTGGAAAGCCACCAAGAGAAGCCTCTGCTCGTCTTATTGTAGAAACAAGTAAGTCCTGAGCAGTTGAGTGAGTTCTGTTTAAAAGTTTTTCATTATCCACTAATGGACTAAGCGCACCTAGGTATTTAACATCATTAAGTCTTCTCTTAGAAGCTTGATGCTTAAATACTGAGTAAGCTCCTATAGTCCCTAATCCTGTCAACCCTATCTGAGTCCATGACATTGGATCTTCATTAGGATCTTCTGGCTTATGAAAGTCCTGTGTTCTAAAACCAGAACCAAATGATGTATTGTATTTCCTTTGATTTTGAGTCGGGGATCCATGCTGGAGTCCCTCTATTGTATTTGCCTCATCATCACTACCGGAAAATTTAAATAGATTAGTCATTGCACTTCCGAGCATGACTGCACCGAAAAGCATTGTTCCCATTTTTGCTGTTTTCAATGCTTTAGTCTGAGCATCTGTTATGTCTGGAATCGCTTTATTGCTACGAAGAAAAGTCATTCCCTCATCTGAGTTTTTATATTTTAAAAGCTCTTCATCGTATAGTTTTTGTGAATTAGCAATATCATCTGTAAAAATTAGATTTTCTTTATTATATTTAGGATTTATTTTCCCTAAGCTTTCTCCTGCTTCAATGTTACCCTTTATCATCTTAGCCATTGACTCTCGATACAAAACAGGTTCTTCAGCCTGTCTCATCTTCAGCCAACTATCTGTTGCCTTGCTTAACTCTCCCCCTCCTTCAACTTCCTTCATTGCATTAACAAGCATTTTGGAAAGTCTTCCCTGCTGAAAGTTATCTAAGTTACCATCATGCCATTCTTTCTCACCTAAGAATGATCTAGCTAAGAAATTAATATTAGTTCCAACGCCAAAACGACTAGTCTTAGCAATAAGATTTTTCTGCTGAGCCATTGCATTCAATGTTTTAGATAATTCCTGTATCTCAATAATACTACCCTTAGAATCAAGAGCCTCATTTAATATTTGAGTTGCTCTTATCTTTTGGTTAGAAACCAATCTATTAAAACCTTCTTCTTCTGTTATCTCTCCTCTTTTAACTTTACCTAATATGCTTTTTCTTTGCATACTTTGTTCTGACCTTAACTGCATATATTCTTGTGAGTAACGAACAGGACTTCGACCGTCAAACAGTTCTTCAAAATGATCTATCTCAAAGTTTGCATTCATTGCAAGAATATTCTTTTTATTTTTCTTTGCATCTTCTAAGAAACCATGAACATATCCTTGTACTGATCTTCTTTTTGCAACTTCGGCAATAACGTTTCCTGCGAAACCTTCTTGAGTATTTGAAAGTTGTTTTGAATAATCATTTACTTTTTGGATTTTAGTAAAATCAAAATTCTTTTCCTTATGTAGCTTTCCTATTGCAGTTTGATCATAAAGGAATGGATGATTTTCTAATTTGAAATTATTAGGTTGCTGCATAAAGATAGAGTGATAATCATTCCCTCTTTTTAGCGAGACTTGAAACATTGAATGCTTACTTGACTTTAATGACTTTGTTTCGATATCAACACCATATTGATCATCAAAAGCATTATCAATATCCCCACTGGTAAGTTTTAGGATATCTGAAAAATCACCTAGTCGAAAAGGAGATCCAAATGCAGTTGCCATCTTTCTCATCTTTCCAAACCAACCATGACCCATACCTTCTATTATTGGCCTAGCTTCTCTTCTCATGTTCCTAATGAAAGGATTATTGCTTTTGATTCCAGCATGCACAATAGATTGAGATTTAATCTCTTGAAGTCTAGAATAGTCACCTGCGAAATCTGCATGATTTAAGGCAGAAAATTTTTGATCTGAGTTGTTAAAAATAGGTAGTGCTTTTTTCTCAATAAAAGACTGAACTCTCTTTACTTTACTTAGATCATTCTGGTATTTATCAAAATCATACTTTTGATGAATAGTCTTTTGCATGTAAGGATTATCTTGATTAATATAATGAAGATATCCTTTCTTTATCTTTGAGTTGTGCATTAAAGCATTGAGCTCTGATTGGTCTACGGACTTAGCTTTATTCATTATTATATTTTCAAAATCAGCAGCAGATACAGCTTTAACCTTTCCTATGCCGTCTTTTGAAACTTCATCAATAAAACCAAATTCTCCACCATTCGTATTCTTTATCTTTACATCATTTTTTATAATATCCTTTTCAGATATCCTTTTCTTTTTTACTATTTCTTTCAATGTATCATTTGATCTTTTTTGCAGACGTTGAATAGTATCAGGGGTATTTTTTTGAATAAAAGACTTTAATAGATCCTCATGGGTCTTTCCAAAGTCAGAAGCCTTAACTGGGAGATGTTTTCTTTTATTATCCATTGCCTCATTCTATCATTTATAAATAATAGCATCATCTAGTAAAAATACTAAACCGAGCTACAAATCATATAAGTGTTTGATTTTCTTTACTAAAGTCAATGTACTCTTGGCCATCTGCTCCTTTCTTCATTGCTGGAGCTCTAGCTTTATCAACCTTATTAGCTTTGGGATTTGAAACAAAATCAAAGGTAGTTCCAAGTATCTTTTCTGCTTGAACTAGTCTTCTCATCTGTGTCTTCCATTCCATATCCTCAACTTCCTCTGGGGTGTATGCAGGGAATGCCTGACAGATTTTAACTATAATTTCATCTCTGAGATTCATTGAGCTATCTCGTACTGAACTCAATTCTTCTTGGATTTCTTTTTCTGATGTTGGATTAGAGAATCCTAGGATTAAACGAACTATAGTAGATACAACACCAGCATTAAGAGTATTAATTGTTCCTCTTAATGTATGCTCTACTACACATTCTTCCCATATGTTATCTTCAACAATAGGGGCTAGAGCTGGATATGCTTGGCATATTCTTTTGGCAGTTTCACATTTAGAATAACTTAATGGCTTAAATAAAACTGAACCTTTACCTGTATTAAACAGATAAAGGTTCTTATACTTTCCATATAATTCAAATGCATTGCCATTATTCATTTTCTATAGTTTTCTAACTAGAGTTACGGCTCTTTCTGGCTCCATGAAATTAGATGCTTGAAGGATTAAATTTCTGATTGCTTCTGGAGCTCCAGCAGTTAATACATTAATATTAGCTTGATTTAGCAATGGCCAAACGACACCAGCCATCACAATACCTTCTGTTCTTTGCTGCTCAGATAGTTTTGATTTTTCAAATCTTTGCATAAGCTCACGCCATTCTTGACGTTTCAGAGGTCTGAAAAGAAAGTTTTCTTTTTCACTTAAAGAGCAAAGGTATATTTCTCCATGCTTACCTTTAAGTGTTTCTATTTCAGTTTCAGAAGGACGACGTTCAAGACTTTTAAATGTTTGAATTACAAAGTCTGAATTACTTTTTTTCTTTAGAAGTTCTTCTAGTTGTTTTTCTTCTTCTATGGAAAGAAGGTATGACACATCATCAATATCTACTGGGATATCCTTATCTAGGGATTCAAGATCCATAGCAAAAACATCATCTAAATTAGGCTCTTGTTCTTCTGTATTGTAAAAACTATCATCAACTTCAGTTTTAACTTGGTCAGTCATGTCATCTCCAATTCTTTTATTTGATGACTAAACTATATAAGGTTTTTAGCAAAAAAGCTATAGCTTTCTTTTAGGGCTTCTCCATTAGCGGATATGAGTCTACCTCTACCAACAAGTTTAACATCAATGATCTGTTCTCCTATTGTGTCTTCATTGATTACAGATCCGTAACCTATCTTAATGTTAAATGTAGGTATCGCAAATGGATCATATGCTCCACTCTGATCACTCGTTACTGTAGAGTTTGGAAGAAGAGAATCCAATCTTCCTTTTATAGTCTGCCCTTTTCCATCTGAGTCATTTTTCTTTTTATTGAAAAAATCCTCCAACATTTGTCTCTTTGTAATTGCATCATTGTAACTAGAATCAAAATCGTATGGACCGATTGGGGTTTTTATTGGTTGACCATCTTTATCTAAGCCTTCTTTGAATCTTTTTGCTTCAAGGAAAGGATATGATCCTTCATTTTTTTTTCTATAATGTTCGAGTATAGCAAAAAGATAATTTGGTTCTCTGAAATTAATTGTAAAACTTCCCTGTACCATTATTCGACCTTGCGCTGCATGACTCCAGAAGGTATCTCCGTAACCATATATAGGCATTGAGTTAGAACCAACAGAGCATTGCCAATCAACAATATCATCTACCCATAATTCTCCAATAAAAATTGAAGCTTGTGATCCTGAAAAATATTCAGTATTTAATTCTGTACGTGCCATTAGAATAGTCCTCTGCTTCGCTGTAGCATATCATTAACACTATGATTTTCTTTACCCTGATTTCCTGTAATTAAATCCCTTAGTGTTGTTGTCTGATTTCCATTGTAAAACTTTAAACTCTTACCTGCAATAATAGTAGGATGAAGCATCGAAAGACTTGTTTCAAAAAGGTTACCAGCATTCTCAATTGTCATAATATCTTCAGCATAGAACGTAACATTGTTCATTAGGGCTAAGTCATTCGCTGATGATTGCTGAGCTTCAGTTGAAATAGTGACACCAAACATGTGCATAAGAGAAGCTCCACCATATTCATTAATCATTATTAGCATTAGATTGAATTTTGGCAATTGATCAAGTAATACAATCTCATTAGCAGTAGTACGATTACCATCACTATCGACTCTGTATCTTAAGAAATCCATAAGTTCATGTGACTGAAAAACGGCAAAGTTCATCGACCCAGCAATCGTACGTTGCCCTCTAGTGTAATCTTTAGCACTAACTCTACCTAGACTTCTTACTGCAGTCTTTTCTCTATAAGATGAATAGTTGAAAGAGTACAAAGATCCAAGTTCAATAATTGGCTTATCGGTAAGATCGCCTTTCTTTCCATCTACTGTTTTTCTTTCTTTATTTTTATTCTTTATATTTTGTTTTTGAATTTGAAAATCTCTAATTGAAGCTAAAGCAGCTTTGGATCCTCCATTCCTAATTACATCTATAAAACCAGGATTAACTTTATTTGTTTGAACATTGTCATAATTAAGTTTTGGATTGCCTCTTGTCATATTCGCTACATTTGAAGAGTCTCCATATTCGTCTTCAATATCTTCTTGTGTTTTATCGGAACTAATAGTTTCATTTGGTCTTCCATCTTTGAATTCAACAGTAATTTTACCTAGTTCTTTTATGCTTACTCTACCAGATGCTATCTGCTCAATTCCGTCAGCTATTAATTTATCTGTTTCTTCTAAAGATATACTGTCAAACTGTTCCTCTCCTGGAGCAAGATTTGATTTCATTCTGACTTCATTGCCATCTACGATTTCTCTATGGCTAACTTTTTTAAAATCATTAATATGTCTATATGCATAAACCTTAATATCTGAACCTGAGAATGTTGTATTGTTTTCAAGATAAATCATTAGATTCCTGATATAAAAATAAAGGGGAGAGTAAAAACTCTCCCCCTATTGTAAACTAACTTTTTTCGAGCATCAATGAAATTATCGAGGTACTACGCCAGCAATCTTCGAAGAAGATTTCCATGGAGTAATGCCAGTTGCAATAAATGTATATTGCTGCTCCACAACAATGTCATCAATTGAAAAGCCAGAATTTTCATTCATAAGCTCAACACCTGAAACTGTCATAGAAGCTCTAGCACCGTATTCGTTAACTGCAGAAATAACAACATCGAACGGAGGGATCTGATCCACGTACGTTGGAGTTGCTAACTGATGTGACTCAAAGCCTTCATCGTCAAGATCAACGTCTGCATTTGCTCCATTTCCAAATCTTGACTCAAATCCGACTTCTTCAGTATCAGCAAGGAACTGAGCCTTACTGAAATGTGAAAGAACTGGATTTGCATCAAAAAGGATAAAAATTAATGATCCTGCGATCATTCTTTTTCCTCTTGAAAAAGATCTTGGATTTGCGCTTCCCATTGTATAGATTGCAGCTTTCTCTCTCTGGATAGAGTAAGAGAAGGCTTGAATCGTACCAATTGTTTGGCCAGCGAAAACAGCAGTAATATCTGCACCTGAAAAACTATTGAACGTTCTGTTTATTTGTTCTGTAGCCATTGTGTTTTCTCCTTATTCTCTTGCTAATGAAGTATAGACTCGGATCTTCTTCATCTCAAATGGAGGAACAACAATAAGTTCAACATCACAATCGCCTTCAATTCTCTGTTTAGTTGTAGCTGAAACAGAAATTTCAAAACGTTGCATCAAGTTGTTCTTTTGCTCAAGAGAAAGTCTTTGTCTTAAGTTTGTCTCAAGAGAAAGTCTTGCTGAGCTGCTGTTTGGCTCACCGATATAAGGCTGAGCTACTTCTCTCACAATGTCGATGATTCTATCAAGAACACGAACCGTAGATAGTCTGACAAAGTCAGAACCAGGTCTAGCAGCAGTAGGAGCATCAGAAATTCTGAAAACTCTATTCTTCTGTTTTAATCCTACGTAGTGATACTTAGAAAGAGAATCAAGTTTGATCTTAGGTAGTTTTACCAAAGAGTCAGCACCTGAAGCTACTTTATTAGTAGGAGCACTTTGAGGGATTAAAGATGAAATCATACCAGCATAGTAAGTAGCACCATTTGAAACATAACCAAATCCAGTTTCATCAACTGGGTTTATAAATGTTTGTGGGTAGCAATATACAGAAAGGAATCGACCAATATCAATTGGCTTCCCGCCTCTATCTTTCAGTACGGCATTAGAACTTACACCAGAAGCTCCAGGTATAATACCTGAGTCTGTAGCATAGAATCCAGGCTTATAGTTTAGTTTCCCAACCATATGCTTGTTTCCAAGTAATCCTGTACCATTCTGAACAATCTCGCCCTCAGTATCAAGTACTGGTTCTTTACCAACCCAAAGAGAAATATCCTTGGTTGACATAGAAGCTGGAAGAGAAGTTCCGATAACACCTGTAACATTGTACTCATTAGCTGAAGTAACAAAACAAGCATTTGCTAATTGATAAGCGAAGTTTACTTCTTTAAAGTCTGCAGCAGTTAAAATCTCTCCAGATATTTTAGTAGTAGCAGAAGCAGAACCTACGCTTGGGTAGATATCAGCAGAACCATTACCATTAATGTCCCAGAAGTAGAAATTTTCACCTTCGAACTCTTCTTTGAAAAGCTTACCAAGAGCGTCGCCCTTAGAACCAGCTACTGGATATCTCTGACCAGCAGGGATACTTTCATCAGAAGAAAGAATACAGATATCTCCATTAACTACGTTAGCTGCATCAAGTGTAGCTCCCATAGGTAGAAGTTGCTTAAACTCTTCAGTTTCAATAACTGAATAGGCTTTCTCAAGAGCTTCGTAAAGCTCCATTCCAGAAAGATTGATACCATCAGAACCATTACGTAAGTTATGGCTTGTGTCAGAATCATAAGCAAATTCAACTACAACTTCTTTATCGTCAGCATCAGCAGGGACATCAAAAGCAACAACAGCGCCAACTACAGAGTAGCTGTCTTTTGAAACTTCAGAACCATCCAAGGAAACTTTAACTGAACCAGAATTTGCAACTTGAGATAAAGTGAAAGAAGCAGGAGCAGGATCTACAGCAGCAAAAGTATCAATAACAGAAACTTGATCCATAGCAATGTTTCCTAAAGAAACAAAACTATCTGGATTGTTTACTGTACCAATATTAGCACCACCAGTAAAATCACCTGATACCATTACTTCTCCAAGGTCGAGCGGTTGCCCACCTGGATTGTTGTCAAATACCATTTGACCAACAGCATTCTGAACTTGAATGCGACCAATCTCTTGGTTAGGTCCACGAGTGATTGGATTTATGTATCTAACAAAATAGACGTTCGCAGCATCTTTATCTTTTAAAAGAGTTTCGATAGATGTTGGGTTTGATACCATATCATCAGTTCCTACTCCATAAAGGATGGCAGACTTTGCGCCGATTCTCATTTGGTAGATATTAGTAGCTCCACCAGCACCAGCTTCATACATACCTCTGGTAAGGGTACCTTTGATTCCAAATCTAGCTTCGGCTTCTTGGGCCTTGCGAGCTTGAATTGGCTTCTCAGAAACACCCTTCTCAGCTGTACCAAGAATCAAGATTGAAGGATCAGTATTGTTTACAACAATCTTGAACGCACCATCTTGAATTTCACTGATAATTGCTGGGAGATTTTCATATCTGTCAATAGCCATGTAAAACTCCTTATGTCGTTTTTAAGTTTAGCTTAATCTTTTGTAAAACTTGTTCAGTCGTTATCGATACTTCTTCTGTAGTAAGATAATACATTAACGGCCTAACATGGATAACGCTATCGCCTTCCTTGACAACACTATCCGATTCTCTCTCTATGAAATAATATCTGATTATACCCTTTAAGGCAAAAAACTTCTTGTGTACACTCAATAAATTTTGAAACCAAGTAGCAACTTGATTGGCTTCCTTATTGCTTCTAGCGTGAATTGTAAAGCATATTTGATTATCATATAATTGTCCAAAATAATAGATCCATGTAGACCTATCTTCTTCATCTGCTTTTTGAATTGACCTAAGTGAAGGTCGGATTTCTCTAGTCCCTGCATTTGTCATTGGACTATTAGTCTGACTAAAAGACCCTGGCTTTTGACCTCTGACACTGCAAGTCACAACTGCGAGAACTTCTGTCTTTGGATTCTTTGGATCTTCAAAAATATTATTCTTTGAAAAATCATCAATAAGGATTACTTTGTGGGTCTTCCCTTCTTGATGAATATCCATTAATTGCCTAGTAAGTGTAAGAAAATTATCCAGAGAACAGTGCACCGGGTTATACTCAACACCAGAGTACTTTGATTCGATATAATCTTCTTTGATTAAAGTATCAAGATACTCAAGACTAAAGTCGGAGTCTACATTAACTTCAATATCTTGATTGTGACTCATAGTTATAATCTTATGCTATTATCAAAATTACTAATTAAATTTATTTTAAAAAACTCAACTCGACCAAATTTATCAAGTCGATAAGGCTCAGAAGAGCCGATATCATACTTAACTCTAATAGCGAGTGGAGAGCTTACGGTACCATTAATATCTATCTCTGGCTCTATAATTTTATCAAATTCATCAGGCATATCTTTCAAGTTACTTGTATGCTTAAAAAGAACATCATGTTCAAGGTATAAAACTAAAGCATCTGATCTGCTATCTCCATATTCTTTTACCTTACCAGGCTCATGGAAATTCGAGCCTTCAGAAAGATAGGCAGTAACCATGTAGTCATCAAAGAGATACTTCATCCCTTTATTTGTTCCAAAAGTTGCCTCTCCACTTCTGTTCTCAAGAGTTGAACTTGCAGCTATTGGATATCCCTGACTATCTCTTCGTACTCTTCTGTAAATATAGTAAGATCCTCTTTCTTCAGTAAAGAGTAATCTTTTGATTTCTTTACGTATATCTGGTTCTCCAGATATTGTTTTGTTATTTCCGTAAGGATTCTTACTTGGTTTTTTTGAATAAAAATCCATATTTAATCCTATTGTGGTTCTCTGTTTGTTACTTTATACCAATCAAAAGGTTCTTTGTTTGTCATTTGATACCTATCAAGAGTTCGTATGAAACCAGTCATCTGAGGTAAGCTCCCAGATCTAAGAAACGTTCTTCCGAACATTGGACGATGCAATGACTGCCCCTTAGTTGCAAGCTGTGGAACTAGAGGGTTATTATTAATTAAGCTTTTGATACAATCGATCAATGGATCTTTGCATGAGATTACTGCTACTGAAAGCTTCATGGATTCACATTCAAGCTTCTCAATTAAGCCATCTGCAGGACTTGATCCGTCTTTTTTTGCATCTTTTGATATTGAAAAATCACCAAGTTTCTTATAGACCTTTTGACCTGTATCTCCAAGATATATCTCTGCATTATATATTGCATTAAGAGCAGCTCGATAAGTGACCCATAAAGATGCGAAGTATCTCCATTTTTCAAAATTCACAGTAGAGCAAATAGAAATTGCATTAGCCTCAACAGAATACGTATGTATTAAATATAAAAGAATTTCATCAGAAACGTCTTTAAGGTAAGATCCTGCAATGGCTCTAATCTTGTTTGGTGTAGAATATAGAGGATCAAATGTTGTAGAGAAAGAATAAAAAAGATCAGGATAGAGGTCACCGTCTGTGCTCTCTATTCCACTAATATTAATTTCTACTATTTGGTTATTAGTCAATTCCATATTTAGTCCCTAATCTTTATAGTTACTATATTCCCTGAAACTGATTCTATACTACCTAGTACTCTTGGAACATAGTTCGGAGAATACCTAGTAACTCCAACAGCATCACTTGCAGTTAGAAAATAATCATTTGTTTTTTCTTTAGCAGTAAAAGATGTAAGTCCAGATGTTGTCATTCCGCCGCCAGCATTAACAAACGAAACAGATAGAGGAGTTACTCGTGAAAGATTTAGTTCATGAACTCTTAGTTGACAAGTTCCACCAGTAAGAAGTCCGACATCTGCAATACTTGCTGTACTTGAAGATGTATTAACAAGTCTTCCTGCAAATCCTGGTTTGTACCATTCTAGCTTAATTGAAGAGCCATTAACAATTGCTTTGCATCTATGCCCATTTGTAGATGTTACTAATGGAGCTCTGAACATTGTTTTATTTATTGTTTCTGCAAGGTTGAAAGCCGTACCTGCTATCGTTGTTGATAGTTGAAAATCTGTCCAAACAGTAGGAAGTAGTTTTGCTACGAATGTTGTAGTCACAGCTTCTGTTGTTAAGCTTGCTGGTATCGTAATTGTAAATGATTGACCCTCGGTCAAGGCAGCATTAATATTAATTGTTCTAGATGGAGCAGTTCCCCATATTCCAGCTCTTAAGTATGTTGGTGCTCCAAATTCACCTGAATTCAAATCATACGAAACATCATTAATAGTTCCAATTATATTGTCTCGTGTTTTTTCTGTTCTTAATTCTTGAGGGATAGCAATATCCTGATTTAACTTAAACTCACCATCTGCCACAACAGGAACAACTAATGTGGATGCTGTTAATGTTTTATTTCCAATGATTATTTCATCATGATCAGCAATAGTAGCAGAACTTGTAATAGTAAAATCTGCATAAGATAATCTAAGAGGATAAAGCCTTGCACCTTTAATAAAAGTTGAACTATTAAGACTAGTTGAGCTTGTTGCTTTTAAGTTATGTGTTCCACTTGAATAGAATATTCCTGTAGTACTTGCTGGTACTGTAGTCGCTGGATAGTAAACAGCTCCTTTATTTGGCCAGAAGAAATCAACTTGAGCAGGAAGATATTCATTCGCAGGATGGAGATCTGCTATATGTGGACAGATCCTATCGTAAGCATCAACAAAAAATGGAAATACGAAATCGATATCATAGCCAAACTGATTAACAAGGGAGAGTGCAATATTGTCTGAGACTTTTTTTAACCCACTAAGAACACTAGATCCAAGGATAGGATTAATCGTTGTTGCACCTGATTCACTAAAATTAACATCTTGTATCTTTACTCCCTTTGATGGAAGCGTTGCTTTTATGATTACATCCCCAGCAGTAGATGTGAGTGTCAAATCAGAAATTGGCTCGATAGCAAGAGTTCCTAATGATTTAATCTTAGCTAATGTCTGTTGAAAGTTAATATCTTTTCTGAAAGCAATATCTGCCAATCTGAAAGTAACTAAGCTATCCCCAGATGTTGTGTCTTTAAATGTTAATCCATTTGCTGTTAAGTTTAATTCTTTAGCTGCAGCTGTATTGTCATAAACATTTTGTAGATTAGTTACACTATTCTGTTTAATATCTATTGAGTTTCCAGCTGTTGAAACCGATAAAGAGCTATCACTTGAAGAGATAGAAACAGATCCAGATAATCCTTGAAGTGTCTTAACATTATTATGAGGATTAGATGCTGCAATGTGAGCAGCAAAAGCAGAATGGGAAGTACCATCATCTGCAAGATGTGAAGTTGAGTTATTAAGTAGGTTGACTATATTTAACCCACCAATTACTGCCGAATTTGATATTAAGTCACCAAGACCAGTTATGCTGAAAGTTTCAACTCCAAATTGATTTCTTACTGAAATTCTTTTTGCTGAGTTATTACCTGATTCAGCTTGAGTTGTTATGATTTTATGAAAACCAGTAACTGCATCATGCTGATTAGCAAAGAGGGAGGTTGTATTCCCAATTGTCGTAATGTCTGTTTTTAATTCATTAATTGCACCAATAATATTTTTCTTACTTGTTGAAAGATCAGTAACAGAAGCATCAGAGAAAGGAAATGAAACCCTTTTATCTTGAATGATCAGTTCACTAAGACCAGAACTCAAAAGAGGAGTCTCAACTTTATTTGAACTCTTAATAGGATCTGAACTAATATATCCAGCAGTATCTGCAATCGTTGTATTGCTTCCTACCTTTAGGTCTCCAACTTTTGCTTTTCTTGTTGCATTCAAGTTACCAACAACTCTGAATGTATCGGATGTAGAGGTCGGACTTGCATCCTCAATGATTAGACCTCCCTGAGTTGTGTTTGTTACCAATTTTGGAGGAGAGGACTGACCGTATACAGCCTGAAGACTAGTGTTAAAAGAACTAGCTTTCAATTCGTTAATTGCTCCAACTAAACTCTGTGAAGTAGTAGAGAGAGCAGGATTCCCAGGCTCTGAAATTGTTACAGGATTTGTTAAGAAAATATCTTTTAAATAAATATAGTTTTCTGATTTTAAAGTTAATTTTGAACCTGGAGAAATTGCTCCAACAAGAAGATCTCCAAGACTTGTAGTAACACTAATATTAGTAAGATCTAAAGTTGTAAAACCACTACCTTTCACTTTCATTGTTACTGGTTTGAAACTTAAGTTCCCTGAATCATCTAATCTTATTTCTTCTCTTGTTCCAAAGATAAGAGGTTTGCTTGCTATTAATGATATTGTGCTTCCGTTAAGGTACATGTCCTGAAGAGAAGAGTTTCCAGATATAGCCTCTAGTATCGATATCCTTTCTGCAATCCCGCTATTTGCTTTTAATATATTAGCAGGAGAAAGGGTAGAAGTTTTGAGTAAGATAGTCTGGGTATCACGAATAGCATCAGCAAGCTCATTTGGATCTCTTGCATCAATGTCATCGCCAATGATAGAAATTCCATCATTTATTTTATAAACCCACTCATCTGGTTGGGCCTGATCTATATTCTTAATTCTAAATTGGCTCATGTTACTCTCTTCTTAGTTTCCAATAGTTGTATAAGTTCCTTTGATCTCTACATGACCTATAGTCAGTGAGTCACATTGAACAAAAAATCCATATTGGGTAATATCTGTAATTGATACATTGTTATAGTTTGAACTCTTAAGTGGGTCAATAGAAAGAGTCACAGAAGATGGAGTAGTTATCATTTTAGATTTAAAGTTAACTCCATATCCCTGGAACTTTCCACCTGCATTATCTGAATGAAATTTCATTCCAAAATAGCCTACTTCTTGTACGTTTCTTTTTAATATTGAGTTACCTGTAATTATTTGATTCTGATCTGCTTTTAAAATAATATTAGTTGAAGTGTCTAATGTTCCAAAGTCACCATCTTTAGTAACTATTAACTCTGAAGTTCCTTCATTATTATCTGAATCTAGTCTTAACGTATAAGTTCCACTTTGAACATCAATCTTGTTATGTTCGAAAACTGACTGAACACTAGTTCCAAGAACTAGAGAGTTAGTCAATTCACAAGAAGAAGAAGCAATACTCGACAATACTGATAATAGTCCAGTCTCATCAAGAGTGAGCACTGGAGAACTTACTCCATTTAATATCTGGAACTTTGAATTAGCAGAGAGACCATCAATAGCATCTTCTGAGTCTAATGTGAAAATAATATCATTAATTGATTTAAGATAAATCCCATTACTTAGGAATGATAGATTTGTATATTCAAATGAATCCTTAGCACCGATCTTTGAAGTATTAGGCATTACTATATTTTGACCAACTTCTAATTGACCAGAGATAAGCAAGTCTCTACCTATCGTTGTATCTCCGCTAATTACTACTGTATTACTTACAGAAGAACCAAGCTGAACATTTGCTAATGCTGCAAAAGCTCCTTGAACAGAAAGTGTACCTGTAACAACTGCAGATCCACTTTGTAGTATGTATCTATTATCTAGTGTATTTCCTTCTACGTAGCCACCTGACATTATGTTGTCAATATCGTTCTGAAGTTCTTCGAATGCTTGCTGACCTCTAGTTGAATTTAGATTACCTATTGCTGTTACTTGAATAACATTTGAATGATGTTGAAAAGGATCAGTTGGCATGACAAAAGATAAATGCCCCTCAAAAGCTGTTTGCCTATCCTTTAATGCACCATCGAGAATTTCTAATGAAGTTTTGATACTAGAGGCAGCAGGAATATAATGATTAGAGGCAAGACTCATACTGAGTCCAGCTCCCGCAATTACGATTTCAATATTTCTAGTTGCATCTTGCAGATCATTTACATGCTCTGCTTTTACATAATCAACACCATTTACTTTTGTATAACTTGGGTTGACAAAAGAATCAATTGAATTTGGGAAATTACTAGCCATATATCTATCCTTATTGGAAATTAATTATTAACTTATTATCTTGTATTTCATATGTAAAGTCTAAAGGTCCATAATACGAACTAACAGTAGACTCTGTAATTGTCTTAATCTTTTCAGATGTAATTGAAGCAGGGTTAATAGACTTATTAAATGTAAAAGTCACAACCTTATTCTCTGAATTATTCATTACAGAATTTAATGCAGGAGAAATAGAAACTAACTTAAATGCTGATGTTGGATCAGTAGGAGTATTATTTTCCTGTATTGGGAGTCCAACTACAACACCTGAGTTTTGATCCGAAGGAAGAACATAAAGACTATCACCTGTCTTGAAGTCCCAAGAGTAAATCTCATTCGTCTTAACTAAAGGCTTAACTTTTATTGTGAAGATATCTCCAGCGACATAAGTGCCTATATCAAATTTAAAGAATAGACCTTCTTCAATTTCTATAAATCTTTTCTTTGCTGTCAGGTCTATTGAACTATAGTTATCAGATGATCTTGTTATTCTATATTTAGCAGTAGATTCAGACCCACCGATTATTACTTCTAATGTATACGTATTGTCAATAAGTCCATTGTATGGACCCTTAACTAGAGGGCTAATTGATCCTGTATTCAGATTTGAAGCTTGAATATCAAAGACAGATTGCTTCCCGATTTCTTTACTTAAAATTACTGAATATTCAGAGTTAGCAGAAAGAGGAGATGATGATGTGATCTCTATTAAAGATCTATACAACTCTCCAGCTTGAGCACTGTCCCCGTAATCACTTCCCGTAAAAAGACTATTAGATAGCAGTTGAACTCTTTTAAGGTTTACTTTTATTGGAGTTGGTAGTGTTTGATTTAAATTAAGATTAGTAATCTTTTTAATTAGAAAACAATTAACAGGAGTTACGCTTCCCTCATCTAGAGAAAAAGGATAGAGTGCTGTAATCACAGGCATTAATGCAATTCCATCAGCATTATGAGCTGGACTAACTATAGGTAGTACTGCCATGTTATTCCTGTACTTTTACATTCTTAGTAGGCTTCTTTTTAGTAGAAGGCTTATTTTCTTTTATGTCTTTTGATTCTGATTTTATCAGTTCTTCGACTTGAACACTAATAGTAATTTTTTTAGCTTTAACAGAAGCCTTAATCTGATCTAGTTCCCATTTCTCTAGTTTTGACTCATCGAGTTCAATAGCAGGATTGTTTTCACTTAAACTATGAGTTAGGGTAAGTGTTCTTGGATTCATTAAACCCCAAAACATTTGATTAGCATCAAGTACTATCTTCATTCTAGATCCTTATAAATAAAAGAGGGGAGCATTAAGCTCCCCTCATTATAACATTATAATCTATAAAATCTCAAGAGATATTAAGCAGTAACAACTGGAGTTGTAGCTGGAATGTCAGAAAGGTCAACAGTAAGCTCATAATGAGGAACTGCTGCGCGCTCAATGATTTTATTCTCAGTATTAACAACATTTTTAAGAACTGCTACAGATTGACCTTCGTTCATGATACCGAAGCAATAACGCTCACGGAACTTAATTTTCTTAATATCACGAGCTGGATCATTCCACTCTTCAGTAGTCAACTCTTCATCAACCAAAAGAACACCTAGCTCTTCTTTGTCACAAACGATGATATCGCCGCGTTTCTTAAGAGGGTTATAAGGAGCCCATGGAGTTACGATGATTTGCATTCCATCCATTCCCCAGTAAGATGGGAAAATTGGAGCAGAATCAATATCACGGTTACGAAGAGCTACTGGAGTAGTCTCAGAAATGTTTTGTTGCTTACCTTGCATCAAACCAGCAGACTTCTGCCAAGGGTTTCCACCCTGAGCTGATCCACGATGAGATTGGAAATAAGTAGCATTTCCTTTAAAGAAAAGATCACGCATAACAGGATCTTTACGGAACATAGTGTAGAAAAGTGGGTGAAGGATCATTGTATTAGGCATAAACCCTTTAGCAACAAAGTGACCTTCAAGATCCAACATATCTTCAGCTGTCAATGAACCATTAGCAGCACCAGCAATGTCACGACCATGAGTAACACCTAATACAGATTGACCTGGATTAAGGTTATCAAAGTAAGTTACACCCTGAGAAGAAATCATGTTAGCAGCTTTAACTTCTTTATGACGAGCAAGAAGCTTACCAGCAGCCTTAACGTGTAGACCGATAACATCGAACTGAGAGTAACGGATCATTTCTTCTGTGATTTTCACAGCAAGACCCACTTTACCAATGTTCGCAATCATCTGAGACATACCGCCAGAAGCTAGTTTAGTTTCAGGATACTCATCACCTTCAGACATATCTAGGTTAGTAGATGACATGGCAGAAGTCATAGGAAGGATAATTGCCTGTCCCATAGTGTACTGGATCTTCTTAAGGAGAGACGTCATAAGCAATTGAGGCTCAATGGCTTCAATGGCTTGCTCAGCAACAACCTTAGGCATCATCCAAGGAGCATCTGGAGTTGAATACATATCTTCAATTGTCCAAGAATTTCCAACCATATCAGAACCAGAGTTAGTCCAGATGAATCTGAAAGAATCTAAGTTCGTATTAAAATCTGAGAAAAGCTCATCAGAAGTTTTATCAGCAACACCAGGTGTCTTTGATGCAATATCTCTAAGAGATTTTTCGGGAGCATTGGTATTTACTTTTACCTTGTACTCACCTGTTTTTTTGTCTAAAAAAAGTTTCATAGTAGTAGTCCTTCCTTTCTAATTACAATTTAAGTTTGAATGTTACTACAGCTGTATTGAGATTACCACCTGCATATTGAACAGCGTGTGGCACACCATCAGTAGCAGAACCTGGCAATTGATCAAGACCAGAACCATCAGTAAATGTACCTGTGTCTGGGCTAACAACTGGAGAATATAGTCTAGGGTCATAAGCTGTCTTAACTTGGTCAAGAAGTTGCTTAGGCCATTGCTTTTCGATAGCAGTTACGATACCAACAACATCTAATTGAGAAGCAAGAGCTGCTTCTGCATCAGCGAAAGACGCGATAGCAGATGGAGCATAAGCAACAAATTTAGAATTGATGTCGAAAGTAACTAGATCACCAGCTTTAGCAGCACCTTTCCATGTAGCCATTCCTGCAAACTTAGGACCTGAAACACCTTCAGTAGGGAACTCAAGTAGGTAGTTAGTCAAGAGAGATACAGAGTTTTGACGGTTATAATTGTGGTATTCATAAGTACCAGGATTATGAGGGTCAGAGTTCAATTGCATATAAACATCATAAGATGCAACACCGATACAGTTACCTGTAGAGATGCCAGCAGCAATCAATGAATCTACAACGAAAGCACCTGCAACAGCAGCAGCGCCTTGAGCATTTTTAACGCCAGCAAGAACGTCAGCAGCAGAATACTTAGGACCGTGACCTGCACCAAGTGCAAGAGCGATTTTGTATCCAGCAGGAACCAAGAAACCATTTGAATCTACAGAGCATGGAGAACCAGCTGAGATTACAAAGTTATCGTAGTTTTCAAGTTCAGTACGAACAGATGGAAGGTAAGAAGCTGGAACGAAAGGTCCAAATCTAAGTCCTTCTTTCTTTTCGAAGTTAGGGGTCATTCTTTGACCAACAAAGCGAGGCATTCCTCTATGAGTAGCTGAGTAGCCGCCCGCGCCTAGTTGACCATTTAAATAGCCAGTTTCAAGTGTCATATGAGATCTCCTTAAGTATTAACCGTGGTAATTTGTTTTACTAACCATTTATCAGCAAATGGTTTACCCTTGTTTGTTTTTAGTAATGTATACGTTCTCTTAATTTCTTTTGCCTTTAAGTCTTCAGAGAGATCAATTTTAATCTCAGCATCTTTAATGATTTGAGTATTTAAACTCTTTGAATCATCTGCGAGTACTGGACTGTCGACCTTTTCACTCTCAGATAATTTTGTAACTTTTGCTTTTTCAAGATCAGTTACCATATCCTTAAGTGAGTCCTCTGTTCTTTCTAAGTGTCTCTCGACTTCTGATTGTCGATCTGAAACCTCAAAAAGTCCAGACTTAATTTTTGCATCTACAACTTTTTCTGCTAGATCTTTTTTTGAGTTATCTTTTACTTCTGTTAAAGAATTTAAAAGTTCCTCAATCTCGTCATTAGCTAAAAGAAGCTGCTGTTCTAAAACCCCAATTTCTTGCTCAACATCTGCTAGGAAAGGGGCTATAATTGAATCAATTATTCCTCTTTCTGTTGCAAGTTGAACTAGCCTTGTGAGCTCTGCAACTAACGTTTCATCATTAAGTTCTATTTGATTATCACATTCAGTTTTTGTACTGTCAAAAATTTCAGTAGTTTCTACTGCATTATCTGCAACTAGAACCTCTTCTGAGCTATCTTCAACAACAATCTTAGAAGAAATTTTCTCGATATTCTCAAGAATCCTACCTCTAATTGAATCTGAAGCAACAGTCAAAGCAAGAACTTTTTTCGCTGCAACCACACATGCTTTATTGAGAATTGGGAAATATTTACCAGAACCAGCACAATCTTTAGCAACAACAGAATCAAAAGAAACTTTAAACTCATCAGAAAGGTAATCATTCATTTTATGAACAACTTCTTCTTCAGAAGTTGCTGTTAGCTTAAATTTAGAATCCTTAGATTCTAAGTAAGAACGAACAGATTCTTCTACGGTTTTATCTTTTGTTTCGATCATTAAAGAAGCCAAGGCATCTTCATGCTGACTTCGTGCAATCAAAGAAGCGAGTTCAACTGCTTCCTTGGCGGTTAGGTTAACACCCTCAATTTTCTGGATTTCTACAAGAATAGAATCTTCAACTGATGCATCGTATTCAGCACCATCAACAAGTTTAGACCTGTTGTTAAGTACTTTTACTTTCTTCATTACAGCAACTTCATCTGTCAGAGTTTCAGTAACAATTTCAACTACAGGCTCTACAACAACTTCCTCAGTTGTTACCTTGTCGTTAATTACTGGAATCTGAGAAACAAAATAATCATGTACTGCAGAATTCAATACATCACCTTCAATACCATCTTGAGAAGCTAAAGCGGCAGCTGCTTTTTTTGCCAACTCTTCTAACTGCTCTGACGAAAATGTTTCAGCATACTTCTTGAATTCCATAGAAGTAAATTCGCCATCCTCACCATACAGAAAGAGAGAAATACTGGCACCAATTTGGTCTGCAAATTTGCCCTTCTTCATTTTCTCATTCTCCATTGTTTTGAGTGAGTCTTCAAGTCTTTGAATACTATCTTTTACTTCAATAAGATCGGTATTGGTTTCATCTGAGAGAGAGATTAACTTACTATCCTGGTAAGAAAACAGATTGGCCGCAATCGAAAATTTATCAACAAAAGTATTATCCTTAACAAGAATAACTGAATCCAATTGTTCAACTTCATCATTTCTAATAAGCTCTATGCCCTTAAAACCAGCAGCATATTGATCAGCAGGTTCGCTGACAATACCAACATGGTTGTAACTTTGCTTCCCAGGAATTAACACTACAGGAACTCCCGAGTCATAAACTTGGCCGCGCTCATGTTCGCATGGACCTTCTGATACCCAGTCTTGGCCACATTCAGAACAAAAAGCAGAATCAGAACTCATAGAAATCGATACAGTTAAATAACGTTCATCTAAAATCTTTTGAATTGTTTCGGGATCAGTAATCTTCAATGTTCCATTGATATGTCCCAATCCACGATAAGAGTCATTCCCACTATACTCACGAACAACATGCTGAACAAAATCAATCATGCCATTCTTTGGAGCTTCTTTCTTCTTATCAAGAAAATCCATATGGGATTTTAAATACTTATCTTTAATTAATAGTGGGGCAGATGTGTCAATATAGTCAGCTTGTATAACTCTTCCTACTGGATCAGAGTCTGAATCATGACCAACTAGTACTGGCTTTTTGTAGTGCTTCGTAAATGTAGAAGCACCTTTTTTCATGTTATCTGGCATGTAGAAACCGAGATTTCTAGTTACGATACCGGAATGTGTCATTTCAATTTGAGAGATTAGAGACTGACCACTAGGTGATGAGCTATCTTTTGTAGTAAGAAAATCCTTACCAGAAAGACTCTTTTTGATTGATGCCTCACCCGTAATGGCATCTATAAACTTTATCGTATTCTTCATTAATTCACCTATTTTTTAATTATTATATGTAACTAGCGTTAATCTGTAAAATATTTTAAATAATATCAAGGTATTTATCTAAATATTTACTAGATAGTTCCGCCTCCATTTTCGACTCTGATAGTCTTAATCTTTTAAGAATTCTTTGTCTACAAGCCTCTTTATTCGCTTTGTAAGTAATAGATTCTCTACCATATCTCTTTTCAAAGAAATCTAAAGTTTTAGTTTCTCTTTCAATTAAAGAGTCTAGTCTAGACTTCTGTGGGCCAGTCTTTTTTCCATATTGATTTGTTGGAGAATTCTTATTCTTAGCAGAATTAGATGCTGCTTTAGCTTTACTTGTATTAGCAGAAGAACCTTGCTTAGCCGTAACTAAGTCCTGCTCATGACTCATTTCTGCAATATCAACATTGTTTGTATGTTCGGCTTCAAGAACTCTAAGAGTATGACGCTCTGTGTACATGTAGTCTTCTTGCCACTTCTCAAGAGGTTGCTTACCAACTATCTCTCTTGTCTCATTTAGATCAATAATATCAGAATTATAAAGAAGCTGCGCGTTGACATTCTTCTTCATTTGTTCTTCAATATCAATTTCTTTAAACTGTAGCTGAACAAAATTATCTTCTACTAATGGATCAAAGCTGAAATCAGCTTCTAGTAATAGTTCAGTTATAACTTCTTGATTAATGATTTCTTCAAGAACTGACTGGTAGTCTTTTACGGAATCAATTAATGACTTCGATAATGAATCTGCAGTTGATCTATTTGATGTGTCTCCATCTCCAATGTCAATTGAAGATATACCGAGTCCTGCAAGGACTCTATTCTTGAAATAACTAAGTACAGGTTGATAGTTAGGGATCTGACCGTTGGCTCCAATATACTCAATACTATGACGCTCAGGTGTTACTATACCACCCTCTGTTGGCATCGTTTGAATTAGTTGCCTAACATAGTCAACTTCATCTATAACTTCACCATTAGGTAGTGTTACATTCCCTGCTGGCTTCTCTGGAGTTCCAACCTTATATTGAAATATAGGAAATAAAGTTTGATAGAAAAGTATTTCTACATTTTCCTCTAGTCTCCTAAGTGCTTGAATATCTGGGATAACTGGAACTATTTTAGGGGTGCCAAATGTAAAACCTGGTTTCACATCACATTTAAAATGAATAATATCTTCAGGTCTAAACTTTCTAACTTTATCGTTAGGAAGTCTTTGCTCATACTCGATTACTTTTCCGAATTCATCTTTTTTAATATAAACATTTTCTGCACCCATTGGGAAGTATCCAGCAATAGGTTTTGATCTTTGAACTCCACGAGATCCGCCAGAAATATTTTCTTTTCGAACCTTAACCCAGAAGAAGTTAGACTTTGAGATTAGCTCTTTACCTGTCTGCCTAAGTAGGCTCCGCCAAGGAATACTACTAACGTATTCAATTTGACGAATTCTATTTTTAACATATCTAATAGTATCTTCATTCTTTCCTGAAAAAACTTCTCCTTCTTTAAACATTAAGGAAGTCTTTTTTTGAAAAGCTTGTCGTACATATGACTCACCATCTTCAATTAATGAAATCTCTACAAGATTATATTCAGATGGCCGAAAGATCTGCCGCATACCATATTGAGAAACAGGATCCTTAACATTGGGAGCTTTCCCATTTGTTCGACCTAGTTTCACTACATTACTACTCTTCCCTAGCTCTTTCTGATTAGCAGGTTGAGACTTTTTCTTAGTGACTATTCTTTTTGCCATAAGTTTGCTGCCCATTTTTTAACGGTATCAGATGAGCCAAAATCAATGGCTGATTTACTACAAAATTCATTGCTTATGATAGCATAGCTTGTTTTGAAATGTAAATCAAGGTCAGATCCCGCCCTAACCCCTGCATCTATTTCTATATTCTTAGAACTAATATCGCCTAAGTCTGGAATAATACCATCTTTATTCATTTTGTGAACTTCATTTAAGTCATTAAAACTTACTGTTTTAACTATAGAATTAAGATTCACAGAACTGTCACCAAACATATCTTCACTAAGATTCATGTCACCATAGTCAACACCAGAGACATTTACTTTAGCTCCAGAAGGAACAATTACAATTAATGGCTGACCATCTGCGTCGGTAGCTTCAAGAAAGTCAAATGGCATGCCACTTTGATTCTCTGCAGCCTTTATTCCTTTAACTGCTTCTGATAATGCTTTTCCTGGACCTTTTTTACAAAACTTTTTGAAATTAAGAAGTCCACCTTTACTTAATTTTTGAACTGCATTAACCATTGAGATTAATCGCATGAACTTCTGAATCATCCTTGTGAATTCAATCTGATCTGACTGATTAGACATTCGACCAAGCATGATCCTCATAAATTCTTCTCTATATATATCTATAGATTGCTTCACAATACCGATACCATCATTTATTGCTTCGGTTAGATCTGTAATTATACTTTTCTGGGCTCTCTCTAAATTGTCAATAGCAGCAGTTGCATTAGATGTTAATGTTTGATTAGCTAATGAATTCTGTAATGTATTTGATTTATTAAAATCAGAAGGTCCCTTTGGTGTCATTCTGCCAAGTAATCCCTTTCGATCTTTGTCAATAGCTGCAAGCTCTCTATCGATTACTGCTATCTCTTTATCAAAAGTACGAGCTCCTACTTTTTCCTGAAAAGCTTTATTTTGTTTCTTGTCTAAAACTTGACCTTCTTTGAAATCTTTATTATTTCTATAATTTAAAAAATCAAGATTTGGAGTTAGTGAAATGCCATCTCTTACAAGTTTGGTTTTGATTACTCTTTCTTCTCTATCTGAAGGAAATAATCGTTTTGATCTATCTGCATTAACCAATGGTTTTGCATTTGAGTTGAGCGGATCCCTAGAAACTCTTCCAGTTCCTTCTTTATTTTCTATTTCGAAACTTCTCTTTCTATCTAGTTCAACTTTTCTAAGTCTTAATGCTTTTGCTTTTGATTCTAAGAAATTAACTTTATCTCTATTGAATTTATCTCGATTCATATCTGCAATATTAATTGCACCATTTATTTGTTTCTGTAGATTCGTGATCTGAAATTCAAGAGCTCTAACAATACATTTTAATGGACCAATAATTAGGTCTGCATACTTATCTAGATTACTAGTAAGACTGCCAATAACAGGTGCCAAGAAAGGACTAAGTAGCTGATTCAATATATTATCAAGACTACTCAATCCAAGATCAAAATACTTAAGCTGCATTAGACTAAGCAATGACAACAATCCAGTAATATCTGGAATACACTGGCCATCAAGAAATTTAAAAAGATTACAGAAGTCTTTCCCGAATTCATCTAACTTTCCACTAAATAAACTACGAAGCATATCGAGAAGCTCTTTCCATTTCTTCTTCATATCTGCAGCCATGTTTAACCAAGGCAGGCCAAACTCAGCAGTAAAACTAACTCTAAATTCACAAGGAATACATCCTTTTAATAACTGAGAAACAGCCTTGTCGCTTTTAAAGTTATCAAGATAGTTTCCTTTTTCTAATACAGAACGAGAGCCAGCAGCAGGAGTATCTGCAAGAACTCTTTGATTGAGACTATTTAATTCAACTTCAGATATAGCTGTAAGTTCAGCTTGTTTTTGTGCTACTGACTTACTAGCCTCAAATTTATTTCCCATAACTATAGACTTATAGGGATTTGCAAGATCAACATTACGTATTAATTTATCCCCATATTGATTCTCAGCAAAAGCTTGAGTATATCTACTAAGAATAGATTCGCCTTCTTTCTTTCCTTGTTCTTCTGCTTTCTTTGCAATAAAGTTAACACCTCTCATGGAGTTTTTTAATGTAGTTATTCCATTTTTAGCTATATGTGATTGAAGTGCAGTAGTGGTGCTAACTGCATCTGTCTTATATCCATAGGCTTGATATTTAGATAAAAGGATACTGGCATATCCTCTTTGTTCAGTTAATTCTGATGTCTTAAAATTTGAAGATAAGGTTCTTGCTCTTTCTAGTAAATCCTGGTTAGCTGTTGTCATTTAAACGACTCCAATATCAAGTTTAATTTTAGTGTTAGCTAAGGCTTGATCTGCAGAGTAAACAGGAGACAATGGAGCAAGAGCTGGCCCTTGAGCTTGAAGTGTTGCATCTGCTCTTTCCATTCCAACCCTAACAGGTACAACCAAAGTAGCTGGAGGTGGAGGAGTAACGATTGGAGGTGCAGTAATTATTCCTGGGCCTGTAGGTATTGCACCACTTGGTGCCTGTGGAGCTATGTGATTATGTCCAACAATTGCAGCCTGCAAAGCAGTAACTGCAGCGGCAATCGAACTATTTGCATTTGCTTCTACAGTAGTAATCCTAGCGTTCATTTCATTAACCATCTGAGTATAGTCTTCTATGTGTATGAATTCATATTTTAAAAAAAGAGTATGAATCGTTCTATAGAGCTTCATCCATCTTTCTGAGATCGTTATATTTGAAGCTAAAATATTAGGCAACGCCATCTAGTATTCCATTATTGTTAGTCATTCTTTCTTGTAGTTCTCTATTCAGAATCTCTTCATAATCACGTATTGTTTTATATTTAGAATATGTAATAACTCCAGAAGCTGTTCCGAAGATTGATCTTTCTGCATTTGCAATAAGTTCATTTTCTGAATCATCAGGATCATAAGTGAATACAATCTTATCCATAGCCTCTTCTGCTTTTTTTGAAAGATCATCAAAGTCTTCAATCAAAGAATCTAGCTCAGCGATAGAAGAATCCATAAGGGATAAGATTTCCATATCACTAGGTTCTGCATTCTGAAAAGAAGAGAACTGAGGTGCATTTGTTTTAAGTGATTCATACTTTAACTTAGTTGTCTGATTGATCTTTGAAAGATCCTCAGTAGATAAGTTCTTAGTAACATAAGGTCTAATGATGCTAATCTTAACATCAAAGGATTGAGCAACTGAACTCATGATTATCCTCCGATTGGATTTTCTTCAGCTGTTAACTGAATACTTACATCTCTAAGAGCTCCAATCCTTGCACCTGGAGGAATAGTAACTTGAATCCAAAGAGGCTTATAAGAAGTATCTCCGAGATTTGTTGTCCCCACATTTGTAATAATAGCAACATCTCCAGATTGAGTTGAAGCCCATTCAGAACGAGAAGGTTGAGCATCTTTAACGATAACCTTATAACCAATATAAGCTTCTGGATAATTAACATCTCCAAGCCTAACTTTAGTTGCAGGAACAGGAGTTAACCTAATATCGGTATAGTAGAAGTCAGCATTGTTATTTTTTAGAAATAATTGTTTTTCTACAGTCTCTCCGTTCGTACCATTATGAGTAGTCTGGATTGGTCTGCTCTGCATACCATCTTGAGATATTTCTAAGTATTGATTATTATCTTTGTCGTATTCGAAAATACTTAAGCTCATTGGGTTCCCTTTTAATGTTATAAAGTATATCTAGGATTTTAAACTTGGTAGGTACTGATGTCAACGGAAATATAAAAGGGCACACAAAGGAAAAAAGGAGTAAACCCTTATGTGCCCAAACACACCTAGATAATTGATCTAGATATTCTTCTGGAGTTTCTAGCTGTTTTAATTGAATCTCTTGCATTCCTTCTTATGTCACGTCTGTCATCATTATTGAAAGCTTCTTTCGAATAAATACGACCTGAGTTTGTTCCATAAATCGGATTATTTAAAAATGATACTCCGTTCCTTACACTATTACTAGTAATATCTGAACGAGTTTCTGGTCTTTGTATTGATCTTCCACCAATAGATGGCTCTGCTATATTCCCAGAACCTTGCCCAAAAGATCCGCTAACAGCAACACTACTTGAGAAATGCTGTTTAGTGTACTCACCTAGTTCAATTTCTAAGCCAACTACTGCTAACATAAAAGCATCAAGATCATGATCTCCAGCTGGGCCAGCTTGATATATTGCCATCCCAGAAGCATTAACTCTTGCTATGCTGTAACCATGCAATTGCTTAAGTAGGACTTCATCTTCAGATGAAAAGTTAATCATTCCTCTTTCAAAAAACCGAACATTACTTTCAATGATAAATGGTTTCATATGCATTTTCTGAGGTAATCCAGTTACTGGATCAAATACATCTAACTTAGAACTTGAGTTTATACCTTTAGTGTTTATGAAATTCATATCTAAATGAGCGAATTGATCTTTTCTCATTTGGGCATCTTGACCGATCTTACGAAGGAGCTCAATCTGAGTTGCACCATAACCAGTGTCGACATAGATATATGTACAGTTCCAAATACGATTCATTTCTAATGCTTTCTGAACTGCAGCAGTCTGAACCCATCCTGCTTTTTGAACAGTGGCAGATGCCACACATCTAATACGCCCATCACCTGGACTATATTCTACTATTCGGATTTTTGTCCCATTTTCCGCATCATTCCAGTCGATACCCATTGAATATATATAGTCACGATTATAAACCATATCTTCATACTTATAAGAAACCATAGCAGTTTCCAACAAGCCAAACTGAAAAACTGATGTAGCTGCTTCTCCAAACTCTGCAAGAATTTCATGTTGCCATCCAATTTCTGTACGATAGGATGCTCGAAGTTCTGCTTCCATCTTTGGACCCCAAGAAGGATTAGACAAAGAAGAATAAAAGAACTCTTTAAAATCCATACGTTGAGTACAAAAATCATAAAAGTATTCTCTACGACCTGATGGCGTAGAAGCTGCAATCATCTCTACATCATTATGCTCCATTAAGAGAGCGATAACAGTATCGATATCTTCCTGCTTTAAATAGTCCATCTCATCCATCATAATAAAATCAGCAGGCTGACCTCGGACAGAAGATGCACCAGATGAACCAGCAGAAAATCCAGAAATAATCATTCCAGACTTTAATGTAACTTTGTAATAAGGTGTAGCAACAAATGATTCAACCTCAGAGGCAAGCTCTGGATTCATATCAAACATACGCTTCATACGAGCAAAGAAATCTTTTACCTGTGATAAATAAGGAGCAAGGAATAGAATAGATCCAAACCCTTTAACCCATTCATTACGGTGAGCATCCCATCTTTGTTCTTTTGGGGAATTATTAAATAAACGAAATAATGCCCAGATCAACATAACTTCAGACTTACCTAATCGACGACCACAACGTAAAACTTTGCGCTTACTGGAACATCTTAAGATATTAGATTGATACTCAATCTGCTTATTCGATTTACGGGGTCTCCAACCAAAGTACTTTTCAGCCCAAGTAACCGCATCGTAAACTGCAGTTAAATCATATAATTCGCCGTCAGAAATCTTCTCTCCAGACTCTTTCTCAATTCTTTCTAATAGATAATCTTGTCGAGGGATATATTTATTCTCATCAGGGATACCTTTGCAATCAATAATGAAGTCGCCCTTTTTATATAAAGGCAAACCAGTTTCATTATTAACGGGGCCATCTATAATGGCTACCCTACTATTAACACAATCAAGACAAAATTGGGTAAGCTTCTTACCTTCTTTTGCCAGCGTGACTGAGGGATGCGGGACAAAACTCATTCTTTACCTCGCGTTTTTCTCGCGATTTTTTGTATAGTATATCACATAATTATAGAACTCTTACTAAAGATTTCCTATTCTTAACTAGTCTAACTATACGCTTTTTTTTCTTTTTTCTATTCCCAATTAAACGACGCTTCGCGGATTTCTTACTTATATTACGAGCTCGCTTACTAATCTTCGGATTCTCCGTATTAGCATAAGCAATAGCCTCAAATAAATCGATAAAATCTTTGCTGCCTTTCTTGTGAATGTACTTATGATGATATTCACATAGCGCAATACCATTTGTCAATTTGAATATCCATTCTGGATGATACCATTTCATATGAATGTGATGTGCATTTAGTTTGCCCTGAGGCCATTTACAATCAGGAAACTGGCATGAATGCCCGTCTCTCTTAAATATTTTACCACGCCATCTTTTATATCTAATATCTTCATATATGGAATTATCCTCAATTAACTCTCGGATAAGTTCCTTATCAATTTCTTTCATTTTAATTATGCATTTGCTCAGCCATGTTACTTCCAGATCCATGTAAATTCTGAATCTGTCTCTGCATCGCCATTGAACTATTCTGTGTCATATTAAACTTAGGACCATTCTTTCTATTATCATATTCTTGATCTGCGTAATCCATAAACTTCATAGCTTGAGTACCAGCATCAATTCCAAGGAATCCACCTGCAATGTTGAATGCAGTAATACCACCAGCAATAACTGCACCAGCAGGACCAAGAGTTAAAGCAGCAACCGTACCTATCCCTGTCAATACAGCATCAGAAGCTATATCTGCAGCAAGACCAACAGCGTTCTTTGCATAGTGATGCATCCTATCGCCAGCATCAACTGCATCTCCAGGATCAGAAGCATAAGCCATAAGCCCATACATTCCCATACTTATTCCAGTTCCTACTCCAAAGCCTTTCAGCTGACTTAGTGATTCTTTTTTAAATCTAAGTGTCGAACTATGTTCCCCTCGAATATCATTAAATTTTGCATCAGATAGATCTCCAACCTGAGAAGCAGGACGAACATTACCATGCTTGCCTCTTGGGTGTTTGGGAGCCTCATTCATACCTTGATTATATTGACTGGTTCTAATACCATCCATAAATGTATCTGAAGACCTGCGTACAAAATCAGCTCCAGCACGGATATTCTCTGATGCAAAATCAACTGCACCATTTTTTAATTGCCAAGCAAGATTACCTACTAGCTTTTTTGCAATCCCTGCTTTAGTTCCAAAACCATGTGGCATATTACTCCTTAATCATCATCAAAAGGATTTAAGAAATCAACTAACATACTACCACCAACAACATAAGCTCCAAGCTTAGCTCCACCCATCGCTTTACTTCCCCCTCCGAATTCATCAAGGAAGTCTCCACCTATTTTGCTAAATTTGTTATCTGCCTTAAATGCTTCAATAGCTGCCTTATTTGCACCTTCTTTTGTCATCTTCGCTATTGTATCTTCTTGGTTAAGCGCGTCGCTCATTCTACCAAGACTATTTCTTATTGTTTGTCCGTCTTTTTTAAAAGCTCCGCTAATGCCAGAAAAGAATCCTTCATCAGCAGTAGCAGCAGCTGCAGCTTTCTTACTTTCTTCTCCAATTCCACCAATTTTTGTCTTTACATCAGGAGCTGCACTAACAGTGTCATGTGCTTCTCGAGCATCAGACATTTGTTTGCTTTTTGCTGCTAAGTTTGTTTTGTATTGCTCAGTTGATACTCCATTGTTAGATGCATCAAAAGCCCTATCAAAGGCTCCTTGCTGAAGAAGATCAGGCTTAGCGCGAGATTTTGATGGAATAAAAGTTGAATCTCTAAAAGGATTTGGTTGGCTGGTGCTAGGAGAAACCGGGTTGTTAACATCAAGAGTCGAGGCTTGTTTGCCTCCAGCTTTTCGTTTCTTATTCTTTTCTTGGCTTGCCTTACTCATATCATCCCTCTGATATATCTACTATTGTAAACTTTTCTATTTTAGACTTAATGGATGCTGCACTACCACTAACAGTGAACTCTCCCTTGAATCCAGTGTCCACTCCCTGCTTATCTTTACGCGTTGCGCCTAATGATTCTAGAAGTTTAACTCTCCATTTCCATGCTCTTTCGATAATAGCATATCCTGGGTGTTCTTGATATTGCGTAATCGGATCTTCGTCTGCTGTATATCCTACTACATTTTTTATGATACCTGAAGGGGAATTCGTTTCTTCATCCTTACCGATAGCCATGAAACCTCTCATCTCCATAATGTGAGTAGCGGCTAACATAGTCATTGTAGTTACCTCCGAGAAGTTGTCCGACTCTACGTCGAACTCGTCGAGATAACGCTTTGTGTAGAGATCTAATACCATAGCCTCAATTGGACAGGCTTCCCCTACGGGCGCCTTCCCTATCTGATATAAAGGACATGATGCATTGAATGGGCATTTTTCCCCATAGCATTTCACTGGCATCGAGGCTGTTAATCCTGTCAACTTCCTCTGTACTCCCTTTACGATCATTACTTTATCTTCTTCTGTCAGCTCCATCTCTGCTGGTAGATAATTAGCAATCATAGGAAATAAAGCACCTCTAAAGTATTTGTCATCTACTAATGATTTGCTCTGATCTGAAAGTACCGTTAAAGCTGAAGTAAAGTCTTGCGTCCCGGCTTGCGGTTCTAACGCGACCTCTGTCTTTAGAATTAATCTGTCGATTTCTTCTTTTGACTTATATGCATCTTTGCGAATCTGGTTTGGTAATGTCTTATAACCCATCTCGTTATCCTTATGTATTATAAAGTATATCATAAATAGTATTTGACAGAAGATCAAGTATTTACCTTTTTTAGGGGTATTTAAAATATGTTTATTTTAGTCAAAAACGGTTGCGAATCGACTGTTTCTGTTCGAAAGCTGAAAGAAACTGAAGAGAACTGAAAAGAAAAATGAAATTACGAATCAAAAAAATGAAAAAATGAAAAAAAATAGAGTTCTCCCTAAAGGGAGAATTAAGATATTTTATAAGATATTGGAATAATTAAGGTCTGGGAAAAAAGACCTAGGTAAGCGCTAATTGCAACATGCGACTGCAGTTACCCTAAATGGGTAAAGATTTGGCTGAGTATGCTTGCGACTGCATGACTCTCCGCGCCGATGACACCCCCCCCGTAAATGAAAAATAAAAAAACAAAAATTGGGAATTCGCAATTTGCAAAATAAAAAATAAAAAAGCGTTAAGGGGGTGGGGGTCAAAAAAAACTAAAAAAAATAAAATGGGAATTCGAAAAAGCGAAAATGTTTTCGTGTAGTCCTAGATTGATTGATCAAATAGATCTCACCTCTAACAATTTCGTTCGAGGTACCGGGGTCTATATATAAAGGAATTTTTATGAAAGAAATTACTGTTGAAGAATGCATTGCTTTAGTGTCTTCAGTCCTTGGTGTAGAGAAAGCAAATAGCTATAGCAACTACATTGCAGAATTGCAAGATGTTACTGTTGCTGTTTCGTCGTATGGTCTTATCTGTGTTCTATATACAGATGATGGTGGTAATTCCTCTGACTTTGAGATTCATCTCATTGCTTAGGGTCTTGCTTGCTTGTTTCTTACCTATGTGCAATTTCGCATATAGGTACACATATCAAAGGAATTTTTATGAAACAGTTTAGATTAGATTCAATTGACCTTTCTCAACCTGCTAGTCTTCCATCATTTCCTAAAACAAAAAGGAAATACAGACTTCAAGCTTTTGATAAGAAAGCTAACAAAGAAGTGGAGGAGCACTCTGATCCCTTCCGTCCTAGAGATACAAGCGTACCTTTGAAGAAGGCTGCTTAGTATACATACACCTATATACATATCGTATATAGGTACACATCCACTACATATAACAATGAGGTATCTAATGACTACTATCAATTACTCTATCACTGTATCTGATGCGCTATCTACACCGCATGCCATTGCCTCTATACATAAGACTAATGGGCACTACCTACACCTAGTACTAGACAATGGTAAGGACATTACTATTGATGAGTACGATATACCAACACATGACCTTATCCCTACTGAAGATATGTACATAGTACGTATCGCTAAGGGGTAATACATACAAACATAAATACATACAATTTCGTATGTATATATAACCTTAGGAGGTTATATGTCTTATTCTCTAACTGATGCTATGGCATCACTGGAAAACACTTACGAGTACGCATTGCGTGCTCAAGAGTGTGACTACAACGATGAGCATGAAGCTTATCACAAAGCTGCTATTAAGGCGGCGCTAGAGGCTATCCATGCTCAAGCAGCACTGGAGGCTTCTGATAAGGAGTAATCCTTATTACCTTAATGCAGCCTATGCCGGTCACAAGCCCGGATGAAAAATGCAGAGTGAGGGATAAAACATAAGCATGGATTTAAGCTTATGCCCAAAATATAAAACCTCTACATGTATAGTTGGACTATATGTGTATACAAGGAAAAGGAGCACACCATGAAACGTGATGCAACTGTTCATTCCCAAGCTCGCAAGGCTTGGCGTGAACACAAGCGGTTACGTCGTGATAAAGCTAAGTCCTATTCAAGTGAACGCTTGATAGGCTGGCGAAATCGCGAATGGGTTAAGGCTCAGCGTAAGTACAATGAAGTACTTGCCTGGTCTGACAACCAAGCCGCGTAGTACCTAACGGTACTGCAACATATCCTGAAACGATAGGGATATGAAATATACCTCCCACTGTAATGGTGGGATGTATATAAAACTTATATAGGTATTACTTATATTGGTTCTATATACATTGTGTATAAACTACATATTTTATGTAGTTATTTTAGATAAAGGAATTTTGTGAAAATAACAATTAACATGTTTTGTGATCGTCTTCTTGGAGACAACAAAATGGAAGTGCTAATGGTAGCAATTCATGCACGTAAGCTTGATCCCTCTATTAGATTAGAGACAGTTCAGGCTATATATGATGTCAAGTTTACACTTGATTCATGCATCATGTTTTCTACTGGTAGTGAAGAAGATAAGCAGATTATCGCTAGATTAACTAGTGAGTATGAGTCTCTACTATCACAAGGCATGATTCTTTAGTAGTAAACGATTAAGGCCGAAACGCAGTTACTAAGTAACGTAAGTCGTATATGTGTAATGCACATACTGATGAGGCTGTATCTAATAATCAAATATCCTAGGAGGATATATGAATGACATAGATAAATGTTTTGAATTGATGGAGGCTTACATTCGAGCAGATGAACGTAATCATAATGGCGAATATTATGAGGTATCTCTTAGTGATAAGGAAATCGCTATTGCTGCTGATCTTGATCTCGCTAACTGGATCGAAGACCTAGTTGCTTAAAAGCCGAAACGTCTTATCTACTGATAGATAAGAGTCTATGTGTAATGCACATACTGATGAGGCTAATCTTATTAGGTAATTGGAGGTTCTTTTGAAAAAGCACACTTCTCCTTCTGATCTCTATGAGATCAAAATGTCTGCTCTGCACGGGGCAGCCATGGACTTGATTGAGTTGGAGTTAAATCAGCCCATTTACTGGGTTGATTCTGCTCTTGCTTCCCTTGCTCTTGACCTTGCCACTGAGGAGTTAGCTAATGCTGAACTTCTTTTGGATATCTGGTTGAGTACAACAGAAAACTAAAAGCCGAAACGCTTTCACTTAACAGTGATGTAAGCCGTCTATGTGTATTACACATACTGATGAGGCTGTTCTTAATTAATCCCTAAACATTCACTTATACATATGAACTAACTAAGGAGTCTTTATGTTAGTAAACATTCGTCGTATATCGAATCATGCAACTGAACGTCTTGTAGAGACATATAGAGTTGCCCCTAAGATTCAAAAGATTATTGCTTTAGTTGTTTCACAAGCAGCTAAAAATGTAATCGAGTATGGCCGTGATAATGCTGTATTCGTTATTAACCCTAATGAAGGGGCTTATGTGGTTAAAGGTGACACTGTTGTTACTTTTATTCATAAGTCTCGTATTGGTGAGTTCGGTAACTGCCAACGTGCTTATGATCATTATAAATCTACTGGTAAAGCAGCTTAAACAAAAGGAGTACCTATGAATACAAAGACACTTTTTCGTATGCACAGAAGAAATCAATTAGAGAAAGGTATCTGGAAAGATGCTAATCCCTTACTGGAAATGGAACTATCTTCCCAATATGGTGTTGGTGGAGCAGAAGGCTTAGAGGAAGATGACTATTTCGCTATGCCTTCTATGGATTCTTTCCTATCAAGTGATTTGGAAATTCTTAAGAAATACAATTATGTAATTTCTAAAATTGAAGTTGTTGCTTGGGGTGAAGTATTGAATCACGACGGAAGTGTTATTGAGTGTGTATTTAAAATTTCGGATGTCGTAAAGGCTGAAGAATTATATTAATCAACAAGGAGTTACTATGAAAGCGATTCTATCTAAAGAGATTAAAGATCTAGGTGTCACTGAGTCTGATGTTAAGCATATGATGAAAGCATGTAATGTTGTTCGTCATACTGACTATGAACCTAGTCTTGGTGATCTTAGGGATCTATTGGCTAATGCTTATGAAGAAGAAAAGAAACGTAAACGTATTGTTCTGTCTTGGGCTGACTTATTAACTAGAATTAACAAAGGGTAATCAAATGACAACATTAAACTACAGCATCACTGTCCTCGATTCTTGTCATCATCAAGTAAAAATCGTAGCAGTTAAAAGAAAGAAAGGTTGTGAGACTGAATACACATTAGAGAATGGATTATTTCTATGTGTATCTGATTCATACATAACCAGTGGTGAAGAATTAATCCCAGTATCTGTTGGTAATAATGAACTGTATCTACATGTATCTAAGGTTGCTTAGTATCTCACTATAGAGCTTAACAATATCGTTAGGTTCTACAAATTAAGGAGTATCCAATGGCCTATTTCTCTAATGATTTATCTGTTCGTAAACTTCAGTATCAAGAGTTACTTATCAAAGAAGGAGACTATACCTTTAATGAAGTAAAGGATATGTCCCTCAGAGATTTGCGCGCTGCTGTTGATGAGGTTCTATGTGTATCTATCACAGAGCTAGTTGTTACTGCTGCTGGTGGTGTCTCTAGACGTACTAGAAAGATTGCTTAATTAATCACTAAAGGGCCTAGTAATATAGCTAGGCTCTATAAAATAAAGGAGTCTCTATGAGAATACTAACTATGAAAATTACCAAATTTAAAGATCAGACTTGGTATGACTTTTATTACAGAGGCAAGCACTTGCTTTGGATATCTCTATAGACTAACCATACTTGAGGCTAAATGTTTGAAACAACAAAGGAGTATCTATGAAAGCATTACTTGGTATCTTACTTATGACTTATTTCTTTGTACTAATGGCTGAAGCAGCTCTTACCGTTGATAAGTTTGGAACACTTGCCGATGTTGCCTCTAAGAATCAAAGAGCTATTAATAAATTACATGGTAGAAGTCCTGCTGTTGCTTATAACAAGGGAGATCTATGAGATTAGTTGTATTGTTGATTGTTGTTCGTATCGCCTTTTCTGTTGTCACTTCACTATAAACAATTCAAAGGAGTATCTATGGAAAATTCATCTATCACTAACAATGGAGTTTTTGTGGCTAAATGTAACGAGTGTTTCGTGTCTATCACTACTGGTGAATTCTGTCACTTGTGTTCACCTTACATGTTAACAAATAAAGGAGCCTCTGTGTCTAAAAACCTTTCTGACAAAGAATTCTTATTCACTGTTGTACTTGAAGCTGCTACTGAGATTATGAAGTCTAAACGTAAACCCGCTTCTACTAAGCGCTCTAAGTCTTTATTCATCCCTGACCTTAAGCAGTGTTCTTCTCGTATAGGTTATGGAATGTCTAATTCTGGTATGGTTGAAGATTGCAATCTATTCGATACTGAAAGTCATGGAGACATTGATAGTAATGGAAGTGAATATGAAGAAGTTGAATCTTTATCTTTTGAAGATAGAACTGGTACTAGTATTCACGAATCATCTTACTTAGAGTCTCAGTCTAAAGAGTATTCTTTTGAAAGTAGCCTAGCTCACTCTAAAGCTGTTCTTCAATCAAGAGATGTCGACACTAAGGATCTATCTGATGAAGTAATTGAAGTTCTAGGTAAGCAAGTAGCTGATGTGAATGAAGCTCCTAACGCTCGCCTATCTGGTGAATCTAAGTATATTACAACTGTTACTGTTCAGCGCAAGTCTAAGCAGTCAGGCTTTTGGTACAATGTTAAGGATATTGCTCCATTCATTATTAACAATGAAGCTATCTTTTCTATTGATGACTCTGGTGAAATTGAAGGTCAAAAGTTTGTATCTGATTATTCTTACGACAAGGTAAGTAAGAAGATGGTTAAGTCTCAGAATTCTGCATTATTGGTTGCAATGAGAACAGTAGGTCTTGATACATTTCACATTGTTAGCTATGTTGACAATCATACAAATGATTTCAATACAGAGATCGTTGAACAAAGGTTTGTAGTTAAGTCTAAAGGTTTAAAGTCAGGGAATAAGTTTGAAAATATGAGACTACCTGTTGGTCTTGCTCCATTCAACTACACTGTTAACAAGAAAGGAAAAGTCGTAGAACAAACTACTTTCTTTGAGAATGACACTCTTGATCTTGAGAATGGTATTGTTATATCTGCAATAATGGATGAGGAGTTCGCTGCAGATGTGGATAATAGATTGCATCAACAAGGCATTCTTACTGGTCGTTCTAATGTTACCATAGCAATGATGTATGATGACATGTTCAAGGCTGAGTTAGAGCAACGTAAAATGGAAGATCTGACCCTTAGCTATGTAGCAGCTAAAGCTAAGAAAGATGTATTCATTAAACCTGCTCTTACTGCAGAGTATAAGAGAAAAGCAGTTAAGAAGAATCAAGATCTTCTTTCTTCTACTGAAGGTCAGCTTATATCTAAGTTCATTGAGAATTCATACATCCCTGACATGGAAGTCAAAGCTGATATCCTTGAGTTTCTTAATCAGAACAAAGCAGATCTTTTACTAATCAAGAAGATTGCTATTGCTCATCGTGCAATTCGTGGTAGAGGTTTCGAAGCTTCTGTTTATAGAGTATTAGAGAAGATGATAGCAGCAAGTAATAGAAAGACAGTGGCTAATCAAGTTGACACTCATGTACTTCTTAATATCAGATCATTAAACAACAAGTCTCTTCTTGTCTCTTCACTTGATGATTCTGAAGTTATTGAGATCTACGATGTTGCGGTTAAGTTCAGAGCTATTGATGATTCTTGTAACATTGAGCATACTGTTGCTATTCAGATGAAAGATCGCTACATGAAGATTAAAGGTATTAAATCTCCTGTAGTCAAGCCATCTAATTCCGTCGTTCGTAATGTTAAAGTTTCTTAGTTAATCAGATTAGAGCTCAGCAATAATGCTGGGCTCCATAAACAAAAGGTATTGTCACTCATGAAAAATTTAATCCGTATTACTTGTTTAGAAATTTACTTCCTTCTCTTAAACGAAAAGCACATGTGGCTTGAAAAAAGAGGAACATACATCGATGATCAATATATGGTTGGTGATGCCATTGCTGATCAGCTATATGGTACTGGACATTATTGGTGGGCTAAGGCTCTTCTTGAATGGCAATACAGCAGAGCAACTGGGAAAGTAATAACTAAATAATTATAAAAACTTAGAGCTCAGCAATAATGCTGGGCTCCATAAACAAAAGGTATTGTCACTCATGAAAAACATTACTATATGGAATTCAAATAAAGTTGAAGTAACAGAAGAGGTGTTTGCTCGCCTTAACTGTGATTTTGTTAATCATAAAGTTCTTACTTATGCTGGCTATGCATATGTGTGTTTCATTAAAGATAAGCAGACACATGAGAATGCCTCGAAGGTGGATGTTGGATATTATGTTTCAGGTACTTATAAATGCATGTATGGTCCATTTGAGAAAGCAGAAGAGGCATGGCAAATGGTTGAAGAATTAAAGGAATACGATAGAGAGATGTAAGCAGAGTATGAAAGAGCTAAACAATAGAACTAACCAACTAAGGAGTAACTATGAATATGTCAGAAAAAGATTTATGCATTATTTTACCACTACTATGCAATGAGATTGCTAACAACTTAAATGGCTTATTCTACAATGACGACTTTGATGATATGCAAAAGAGAGAGGATTTCGAAAACAAGCTAAGTGTAGCATTTAAGATAATGGATAATTCCAACCCTACTGAAGAGTTTAAATCTTGGCTTAATGGTGTATCTGAAAGGTATCAGACAGAAAAGAACGAACACGATAGAGAGGTTCGATATTTTGAAAGAATAGCAAAATTAGAAAAAGAACTTAATAAAAAAACAAATGACTAAGAGCTCAGCAATATCGTTGGGCTCTAATTACAAAAGGAGTATCTATGAATTTATCTATCGCTGACGCTATGGTATTTAGAGATCTATTAGAGAATAAGATTGAGCAACTGGATGAGATACTATCTACCATTAAGGAGAGGAGTGAGTTAATTGGAGAACCTCTGGATGAGAATGATGAGTATCAGCATGACTGTCACCGTCTTAGTTATTACAAAAAAATGCTAAGTCGGATTCAGTCTTATATATTAGTGGAGATGTCACCATCTGAAGATCCAACAACAAAGGAGTAATTATGAAAGACAAAAGAATTAAAAGACAGAAAAGAAGATTAGCGAGAGAACACCTACAGCCAATCGTATTAACGAATTATCAAAAGAAGGTAGCATCTATTAAGGTCTTAATGGATAGAGTGGATAGATTCGTAAAAGATTCTGGTGTATCGCAAAAGCTTGAAGCTGCTGGTATAGAGCGATCTGATTTATTAAAAGCTTTTTTCAAGAGAAACAACAAGAAGAAGGAGTAATTATGAGAGATATACTCCGTGACCTCCGTTTCGTCGTGCCTCCTCAACTGCGGCATTCACCTTGCTTCCGCAAGTCTCATGTGTCACTCCGTTTGTTTACACAAACTTCGTGCCATCCCTCGTTACGATTCGCATTCGCTCATCTCCCTCTTTGCTTCGCATTGGGGGAAGCTGCAGCATTCGCTTTGCTTACGCAAACCTCATGCCTCCGCTGGGATCTAATACGGGTAACTCACTGCACTCACTAATGTTCGTTCCATTCGTCCTTGGGATTGGATCCTTGGGACTAGGGAAGCTCACTTCGTTCGCACATAGCTCGGCATAGCCTCGCATATCAATGGTATCTTTTTTGGATACTAAAACAGAAACAAGGGGATTAAGATGAAAACAAAGATTAAGATTAAAGACTTGAATCTTGAGTTAATGAGTTTGTATTTCAATGATACATGGGGAACTAAGGATACGTTCATTGCTGCAGTGAATGTAAATTACAATAAGGAGACAGGAGAGGAGATCGGGGTAGAGGAAGTGTTGACTCCGAGATTTGATACTGTATCGGTACTTAGTCAATGGGTAGAAGATAACGTTGCTGATCTTGGCGATCAGTTATGTAATGCTGCTTTGTTCATAGAAGATGAGCAAACGTATGAAGTCTTTACCAGTAGTGAAGTTACTTATGCGTTTTCTGATTTCATTACAGTAGAGCAAAAGAAATTAAACTATGAGTTCTATTGCAAGAAGCTAGCTACAGCTAACAACTGGGCTAAGCTTAAGATTGTGAGAGAATCTGTCCTTGCTGGCCAGAAAGGAAAAAACGGGATGTTCTTCTTTAATCCAGGAGAGTCAAAAGAGTTCTGGAGAAAATACAATGAGAAGAAAAACATTTTAAATCAGGCAATCAAAACAAAGAATGGGAAACGTTCGGCATAGCCTCACATAGATAAATTTGTAACTTATGTAACTTAAACAAATGGAGATCATATGAAAGACTTAGTAACACTATTCGCAACTAACCATATCGGTAATGTTGAAAGAGAAAGAGAAAGAGAATACAGAGTATCGTCTAGATTACAAATGGATGATCATTACGCTCCCAAGTCTGGTAGCTTCGTTAATGAGAAAGTTAAACCATTAACTGACTGTGAAGTAATCGAATTAAACATTCAGCGCGCTTTTAACAAAGCTGCTTAAAACATAAAAAATAAAACTAAGGATAACACAATGAGTAAATTATTCAATAGAGCTAAGGTAATGAAAGGATTTGATTACAGTAATAAATTCTGCACGTTGCTTATCGCACGTAGCCAAGTGATTCAAAAGGTTGCTGAGATAGGATTAAAGGTAGGAAATAATAATCAGTTGAAAGAAAGCTTTTGTGACTCATTAGAAGCAATTTGTTTGGTAATTGAAGATAGAGCTATTGGTTTATACAATATGTATTCTGACGAATACCAAGGTGATGTAGAGGATTTAATGAATAAGTATAATGCTTTTGAAACTTTAAAATCTGAAATAATTAAAAAAGAATACTAGGAGTAGTGACCCTAGTTAGTCGTAGATACTTCCTTTGTTTGACCAGTAGATAGTGAGCAATGGGCTACTACTGGTTTTTACTTAAAACCTTGGAGATAAAATGAATGTAATATTCTTTATTATAATGATCCCTTTGTTAGCACTCCGCCTCGCCTTCGCTATCATATTAGCAACAATGAAAACAATAGAAGTAATTGTTCAAATGTCTTGTTTCACGGTTAGTATCCTAATCGCACCTTTTGTTTGGTTATTTGAACAAAAGATAGATCGGAAGCTAATCCCAGTACTACAATCTGAAGAAGCTCGCCAAGGCTCGCACCCTCGGCAAAGCCTCGGTAACCATTCGGCAAAGCCTCATGATACCCATTTTCGAGTCTCATAACTCACAATACACAAAAACAATCCGGGAGGATTATATGTCATCATCAAATGCTCGTGATCTTGAACTTAAAAACCTAGCTGACCAAGCTAAAACTGATTTTGTTATTGTTCAACAACATCCTGAGAAACTAGAAGAGATCCTTGATAGAACTGTTAAAGCTAAAGAAAACTTTGCAAGTGACTACAAAGAAGCAAAAGAAAAAGGATTATCTCAAACTCGCAAAGATTCCAATAAGACAATTGACGATCTGCTTCGAGAACTACAAACGCTTCGTGGACCTGAATTCCCAGCTGGAAGTCCACTAAGTCTTGAAGCTGCTAGCCGAGTTAGTGAAGTAAAGTCCATCATCAATAAGATGACAATGGATCCTCAAAGTGAAGAAGAAGCTCGTAAAGCATGGACTGGCCTATACAAATACGGACGAGGCATTGCTACAAATCATGCGGTGTATCTACAGTGTAAACAAATGTATTATGATAAATTGGCTTCTAATTACCTGAGATATGCTCAAGGTTCATCTGATAGGTCTGAAGGAAGAGATAGAGCTATCCTGAACAAAGTTACTAATGGAGCTGTTAACTACAAACCAGAATTTGTTCAAGCTATCTGTAACCTGCTAGAGCCAAAAGCCTAGTTGAATATTCAAAGAGCCTGACTTAAACAGTTGGGCTCTTATTCAAAACAAGGAGCAACTTATGTCACGACAACTAGGTATTATTGCACACCATACTGCAGAAGAAAACAAAGGTCCTACCTTCGCAGGATATGACCTAAGAGTAAAACAAAAACCAAGTAACTATCATCATGTAAATATCAATGACTTTGAATTAATATATAACGGCTTCGGTTGTGAAAGAGATAACCCAGTTCCAGCCAATAAACTATTCGAAAATCTAAATCGAAGTATCTGTAAAGTCCATGTCGACCAGCTTAAGACTGAAGAAGCTTTAAATAAAGCAAGTCAAGAAGCTGAAGAGACTAAGAAAGAAGTTAATGGGAAAATCCTTAAGAATGTTTATCAAAAAGGCGATGGGTATCGTTTTGACCTACAGTGTAATGAAACTGAAGAAATCAAAAAAGCTGTTCAGTCTATGGTTAATGCATGGTCGGGCGCAATGTCTAAACGTATTGAGATGGAATTCGCTGTCATCTGCCAACTACGTAAAGGTACTCTTGATATCGCTGAAGAGAATGGTCAGGAATTCCTAGTTGAATTCCACGAAGACGGTCCAGTAAAGATAAATGAAAACAGATGTATACCAATAGAAAAGATTAAAGAATCTATATACTTCATGATCCAGCCTTTTAGATACTCAGAAGAATTATTCTTGAAGTATATAAACTGTGAACATACTACGGATGGGTTCACTGCGTTATATGAAAAAGGTAAATTGTATTTCGAAAAAAGAAATGGTACGCCGTTCACAGAAATTGAAATAGCTATCGCTAAGGATCTAATCAAAATGAAAATGTGAGGTCCAGATGAGTAAGAGAAATCGTAATAGTAATCAAACCCAGTTGCCTAATGAGCAACAACAACTAGGAGTCTTTCCCATGCAACAATCCACACCAGCTATTGACACAAAAGCACAAGCAGCTCAAGCAGCAGCAAGTGAACCTAAGTCTACTTCAACAGCTCGAGTAGGCGGTGAATCTAACACTCCTTCAGATAAAAAGAAGGATGATAAAAAAGAGAGCCAATTCATTGACGTCATTACTTACATCCCACGTAAAGTATGGAATGATGGAATCATCCCAGTATGGAATCTAGGTAAAGGTATGACACTTAAAGCTTGGGATAGAACAAAAGCTACATTCGAAAATGAAAAAGCTTATGCTAGTTCTCAAGGTCCTTCAAAGTATCTGTTAGACAGAATTGCGACACTTGGACTTAAAGTGTTAAAACTCGCCGCGGTATTTACCTTGGCTACATTCTTAGCTAAGCTTGCAATGAGTTCATTCGGTATCGCTTTATTCTCACCAGCTGTCATGATCACTGTAGCAATCGTTGCCCTACTTTGTATGGTAATCCGTTCATACATGATCCAGAAAGAAACTTCTACAGAAGTATCTGCTAAGACACTTGGTAATCACATCGTTGAACAGATGTGCGCTGCATAATGATAATACAAGCCCAGGGTAGAAATACCTTGGGCTTTTCTTATTACTAAAAAACCGCAGATACATCTCTAATGGTTAAGGATAATCATATGGACTTCGATATACTAGCTACAAAATTCTGGAGAATAGAACCTCTTAGTCTAAAAGAACTAGAGTTCCTATACAAAGAATTTAAAGAAGGAATGAAAGCAGAAGTAATACAAGATGGTGACCTGGAAGATATAATAGCACATGCACAAGATGCACTAAGACTAGAACTAGCTATAGCCAAAAGAAAAAGACAAACCCCCGTAAAAATCAATACCCATAATCCTAAGTAGTTAATACTATAAGGGAGCGAAGCGACCGTAATACCCAACCCGAGCGAAGCGAGGGTGGTAATCAACCCGAGCGAAGCGAGGGGTACTTAACAAAGGAATAAATAATTTTTATTCAGACCGTTAGAGTGATCCGATAAGTTGTTGAAAAAACAAACTTTTGGATTTGGGTACCAGGTACAAATGGGTACAAATAGGTACGAATGGGTACGAATGGGTATCAATGGGTATAACTGTTTATAGTAATGGGTATAAATGGTTACATTAAGGTTATTAATGGGGTTTATTGTGATTATATGATTACATTACTTGTATATAGCCTTTGGCTATTATATTAGTTATATACCATTAAGAGTAAGTTGATAGGGTATTGTAAAGTTAGTGTTTATTTAATCTGCGGTTTTTTAAAGAGGTATTATGAATAATAGAACTCTTGTACTTAAGATTCAATGTATACATTGTAATAAACTTCATGAAGTTGCTGTTGATCCTAATGATCAAACAGCACATAAGCTTGGAGTTGGTCCTAAAAGGTTTGCTCAAAATGCTTATCCTTATTTAAGTGCTAATGATCGTGAATTGATTATTAGTCGACAATGTGGTTCTTGTTATGATGCCATGTTTCCTGATGAAGAAGATGATTCATAGTATGAAAGTATAGTATATATGGCCTTATGGGCCATGAATATGTGTAGTTATCTAGTTGAAAATTGATATATTAAATGGTTATTGTTTAATTCTAAGTTATTAGAATTACATTCTTATTAATTTTATATTTATATAATTCATATATTTTTCGGTTTGTTAATTTACTGTAGTGAAAACGGAGGTTTAAATGAGTAAATTTTTAGAACCTGATGTTATATTGCCTAGTAAAATAAGTGAAAAAGATTGCAAAATGTACAAGATTACTGAAAAGCAAAGTGTTTTTAAAGCTAATTACTTTAAAAAGTATGCTTATGCAATTGCGGCTATTGGTCTTGGTCTATTTATTGGTGGATCAGTAGCTGGTGGTATCTTTGTAGGTTTGTTTGGCGGTGCAGTAACAAAGCTATCTATTGATAGAACAAAAGAAACTGCTCCTGCAGTTTATAATTGGATGTTAGATAATCCAGGTAAAATGGAATTTATTACAGCATTATCTTTTGCGGGGTTCTTTGGACTTACTGCAACAGGTATTGTTGGTGGTTTAGTTACTAATATCTTGTCATCTGTAGTTCTCGATTATTATGCAGAGAAAGAAGGTCGAATTGAAGGTGTTGAAAAACTTACATTTAGTGGAGTAATTAAGTCTTTCTTTGAAAAGATTAAAAATTTGTTTTCTAGTCTTAAGGAAGATTTAATGCCATCTGAAGAAGTAGTTATTCCTAATCAAGAAATTATAGAGAATAAATCTGAAGTTCCTTATGTTGATTATGTTCAACATAAGGGACTTCCTTCTAATGTTTTAGCTGCTTAATAAGGAGTATTTATGGATAATAGACAAGGTTATGGGAATCAACCTATAGATGTAAGTAAAATTACTTATAAGATAAAGGATGGTAAACGAAAAGCGGTTTTTATGGGTGTAGGCTCAACTATTGTACTTGTTACTGGTGTAGCCTTAACTGTAGTAGGTATAGCTGCTGAAGCTCATACATTAGCCATTATTGGTGGAGTTTGTATGTTAGCCGGTATCTTTGGTTTTTATAAAACCAGTAGAGATATGGATGATCAAATAGATAACTTCACTAAAGGGTTCTTTGGAGAACCTGTTAAATAAGGATTATGTATGAAGAAAGGAGCTGTAGTTCTTAGAAACCGTGTTAAATTCTGTGTAGTTGATGAAGAAGTTTATTCATCTCCATTAAAAGAATCAAATGAAAGTAAATCTAAATCAGCTACGTATCAAGTAACTACTGGTAGTTTAGCTGAAGTATTAAAAGATTTATATTATGTAGATCCTGAAAAGCGTATGGCAATTATTGCTAAATTAGACGCGGCTTTTGATGAATCAAAAGGCAAAGATGATAAATTCTTTGCTCTTAATCTTCATGAAAAACTTATTGAAATCAATGTAGATTTAAATGAAGAAATTCAAGAAATTAACTCTATTAAGTTTAGAGTTAATGAATTATTAAAATTTATTAATCATAAACTTGGAGAATCTAAATGAAAACTATTGTAATTATTTTTACATTGTTAGTATTTGCGTCTTGTTCATCTGTGCCTAAAACAGGGGACAATCAAGCTGATCTTATTATTGCTCATATGTCTAAAGGATCAACTGTTGTAGGTAAACCTTTCGAAGAAAAGTTTACTAAAGATGGTCTTATTGATGGTGAATATATCGCTATCGGTAGATCATCTACATATCATAGATATGATACTGAGTATGATGTTGATAAAACAAAAGCTTTTGCAGATGGTCAAGTTAGATTGTTAAGATCAGCTCCGTCTGATTTTAAAAAGATATTAATGACATCTATTAGTAGTATGAATAGTGGTAATTTAAGTGTTGATGAATCAAGTATTACAATTACTGAAGTTAAAGCTTTAACTGGTATGTTTAATCATTATTCTGATTATCAATGTGTTCTGTTTGCTGAACCAACTGAAGATTTAAAATATAAGTTTAGAAAAGAATGTCGTACTCTTGTTCGTGTTCCTGCTTCTAACTTAGAAAAGTCTTTTAAATATACTTTAGATAAAAAGTATGGAATTTCTGATGCACAGCTTAAAGAAAATTTAAATAATGATTTAATGAATAAATTAGTTAATGAATCAAATGTTAGTCTTACTGATGTAGATAAAATTTCTGGTAAATAATTATTAAATAATTGGAGAGGGAAATCGTTCCTTCTCCTTTTTTATTTAATTTTTATAAAAAATATAGGAAATTGTATGGCTAAAGAAAGTTTCGAAAAACGTCAACGTAGACGTCAACGATATCTTGCTAATAGAAGTCCTCCTAAGCCAAAGAAAAAAGATGATCCTAATTATTATATTAAACGTAAAGAAGCTAAAAAAATAGCTAATGCTCTTCGTCATGAGAGATTGAAAAATAATTTTGAGTACATAACTAAACGTAAAGCATACAATAAACGTCCTGAAAGACTTGAATATGAAAAAATGCGTAAGAAAAAACGTAGATTAGATCCTAAATATTTAGAACAGGAAAAACTTAGACATGCTAAATATAATGCTAGGGAAGATGTTAAAGCTAAAATTAAAGCTAAGCGTTTAACTAGAGAATATAAAGATTATCATAATAATCTTATGAAAGAAGAACGTCATCAAAAACGTCTTAAAGCTCAACGTAAAAGACTTACAGAAATTGGATATCATAGAAGTCCTGAGCGTAAAGCTAAAGCTAAAGAATATTGTATAAAGAATATTGAAAAAGTTCGTAAGAGAAAAAATAAGTATAAGAAATCAGAGAAAGGCAAATTAATGGGTCGTAAAGAACAAGTTATAAAACGTTATGGGCATAATGCTCATGAGATATGTGAATTATCATATCAGATTAAACGTAAAATTAAGGAGTTATTAGATGAAAACAGACAAAAAGCTTCCTAAATCAATTGCAATTGCAAATGTATTACAAAATCAATTTTCTGAATTATCAAATGGAACTGGTAATATTCAAAAAGCTGATTCACTTAGAAAAACTGGATTAACTATTGTTCGTGTTTATTCTACGACAAAACGTGAACAAGAAATTTCTGGTTCTAAAGTTTCTAAAGAAATTAAAGAGTTTTTTGATATAAAAAAGTAATAATAAAAAAAGATAAATTAGAGGGGGAACTTGTTCCTCCTCTTGTTTAATTTATAAGGAGTTATTATGAATAAGATTTTGTTTATACTTGTTTTAATAAATCTTATTAGTTGTTCAACTAGAGTTCCTTATAAGAAAACAGAATCAATAGTAACTCATAAGTTTTATTCAGAATCTGAAACATTAAGACTTCTTGGTGATAAAGCTGTTATTAATAGATTTGAAAATTGTTTTTTAAAGAAAGATATTGATGATAGGGAAATATTTACTGTTGATGATAAAAGTTATGATAAGGCTGTTATGCATTTTGCTAAACGTTTATTGACTGTTCGTGTTGTAGTAGAAAGAGGAACTTATCGAGATAAGCTTATTATAGATTATTCTGGTGATGTTAAATTTGATTTAGAAACTGCTGTTTGTGATCCTATATTTGGTGGAAATTATATGGGAACTGAAGGTCATCTTGTTTCATTTAGATTAGCTAGACCTTTGAAAAAGGATTAACTATGGATATTGTAGATAAGAATATAGATTTAAATAAGAGTTCTCAAAATCGTACTAAGATTAGTGAAATTCTTGTTGATCAAGAAAGAACTGAAAGAAAATTTTGGTTTCAAAAAGGAGTTATAGAGTTTAGTAAAGTTACTTGTCTTATTGTTGGAGGTATATTCCATAAACGAATTATTTTATTATGGTGTTTATGTTTAGCTGGTTTATTTCAATTGCTTGAATATTTTTTAAATTATAAAGATTATGATAATCATAAGTTTTATTCTAAACAGATTCATTTGTATGGATCAATATAAAATTCGGAGTTGATAATGTTTATAGTTAAACTTAAAGATTTATTTAATTTAGAATTAGATATTGTAAAATTGATAAATGATGATAAGTTAAGTATTAAAGATTGTGAAGATCTAATTAAATGTTTAGAAAAAATTAATAAAGTTATATTAAATGTATATTAAGTATAAGAGTAAGAACTTTAACTGAAGAAGATTATTGGAATTCTGTAGGATAGATTATTCTGTTCTAAAATGTCCATCTGTATATTTATGTACAGTATGTCCATTAATATCTTTAGTTAAAGATTTGTCTTGTTTATCAAGATCTCTTAAATGTATTTTACGTTCTTTTTCATCTGAGAATTTCTTCTTATGAATTCTTTGATTTTCAATCATGTTTTCAAGTTGTTCTATTTTTTGACTTTCAGTCAATTTAGAATTTGATGTGATATCTTGAGCTTTTTTAAAATCTCTTTGTTCTCTAAGAGTTCGACCTTTAGGTTCCATTTCAATGTAATCATATCCTTCAATTTCTTGTGAATTGTTAGATATTGAAGAATTTTCAGAAGTTCCTTTATTATTAAAACTTATTTTATCAGCTTTTTTAGCTGGTTTAAAAGGTTTTGTTTTTTGTGCCCATCCCATAAAATCTCCTGTTTAAATACTATAGCTTTTTTGTTTGAGTAAAACAAGTATTTATCATACTAAAACCTTAAAACTCCATTTAAATCTTTGTGTATTAAAATCTTTACGTATTCTTCCATGAAAAGAACAGTGATACCCTTTGGGTATCATGGAGTTCTATTTTGTTGTAAGTATGTTGTAGTTCGCATGGAATTGAGGACGGAAAGATATGGAAGTTGTGTTTAGTTGGAATATTTCAAATGATTTGGTTATTAAAACCGTTAAGTTCATGGTGGAACTTGACTCAGGAGACAATTATGGATTTATTAAAAAATGTCTTAGAGAACAATGTGAAATTGAAAAGGAATTTCAAGGAAGAATTCTCGATGGTGATTTCTCATATCGAGAAAAATGTTATTACTAATGTTGAAATTAAATTGCTTAGAATCTATTTTCAAGATGTTAGAGATTTCTCTATTGAGGAAGTGAAAAAGTTTCAAGATTTTTCTAAAAAGATTGATATTGAAGCAGAAGAAATTATTCCTGAATTATTTAAATTACTTAAATTTAATTTGTCTTTTAATTTAAGTTTTGCTGGTTTTGGTATATTAATACCTAAAGTTTTTAAAGATGACAAAGTCAATTCAATTTTTAAAATGATGTCAAAAATACAAGATGATATTGTTACTTCTAAAAAAGAAGGAACTCATGTTATTTATCTTTTAAGTTCTGATGATTTTAGTCAGATTCCTTATAAAGATATTCCGTTTGAAAATCGTATTATGTTTTAGTTTTAATTAAAAAAAATTTGTTTATTTGTTTGTATAATATTTGTTTATTTGTTTATTTTAAAATTTGAGTATTCAAGGAGTTGTTATGAAAAAGCTCTATTACGATGTGTTGTCTCAGGAAGGAACGGAATTTGTATCTAAGTTTTTTACTGTTAAAGATTTTCTAGATATTTTAGAAAATAATTTAATGTCTTATCGTGATTTTAGAAATGAAGTTTCTAATATTAGTGATGTTCAATCTAGGGATTATATCATTAATAATATTAATGAACTTTATCAAGGACATTTTTCAAGTAATAACTTAGCTGATTTAGATAAAGTTATATTTAATGAAAAACGTCATAAATTTACACACTTGTTTAGTCAAAAGATTCTTAATTTTGAGAAATATAAAAAGCCTATTTTTAATTATGATATTAATGGAGTAACTCCATTAAGAGTTGATACTCAAGATGATGATGAACAAGTTGTTTTTGATCCTTCTTTTGAGAAGGGTAATGTTATTATAAGGGTTTATAATTATACTAAAGATAAAACTTTAATTAAGTCTTCTTTTAAAGATGAAGATACTTGTTTAAATATTGAAGGTGGTATTCATGATAATCAAAATAGAGTATTACCTTGGGTTGTTGACCAATGGATTAATCAAGAAGAGTTGAAATTAGATATTGATAGTCTTTATATTATTAGTCCTCTTTTATCTCTTGCTTTGAGAACCTATGACAAAATGTTACTTTTATGTAAAACTAAAACATCTTTTGTTAAGCCTTATTTGTTGCATAATGCCATTACTGCTTCTTTTAATGATGCTCGAATTGTTGTAGGAATGAATTTACGTTATAAGACTATTAATAATTCTTTTATTAGAATTGTTCCTAATATTATTCGTAAGAATAAAGAAGGTGAGTATTCAATTAGTCGCTTTTTTAATTATGTTTATTCTAATAAAGGTAGAGATGTTTTTAGTTATGCAGATGTTATTACTGGTGGTTCAGGTAAAAGTGGTTCTAATAAAATTAAAATTAAAGATTATAAATCTGCAATTCTTTCATTAAATATTGAAGAAATTTTATTTACTAAGGAAGAAAATACTTCTAATGGTTTGTATTCTTGGATTAATGTTGATTTTACTAAAGTATTGAATTTATATGGTAAAACAATATTAGCTGATCTTGGTGTTTTAAGTAATCATATGGTTCATGTTGATTATGTTAATAAGCAATATAAGATAGCAATGAATGGTCCTACTAAAATAGTTATGGATTTAAGTAAAGAATCTGGATTAAATAAAAAGATAAATCAAAGACTCAAGCTTAATAATAGTAGAACTTTTAGTTTTGATGAAGAAGATGAAATTAATAAGAAAATGATTCGTAAAAATCTTATTGTTAATGATTTAATTACAAAAGATATGAATGATACTGATTATTTTTTTCATCGTAATGTTAATTATATGTCTAATTCTAAAGAATTGGAAATTGATAATTATATTCGAAATGGTTTAATTGCTTTTATTAGTAATGAAATTGATGAACTTAGTGAATCTGATTTAATGAATATGAGTGAAGAAGATCGTGCTAAGTACTATTATTCTTTAAGAGGTATTGCTTGTGAAGGTTTCTTTACTAGCAATTTTCTTGAACAAAGAATGCTTGCAGATAGAACTGAAAGATTGAAAGTTGTACTTGATGAAACTGTTGATTCTTTTAAAGATCTTGTAGCTTCACCTGATAGTTATAAATTTGTTAAATTTGAAAACAATGATAATTCTCAATTTTTGGTTCAGAATTATTTGGAATGTAAATGTTCAGGTAAAATTGTAAATGATAAATGTAATAAATGTAATGATCCAATTGCTTTAGATACTAATGATTTAAAATCTTCTTATTGGGTTGATTTTAAGAAAGATTTTGATTTTGTTCAAATTGTTGATATTAAGATTGTTGAAGATGGTATTAATGTTTATTTAAAGTATTCTATTCCTTTAGCTAATTCTCGTATTAAGTGCGAAGAATTAAGTAAGAATGTTGCAGTTCAAACTTCTCAACAAGATGTTGGTTATATTGTTGATTTAAATTGTGGAGATATTCATGTTGAGAATGTGAAGATTCCTTTAGATGTTACTTATTTTGGATTGGGTGGTTTTAAATCTGGAACTAATGGTTTTGGTTTTACTGCTTTGCGTTTATACAATGCTCTTAAGAATAAAATTCATGTTTCATCTTCTGATTGTATTAATGATGAAGAAAAAGTTAATGAATTTTTAAAAGATTTTAAGAAAAGTATTGTTCAAGTTCCTATGTATAATAAAGAAACTAATCGTTATGAAATAAGAAAAGTGGAAGCTTGGATTGGACTTATTGCGTTATCTCCTACTGAAATTTCTCAAGAGTTTAATAAGTCAAAAAGTGAAGAAGATAAAAGTTTTAGTAAAGCTAATTATAGTTTGTATAATTCTTTAGGTTTAAGTTATTTTAATGAAATATTAGCTCAAGAAAATCATATTGTTGTATCTAAAATGGATGATTTACGTTTAGAGTTAATTAAGATTGCAAAGATTCATAATAGTTTTAGACCTGAAGGAAAAGATACTCTTAAACAGTTGGAACTTAGAAAGAAGCATGAAGCTTTAATTGCAGGTGTTCCTAATTTAACTTCTGAATATTATGTTTCTAATAATGATTTATTTTTCACTAAAGGATTTGAAAGATATAGTCTTAAGACTCATATGAAAATGAAAGAATTTGAATATTTATTAAATAATTTTCCTTTATTTTCTAATCCTAAATTTGAACATGGTTTTATTATTGATTGTTCTTTTGAATCTTCTTCTGATTCTGTTAAGCATCGTTCAGCTGATATTGGTGATGTGCAGCATTCTATTTATTTTCCTACTAGAAAGATATTAAAAAGTATGTTTGAAAGAGTTGGTGATGATTTCATTAGGATTAATCCTGTTTTAATTAAGTATATTAATATTTTTGAAACTTTATCTGTTTCGAAATATGGACAAGGTGGAACTTATGGAACATCTAGAACTTTTTTAGTTGGTAAGACTAATGGTAAAAAAGTTAATTTTAATACTATTAATGGTGATCTTTTAAAAGAAGCTGCTAATGAACTCTTTTATAAAGAAGGAATATTAAATCAAAGTAGTAATATTGCGTTACCAAGGATTATGTCTAAACAATTAACTGATATTGAATGTCCTTATAGTGTTGCTATTGTAGCTAATGATAAGAATTACAAAGATGTTGTTAGTAAGATTCTTCATAATTTGGAACCTGGTATAGAACAAGACTGGTCCAATAATGGAGATGCTTGGTTTAAAGATGTTTATTGTTTAGCAATTAGAGAACCTGTTTTATTTCTTAAACAAAATTTAAATGTTTTAAGAATGTGGTCTAGACGTAAAGCTAATAAAGAGTATAAAGAAAAACTTGGTATTACTTTTGATCAGAAACATCCTGAAACTAAAGGAATTTATCTTAATCCTGTTTTTGTTGTTAAAGATCAAGAAGGTGATGTTGATGGAGATAATATCTTTTTAGCTGTTCCTAAAAGTATTGAAGCTCAACAAGCTATGGTTGCTATTCATGAATTGATTAAAGACAATGCTTTTTATAATAATGGTAATAATGATAATGAAAAGATTAAGTCTTTTTCTGAAAATTATATTGTTTCAAGTTATACTTATTTATTAAAAGAAGCTAAAAGTTTAAATTTCAAATTAGATGTATTATCAATTGGTTATTCTACTTTGTCTTTTAAAAAGAGTTTTCTAGCTAATGTTGAAGCTGCTGAAAATAAAATGTCTGTTGGTATTTTGACAACAAGTTTATGGTATATAACGTATTTTCTAGATTTTTATATTTATAATTATGATAATTTTAAATCTAGATATAGTATACCAGAAATAACTAATAAGGAAAAAGAACAAATTTTATTTGTATTTCAATATCTTCTTGCACAACAAAATGGTGTTAGAGCAATGAAAGATGAAGCTGCTTACGGTTTAATTACAGTTGATTCATTAATTACAAATTCTGAAATTGATGATAAATTTGCAAGAGTTCTTTTGCTTACTTTAATTGAAGATCATAGAAAAGACAATTTAAAATGTAATGTTCAAATTGATTTTTCTGATGCTATTGTTAAATTGTTTAAAATATTTGATAACTTTTTTGTTTCTTCTAAAAATGGAAAAGGGTTTGGATATACAACTGATTACAATACAAATGATTCTAAACCATTTAGATATACTGATTATAGATGGACAAATGGAGAAGCTAAAGCAGATCAATATGGTCGTATATCAACAGATCATATAGATTGTTCTCGATTGTATGATCCTGTTTTTATTGATTTTGAATCAATGTTTTTACTGGTTAATGGTAGGGATCCGAAAAAGTTTGTTGATAAGTTTGGTTATGAAAAATTATTAGAATGTTTAGATTATGCTAATAAAAGTTATTTGCATAGTCCTTTATTTAGTTTGTCGAAAGACATATCAATATCATAGGAGTTGTAATGAAATTAATTTTAGGTTTATTGTTTTGTAGTAATTTAGTATTTGCTTTTAGCAATTTTTCTCAGAAGAATCCTGATGATTTTGACATTAGTATTAATCTTATTGTAGATCGTACTTGTGGAGTATCTGGTGATTTTAATCCAGCGACATGTGTTAATTTTGTTAAGAAATGTTATAATAAAACAAATTGGCCAAAGACTATTACAGTTCAATATAAATTAGATGTTGTTTTCTTTTGTTTAGATAAGTATATTCGTTAAAAAAGGAATTTATATGTTTGAACAACTTTATAAGTTAAAAGCTTTAAGTGATTGTTTTTACTTATTAAATAAAAGTGAAATTGGTGATTTGATTTATCTTAGAGAAAAGATTCAGCAAAATGTTTCTCTTTTAAATGATGATCTTAGTTTTTTAAATTTTA